TTCTTTTTTTTTATTTGCCATTATTTTCAAGTTATTTTCAAGATTTATCTTATTTTCTTGACTTTTACTAAACTTTGTGATATAATAAAAGAGAAAATCGAGATGAAAGGTAATTTAGAAAGTATTATGGTAGAAGAAGTAGGTTTGACTCGTAGTGAGTATAGAAGTAAATATCAAATTCAAGAGTCCTCCTTTAACTATAATTTACAAAATGGTAGAATTGGACTTGCAAGTAAATCAGTCCAAACAGGGGAAGTTAAGTCTCGTGTTCGTGGGGTAACTTATGTAGATAGAGCGCCCCTTACAGATCAAGAAATTATTGAGAGTGATAAATACTTGAAAGATGGCTCTAAGATTGACAATAGTGAAATTATTTCACTTCATGAATTGTCTGAGGTTGTAGGGTTGAGTCGTTTGTCTAAGTTGTCTTCTCTAGTACACGCTTTTGCAAGTGCAGAAGGAATTGAAGTCTTGCATTTCACTTGTTTTCCTTTTAAAGAGCAGTCTGTTTACTTGATTGGGTTAAGTCGTGGTCTTGAAATTCCTTTTAAGAAATGGCTTGAAGCTCAAAACGAAGTAAAAGTACAGTCTCGTAAGAACAGAGTAAGTGGAGTTGTAGCTTACCAAGAAGCGACACCAGAGGTTTTATCGAAGCTTTACCCTTACAATGTGGTAGCAAGTGCCTTTAAAGAATTTGAAGAAGACTTGTTTAGAGTCTCACCAACAAAACTAAAGGCTTACTTGAAAGACAAAACAACCAAGCAAATGCGAGATGACATTAAGGCTATTTACTTCAAGGGTATCCCAGTCCTCCAGTGGGCGGAAAAACAAGGGATTTCAAAGGCTGCAATGTACATGCGCTTAGACCGTTACACTGAGCAGTTTGCTAAAGACCAAGAGCAATTTATGTTTGGTAAATAAATAATTAGAGGGAGTTGAACTATTTGAAAGAAAAGAAAGCAGATTTAGACTTGACCAAATTTCCCTCAACACCTTTCGTAAAGGTTACACAGGAAATTAAGAACTACTGGGAGAAAAACTTAGTAAACAACGTTTTAAAACTGTTGTACCATGACAAGAAGTACAAGTTCAATACTCGCTTGTGGGGTGACTTAAACTATGTTCAAGAGGGTTTGGACTTAGATATTAAGATTGACCGTACTATTACCTTGAAGGTAGAGGGTATTGAAATACCCATTCAACTTCACTTGTGGATAACAAAAGATGTGGACATTTCCTTAAAACCTTACATGTTGAAGAACTTACCTTCATGTAATTTAGGAGCAGAGTTTGTACTTCCAGAGCGCAATTACCACATTCCTTTGGGTTACACACGTGAGACTGAGAAAATCTTCAAGATTCAACTCCACCGTATTCACCAAAGCTTAGTGAAAATTCGCAAGGAAAATGGCTTGGTTGGTGAGGTTCGGGTTACTCGCACTTCAATGAACCAAACTGTTCACGGGTATCTCGAAACTGGCGCAACCGTGCGCCTTGTCTACTCTCAATCAGGTATTTTGAGAGAGAAATATATTGATGGTGAGTTGGTTGACTTATATAAAAAGTTTGGCGAAGTTGAAAAACCAAAGGTTATTCGCACAGGTTCAAGTTCAAGCAAGAAAAGTGCTAAATCTAGTGAAAGAGTAGATACTCCTAAAGTCGCAAAGACTTCCAAAGCTAGAGTCTCAGCTCGCACTTTAAAAACTAAGAACACAACGAAAACGAAAGGGGAATAAGCCTTTTGAAAACAGAAGTTCAGTCCGATAAACAAGAGAGTTCGGCTTATACTTCAGTTGTAACTGAGTACAAGCATAAGTGTAAAGACGACTCTTGCGAGGACTTACATAAGAACAAGGAAGAACCTAAACCTCGTAAGGTTTAGGGTTAGTAGGTGTCACATGGAAGACAGACACTTAATTGTTACAATTTATGAAAGAGATAAACTTCTTCAAGCCTTGAAAGAACTAGGCTTCTTGTGGATTGAAGGGGAGGGTATTCTCGATAAGGTGCTAATTGCTTTAGCACCTAACTCTTTAGTTCAGACCAACAAGGTTTACAAATTGACTCCGAGTGAGAGCTTGCAATTTTGTAAGTGGGTTCGAAATATGGGTCTTGAAGACGCCTTGTTTTATAGTGGTGTATCCCACTTAGGTTCTCGCTTAGATACCGAGGTGTATCAAACTATTTACCCTCAATTTAATTTAGAGAGTTATATAGAGAACTCAGAAAATACTATCAATAAATTCAGTTTAGAAAGAGTTTTAAAATTCTTTTCTAAATTTACATGGGATGAAATAGTTTTTATAGCTTTAGAGTAAAGACTTTTCGTGAGTTAAAATAGAAAAAGCAGTGAGGTAATAGATTGCGCGTTTATGTTGATTTAGATAATACACTCCTTGATTCAGCAAGTCGTTTGGTTGATTTCAAACCGACTTATGAACCAGAAGAACAGTTGTCTTATGAGTTGAAGAAGGATTTGTTAAAACACTTCTCAAACCCTCAGTTTTATCAATATGGTGAGATTAAGGTAAACGAAGAAGTAGAGTGGTATCTTGAAGGTCTCGTAGGATCTCATACTGAGGATATTTGCTTTATCAGTCTCAGTCCTAATAAGGAAATTGCTGAAAAGAAAAGAGAACTACTTGATAAGTTAGGTTATGGAAACTCAGCTTTCATGTCTTTCTATAGCTTAAGACAAGAAGAGAAGGTTTTAGCTCGTCTTTTACAGTCTGCAAAAGATAGCTCAGATACAGTGGTTTTCGTGGACGATAACCCTTACCGTATCCTTCAGTACCAAGACAAACAAGCCAACTATAAGGTGGTTCGCCACCCTTACACAGTGGGGCGCTACCCTAGTCACGTTTATGTGGCAAGCGCCAACTACTACAAATAAAGAAACTCTTGCACGTTTAGATAGATTATGGTAGAATTACAAAGAATTAAGAAAGCACTACAAACACTCGGCTTTGAGGGTGTTGTAACTGTAGAAAAGACTATGTTAAAACAAGCGTATAAAAAGCGCTCTAAGGAAGTCCACCCAGATGTTGAAGGTGGTTCTCACGAAGAGTTTAAAGCTCTACAAGAAGCTTACGAACTCTTACTAGAACATGGTTTAGGTCAGACTATTGATTTAGTAACTAGAGAGGTTCTGGTTACCCAAGGTTCAGACTTATTGCGGTATCGCCTCGCAGGGCGCGAATACAAATGTAGGCTTTAAGAAAGGTTAAAACGATGAAATATATCAACAAATGGAACTTACCATTAGCAATTTTAATGGCAACAATGATTTTTACAATGCTTGCAGTTGTTGTACTTTTCATTCTTCGTCTCACTGGTCTTTCCAATCTTGATGTGATTGTAGCTACGGTTCCCCTCGGACTTGTAGTTGGTGTTGTGACTGTTTGGTACTTTGGTTTATGGATTTACTCTCTCTTTACCAAGAAGAGCTTCCGAGACGGAGCTGAAGTAGATTATGAGAGCGCAGCAAACTCAGATGATGGTTGGGAGTAAGAACTTTGTGGTTATTACTCGCAGTATTAGTTTTGGGTAGTCTAGGTTTTCTTTACACCTCGAAAGAAGTAGACTTCACAGACTGCTTTGAAGAAGAGGTTAAACCTAGCAGTGCAACAAAACGTAGAAGGTAAGTGAAGATTTTGGTCTTCACTTTTTCTATTTCTCTAAAAAGCCCCAGATTGCCCCAGATTCGATTTTAACCTAATATGGTATAATATGTCCAACTTCGATTTTAAATGCAACACGGAGCAAATGAGAGCCTTTAAAATTGATTCTGAGAAAAATGTCTGCAGTTTGGTTTTGAGAACTAAATCTAACCTTTAGTCTCTCACAGCGGTATCCACATTTTCGAGACTTTTGCAAAGTTTGTGTCTTTTTCTCCCTTATTTCTTACCTTTAGATTTCCGAAAAGCAGTAGTTGAGGGGTGTCACACCTCTTTTTATTTTTGTCATAATCTCTTCGATTTGTGTCACAGAAACAGATTTTTCTGTCCTAACTTTGTCCTAGAACTCTTAAATTTTGTCATAACTTACTGTTTTTCTGTCTTAAATTTATGAAAAAGTGTCATAAAATGATTTTATTTTGTCCTAGATTTCTCTCAAAGTGTCATAAAATCGTCCGAATTTGTCTTACTTCTCATGAAATTTGTCATAAAATCCCTCAGATTTGTCTTAGATTGGGTTGAAAGTGTCATAAAACTTTGCCAATCTGTCCTAACTTTGTCCAAAATTGTCCTAGATTGGATAAAATTTGTCCTAAATTGACGGAATTTTGTCTTAAAACCTATTGTATTTGTCATAAAACGACTTCTGTTTTGTCCTAAGTTGGGGTCTTTTTGTCTTACATTGAGGTTTACTTGTCCTAAGTCGCTCTCAGTCTGTCATAAAACTTCCTAGAAAGTGACATACATTTTCCGTTTTCTTACCTTAAATTCTCGTTTGAAACTAGAGGAACGCCCCAATTCCGTAAGGATTTGGCGGTTTTTTGCTTATGTTTTGCAGGGAGTTTAAGCTATGGAGGTCTGAGGTCTGAGGTCTGAGGTCTGAGGTCTGAGGTCTGAGGTTTGAGGTTTGAGGTTTGAGGTCTAAGTAAGGTTTGAGGTTTGAGGCCTAAGTAAGGTTTGAGGTTTGAGGTCTGCATTTAAAACTTCAACCTCCCACCAAACCTCCCAGTGGTATCCTCGCTTTGCGTTTTGATCTTTACTTTTGAACTTAACCTCAGTATAAGGAACGCCCAACTTCCGTCTATCTACGTTTAGTGAAGGTTTTCTCTCGTCCTTAGTTTTAGGTAGTTCTCAGTTCTTGCTACAAGTTCTTTACTTTACTTCTTAAATAAGAGAAACGCCCAAACTCCGTTTAGTTTCATTTAGTGAGCTTTGTTTCTTCTATAGATTTAGGTACTTACTTAGTGCTAGTTACACTCTCTTTTCCTTACTTTCTTGTTTAAGTGAGAGGAACGCCCAACGGGAGTTGGGCTTCAGATTTGCTTTTCCGAGTTCTTCTTTGAGAGCCTTAATTTAAGTAAGTAACTTTACTTCAGTAAGGTTTAGTAGAGGTTCACGGAGCGTTCGAATTCCAAGAAAATTAGAGCAAACTCCAGCAACCCTTGCGGTATCCTCAGTCCACGTGCATTTTTAAGATGAAATTTATCCGCTTAAAAATCGAAGCACTCATAGACAAAGCAGAAAGCAGTAAGCAGAACCTCAATTTCAAACCCCAGTTTTCTACTTTTGAAAGAACCCCACAAACCTCACAGCGGTATCCATAAATGTCCTTTTTCTTTATAGTAAACCAAACTTCAATCCAATATCTGTAATTTAGTCTAAAAATAATGAATTTATCTCATTTTGATTTAGATTTTGTACATCTTGTTACTTGATTTTTATTTTAAAATAATGTATAATAGTCCTTAAGAAATTCAGCAATGAAAATTCTTAGTTGTATAGCTAGATTTCAGACTGAAAATTTGATAGAGAGGATAAAGTACAGAAAAGTAGAATGATTTATTTTGTACTATTTAAAGATAAATCATAGAATAGTAGTTTTTTGTGGTTTTTAATTTTTATGAGTAAAAAGAAACCGATATTTAATACTTTAAGTCAGATTTATTCTGACATTACTTTGTTCCAAACCAGACTAGAGAACAATAAACATATTCCGTCTAGTTCTGTCTTACAAACAGTAGAGGACTTACAATTTGCAAAAACTCTTGTTGATTTTTTGAAGAGTGGTTCTTATTTAAACTTGAGTAAATCAAATGAAGATAGCACACTCAGTCTTTTGAAATTGTATCGATCAGGACTCAACCGTAAGCAACTCGTAGACCTTTCAGGGTTGACTTCTCGCCAAGTTTATTACGCAAGTTTAAAGGTTGAAGAAAGTCTTGAGTCGAGATTTCCGACGGGCTTGTTAAGTCTTTGGAAAACCCGTCAGTTTCAAGTGATTGAGGAGTATTTACAGGTTAATTCTGATGAACTTTCTACTATTATAAAAGAACTTTCAGATTTTCCTTTAGTGCAAGTAGCTCCAAACTTGTTAGGTCAGCGTAATTGTGAGCTTTACCAATTAGACTTAATTAGAGAGAAGTCAAAAGAAGAGATTGTAGAAGCTCTTACAAGAGTCTTAGAAGTTGATAAGCAACTAAAACAGTTTATCTCAGAAAACCTTGAATACATTAAGGTTTGGGGTTCTCTCTCGTGGTATCTGACCTTGAACAAAACTCTTCCTGCAGATTTGGTTTTAGAACTTCAAAAGAAGGATTTCCCAAACCACAACACAGTTGAGTTTGAAAGGGTTGAAGGTGTCTAACAATGGTTGATAAATACACAATAGACTCCCCTTATAAAGCTCTTTATTGGTCTTTCTATAATATTGCTTATAGTGAGATTTACAAAACTGCTCCAGAGTTCATTCCAACAGTTCCTTTTGAACCAAGTGCCCTCAGTAAACTAGATGGATATCCCTATGTCAGCACGGCTTCCGCTCGTAAGCTTTTAGCTTTAAAAGAAACAGTCGCAGCAGTTCCTCCAAGTTATGACTACCGTAGGTTATTAGCTCACTTTGAAACAATCGTAGAGCATTTCAGAGTCTCAAGTACTTCCTTTGTGGTAACAGAAGAGAACTATACCTATTTAAAACCTAGCAATTACCCTTACCAACTCTCTTATAGCTTGGTAGTCTTGTGGTTTGCAATTTACCTTGATGTAATTGTTGGTGACTTCCACTTGAGTATAAAAGGTCTGTCCTCAGAGTTAGCTGAGTCTAGTATTCTTTACTATTTCAAGCTTTTTGAGTATTTACCGATTGATTATGATTTGAGTGCGAAAGATATAGATACGATTAACAGTCAGCTCTATGTTGAAATGGCTCGTTTTCATGGCTATATGAACAAAGAGGTCTTACCGATTTCTGAGAAACAGAACCTCTTTGAAGAGCAAGGGTATCAGGTTGGTTCGCTCGTTTTTCTATATGAAAAAGGCTATGTAGCAAACGAAGAGGTTCGCAGTAGCAAAGGTACAAATAAGTTCATTAACAAGGTTCACTTAGCTAAGATTACTAAAGTTACAGATACAGAAGTTCAGTTTCATACTTATAATTTTTATAAGACCAGAGAGGGTTTGTTAGAGGACTTTGAAAGTCTCCCAGAGTCAATTCAAGAATTGTACGGTAGCTACATTGAGTTTTTAGAACCTTCATTAACAGTCAGCAGAGTTGAGGTAGGTTGGGACACTTTGGGGGTCAACTACGCTCAAACCAATAACTCAGTCTACGCAGAGCATTATTTTATTACTAAAGTAGAGTCTGTTTATTCTGTACCGATTACAGTTTTAAATGAGAACTTACACTTTGAAACGACCGTTCTTCCGATTGAAGTTGCAACTCTATTCTTGTTACTGTCTTATGGAGTTTCATTTGATGAAGAACTCTACCAAAAGCAGTATTCCGTAGAGGTTTCGCAAATCCGTGAGAGGGTATCCTTTTACACCTCGCAACTGGAAGAAAAGTTAGGTTATGAAATTCAAGACTTTTGTAAAGTTAAAGAGATTTACTAGAAAAAGAGGTGGTTTAGATGAAAGACACCTATAAATACAAAGTTGAAATTGAAGACGATGGGGTGGAGCGTAACGTTTCTTGCGTAAACCTCTTTAAACATAGGCTTTATAGAGGGTTGGTTCAGACAAATAAAAAGGGGAACTACACTTGTTTATTTGAAATTTTGTACTACCCTTTTGATTTTAAGAAAAGTAACTTAATAAATTATTCTAATCATTTATTACACAAGGAGTTATTTGAACTTACAGAACTGTCTAGGCAGGGTATCTCATCACTTCGTGAGACTTTTCCTTTGGAGTTACTACACCAAGCCTTTAAAATAGCAGTACCAGAGCTTTACCTTTATAATAAAAAAGTTACTTCTGATAAGTACACACTTTTGGTTTCGAATTACTCAGAGCTTGAAGAAAATTATATAAGGAGATTTGAACAATGTTACGAAACTTTTCAAAAATAATTATTGTTGGTTTACTAGTGTTCTCAGTATCTTCTCCAACATTGGCACTCGCTAAGAGTGGTCATGGTGGTGGTCACGGTGGTGGTCATGGTGGAGGTCATGGAGGTTCACACGGTAGTTCACGTGGTGGTTCAAAAGGTGGGTCTCATGGTATTTCCAAAGGTTCACCAAGTCATAACGGTGGGTCAAAAGGCTCAAAGAGTGGTTCTCATTTCGGTTCACATAACTCAAGTCACGGTAGGTCTTATAGATCGAGTGCAGTAGGGACACCAGTTTCGTCTTGGCGCTCGTTAGGTTCGCAAGTAGATACACATAGTAAACCTAGCTTTGGTGCTTCTTCCTCGTCTGTTGATTCATCTGAACAAACTGTAAAAACGTTTTATTCTGCAGAAACTCCCATAAATGCGCTTCTGTACCGACCTCTTTATGGTTATCATCCACATTCAGCACATATTTTACCGGTTCAAACCGATGATGAGAAACAAGAGGACAAACCTAAATTGAATACTGCTATTTTGTGGGTTTTAGCTGCTGTCTTGGTTCCGCTTCTAGCTCTTATTGGTTATGTCGCCTTTTCAAACTAAGTTCTCTTAGTTGAAAGTGTGTTGAACCTTGATTTAATAAGGTTTGCCAAGTTAGCAAGTAGGTATCTCATCACACCTCGCAATTTTCTCCAAATTGACAAAATAAATGTGAGGTTTTGATTGCAAAAGAGGTCAAGTTCTCAGAAACTCAGTTATAGCAAGTGTTTAGCTAACTGAAAACATAGTTCCCTTGATTTAACAAGGTTTTGAGGGTATCTCACCATAGTTTGAGATTTTCTCTCGATTGAACTGGTGTTTTCTTTTGTTCAAATAAATTTTAGCAGATTGCAGGCTTTCAATTACTTGGTACTACTAGGCTTTGAGCCTTTTAGGTCAAAATAGCAAGAGGGTATCTCAGAACACCTCTTAATTTTTCAATTTCTCTAGTTAAGGTTGGGAAAGTTAAAAAAGAGAAAACAAGTGCTTAAAGTCTATAAACTCCTTGGTAAGATTGGTTTAAACCTAGTTTTCCCAACTTACCAAAAAGGGTATCTATAACCACTTCTCAAATTTTCCACTCTTAAAAGAAGTGAAGAGTTAAATTTTTGTGCCAACAAACTTGAAAACCCTTGGTACACAAAGAATTAGGTTGTGTCTCTCAACAAACTGAAGAGGGTATCTCACAACCCCTCCAAAATTTTCTACAGAGCTTGCCAATTTAAAGTTAAAATTTATTGGCAACAAACTTGAAACTCCTTGGTAAACAAGAGTTTAGACATTATTTCCTAACATTACTTAGAGGGTATCTACAAGAAGACCTCAATTTTGGTTTTCACTTGCCACTTTTAACTGGATTTTCTAAAATGAGTAGGTACTTTTCTTCAGAAAACAGTCAAATCCCTTATACCATAAGCGATTTCGTTATTTTCCTCTATAAAAGCAAGCAAAACCCTTGATTTAATCACATCTTGGTGGGTATCTCCCCAATCCTATGAAATTTTACCTTTTTCCGAACATTAACTTGTCACTAACTTGCCAATAATCGGATTTTGGATTTTTCGCAGTTTTTCCTCCACAGTTTCAATTTAGCATAAACATAACAAATTAGATTTTAAATATACAAACAGATAAATGGACTGATTTCAGTCTTACTATTTACTTACTATTTAATAGAAGAAAGAAGGTCAAAAATGTATCAATCAGCACTCGACAACCTCAGTAACGACAAAGGTTTTGCTAATGTAAAACCTAGTGCAAATTCAGAGCAACAAATTACTGAGGAACAGATTTACGAAGAAAATATGAAGAAGTATTTGGACTTGGTTGCTTCTAAAGGTTATAACTTAGAAGAGCTAGAACCTATTATCCGCTCTGAAGGTCGCACAGAGTTGTTTGCAACTGCAGGTTCAGGTAAGTCCACTTCAATTTCTTTGATTTTAGCAAAGGATAAAACTATTGGGCGCTTGTCTCCAGCTAAGAGAGGAAAGAAAGTCGCTTGGGTTACTACCTTCCTTAGTAAAGGAGCAGAAGAGATTAAGCAAAATGTGGAGCGCACTTTTGCTAAGTTAGGTCTCTCAGGGGTATCCACAAATGACCTCACATTCAGCACCTTACAGTCAGAGTTTTTTGAACTTTTGCGACTTCGTAGGTTTAACCTTACAGATAAGTCAAAATCAGACTATGTTCAAATGTTGGACACAGGTGGGGGAGACTCTGAGGGTTCTCGTATTTTCAATGCGATTATGGGTCGCCTTTTCCGTAAACATGACTTGGGAGAAGAAGGTAGTAACTACATTTCTCTTCAAGATAAACGAGACTTGTCAGCAATTATTTCAAACTACCGTAACTGCTCGATTACTGAGTACCAATTTGGTGAGGCAGCAGAAACGGCAAAACGTTTGAATCTTCCAAGAAATTTACTTCCTATGGTAGTTGAAGATTACCAAGCGCTGAAGACTTCTATGAACGTCATTGACTTTGACGATTTGATGTCTCTTGTCTACGATTATATGGTTGTAGAGAAGAAAGATGATCCAGTTCAAATGGCTTGGGTCAACTTCTACAAAAACCGCTACGAATACTTTATGTTGGACGAAGCCCAAGATATGTCTGAGTTGCAGTACCAAGTCTTGAAGCCGATTTTTGAGAACTGTCCACGTGTCGTTATTGTAGGAGACCCAGACCAGTCGATTTACGGTTTCCGTGGGTCAAACCCAGAAGTCATGGAGTGGTTCGACAAGGAGTACCAACCAACCAAATACCCACTTTCAGTATCTTACCGTTGTCCTTCAAACATTTTGAACCCTATTACTAAGTCGATTGAGAAAAACTCCAATCGCTATGAACATTCTCTTCATTCTTTTAAAGAAGGTGGAGTTCTTGAAGTTTACCAGTTTGACTCTGTAAAAGACATGGCTGACGCTTCTTTGCAGTTGATTGATAAGTATTTGGCAGAGGGAAAAACCATTGCAGTTCAGTCACGAGTGAACTTCACTTACTCTCCGTCTTCTATTCTCTACGCAGTGAAGCGCCAAGGTGACTTCAACTTGCTAGGAGACGTAAGGGATTTCAGAACCGCGCGGTATAAGAAGGTTTGGAACCTCATTGAGATGGTGCGTGGTCGAGGTTTAGTTGATATTAAGAACAACTTGAAAGTCTTAGCGCCAGAGCTAAAACCTTGGGATGCGAAAACTCTCGCAGAGCGCCTAATGAACGCTATTCCAGAGAACAAAAATATCTTGTTCTCAGATAACTACGCTTATTTGGACTTTATTGCGCAAGAATATGGTCTTAAGTCTGTGGCTACTTTGGTAGACAAGTTGAGAAAGACTTACGGTCAAGAATTTCCCGGAGAGATGGTTCTCTTTAAAGAGCTTTTGGCTCATGTCCTTTATTGGGGAGAGCCAGCTAATGCAGAGGTAGTCGGCACTATTTCAACTTTGGCAGAAGAAAGTGAAACAGTCACAGACTTCTTTAGTAACATGGACTTTATTAACAATAAGATTGGTGAAGCGAAACGAGGTGGAACTTCGCTCTTAACTTTTGCTACACCGTTTAGCTTTAAAGGTCGTGAAGCTAATGTCAACATTATTTTTGATGATTCTGACGGTGTCTTCCCTTATACATTGAGTGGCGAGTCCAGTTACGAAGAAGAGCGCCGAGTTCACTTCGTAGCAGGAACACGTGGTGATGAAGTTACTATTTACCTCACTAGAAGAGGAAAAGCATCACCGTTCTTGAAAGAAATGAATGTTCCAATTAAATCGTGGACTCCACTTGACGGAGTGGTATTAAATGGAGTACAATTAAAACAAGAATTGAGTTTGAAAGAACGCATGCAAAAAGCCAAGGTTGAAGAACAACTTGGAGCGTTCACAGACTTCGATTTGAAACTTTAATTTTAAGATTGTGTGGTAACAGATTTGAATAAGAATGCGAATTTAGGTCTTTCCTTTTTTGACTTGCAAGCATTAGATGTAAACCGAAACGTGAAGGACGAGTTGACTCTCGGTCTCCTTCACGGATTGGATTTAACACCTTTTATAACAAGTGATAAGGTAGACTTTGAGCTGCTAAGAGCAGTTCGTCTATGTTTGGAACATGAAGTACCTTTATATTTGGTAAACGCTAATTTGGATAAGGATATTTTAACTCCTTTGTACAAGTTGTATAGCGCTCATAGAACCTTGGACTCTAGTGGTTTGTTTAACTACTTTAATTCAACCAACTATGAACTAGTAGTCGAACCTAAGACACTCGGTATCCTTGTAGATTTGGCGCTTGAAAATGTAGACTTCTCTAAGGTGGATTTCACCTTAATTCCTTTGTCTACGATAGAGGTCTTTGCTTCTGCCTTGGTTCAAGGTGTTGAGATTACAGATTTGCAAAACAGTCGAGCGGTATCCGACAAAGACTACCTCGATTTTCTGATTTCTCTTCGCATGGCTGGAGTTGACATTTCTCCGTTCTTGGAAGGTTCATGGTCTGAGAGTCAGATTTTGGCAATTTTAAGAGGTCGCTTGAAGATGTCTGTAGTGGACTTCATTCAGCATTATATCAATGAGAACTTCACCGCAGGTCAGATTGAACAGTGTTGGAGAGCTTCAGACTTTGGTTGTTTGAGTTTGGTTTGTAGCACTGATAAAGATGGTTTTCCAATTTATAACGAGTACCAAATGTACCAGTTGGTAGAAGGTGCGCGCTTTAATTTGGACTATCGTTTATACGCAGACCCTTCTTTGAACGACTCAGAGATGGCTTTAGCTCGTACAGAACTCTTCAAGAAGGCTGATGAGAATAAACGTGGAGAGCTTTCAAGTAAGATTAAGTCTTATAAGCCCAAAGGCGCTTTTTGGTAAACCTAATGAGTAGCTTTTATTTGTGGGTACTCTTCGTCTTTAACTCTTTATTTCTATTCGGAATCGCGGTATCTTACGCTTTGAAGGAGCTTCAACTCTTCAAAGAAGTAAAGAATAAAGAGAACATGAGAAGAGAGCATTTATACTTAGCATGCTTAGGGACGGTTGGTTTGACCTTGCTCTTTGTCGGAGCAGTATTTGTAGTTTAGAATAGAAGAAGTAGGTGTAGAACAAGTGTCTGCACCTATTTTTATTTGACTAATTGTATTGTTTATGATATAATAAATTAAATATAAAGATTTAAGGAGTTAAAAATGGTAGAGTTCCTAAATACGATAGATACAGTGGTATATAATCTTCAACGGACTCATCATATTGAGTTAGAAGGTGATTTTGAGGTTAAGATTAAAGGTGATAACGTTCAATTTTGTTATTATTCTCCGTTTAACTCTGTTGGTGTAGTGTCTTCTAAATTATTTTCTAAAAGTCAGTATAAACTAGGTTTATTGAGTTTTATGGAGTGTTTAGCTACTCTTGAGGGTGTTGTTTCCTAGCTTGTTTTACAGAGTTAGTTGAGGTTTTAAATGATAAAGTTAATTTTAAAAGGTTTACTGATTTTAGTTGGAGTATTTTTTGTAATTTCTCATCTGTGGTTTTCTATTGTTGCTTTTTTGTCCATAGTGCTTTTGGTTTTTGTTTACAACAAAGGGAAAGATAAAGACGAGACGTTAGGGAAAATTGAGAAGAACTATTTCAATCATATCAACTATATCCCTATCAGAACTCGTAAGTTGTTTCATAAATCATTAACAGGTTTGGACTTTGTAGGGCATAAAGGTGCTTATATACTAGCAGATAAAGATGATTTAGGTCGTGTTGTGGGTGGCTTTATGGTTTTTGATGGACACTTGTTAGATACTCAAAATAAAGCTATTAAGGTAGGTTTTTATAAGCGTAGTGATGATGTTCGTAAGAATGCAGATGTACCTGGGTTTGATACTGTGAAACAAGAATGGGCGATTGTTCAAGGAAAAGAGCGACCTTTATACCATAGAACTCACTTAGTTCCTTACCGATTGTGTTTAAATGATGGGGAGTATAAGCATGTTATGTTTACAGGAACGGCTCGTTTGAATAGTGGTATGCGTATTAAAGATAACTATTTACCTACTGAGGAAGAACATAACCGAAATGCAGAGGTTATTTTCAAGACTGTATTAAAGAACCCTATGTATTATATGAATCCAAAACGTACATCTCAGTTCTCATTGGATGATTTTGAGCGTTCTATTAGTCATTTTGTGCATCAAAGTGCACAGGCTTATAAACATACGTACAGATACGGTGTTGAGTGTTTTTACGACGATAATACTTTAATTCCGTCTCATGTAGAGGTTACTTTAGTAGATTGTACAGACTACAAAGTTTTAATGAGAGCAACTTTGTTGAATATTATTTAGAAAGGTTTTAAGCGATGTCTAACTTAGATAAAGAAGTTTACAAAGCAGTAAAAGAGGAAGCTGATAGGGTATCCTCAATTATGTCGGCTCTCATTTTGGGTCGAATTTCAGCAACGGAAGCAGAAAAGCAATTAGGGGTAAACTATTTTAGTTTTGCTCGTAAGAAGATGAGTAAGAGTGCTTGGACAAATAGTAGAGTGGTAGCGCCTTTGCAAAATACTCTAGTATTTAACCAAGACTTGCTAGATAATATGAGTGAGACCGCTTTCGGTTCATTCTGTCGATTGGTCTTTGGTTCTGAGATTACAGAACTTTCAGATGATTTCTTCTCGTCTTTCCTACCTTTTGTAGATACTGTAGTGAAGAACGTAGATGAAACAGAGCAGAAGTGGTTCGAGAAGTTTTTCAAGGGTTCTACTTGGTTGACTGCTGAGAACACAGGCGATTTTCTAGTAGAAGTCTCCAATACTCAAAGGGTATCCCCAACTCGCCAGAGTTTCGTTGAGAAGTCAATCGCTAACATTATCAAAAACGTTAGCAAGTCTTGGTATATTAACGATAAAGGGTTAGTCATCCGTTATAGAAGTTCTTCTAAGGTTTCTGAACGTTTGTTGAAAGAGGGTCAAGTATTGACTGAGGTTGAGGGTGTTGTGATTTACCGTCCGAAAAAGAACGGTTCTCAAATTGAGCCTTGCCTTACAGTTGACTTGTTCAACTCTAAAATTCGAGCCTTGTTGAAAGCTAAAGGGTTTACGTTTATTGCAGACTTAGAGTCTGTAACCAAGATTGGTCTGCAGAGCTTTGCAGGTCTTGGAATCTCTTCGTTTTGGAAAATTGAAGATAAGGTAAGGTCTTTGGGGTATCAGTTCAAAATTGTGGAGGTCTAATGTGGTGCTAGTTAGAAGAAAGAAACCAGTAAATAAAGTAAAGCTATTTAGAAATTTTACAAGTTTGAATAGGGTTCGAAACTTTGCAGGTTATGTTGAGGTAGAGAATTTGATTTGGAAGGTTCGAGAAACTGAGTTTGGTATTATGTTTATGTTTTCTGACGGTGTCGTAAACACCTTGAAATTGGAAGAACACGGAGCTTTTTGGAAGTTGAATGAAAAACATACTTCTGTTGTTTCTAATTCTGCACACTTAAAGAAATACTTGAAAAAGAAAGTGATTTCACACTATTATAAGAAAGAGGGGAAGGTTAGTAAATGAAGTTAAAATATGAGGACTACACAGAAAATACAAATTTGGTAATTGAATTGAGTGAAATCTTAGCTAGTTACACTGTTTTTACTATAGATAGCGAGTCTAGCTTTAGACATCGTTTAAATTTTGTTCGCTCCGTGCATCTAGCTCGTCTTTGCATCCAATTTGTTTTTACAGATGATACAACTAAGGTTTTAATTCTTGGGGGTAATGAACCTTATTGGGCAGAAAATGAGATTAAACCAGATTTTGGTTCTAGTTGCCTTAGTGTAACTCGTTTATTGGAGAAAATGAAACAAGTGGCTATAGACTATCTATATGAAGAGGTGTGATAAATGAAATTAAAATATGAAAACTATATGTTGGACAAAACTGCTCCAGAGTACCTAGTAGCCACTCTAGTTTCACTTGTGTTTCATAGTGTGGATAGAGAAGAACAACTTTGGGACACTTATACTCTTGTTCGCTCTATAAAATTAACTAAATCGCAAATTTCAGTTGAGTTTGTAGATGGTACAGAAAAAGTCGTAATTTTAGGTGATTCTGAACCTTATTGGTTTGAAACTGAGGTTACACCTACCTTTGGGTATCCTCAAGTCGACTCGGAGAGAGTTTTAGAGCAATTTATTCTTGAAGTGGTTGAAATTTTGTATATTGAAAGTTAGAGGTTGATTATGGTAAAACTTACTAAAGATGCTTCAGACGTTAATTTTGATTTAGATAAGTTAAATGTTGTCTTGTTTGTCTCAAGAAATAAGGATAACAAGAACCTTGAAACGTTTAAAGAGAGAAAAGTATCATTTGTTACAACTAAGGGTTTTGAAGAAATTAAGTCCCAGTTTCAAGTTTTTGTTAATGGCGGTCAAGTTGGTGAGTTTTCGAGGATGTATGTCTCTATTAATCCTCGATCTAATTCAAAAACCTTTAAGGCTTTGCAGCACAAGATGTTGGATCACGAGTTTGATTTATCTACATTACCTCAGAAAGTAGCTTCTCTTGCAGCTGAGGTAGAAAATGCTTATGGAGATAAGCAGCATTGGTTGTTCGACTTCGATCCAGTTGAAGGTCAAGACACTGAGGTTTTGTTAACTAAGTTTGTTGAAGACTTACATATTGCACATGAGACCACGCAGACAAAGAAAGGTCAAAAGCGACCTCCAATATCTGTAACTTTGCACAAAACTCCTAATGGTTATGCAGTTATTGTAAATCAACGTTTTGATACAAGACAGTTGTTACAAAAATACCCTAATGTTGAGTTAAAACGCGATGCTATGTTATGTTACGCTTGGGGTTATAATACTAACACATATTAAGGATAAGATTATGAAACTAAGATACACAAATTACACCATGCAGCAAGATATTCTTGATAAGTTAAGTGAAGAATTAGTCATAGGTTTTGTTTCTGCAAAAGATAAGAAAACAAGGTTATTTACTAAAGTTAACTTGGTGCATTCTGTTACCTTTGCTAAAACTTTTATCCTCATTCGCTTGAATGAAGGTTCTAACTTGGTTTTGAACTTATTGGAAGATGGAGTTGAGTGGGTTGAAAAAGATATAAACCTAAACTTTGGTGATATTGTTTCAGATTTAAACTTATTGACTGCCTTTGAGAAAGTGGTTCTAAGTTATTTATACACAGAAGACTAAGGAGGTTATTTATGTCAAAATTTCTCAATGTGAAGTTATTAGATTCAAACGGTGGTTATTTAGAAAGTATTCCTGACCACCTAATGAAACGCCTCCTAGCTAAACTTTTGTTTGTACATGAAAGTTATAACAATAGAGATGGTTCCTTTGGGGTAAGTTCCTTAGTTGAACAAGTTGAGTTTCGAGGTCATTCGCTCCATTTTGTTTTCGTAGATGACTCTGAAATAGACTTGGTAGAAAAGGGTAACACAGTTGCTTGGGTATCCTCAACCGAAGCTACTTACTCTAATTTATCAAATAACTCTAAAGTTTTAGAGCGTTTGAAGACTATTGTAACCAATCCAAGTATGTGGAAGTAGTAGGTGCATTTTCCATGAAATTACGTTATAATAAGTATAGAGAGGAACTTTCCTCAATTACACTGCAAAAGCTCTCATCAGAGCTTTTGTCAGTTCAAGGTTTCCTTGATACAAAATTCTCAACTTTTGTAGGGAACATCCTTTCTTTCGTAGAATTTCGAGACAATCAGATTATCTTTCATTTTCTTGGAGATAAGTTGGGAGTCCTTGAACTAAAAGAATCACAACCCTCTTGGGTATCCCTAGTTTATTTTGCAACTTTCAACGGTCATTCTTTCCCATTGAACTTAGACACTTACAAGAGGATTGTTGAAAGATATTTATATCTTAGAAAGCGAGATTAAACATTGAACGTACTAGAACTTTTTGCAGGAGTAGGCGGTTTCCGAGTTGGTCTTGAAAAAGCAAGTCCACGGTTTAAAACCTTGTGGTCAAACCAATTTGAACCCTCAAGAAAATCGCAAGATGCTTTTGAGGTCTACAATTACCATTTCCCAGAGAGTGAAAATTGGAACGAAGACATCACTACAATTCCCGACGAGCGTTTTTCTGCTTTAAAGGGTAAAGTAAACTTGATTGTAGGTGGTTTCCCTTGCCAAGATTACTCCGTAGCAAGAACTAAGAAAGATGAGAAGGGTATCGAGGGTAAAAAGGGAGTTCTCTTTTGGGAAATCATTAGAGCCACAAAACTAAGTAACCCCAAGTATTTACTCCTAGAAAACGTAGATCGCTTGTTGAAAGCTCCCTCTAAACAAAGAGGTAGAGATTTCGCTATTATGCTAAGAGCCTTTGCTGATTTAGGTTACGGGGTCGAGTGGCGAGTCATTAACCCTGCAGACTATGGTTGGTGTCAGCGAAGAAAGAGGGTCTTTCTCTTTGTTTATCGAAAAGATACTGACTACTTCAAGCAACAACAAGCATTGGAAGATTTCGGAGTAGGTACTAGCGGTATCTTCGAGGAAACTCACGAAACTAAAGATGAAGTTGTAAAAGACAGAGCTTTGTCTTTCACTTTACCAGAAGACATTGTAGAGGTCTCAGACTCGTTCTCTACACAATTTTGGAACTCAGGAAGTATGATAGAAGGTCAAGTCATTACAAAGGAATTAGAGCCTTATTATGATGGTGCTAGTTTGGTTCTCAAAGATGTGTTAGAACATCACTCTGATTTACCAAACTCTCTTTATTTGTCTGAGGATAAAGTAAACAAGTTCCGTTATTTGAGAGGTGCTAAGAAATTTGAACGCACCAATTCTGAGGGGTTCACTTACACTTACTCTGAAGGTGCTATGGCTTTAGTGGATAGCGCAGAATTACCTTCTCGAACTTTGTTGACCTCTGAGGGTTCGATTAGTCGCACTACACATTTGATTGAAGATGAAAAAGGTTATCGACTTTTAACTGCACTTGAGACTGAGCGTCTACAAGGGTTTCCCGATAATTGGACACAAGTTAAACTCAGCAACGGAAAAGAAGTAGCGGCATCCGATACAAGAAGAAAATTCTTTATGGGAAACGCTCTAGTTGTTGAGGTTGTTGAGAATTTGGGTAGATATATTGCTGATAGCTTAGAGTGAAAAGGTGTTTGAATATGGGAATTAAGTGGTTAAGTTGGAAGAAAGATAAAGTTTCTTTGAAGAGAGAGGTTGTTTTCGTAGATTTTACTAAGGAAACGACTAAAGTAGAGCATGGTGTCTTATTTTCTGTGGTTGGGACGCTTTAGTTGGGTGAGGTTTTTATGGTAAAGAAGGTTTACGGAAGAAGTAAGGAAGTTTACCTCGTTGAGTTTTATGGTGATTATCATTGTTTAGCGACTGCCAAACGATTGCAAACTCTGCTGAAGTCAGGAGAATTGTTAGGTGAGAAGGTTGAGATTGAATTGGAGAAATTAGGTAAAGATTGGGTTGTTCCAAGTTCTGTTTTAGAAGACTTACACTCTCGATTTGAAAAAGGTGGTCTTGGTATCTCTCCTTTGTGGTTGAAATTTTAGTGAGGTGTAGTGTGGTTGAAGACTTTTTCTTTATTGGAAATAGAATAGGTAAAACAAATAATCCTATTAAAGACAAAGATGGTTTGACTTTGACTGATTATTGGTCTAATGGTTTAATTGAGAACAAGTCTATAGTTGTAGTCGATAAGAAAGAGGTTTTTAGTGGAAACAAAAGCACATTTCAATAAACGAATGGTCGCAAGAGTACGTAGAATTTTGAAGGAAACTGAGCAGTACAAAACTGAGTTGTTACATACTTTGTGTGAGCAAAATGGTTTTGTTATTCAAGGAAATAATAATAGGCTTGTAAATTCAGATTACATGCTTAGTCGAGTAGAAGTCGAAGATATTCCTTTTACATTTATGTACCGCGGCAGTAAAACTTACATTTTCGGTGATTTACTTGTCCGATTCGTTGCCAGTTTGGGTAAACCTTATTATCGGGTATCCCTTAAACCTCCGATTTTCGATTTAGAAGACTATGACCCAAACTACTTAGATATGGAAACTTTTTTAGAGTTACTAGAAGAGAAGTGAGAGGTTATGTGATGACTTGGTACGATTTTATGCTTAACGCAGCCAAACAGTCTCGACATAATGCTCACCATTGGTTTCGCTACCTAAGAAAAGTGATTTTTGAAGACTACACTTATTTAACTGATGAGGATATTGAAAAGTTGCTTACTTCTAATGAGTTGACTGCTTTTCAAAAGGTAAGTTTAGAGTTTGCAGTACAATACGGTTCACCAACTCATGAACACGTGGTATCTTTGAACAAACCTGTAAATATTGATGAAGTAAGACAGTTGATGGAGAGTTACAGATATGGATAGACGACAAGTTGCTTTTGAGCTTTTAAACGAAGAACTAGCAAAAGAAGGTCTCAATTTAGCTCTTATTTGCGTTGGTGGGTTTGTATTAGAACACTACGGATTTCGGTCTACGCAAGATGTAGATGCTTTTTATAGAGAAACCCCTATAATAAAGGAAATCATTTACAGAGTTGGGGAACAACTTGGTTTAAACACTTCCGAAGAACTTTGGTTAAATAATAGCGTAGCAAACTTAAATCCACTACCTCCTATTGAGTATTGTGAGGTTTTGTACTCTTTCGAAACTTTAACTGTTTATGTAGTTTCCTTAGATTACATTTTGGGAATGAAACTAACAAGCACACGTGAACAAGACTTGAAAGATGTTGGTGAGATTATTAAGTACAAAGGTTTACGTTCTCCTTTTGAGTTATATGATTACTTAAATCAGTTAGGGTTTGCTCCTTTAGATTTCGCTTATGTTTTGGAAGGCTTTAATTTAGCTTACGGTATGGATTGGTTGCGAGATTTCTTTGAACAGAACCAAGAAGAGTTAAGAAACTATTATTGAGAGGTTTAAGTTTTGGAAAAGGTAACACCAACACTAAGAGTTTTAGGTAGCACTACAGTAGTAGGCGCAGATAGAGAACAACATGACTTCTACGCAACCGAACCTAAAGCAGTGGAATTGCTACTAGATGAAGAGCAATTTCAACAAGATATTTTAGAACCTTGTTGTGGGTTGAACCATATTGTAGAGGTTCTAAAGAGCAGAGGGTATCAGGTTATAACCTCTGACCTCATTGATAGAGGTGTCGGTGCTGAGGTAAAAGACTTCTTTGATTATGAGTCTTGGCACGGAGATATTGTGACTAACCCTCCTTACTCACATGCAGTAGACTTTGTGGAACACAGTTTGAAGATTACTGAGGTGGGTTCTAAGGTTGCTATGTTCCTTAAAATTCAGTTCTTAGAAAGTAAGAAACGTAGAGAGTTCTTCAAACAATACCCACCTAAGTACATTTATGTTGCAAGTAGTAGATTAAAATGTGCTAAAAACGGTGAGTTTGAAAAATACGGTAGCTCCGTAGCTTGTTACGCTTGGTTCGTTTGGGAGAATGGGTATCGAGGAGAACCTTCAGTTCGTTGGATAAACTAGAAAGATAAAAGGTAAAACACTATGAACAATACAAGCACACAATTCTTATTAGACATCACAAACTTTATTGTGAGTAACTTCAAAAACCACAAGATTTGGGACGTTGAGATTGCTTTCCCAGAGTCTTCTGAGGATAGTGCAAATGGTTTTCCGAAACATGGACTTGTAGAAGTAAGTGCAACTGACGCTCAAGGTAATTGGAACAGTCACTCCTTCATGTTCAACTCACCAGAAAATGTAGATGAAGAAACGAAGAGTTACTTTACAAATTGCACTTTCCTTTTGTATGTGAATACTTCAAACACCCTTTTGTGGAAAGAATAAACAAACTAACGGTATCTTCATTTTGAGGGTACTTTTTCTTTGTCTTATTTTCCTCTAGTTTGTCTTAAATTTCTTTCAATTTGACTTACGTTCTCTTCTTTTAGTCTTACTTTCAAGTATATTTGTCCTACATTAGCTCTTGATTGTCCTACCTCAAAACATATTTGTCTTACAGTTATTTTTCTTGTCATACAGTTGTCATAAGATTTGCAAAACCCTTTAAAATCTGCTATAATAGTCTTATTAAACTCGGAAAGGAGCAGTTTAGACGATTGAACTTAAACGATTACACTTTACAAGGTGTTGACTTAGCTAAGAAAGTATTAGCAAACGGTTTAGCACGTGGTTATCCTATAGTCCTCAAAGGCGACCCGGACGTTGACGGTCTTATGGCTTGGTTCGTAGGAGCTAAGATGCTACAGAAAGCAGGGTACTCGTTCCATTCTTGTGTCAACACCGATAGAAGACACGGTATGGTCGAAGAAGAGCTTGTCAAAAAAGAGCGCAGTTGGGGGCAGTTTGATTATTACATTCCCACAGAGTACCACCAAAATGAAATCATTATCAATGTGGACTCTTCCATTTCGGCAGAGGAAATGTTGCAGTTGACCTCACAAGGAAACTTCGTAATTAGCTTAGATCATCATGAGGTTGAGGGTAATCCTTTGTTTCCAAACCAACAGTATTGGTCTACTAAGGAAGAAACCTCAGAGGGTATCAACTTAATTGGCGAAGCAGTTTTAATCAATAATCAGTATGATTTTGAACCTGAAGAACTTAGATTTTGGTCTGGGACAGGGGTTGTTTTAAACGCTTTATCCAAGATTTTAGAGGTTGAAATTGAGATTGAGTGGATCGCCATGCATGGAGTTACTTTGCTCTCGGATGTTCGTGACATTGAAAACCCTTTAGCTAGGGAAATTTTAAAGGTCACATTTGGAACTCCTTTGTTAGAGATGCCAACACTCAGAAAACTCACTCAGGTGTGCCAAGCGGAAGTGCCTACTGCTTTTCAGCGGTATCCCGAAAAGTTAGATAGAACTTTCGTGGACTTTAGTTTGTCTCCTTACATTAACGCTTCGTATCAACTTAATTTGAGTGAATATTTGTTTAGACTCTGTATTCAAACAGACTTCTTTTACTCGTTACCAGCTAAAACGATTCGGACTCGTATTTTGAACCACATGAAAGATTATCTGAGGGTCACAGAGCTTGAAAATTTGGTAATTCTGGCGATTGATGTTGCAGAAATACCAGAGACTTCAGATTCGAAAGAATACAACTTTAAATACACTTCTTTCCTCGGTCTCATTGCGAACCAGTATTTGAGAGACTTAGGAAAAACGGTCTTAATTGCAGCAGTTGAGAACGGTAAATGGCTTAGAGGTTCTGTTCGTGGTTTTCATTCTGAAGTTGAGTATAGAGACTTCTTTGAACACCATAACTTTGATGCACAAGGTCATAAGGGAGCCTTTGGTTTGGTTTCGGTAAAAGGAGCAATTAACTTCCCTTCCCTTGATAAAGACCTCGGTATCCTCGAACAAGGTACAACTCAACAAGGCTTGAACATTCATGTTATGTCTAATTTGTTAGCGAACTTTAATAAATTGAGAGAACTAGCTTATGAAAACGAGTTTTTATTGAGTTCTCACTTCCATTCTATCTCATATAGTGGTTTAGCTTATTCTACTTTCACAGAAACTGCTAAAAAACGAGGTTACGAGGTAGATGGGATGTTCGTTGACTCCTTCGATAAGGAGCTAAACCCTAAGAACGCTTTGATAGTGCCTTATTTATATGGTGATGAATTGAAATTGATATTGAGAAAGTAGAACTAGGTTATTTTCAAAAAAAAAAATTGAAAATTCCCTTTGATTTTAAGGTTTATTTTCAATAAACAAGAAATAGAAAGAAAACAATAGGTAGTAAAATGACAGAAATTAAATTGATGGTTGACTTAGGAAACTCAGAAACACGCGCAGTAGCGCAGATTGTGGAAGAGGGTATCATTAAGCACACTCGCGGTTATTTGCTTGATAACCACTTTGTAGTGGAGAACTTAGCAACTAAGGAAACTTATTCTCCTTATATTCAATCTGAGGACTTCAACAAGTTAGACTCCAATGTTCTTGAGGTTTCTCTACAAGTAGGAGCAACTAAACATGAAAAATTGGTAATGTGGGGCGACCTTGCTACTGCAAACCTACCTAAGAAACTAAAAACACCAGTAAGTCACTTAGCAAAAGCAGCTCATTTACTAAACTATGTGGTTCTCATTAACTTAATGGATAAGGTCTTGGATTGGGTCAATATGGTGTATCCTTCAAGTACAAAACAAGCTTTGTCTAAGGAAATTGAGTTTGAGTTGGCAGTCTTGGTTCCACCAGCACAAGCAGTTTCCGCACGTGAAACTTTTGAACAGAACTTAGTTCGCACCTTCACTTATAAGAATTTGTATGATGGAGCTGAGTTTAATTTAACTGTTAAGTCAGTTAAAGTCCTCCCAGAAGGTTACTCTTCGTTCTACTCAGTATTCTTGAGTTATGGAGATTTGAACCCTCGTCCACACTACGAAGACTTAGCTTCTCGAAATGTACTGATTATCGATTTTGGAGAAGGTACTACAGATTTGATTGGGGTATCCAGTCAAAGACTGCTTGATGGTCTAAAACACACGATTAAGATTGGTGGTTCAACGATTTTGAGTAAGGTGAGAGCTTCTGTAAATAAACGACTTGGTTTAGACATTCCGATTGCAAGTTTCAAAGATGTGCTAAAAACGTGTGAGGTTCGTTATGGTTCAACAACTCACAAAGTTCGAGAAGATGTCGAACAAGCGATTTATTCGGTTGCATCCGATATTGCACAGGAAGTATTTACTTACTTGCGTGGAGCAGAAGTAGAGGTCTCTTCATTTGACCGTCTTTTGCTTGTAGGGGGTGGGGTTGTTCCAAATGGTTCAACAGTCACTATTTCTGAAGCGCTCTTGTCTGAGTTGCAACTAGAACTCCCAACCTTGGACTTGGTAGACTTACAATATCTTGAAGAACCAGAGATTGAGGGTATCCCGTTTGACCTTACAAGCCCACGTTACTTGAACATTTTAGGGTTGATGACTGCCTTTTCATTGGCACAAAAGACTCAAAAAGTCTAATAGAGTTAGCTAAATAGAATTTGATTTTGATGAGGTAGAAACATGTCAGATTTTGACTATTACTACTTTGAACTGAGCAAGTCAATTATTTCAGAAGTTGAGAATTTACTTCTCAGAGCGCATAGAACGGATATTCGATTTGTTTCAGGAGGTTCAAAGTTTCAGCCTTTATCAGCAAGAAGTCACGCTAAGAAAATTAGCACGGCAGGGTTTCTCTTAACTGCTGATGAAAAGGTTAAATTGGATGCGAATGCTACAATACGTGACGCAGTTGGACCAGACAGAGCGCATGTCATTACAACTGCGGATGAGTTGGTATTGTTGTTGGAAAGCGAATTAGGGGAGTCTTTAACGGCTCCGCCTAAGAAAGAGGAGGTCGCACCTCCTCCAACTCCAAGCCCAACTTCACCAACACAAAACGCTCAACTAACTGAGGAGAACACAACTTATTCTCCAAATTCCCAAGTGGTATCTCCATTAACTCCACAATATGGGGCGACTTCAGTTGTTTCCAAAATGGAAACAGTTGAGCCTTCTAGTGGATTTAGTCAAGTAGAAGGAACTCCCTTGGCAGAACCAATTCAAGAAGAACCTTCTCTTCCAGTAGATGACGGTTTTGGTCTCACTCTTGAAGACGAGGTTCAATTCTTGCGGGCGGACAACGAGCGCTTGCGTAGAGATTTGAAAACTGCTAACATAAATCAAGGTTCAGGGGTATCCTCAGAGCAACTTCAAAACTTGAAAGAGGATTTGGACTTAACTAAAGCAGAACTTGAAAATGAGCGTAATTCACACACTCGTACTAAAGAGACTTTGCAGTTAGTAGAGACTGACTTTGATAATAAGAAGATTGAGTTTGCTAAGTTAGAGGTTGAAAATGAGGACTTAAAGGCACAGCTTAAAGAAAGTGCGGTAGTTCCAACAACTCCTTTGAGTGTTCCAAGGAATGTAGAAATTTATGTGACGGCTTCAAGTTTGGACTTAGTTCCGTCTTACCAATATTTGTTGGTAAACATGAAAAATACTCTTTTGATTGACTTGTCCCCAGAGAGCATTATGGATACTTTAGTTCGTATCACTAAGCGCAACCGTGTAGCTAAGTGGCTTTTAGGGGAACAAAACATTCGTTCTCTTTACTCTCCTTATGATGAGATTAAATTGAGAGTAGCTGATGGTCTTGACTTATTAACTTCTCCAAATGCTTTATTACCAGTAAATGTCTTATCAGAAGTGGATTGGGAACGGAAATTTGATGATTTAGCTCGTCTAAATCGCCCAGTTGTCTTATACTTAGGTTTGGAGACAAATAGAGGTGTTTTTGAGTTTCTAAGTCGCTTGGATAAACAAGCTAAAGTCTTGCGTTCAGGTAGTCCATTGAGTGAGCGTTCATGGTCTCGCGTAGTTCGTCAACACGAAGGTTCTGTAGAGGAGGTGTCAATTTGAGTTCAAGAATGACGTTGTCTGTACGTTTAACTGAGGAGCAGTCAAATTTAGTTGATGTCCTTCGTACAGAAAAGAAATTAAGCAGTTATATTTCCTTGTTGTTAGGTGCCTTACTTCAAGATAGGGTATCCACAACTCAATTTTTGCTTGGTTTGTCTGACCAATCGGTAGCTTATAATAGTTTACAAGAGTCTACTATTCAAGCGAACTTGTATGAGAAGTGGTTGTCTTTAAAATTAGATATGCCTTTTGAAGATTGGGTTACAACTCTTCGCAGTGCTGAAATTAAGCACTTTGGTGGACTTGACATGCCTAAAGTGGATGTCAAATCGGCTTTGCTTGATTTGTTGGATGACTTAGGTTTAGAGTTGGTTGAAAAGGGTTCAACTGTACAATCCTCAGAGGAAAACCTTAAAGCGGTATCCTCAACTGAAACAGGTTCTTCTCAAGCACTTGCTCAAGAGGTCAACCCTCACGACTTAAAAGACTTAGTAGCAAGCATGGTTCATGAAATTTTGTCCAATAAGTCTACAAATCAAGGTGTAGAGCAACCCCTCTCAGAAGCTCCCACAGAGCCGATGGTTGCAGTAGAGACGATTGAGAATACAAGTATACCCCAAGAGCTAGAAAATGCACCAGAGGGTGCGACAGAGCCTCAAAATGAGGTTGCAGAGAAAAATGAAAAGAAAGTTAGTCAAGTTGAGAAGAAGTCATCAGCGGTATCCCCAGTTGAGGAAGAACTTCCGACCTCTGAGATTAGTCCTTTGGTAGACACTTCAGCTCTTATGAGTGGATTTGGGGAATAGAAAGTGAGGTGATATTCTATGAATGATCAAGTTGATTTATTTGGCGATGGTTCTTCAAAACCAAAATCAAACAATCAAGGTGGGTTTGGTTCTGCACCTAGCCCTCAAGGTGGTTTCCAAGGTGGTGGCTTTAACTCTAACTTTAACCAAGGTGGTGGTGTTCCTTTTAAGAACCCTCAACAAGAACCACCTAAGAAGTCCTATAAAAAGTTGTGGATAACTTTAGGTGTGATTGCCACTCTCGGTATCATTGGTGCAGGTTCAACTTTGGTTTACAAACACAATCAAAAGGTAGCGATTGAGAAAAAAGCAAAAGAATATGCTTTGAAAGACTTGCAAGACAAGATTTCAAGTGGTGTATCCCAGTTTTCACTAGCAGAAATTTCAGATACTTCTGAAACGAATGGTATTTCCTTATGGGATTTAAACCTTACCTATGTTAGTACCAACACCTCACGAACTGACTTTGTAGGTGCGGTTTCTAAGGCAGTAACCGTTGAGTTAAATGGTTCTGACGCTACGATTAAGTCTCCTAACTGGGAGTACATTGGGTGGGTTATCAAACATGTAGACCACGATAAAATCAAGGCTTTAACAAAAGACTTGAAGAAAGACTCTTATACCTACAAGGATGATTTAGTAGATGCTTACGCTAAGTACATCGCTCAGAATTTAGCGGATATGTTAGAGTACAAGAACGCTTATGTAGCTTCATATATGCAAGGTTCTGATATTCCAAAACCTTACAAAATTACAGAGGTTGCAGGAGCGGTATCCTCAGATAACAAGCTCACTGCTGAGTTCACAAATACATTAGATAAAGAGGTCTTTAGTGCAGAGAAATTGCACACTTCACAAAACTTCTTTGTGGGTGTAACTGAGGATAGTTATGGAGAAAAGAGTGAGAGTAAAGCCCATTCTGAGTGGTCTGCAAGAGATAAAGAACTTTCGACTTATATCAACAACTTGCGCCCTTATCTGGGGTAAACTAACAGTTTACACAAACATAGAAACTTTATGAAATTATTCAGTATTTTCTATGTTTTATGTAACAATGACAAATAGAAAGCCCTGTACATTCCGTAAGGAGTGTGTATCATTACAAAAGTTAAACCGAGGAAATACCTTAAAACCTGTTTGCCACAACGTAGGGTGAAAATTCAAGCGTGAAGGTAGCGAAAGTAGAAAGAAGAAACAGGATGTTGATACAGTCTAGTAGCTGACACAAAAGTGAACGATTGTAAAGCTGAAATAAAAGCTAATTAGTGTCTAGTAAATAAAATAGTGACTGCTAGAAAACGTTAGTGCTAAGTCAACGGTAACAAGGGTAAGTTTCGGTAGGAATATCCTAAGTCTCGAAAATTTGAGATATGGATAACCTCTAACGACTATCTCCTGATGGGAGAGTGAATTAACACTAAGCTGATAGTATATCAGTGAGTAAAGCCGCAAGCTGATGGCGGAAGAAAAATATTTGGTCTGGCTACTCAATAAAGTTGTGTTAGAGTAGTTCAGATTGACATATAGTCTGCGCACGTTCTGTAATGGAAGTGTCTAGGAAAAGACCTAGCTATTAAGGGTTGCGCCTTAATGGAAACAGTCAAGAGTACGAAAAGCACATTGAAAATTGAATAACACGATAAAAATTTGTTGCATTAAAAATCATAATATGATACAATAGGTTTATCAAATGATTAAGGAGAAAATCAATATGACAGGTAGACCTAGATCTAAAAAGGGAGTTAAGGTACATACCGCTTTCAAAATCTATCCAAAGGATAAAGAAAGAGCGCAAGCTATGGCTGAGAAATTAGATATTAGTTTGTCGTCTTACATTAACAAAGCTGTTTTGGAGAAGTTAGCCCATGATGAGAAGTCAGAAGCTTAGACTAAAACTAACCAAGGAACAAGAAAACAAAGCATGGTGGTTTAGTAAGGTCTCACGCAACTTTTGGAACCTCTTAGTAGATATTGACAAGCGCAATAATAAAGGTGAGTTTGATGAGATTTTGAGTAGAAATGGGAATAGAACCTATTACTCAAAATTTTACGGTAGAGAAGTGTATCATCTCAATCAGTCAGATTATCTCAACCTTGCTAAAATTGTTGTTGCTAAGAACTATGAGGAAGATAGTGAAACTTGGTCTTGGTATTATCAACGGAATCAGTCATTTATCTATGCTTTTCTTGTCAGAGAGTTAGTAAAAATTAAGAGACAAAACAAAGGGCGATTGAACTTTAGAAGTGTTGATAAAATTCAACCAAGTTTCAATGTTCGTTGTGATATTTTTCCTAACAAGAAACGCCCAAGTCGAATTTATCTGAAAGATAACGGTAAACTTCAGATACCAACTATCGGAGATGTCAAGTTTGGATCAGCTAGAGAAGATTTTGATTTATCTTGTAAGAAACAAGTTGCTACTATTTCCTTTGATGGGAAGTATTGGTACTTGTCATATATGGTAGAGATTGAAGTTCAAGTTACTGATTTACCAGAGTATACAGAAGGTATTGGAATTGATTTAGGAATTAAAACTCTTGCGACTGTTTCTGATGGCACTATTGTACCTAATATCAAGACTTTCAGAAGAGTTCGTATCTTAGAAAAACGATTGAAACGATTACAATGTAAGGTGTCTCGCAAATACCTTATTAACAAATGCAACAAACACAATAAAACAAAGAACATTATTAGGTTAGAAAGAGAAATTAAATTGATACACCGTTCACTAAGGAATATCCGTATCAATCATATTCGTAAATTTGTCTCAGAGTTGGTTAAGAAACAACCACAATATATTGCAATCGAAGACTTGAATGTAAATGGAATGATGAAGAACAAATATCTTGCAAAAGATATTGCGAATTGTTCTTTTTACACTATCAGAGAACATCTTATTAGAAAGGCGAAAGAACGCCATATAGCAGTTAGGTTAGTAGATAGGTTTTATCCATCTAGTAAGACTTGTTCAAACTGCGGTAGTTACAAAAAGGATTTAAAACTCAGTCAAAGAGTGTATCGTTGTGCTAACTGCCAAGAGAAGATAGATAGAGATTTCAATGCTTCGATAAATATTGCAAGAACAGACAGATATGTATTAGCTTAATTAAATTGTTTTATTGCCTTTGAAAACTAAAGGTCATTAGTTTCAGTGGTAGGTCAGCCGTAAAGCCGAACCACTATAATATACACGCCCTGAAAAGTATGAGTATATCAAACAAAGAGTAGCTTTGGCAAAATTTGGCTCAAGATGGGAAAGTTAATTGTGTTATTCAGTTTCTGATTTTTCGCACTTTTGACTAACGGCTGAAAGCGCGTGAAGTTAAACAAACCAAGAAAACAGATAAGGGGACAGAACAAGTAAATGTTGAAAACCCTAATACTTTTGATAAGTTGGATAATCCAACCTATGATAGTGCGGTATCCTCATGGCTTGAGCTGAAAAAAGTTGAGCCTAGTCCTTACACTTATGCAAATGGTGAGAAGAACCTTGATAAAGTCGTATCTTACGGTTGGGTAGGGTCAACATACATTGCAAGTAAAGAAAGCGATGCGAAAAGTACCAATGTTCATATTGGTTCAGGAAAATATGATGATCCAGTTACTTTAGGCACTCCATTTGTTACTAAAATGCAAGACACATCAGGTAACTACCAAGATGTTCGAGTAACTGTAACGAAGGTGTTAGTGGGTGATGAAGCTATTAAAGATGTTCAAACCTTTAACGACAAGAATAAAGGTTTTACGAATGTTTCTGATTTGGTACTAGGTACAGTCCACTTCCAAGTAGAAAACTTGTCTGATAAAGAAATTGAGGTTGATTCTGAGTTTACTTTAGCAGACCCAGAGCAGAATTTAATTAACCGAACAGGGAACATGTATGGTCTCCAAGAACGTGCTAAGATTGCAGCACGTGGAACTGCAGAGATGGTCGATTGGTTCAATACCAAAGAGACAAAGACCTTGAACTTGATGTGGGGCAAAAGCTTCAACCACAAGTTTGAAGCAGTTTATATCAATGCTTTAGGGGATGAAATTTACGACCAGTATGGACGTAAGATGGAACGTAATACGAAGAAACTTGTAGAGAACAAAGCCCAAGCAGACCAAAAAGCCCTTGAGCGCTTGGCGAAAGAAGAGCTTGAAGCTCGTAAGAAAGCTGAGTTGGAGGACTAGTCTATGTTTAAACGTAAACAGAAAACCTCTAAACCTAAGTCTCTTTCGGTATCCGATAATCAACAAGTCAAACAACCAAAAGAACCGTTTTTAAAGCGTTTGGTGTCTTACTTTAAGACTCACAGAAAGACTCGGTTGTTTGTCTTTGGTTTAATTGGTCTAGCGGTATCTTTAGCTTTGCTATTTACTCTTTATAAGCTCATTTTGGTGTTGTTAGGAACCATTATGCAATTTTGGTTCCACTACACTAGTAATGAAATTCTCTTGTGGGTCTTAACTTTAGTCTGTTTTGCACTCATTTGTGGTTTTTGTTACTTCTTATGGGTTCGCAGAAGTGAATACCTAAAGAAAGAAGAACAAGAGGAGAAATTAGTAGTGAGCGAAGTTGAAGTAGATGAAGATTGGTTTCAATCGGATAGTGGTTGGAATTAAGTAGTTAGTTTGGAAAGAGGGGTATCTTTCACATGATTCGATTTTTCAAACGATGGTGGTTTTCTCTGCAAGACCATACAAAAGGGGCTTTAATTTGTCTCATTATTATCTTTATTGCTTGGTTTTTCTTTAGAAATTCCTTTTAAACTAGATAGAAACGCACTTCGGTGCGTTTTTTTTTTGACTTTTCGCCCATTTTATGATAAAATAACTTTATAAAATTAAACTAAAGGAGATATTTTATGTCCAAAAATAATGTTCCCTACAATCAACATGTTGAAGAAAGTAAAGATAAACCTCTCTTTAATATTTTCACAAAAAGCAAGGTTCAGAAGTTATTGAACGAACAACTTGAATTTACTCAGGGTTTGCTAAAAGATGAAAAACCAGTTACCGGTATCCTCACGGTCGCTTCTGTTGAAGATACAGATGAGGAAGAATCACATGGAGAAAGTTTACTGACTTGTTCAAATCATCTGTACTACTCGCTTATGTTAGGTGCACTTGATACTATTTTAACTGCTATGGATGAGGGCAATAATTTAGGTAAGTTTGGACTTAACACTCAAGATTTAGCTTCTGAGGCGGTTGATTACTTATTTAATCGTATCAATACTGCTTTGAACATTGAGTCAGGTGAGGTTGATGACTTAAATAACTTGTTAGAAACTCACCCAGAGATGGAAGATTTTGTAAGTAATCACTTTTCGTCTTTTATTTTCGTAGCTGATGAAGATGAACTCACATAGGGTATTCTCTTGACAAATTAGCTCTTTTGTGCTATATTATTTAAGAAGTAAGTAAAAGACTTCAACTCGGTCAAGGATGCTTGGTGGTGCTTGCTAGACCGAAAAAGAAAACGAACTCACAATTTAACAATGTAAGAGAAGCCACGAAAGTGGCTTTTCTTGTTGACTTATTTACTTATTTGTGGTATAATTAAATAAACTTAAAAATTAAGGAGTTAGAAACTTATGACAAAAACTAGTCCAGCTATGGATTTAAAAGAACACAAACAATTTTGGGAAGACCGTGGAGCCGAAACACTAGAACCAATGTCTTTTGTCTCTTTAGCAACTTTTGAGCAAGAAGATAAGGTAGGTTTTATCTCTATTCGTGAGTCTCACATTCGTAGTGACTCGGTTTATGTGACCCTCGATACTATGGTAACTGCTATAACTCGTATCCTTGGTACTAAAGAAACCTTTGAAAAATTAGGCTTGAACGCAGATGACCTTGTGAAAAACACCGTTATGTCTTATATTGGTCAAATCGTTGAGAAATTGCCAAAAGATGATGAAAGCATGCTTGCCTTGGTTGAAGACAACGAAGATGTCCGTAACTTGCTTGACCTTCATTTTGCAAGCGCAGAGCGTTTGCTAGGTAGCAAAGACGAAGAAGAAGAAGCGTAAACCTATGGAAAATACAGATTCAAATGTTTTGGAAACCCAACTTCTAATTGGAAAAGGAGTCTTAGAAATCCTCTTGGACTTGGTAAGCGATAAGAATAAAGAAGGAGCGGTCTTACCTCTTGATATGAACGGTCGAAAGTTCACGATTACAGTTGAAAAAGACTGACTTCCCCATGTACTTGCAATAGCTTGTACACTTATAATTCGAGAAAAGAAGGTACTTAATGGTCTAAATGTGCCTTTTTTCTTTTTTTTTTTCTAACGGTATCCTCTATTTCACAGTTCCAATCAAAGACAGGTTGGAACTTTTTCTTATTTTTCACTTTATTACTTGCAATTATTCTCTCTATTTGCTATACTATATTTAACAAGATTTGAGGAGAAGAATTTTATGATTGCACAATATGTCAACGAATTACCAGAGGATTTGCAAGTTTTATTAGCTATGCGCTCTGCTTTTCAAATTTGGTTTGAAAATAGTAGGTACTTACCAAGTATTAGCGCAGAGGGTTTAAAACAAGATGGAGTGGAATGGTTCTGTACTTCAAATACCTTTAGTTACACAGTCTTAAGACAATCAGGACGTCCATTTGTGTCTTTGTATTTTACAGTAGCAGACAATGGTTTAGAGCTAACTTTAATGGTTCAAAATTATTCTCATGGTAAGTTAATGGACACAAAAGCACTTGAGGGGGTTGCTTTCTCTGTAGAAGATTTTAGAGTTTTATTAGATACTGTTCCGCAACCAGCGTATGTACCTATTTTACGGTCTTTACCTTTCTTCTTTACGTTGATTGGTTTGGAGTCCCAGTTTCAGGGGTATCAGCACCGATATGCGCTTTTGAATAGTTGGATTTAAAGATTAGAATTGAGTGAGGTAAAATGATGAGTAAAACAGTTCGTACTGAATTAGCTAAATATTTGTACGCAACCTATTTGTTGTGGCACGGAGATAAAGGGCATTATGGAAAAACACTTCTTCCGAGAAGTTACGCTACTTCTGAGGTTGCTTTACCATGTGAATTTGTCTTTTATGATGGGTTGTTTGCACTTTTAGTTTATAAAGATAACCTTAAGTACAAAGAGATTTCCTTTGGGTATTCTGAGGTAGTTGCTTCTTCTATTGTTTCTATTTCTACTTATCGGAATGATGAAAGAGATCGCTCTCAGATTAAGATTGTACCTATTACGGATTTAAGAAGTTTTGAGCAGATTTTAGAGGAGAACTTTGCATTGAATTATTCTAAGTCCACCTTAGATATTTTAAAAGTTTGTTTAGCTGATTACGGTATACTTGAAGAAGTTGACCAGATTGTAGCTAATATTAAGTGAGGTTTAAATTATGATAAATCTAAGAGGTTATACAAAACAACAAAAATTCGGTCTGTTGACTTTAGCTACGAAAAAGACTTGGGAGAAGTTTGAAGTTGATTTGCTTTATAACAAGTCAACTTTAGAGAATACTGATGTTGTAGTAGATGGATATGGATTTAATTTAATTCTTTGGAGAGATAGAGGGAATAAACCTTTATGTCAGTATTTTATTACGAGAGATTCTCAAGGTTTCATTACTTTGGTTCTTACAACTTACAAACGTGGTTCTAAGTCAAACAAACACAAAGAAGTTCACTACATTAAGAGCATGAGCGACTGCGAAAGAGCAGCAACTACCTTAACTGAATTGGAACTAAATGAACTCATTAAAGCTCTTCCACAAACGCTAAGTGAACACACTGTTTGGCAAGAAACTTTTAAGGGTATCCTTACTCATTTGGTATCAGAGACTCCTAAAGTTCAAGGTGTCCGTAAACGTACTCCACAAGGTGATTCCTTACAACGTGAGGTGCGACATGCCTTTATGCGCCTTTCTGATATGTTTAAAGCATTTCAACAGTATAATAAAGGTGGATTAGTTCATGGAACTGATACCAAATATGGTTTAATTTTATCTGACCGTGAATTAACTTTAGAGTTGTTTGATGCTAACCACAATTTGTTCTTAGGTTTTCGAGTTGTGCCAACAGACTCAGACAACTATGATTTCACCCATTGGAACTCTAACTTATCTAAACCTATTGAGTTCCAAGATGTTTCAGTATTCTATGAATACGCAAATCTTTTAGCGAGTAGCTTAACAGGTAATTTAGCTCTCCGATTTTTAGGGGGATTGGAAGACTGTTTAACTGCTTGTGGTTTATGGTCTGTATACAATCGTTCAGGAATTGATTTGTATTAGAGAAGAGGTAGTGTATGGTTCAGTCAGAAGTAGAAGTAGTTAAATTAAACAGTTTATTTCAGAAAGTTTTGTATCGTTGGTTAGAGGGTCGCAGATTTATTTCGTTCAATATTGAGAATGAAACTCCTTCTTATGAAGTTTATATCAATAAGACTACTTTCAGTGTTACTACCTTTCGAGGTAATCATTATCCAAGTGTGAACATTTCGTTTATGGTAAACTCTCCTAGTCCTTCTTATGAGTATTGGGTCAATGGAGTTGCTGATTTTGACATTAAGTCTAAGGTAGCTTTCTTTGGTAGAGGAAAACTGTTGTTGGAGTTTTGTCGTGGTAGTTTAGGTACGGACTCTTCTATGTGGTATCCGTATGTTGCTGAGATTTTAGCTCCTTTAAACGAGTCTCAACGTTTCACACTAGAGATGACTTTAAGAGATATTCTTACAAAGTTGGATAAAGAAGTGGAACGCAGCGCAGAATTTGAAGCAGAATTTAGAGAAAGGATTTCACATGGCAACTAAACAACTTGAGTTAATTGATTTGTACCACCTATTAAAATTGGTTGTAAATACTTGGATTGATTTAATTCCCTTTCAAAACTTTGAATTTAGCTCAGAGAGTTCCACATTTTCCTATACTATAAACTCTAAAGAATTTACGTTAGCAACATATAGACCTAGTGGTTTACCAAGTACAACTCTTGCTATTACTAGACACTCTAAAATAAGCCACGGGGTATCGGCAGGTTTGCTTTTCTCCGCTGCTTTTCGTTCTTATCGTAATAGTAAGGTTGAGTTTGAGTTTAAGGAGTCTTCACTGGATGAGTACAACTCTAATTGGCATGAATTTGTCAGACAGTTTTATTATCCTATAAGCAATTCGCAACGATTAAGTTTCTATGAATCTTTATTTGAGTTGCAACTAATTTTACAAGATGAATTAAATCGGTTGAACAAAGAGTTTAATCAAGTTGTATATTGGACTGATTTTAATGGGGGTGTTAAATGATAAACTTAAAACCGTACACAAAAGAACAACGCTTTGCTCTAGTAGCAACTGCTTTGGTTGATACTTGGGAGAAATTAAGAAAAGAACTAAACGGACCAGCTACCACTGAATTTAACGCTGATACAATGATTTTGAACATTGATAATCAAGGTTGCTTTGTAAATGTTCTCAGACAAAATTACTTGACATGGTACACATTTAGTTTCACGTTCAATAAAGATAACAAATTAGCATTTGCAGTTACTCCTTACGTTAGAAACAACCCTCAATTTAATGAAGTTACACACGGTATCTTCACAGCTCATAGCGATTTTGAGAAATTAGCTTCAGATTTATCGTCTGACTATTTAGCTCCATTTGTAAATAATTTATTGCTTATTTTTAGCGAAGATAACACATGGTTTCAAACTTTTAACCATTTCTTATCGACTTCTTTGCAATTTCTTCCTACTGCTAAACAGTTAGCAAAACGACAACATGCCACAAAAGTAGATGCAAGAAAAGAACTGAGAACAACGTTTCTCCGCATTTCTGATTTCTATAAAACTCTTTTATTACACTCTGTGTTAGTTGATAAATCTTACTCCGTAGAAACTTCAAACGGAAGTTTGGATATAACTGCTAGTGGTTTGTGTTATCAAGTTTCAACTGAGTCAGGTCAATTCTACACTTTCAATATGTATAAAACAGTAGGTGAAAGAGACAAATATAGTTATAATTTAACTAACGATAAAGGTTCTTTAGGTAGATTTACAGATTATGGTATGTTCTATGAAGATGCTGATCACCTATCAGGTTTACTTCCCGGAGAGGATATGTTAGATTTCGTCAAGGAATTTGAGTCCTTGATTACAAAAGTTGGTCTTTGGTCTGCATACACAAGTTTAGGTTATGTGAAATAAAGGAGAGAAAGATGTTCCAAACACTAGACAACAGAACGCAACTAGCGATTATCATTATGGCGACAGAGAAAGTTTATTCTAATTGGGTTGAGAACTACAACCCCTCTCGACCTTTCAAAAGAGATGTTAACGATAAATTTAACCTTTATATCCGACCAGATGAGTTGACTTTCCATTTATGGAGAAGAGGTAGCGACTGTGCCTTTGCAAGCATTCTCATGCAACACCAACCTCAAGGTTATTGCTACATTTCTGTAGAAAATTACTTTAGGGGTATCGCAAAAGATACCCTTGACTTAAACAACCCTCATGCTACCTTTGATGATTATTTAAGGTTAGCAAATAACTTCCCAGAGCAAGCGGTAGATTTAATTGTGAAAGGGTTATTTGAGGGTATGGAGAATATCGGTTTATTGTCTGAGTTTTCTTACTATGTAGGAGTTGCGACTAACTTATTGGATTTGAAAGATTAGATTACATAAGGAGCGGTTGCTCCTTTTCTTTTAGTGGTATCCGACTTGAAAATTCTCGCTTTTTATGTTATAATGTTCCTTACTGAACAGGAAAAGTTCAACAGTTTAGAAAACGATTAGAAAGAAAAATAAGATGAATAACTTAGATATGTCAAAAATCGTCTGGGTGGTTGATTTTAACCACTTAGTACATAAGTATTTCCAAGGAATGCGTGCCAAAGGTGTCACTTTGTCTGCGGAGGTAGAAGTTGAGAGATTAGACTCTATGGGGTCTGCTTATACAGAAACAGTTGTAGTAGATACTACGGTATTGTCTGCTATGTTGAAATTCTTTGCGAACCGACTTTCAGGAGCAGGATATAACCCTATGGTGGTTTGTGCTGACTCTAAGATTTGGTCTCGCAAAGAGTATATGAAAGATTTATTGAAACGTGAGGGTAAAGGTGGAACTTATAAATCAGGTCGTCCGAAGTTAGCACCAGATTGGTGGAATTCTGCAGACTTGTGTTTGCGACTCCTTAAAAAGATAGGGGTATGTGTTTTAAAGAAAGACAACTACGAAGCCGATGACTTGATTGCAGAAGCAGTAAGAGTTGCTAAACTTCAGTACCCAAATAACCCAATCTGTGTATTGACCGGAGATTTGGATATGGTTCCTTTAGTAGATGAGCAGGTGTCTGTTTATATGTACCCAGCAACCCAAACCTACGCAGAACAAGGGTATCCCGAACTCAACAACTACGAACAAATCACTCCTCGCACTTACAAGCGTATGTTAGAGCGTAAGTCTTCTGTTAAGAAGTTAGGTGGATTCGCTGACTACAACACTTTGTTAGCGACTAAGATTATCCGTGGAGATAGTTCTGATAAAATTCCTTGTATGAAAGGTTTTTATAGAAAGCCAAAACGCTTGGTTGATTTACTACAAAAAGTAGCAGAGGAAGAGAACTTCAAGGAGTTCCGCTATGAACCTTGTGAGGTTTTCTATGAGTACAAACCAACAGGCAAGCGGTATCCAACACTTCCGTACAAGCGCCAAGTGGATAGATACACTTTACCTAATCTAGCAGAAGTACCTTTTTCAACTGAGGGTTTGTCTCCTTTGTTTATAGCAAAAGATTGGTTTGTAAAGATTGAAGAACCGACTGAAAAGGTTGAACAGATGGTTTCAGTTTTGATGAAACATGGTTTGACTGAGGAAGAAGGAGAGCAGTTTAAGGATAGATATAGAGCTATGAACTTAAATGGAGCTTTCTTGGAGATGCGCGATCCAAAACTCCGAAGAAAACCGTATCGTCTGTTAGAGCCTTTAGAATATGGTGCTGATTATGTCATTCCACCGTTGGATTTAGCTTTACTCAATGTTGAAGCTCTCAAGTTCCAAATCCACATTTAGAGAGGGGATTGATTGATGAAGTACACTTTGATTTTCTCTCCTATGGAGGGTGACGAAGAAGGTTTTGATTTTACGGTTGTAGATCGAGTAGCTTTTGGTACTTATGATAAGTTACGAGATAAAGGTTTTCCTATTGATGAATTGAAAGAGAATACAGTCCTTGTAGCAGTATATCCTAATATTGGTAGTCGATTTGATGGGGTTCGTGGAATGTTCACAAAGGAGTTAAGTTGATTGTATGGTGCATTTAAAAGTGTTTGAAGCCTTTGCTGGGGTTGGTAGTCAACACATGGCTTTGAGGAACTTAGGTATTGATTATGAGGTTGCAAGGGTATCCGAAATCGACAAATTCGCTCATCAGTCCTACGAAGCTATTCACGGAGAGACTAAGAATTTTGGAGATATTTCAAAGTTACAACCTGAGGACTTACCTGACTTTGACTTGTTTACATATTCTTTTCCTTGTACGGACTTGAGTTCTGCAGGAAAACAACGTGGGTTTGAGAAGGGTTCAGGTACGTCCTCATCCCTTTTGTGGGAGTGTCAGCGATTGATTGAGGGTAAGAAACCAAAGGCTTTGTTACTAGAGAATGTAAAGGCTCTAAACAGTGCTAAGTTTCGAGACGGGTTTCACTCTTAGCTCTCATTTTTAAGAGGTTTAGGCTACACGAATTACTACGGAGTCCTTAATGCAAAAGACTTTGGACTCCCTCAGAACAGAGAACGTATTTTCGTAGTTTCTATTTTAGGGAAACACAAACCGTATCGTTTTCCGAACGGTTTTGATGATGGTTCAACTATGGCTCCCTTGTTAGGTAGTGAATTAGATACAAAGAAGTGGCACAAGCAGTATAACATTGACCGCTTTACTTATGAGTTAAGAGATAAGGGTATCGTGCATTACCTTGGTCGCTTTAACGTTCCAGTTGATTACAAAATCGACAAATTGAAAGAGCAAGGTTTGGAAGACATAGACCCTTCAAACATTAAAGAGTCGATTGGAATGCGAACTCAGTGCCTTTTTCCGACAGGAAAAGCAAGCTGCATGTTAGCTTCGGACTATAAGTACCCTAAAACCGTAGTTGAGGGTATAGGTTGTGAAGTTCCGTCTAAATTGTACCCTTCAGATGCAAGTGACCCTCTAGCTCGTCCATTTGTGGAATATGAGCGAGGTTTGTCTTCTACACGAGAACAGTTAGCAAAAGACTCAAATGTATTGTGGTTGTCTGAGAAGATTGCAAACAAACCTCAAGGCTTGTTTAATTTAGCTTTGATGTTGTCTGATAATCAGACAGAAGAACAGAAACCTTTGAATGGTTTCTATTCCATGCGGTATCTGACTCCCGGCGAATGTTGGAAATTCATGGGATTTTCATATGAAGACTATCAAAAAGTAAAAGCGGTTGGTTTATCTGATTTGCAACTTTATAAACAAGCAGGGAATTCGATTGCAGTTCCTTGTTTAGAAGTATTATTTAAAGAGGTTTGGAACAGTTTAGACGATTAAATTTAGAAATAAGATAGAAAGTACAGAATAGGTATTCATTTTGACTTTAAAACGAGATTTTCAGTTATTAGCACAAGGGAGCTTGAGTGCAGAGGTGCTTCAACAGAAGCGACTTCAGTATAATCGAAATGAACTGTTAGATGTATTTGATAGTTTAGTTCCAACTAAATTGTTATGGAAGAGAGTTGAGTTAGCTTCTGGAGTTAAGGTTCGTTTAGTGGACGTGTTGTTTAATTTAGTGCAACCAGATTTAGAAGATGGTGTTGTACTTCCAGTAGGATATCAACAATCGATGTCTATTTTCACAAATGCTATTGTTTCTAGTGGGTTAGATGCTCAAAGTTTGCGAGTGGTTTTTCTTTCTTTGTTAGATTACATCGAGTTGTATTTTGGAACAAGGTATACAAATGCAAAAAAGATTAAGCAATACCAAAAAAGTAAAGCTTTGGTTGAAGGTCATGAGGCAGTTGCAAATCTAAGAGTAGGGGAGATTATAGGGTATCCTCAAAACTTACCGGATGTACAATCTAGTCTATGAGATTAAATTGAGAGAGTGGTAAACACTCTCTTTTTGCATTTAAGGGGTTCTATTCGTTCTCTATAGGGTTTTTATAACCTTGAGGTATAAATTTATCTAACACAAAATTGAATGAGCGTACAGAGGTAATTAGAGCCTTTAAAATGCTTATCACGAATTGTAAACTTTTTAAAAATTTCTCATGATAAATTCTTGCATTAAAGACCTATTTGTGGTACACTATATTTACTTAAAAGAGATCACAAGTTAAATGTTTCATGCGTTGATAAGGTTTGTGAAATTTTAAATCAAGGTTTACCAGAGTTATTGAAATATTTGTTTAGTTGTTATGGACTTGACTATAGAAAGGATTAAAAATGTTAGCAGATAAAGAATTTTGCCATTTGAGATTGGGTTTGGACACGCTTATTCAAGACTTTCTAAGTAGTAAGGTTTTGAATAAACATTTACCAAAAATGAAGTTAACTGGTGACGGTAAGATAATTGGTTCTATTTATAATGACCCAGTTAGAATGAATCCTACTCTCCATTTACGTTTTTACAATCGAAGTAAACGGATGACTTTCCAGTTGGTTGTTACAAATTACTTAGATGTTTTAACTGCACCAACTGAACCTTATATTGTTTATGTAGAAGCAAATCGTTACGATTCAAGTGGTGAGATTATTGAGGTCAACCACTTTGAAGTTTCTTCGAATGGAAGACTTGAAGACTTAGTTGGTTTGTTGGATTTTATGAAGTACAACTACTTGGAGAAAACCCTTTTGCGGTATCTACATGAATTATACCCAAGTTTGAAGGAAATGTGAGGTTTATAGTTTGATTAAAAGACAATCCAAAGAAGAAAAACTAGCTAGAATAGCTGACAGATTACTGCGGTTGTATTTTCAACTTTCTCTAAGTTTTCAAAAAAGAAAACCCTTTGAAATACCATTCAAGCTAAAAGAGTTTGAAAACTATAACGGTTTGATAGAGTTCAGTAGAACTGAAACCGCAATAACTTTCGGTATCACTTTAATAACTTCAACTGGTGCTTCTTTACATCGCTTTGAAGTTACTCATAGTTTAGAGACTCCAGAGAATCCAATTAGTTATTGTGCCTTCACAAGTTTACCTTATAGTAGAGGTCAAGTTTTAGAAGATTTAAAAGTGAGTTTTACAACTCAAATTCCATTTGAGACTTATATTCAAGAGATGGTCGTAACAAGTTGCAAACGAGATAATTTACTGACTCCTTTAGTTGTTTGTTTGGAAAGAGCAAGTAATTTAATGGAATTAGAGAAGAATTTTAGTGATTGAGAGGTATTGTTTATGGTAGCAAAACAAGAGAAACAAGAAGTATGTATTAGGAGTTTAGAGAAGTTGGCTGTTTATGTTCGTAAACTGCGGAATTTTGAGTTTAAAAGAAACTATATTGGTTCTCCCCAGTATGAACTTGTATTGAATGTAACTTCTACACATTCATTAAACGTTATACTTACTGAGCCACATAAAGGAAACAATGAGTCTGGGGAGATAAGTGTTGAAGTTGTAAGTAACACTTCTAATCTTATTCAACATCGCATTTGGTTAGCTATTGAACCTTCAGCTAACTCAGATACTTATTTTGGTTATAGTAGTCCTTTCTTTAGAGGAAAACCTAAAGAGTGGGAAAGAGTAGGTTCTATGTCTAGTGATATTTCAGCTTTATTTGCACCTAGACTCATTACCGAGGGTATCCAATCTAATGCAGTTTTAAACGTGTTTTATTTAGGTTTACCAGAGTTTTTGAATAAAGTTAAGAAACTTCCTGATTTAAGGTTTGAATAAGATAAAGGTCACGATTTAAGTAAATGAGGTTTAAAATATGTCTTATAAAGATAGAACACAATTAGTAGAAGTTTTGGATAATATGATTAGAGGTTTACACATTCAATCGACTGTGTTTCCGGAAGTTCCTCCTATGGTTGAGGTAAATGATCGTTTAACTTTTGGATGGGGTATCACTGAGAATTATACAAATTTATCTATTTCTTTTACTCTATACACGCGTAAACGTTGGAAACAACATTGTAGTTTAATTATTGGTTTACAAATGATTGAAACTGGGGATTTGTTGTATAGTTTTAAAGCGTTTAAGTATGATGTAGGTGGGAGAAGTTCTAGTGTTGTAGATGTTACATCCATAAACTATACGAAAGAGTTTAGTCGTTCTGATATTGTAGAAATAGTTAACTCTTTAACTGATGAGCAGGTTTTAGCTTACTTAGAAGGTTTGCAGTACATGAAGTTTATGTAACTGTTTAGTTAGTTGATTAAATAAAATGAGGTTGACATTATGGGTGTTCGAGTTTCAAGAGCAGAAAAGTTAGTGTCTAGGGTTAGAAAGAAAAACCAAGTTTTGGCTTTCGTATTAGGTTTAAGGCTTGTTCAAGAGTATTGTTAAAAGGGAAGAGGTATAAGTAATATGATAAGACTAGCAAACAAACAGACAACAGAACTTTGGTACTATTTATATCAAGGATTTAAGCTACTTGTAGGTGGTGCTGAAATTCAACCTACAAGTTTGGTATCCCAAGTCTCACCACGGTACAAAACTCAAATTCTACTAAAAGATTCTGTGTTTAGATTGAGACTTTTGAAAAACACGATTGAGACAAACTTAGACACCGACTTGATTCATGAAATACTGATTTATTTCGACAAAGAATTGGATAGAGGTGCTTTTGAAAGTGTTTCATGTAATCCTAAAACGGGAAAACGAAATCGTGTTTCAAGTGAGTATTATCTCCCCAACTTACTTGATTATGATTTAAACCATATTTTAACTTCTCTGGTTGAAAATGTAGCTACACTTAAACAAGTAGAGTGTTTAAACTTAGGTGTACGTTACTCAGGTTTAGGTTTTGATATAGTTGAGGAAATACGATATGAATAAAATTAAACATCCTCAAAGAGAAGTGCTTTGGCGGTATTTGATGAATGCTTGTGAGTTGTTATTTGCTGATAAAGACTTTGAGTCTTGCCAAAAGGTCGTTGAAGTTTCTTTTAAGTACAGTTGTTCTGTTGAACTATCAAAACAACACCTCCACTTGCAGTTGTTGAAATACAATTCAGAAACGAAGGTTAAATCAGACTTAATTCATGAGCTTGAAATTCGTGTAAATCGAGCAGAAGGTAGATTATTCTTTAAAGGGTTTAATACTCAAGTTAAAGGTAAATGTACAGGGGGAGTATCTACCGAAATTTTCGTTTCTGAATTGACTTCTTCCCAACTTGCTCAAATACTAGCAGAGTTGGTAAATCATATACCGACCCTTGAACAAGTTGCACGTTTCAATTTAGGATTGAACCAATTTATGTGGAGCGAAGAGTTTTTTGTAGCAACAGTAGGTAGGGAGTAGGTACATTATGAGCAAATACAAAGGACTAAAAAGAGACCAACTCGAAGAGTTGGTAGTAGAAAAGCTAAATTTCTTATTGAAATATTTAGATGGTCAGTCTTCTTATCCTATGGGTAAATTTCCCACCGGTATCCCCTCTCCGCGCGGAGGAGAATACCTCATTTGGGTCGGTTGTTCTAAAGGAACAATTTCCTTTACCTTGCAAGACACTAACGGTATTGACTACCACAACATCAAGATTGATAAGTTTGGCGGTAGCAGACAAGTAGTAGAGCTTGCAAGTCGTCCGTTTAAGGAAACTGGGGAAATTTGGTTTGGCAAGTCTCTTAGTTTGCGTTGTGATTGGGCTGATTTACAACAAAACCCAACTATGTTCACAAAACAGTTGGTTCCTTACATTCGTAAGAAAGACCAAGTTTTAGCGTATTGGTTGGGGATGACGGCAGTTCAAGATTATTGTTAGAAAGGTATTTAGCATGGAACAATTATTTAAAAATAAAGAAAGACAAGCTCTGTTAGAAGAATTGGTTACGGTTTGTCAATCTATGGCGAAACATGGTTTACCTGATGATATTCTAAGGAATGTAAAAGGTTCAGCTTGATTGGGTTTAACGTATCGTACTTCACAGAGTGAAAATACTTTGTATATAGATTTGATTACATTCGATACTTTAGCACTTCAATCTTTTGTAATTCAAGTTTACATTAAAGAAAATGCTCCTTGGGTGCATCTGTACTATGTAGACAAAACTAAAACGAGCCGAAAAGTAGATATACCTTTGAGCGGAGTCAAAACAAGTTTGGTCGATTTAATTCTCGGTATCTCAAGTCAAAGCCGCGTAGTGGCTTTTAGAGATGCGTTGTATCTTAATTTGAGAAGTTTTGTTTATTGGGAAAACTAGATAGAATGGTGGTTTCTAATGTTTAAAGGTTCAAGAGGGGTTCGTCTCCTATATAAAAAGAGAGATTGTGGTTATGACTATATTCAACCAGTGATTTTACCAAGTGGTGAGAAAGTTTTGGTTTATGGGAACACTTTGGAAGGTTGTCCTATAGCTACAGTTGCTGAAGTGGAGTTAAAACGTGCGAGTGACTTAGTTTATGCTCAAAATAGGCTTGTAGAGATTGAGGGGTATCAACCTATGCATGTTGTTCCTAATTGGGAAATTTTATTGGGTTATGCTGAATTATTTGAAGATTAGAAAGTAGGAAAACAAATGACAACAAGAGGAATTAGATTAAAGTATAAAGATGATTACATCCAAGCGGTCATTCTCCCAGACGGTCGCAAATTGGTAATTACAGGTAGCACTTACGGTATGGGCGCTCCTTTGTCACCTTTGTCTGAGATTGGAGTAGCTAAGAAGTCTGACTTGAAGTGGGTCGTAAATGACTTACTCAACTATGGGTTTCAGGAAGTTGACGGTTCTCGCTTTTATGATGAACTGAGAGCTTTCAATTCAACAATGCCTTGGGATTAAGTCTTAGAAAGTAGGTAAATATATGAACAACATTCAATTTCGTTTTGAAACTTCTTATGGTTATGATTTCGTCCAATTTGTGATTTTGGATGACGGTCGTAAGTTCGCAATTACTGGGCAAATAGGAGTCGGTTTTGCTATTTCTCCTAGATACACAATCTATGTGAAGAAGAAGTCTGAATTGAAAGAGTTTTTGGATAAAGCTATTAAATTTGACGGTTATATCTTGAAAGATAACTACAACGATAGATTAGAACTTCAAACCTACGAAAATCATGTTTTTCGTTTTGGTGCTAATTAAAAATTCGGAGGGTATCCCTATGCACAATTTCGCTTTATATAATCCAAGTAATGATTTATATGTGTCTTATGTAGCTTTCAATCGTAAAACTAAAAGCTATGATATTGAGTTTACACGTGACTTACACTCTATTCGATTTTGGAAGATGAAGTCTAGTGCAGAAGGACAAGCACAGAGAATTTTCGATTGGAATCGGAATTTGGCGCTTGAAGTGAGAGAAATTCGATAGGTTTCTCTTGACAAACAATCGAATTTTTGCTAGAATATTAATAATGAGTAATTAGTTCTAACGAGCGTTGGGGAATATCACTCCGTTCGGTTTATATTTCCCTCAATAGAGAACTTCAACTTCGGTTGAGGTTCTTTTGGTAAGTAAACTTAGCTTACTAGGTCTATACCCAAAGGTGGTTGTAGGTCTGCCTAAACTAAGTTTGGTTTATTCTATTCTATTTTATTCTATTTACACTAAACCTTAGTTTAAAAATAACATTTTTAAATTAAGGAGGAATTATCATGGATAATTCACAACAGTACACACTAAGTCGAGTTTCGACTGAGGTTTCTTTAAAGGATCGTTATTACAGAGGCTCTAAACCTCAAAGTGACGTTTTCTTCCCTAACGTAGTTCAACCTACTTACTTTTTGGACTATGATGATCGTTATTATTACGCTTCGAATTATAGCTCTTTCGGTCTCTTTGGTTCATTGATTTCTTTTGATTTACCCCAAGGGGAGTTTAAGCAGAGACTTAGGTTTTATGTATCTGACGGTAGCTCTGGGTTTAATTTAGCTGAAGTTTATAAAACGAAAGTTAAACCTTTAAGTTCAATTCAGGCTTTTGTATTTTATACTTTAAATGCCTTACGTTATTTCCTTTCACCGTTTGTTGAAATGTGTAGATTTGTGGCTCGTTTATTAGACTTACAAGCTCTTATAGTTTTAGCATTGCTGGTAATTTGTGGCTCGCTCGTACATAACCTTATTGGAGACATACCTTATGTAGATTACACTTTGTACACTTTAATGGGTATCGAAGTCGGTTTAGCTCTTTTAAATAAAAATCATTGGGTTGATGCTATTTATCGTTTTCGTTATTATTTAGAGAGAAGGTCAACTGTCTTTTACGAACGTGCTTTATCTTTGGGTGAAGCACTAAACGGAAATCCGATGCCAAGTGGTATGGTTACAACTGGTTTAAACACTTCATACGAGAAATTGAGTTTGTTAAGTATTGTAAGCTTAGAATATGATTTGTTTAGATGGCTTCAACTTAAAGATGATACTCGCAACCTTACTCGTAGAGAGATTGCAGAACTCTTTTCTGATTTAGAAAGCGGTTTAGACAAACTAGACTTATCGAACTGGGGTATTGTTGAGCGCATTTTGGAGCGCCATGTTCATGGAAAAGACGCTTTTATTGTTCCTGAGTTAGTAACTTCGTGGGGTATTGATAGAGAAAAAGAACCAGAGTTATTTTTATCGTGCGTAACTAATTTAAGAACTTTAGCTGGTTATAAAGACATTCCGTTTAAGGTTGATAAACTCAAGGATAAATAAATAGTAAAGGTGTTTTAAGTTGAAGTACAGAACAAAACATATCTCAGCGAAGTCTTCAGACCGGCTAGCAGAATACTTAGATGAAGCTCTTCAAGACATTCAAGATAGGGGTGGTATCCCAGATTTATCGAGTTTGTCTGTGGTTTATACACCTAATCGTTTTGAAGGTGAGCAAGGTTATATAAACGCTTATATAGTTTACAGATTAGAAGATTAAAAAGAAGTCTTGATTGTTGAGGTTTTACTTGACAAACAAGACTTCTTTTGATATACTAAATACAAGAAAATTTTGAGGTGCAATACATGTTAGAAACAAACCGAACAAATGCAAATAATTTTGTCATTTCACAAGCTTTATCTGAAGCAGTTGCCTATACTCTTGGGATTGAAGGTTTAACTTTACTTCGAACTGATGTTGGTGGGTTGGGTGATAATAATCAAGTTTATTATTTCTCACACAGTATTCTGGATCAACTCTCAGTTAAATCTAGTGATAAGACTTTGTTTGATGTTAAACTAATCTTTTTACGACGTGAAGATTTAAACATTGAAGAGACTTGGAACGGTGAACCTCTATATCTTTACGGGACTGAGCATTACGTTCTTTCTCAAGTTTATGTAGATAATCAAGTGGCTGCAAATTCTTTCTTCGATAGTTTATATAAGAGCGTAGAACATGAGGTTCTTGCTGAGTTTTATATTTATGATAACGTACTTTATTTGAGTTACGAAGCACTTTTAGCAGCTTATCAACAATGATACTAGATTGCTCTCTTAATTAACTAGGGACGAAGTACCTCTAAAACCTCTCAGTTTGCCCCAGATTTGATTTTAAACTTACGTTTGATATTTTATACGGTTTAAATTTAAAATGAAGCAGAGAGTGTTTTAGAGGTTTTTATTTAGAAGGGAATTTATGACTAAGAAAATTATAGCAATTTGGGCGCAAGACACTGAGGGTATCATAGGTAAAAACAACCACCTTCCTTGGCACCTACCAAAAGACCTTGAGCATTTCAAAGAAACTACGTTGAACCAAGCTATTTTGATGGGTAGAGTTACTTTTGAGGGAATGAATCAACGGCTTCTTCCCAATAGAGAAACGTTGATTTTAACTACTCAGTTGGGCTACCAAGTAGATGGAGCAGTTGTTGTAACCAGTGTAGAAGAAGTCTTGAATTGGTACGAAAATCAAGACAAAACTCTTTACATTGTAGGTGGAAACCAAGTTTATAAGTTGTTTGAACCTTATGTTGATGAATTGTTTGTTACACAAGTTCAAGCTGAAGTAGTGGGTGATACTTATTTCCCTAGAGATTTTGACTTCTCTAGGTTTTCTTTAGTAAGTAGTGAAGATTATGAGAAAGATGAACAAAGTGAGTTTGAGTTTACGATTGAACATTGTGTGAGGGTGTGATTATGAGAGTTGGTTCCTACATTGAAATAAAGTACAAGACTAAAGGTGGCGAAATTTTTTATTCAATACAAGAAGTTCTTCAATTTGGGTATAGCGAGCGTTATGGTTGTGAGGTTGTAGTAGTCGATAAAGACTCCCCTATGTACTTTGGGTATCCATCGGGTGAGTTGTTACTTTCCTTGAACTTCGAGTCGCAAATTGTAAAAGCAAAAGTCACTTCTTGGACTGATCCATACAAAGAACTTTATGGAGAATATTACTGAAAACTAGGAAACCTCTTGACTTTCAAGGGGTTTTGTGCTATAATAAAACAAAATTTGATAGGTGGTTTAGATAATAGATGACTAAGAAATATGTTGAGAATGAGATTTTGAAACACCCAAGTCGATACAATGAGAATAAGGTTGAAGCTTGGGATTTTACAACTTTCTCTTTATTACCTCACACGATTGGTACTGTAGTTGAATATGTGATTCGCTATAAACATAAAGGCGGTATCCAAGATTTGGAGAAAGCCAAACGTTGGTTGAAAAAGGCTAAACAGTCTTATAAATACCTCGCTCTCTGCGCACCTAACTTGACTGTCTCTGAATATTTGGAGTTAGTTCCAGAAGTTAACACTAAGAACTTCGCAGACTTGTCTGAGGAGCAGTTGGGTATCCTCAGAACGGCTCAAACTTTAACAATGAGTTTAGATAATGAGCGTATTTTCAAAGAGTGTATTGCTATTATTGATAAATACTTAACTTTACTGATTGATATGGAGAAAGAGGTACTTTGATGTTTTTAGCTTTTATTCAATATTTAGTTGCTCTTGTTTACTGCATGCATGGCTTTGCTCTAGCTTTCAGTTTACTTGTTCGGAGAGATATTTTGCCTGAATTAGGTTTAAGTGTGCGTTCAGTTTCACTTTGGTTACTTACCTTTGTTCTTTACACAGCCTTACTTACTTTTATCATTTTATTTGTAAGTCAAATCGGTGTATCAAATTTGGTTTTCTTTCTTACCTTGAATGGAACTATGTTTCTATTTATGATTTTGTTGGATGGTTGGTTATTGTGTAGAAAGGTTCCTTAACATGCTTCAAGTTTTATCCAGCGGTATCGTCATTTTGTACCTAACTCATTTTTTTGTTTTAGGATTTGTATATGCAATTCCACATTTGCAAACTAAGTTTAAGGTTTCTTCAAAAGATGTGTTTAATGCTATTCTTGTTACTATTCTTTACACACTCAGTTTAGTTGCATTATTTTGTGTAGTGAAAGAGTTAGGAATATCAGAGTCTAAGTTGCTTTATACATTTGATAGCTTACTGTGGTTTTATTTAGTTTGTTTGTATGGTTATTTCATGTTGAGAGAGGAGAAGAAATGAACGTTTCAGAATTGATTGCTTATTTATCACAATTTCCACCAACAAGTTCTGTAGAAGTAAAGATTTCAGGATTTGACGATTCTGAGGATGATCGTCTGAATTTATTTGGGATGGTAAACGGAGCCATAAAAACAGAGGTTGGGTATCCTCAACTGATTGCAGAGTTCGACACTGCAGAGCCTTATGATTGGGGTGATTAAGTTATGTTATCATGGTTTTTGTTACTGAGAGCTATCCATTTAACGATTGTCGCTTTTGTCTACTTTGTATGTTTTGCATTTGCACTTTATCCAGATACCAAAAGTTACTTTTGTTACTTTAGTAAAGTTCGATTTACTCTAAAAACTCTGTTAGCAGTATTTTACTATGTGGTGTTCTTTGAATTTCAGTCCATAACTGAACTCTCTAATTCCCATATTTGGGTATCCACTTTGCTGATTTTGTTCGACATTGCTGAGATGTGGTCTAGGAGTTATAGAACTTATGGTTTTAAAGAACTTAAGAAAACTGTAGGTAAAGCAGCTTACTTTTTCATTTGATATAGAAAGTTGGTATTTTGTTTATGGTTCATGGTTTAAAGATTGCTCCTAACTACTTTGAGAAAGTAGTCACTAAAGAAAAATCTTTCGAGGTGCGTTACAACGATAGAAACTTTCAAGTTGGAGATATTTTAAAGTTGATGGAATATACGGAGGGTTCTTACACAGGACGTTCTGTTTATGTTAAAGTAACATATATTCTTCGAGATTTTGAAGGTCTGCAACCAAATTTTGTAGTTCTCTCTATTGAGTTGATTTAAAGAGGGATTAAGTATGAATTTCAACCCAGAATTAAATATTATTTTTAATTTAGGTTTACTCATTGGTTTTGCTAGTCTTTGGATTTTCCACGTGCTATATTTTTGGGTTCCTCTCTTTGTTCCCTCACTTCGTAGTAGTATTAAATTGAAAGACAGTGACTTGAATGCAATTTCAAATTTCACAATGGAAGTTGGTGTCGGTTTGGTTATTGGTTTGGGTGTGATTTCTTCGCTTTCGTCTAACTGGTCTGACGCGGTTGGTTACATCTACGCACTTGTTTCCATTTTAGCTTTCTGTATAATTTGGAGATACGTTAAAACACATGAGGTAGAAAATGGCTAAGAAAAAGAAATATTACGCAGTTCGAAACACTAATCAAATATTTGAAGATTGGTCTGATTGCGAAAGAGTTGTAAAAGGAACTAAAGGTGTCGAATTTAAAAGTTTTCCAACCAAAGAACAAGCAGAAGCTTATTTAAGAGGGGAAGAACCTGTATTATCCACAAAGAAAACCTCTGAGACTGTTCCCTATACCTCAGAAAGTGGAATTAAAGGTACTATCCGTATGGCAGAAGACTCAGACCCACTCCTTTGGGGTATCGAGGGTTTTCTTTATTCGATTGACGGTTCTTTCAATACACAAACTCAAACTTACGGTGGTGCTTTTGCAGTTTATGAAAATGGAGTTTTATTGGATGCTCAAGCAGTTGCAAATAACAAACCAAACTTTGTAGCTTCAAGAAATGTAGCAGGTGAAGTTTGTGGTTTCGGTCTTGCACTAGATGATGCAATTTCACGTGGTTTAACTAAACTGACTGTAGTTTGTGACTACGAGGGTATCTTCCGATGGACTGCTCCTAAGTCTGTAAAGGTCAATGAACAAGCTTGTTGGGGTACGTCTTTGAAGAAACCAGTTGGGAAATACCATGCTTATATCTTGCAAAGAGCAAAAGAAAATGGTATTGAAGAGGTTGATTTTATTTGGGTTAGGGGTCACCGCGGATTGAAGATTAACCAAACAGTCGATAAACTGGCGAAGAAAATTGTCGGATTGAAATAAAGGAGGGTATGATTTATGAAGTTTGAACCATTTGAGTTAAAAATAGGTCGCAGAACCTACACGATTACAGAAAGCGATAAAGTGTTATTTAATGGAGCCTGTTATTTGTTAGTAAGTCAACAATATCAAAGCGGTTGGCAAAAGATTTCTCCACAATTATCGAAAGCTAAAGCGGAGAAATACATTAAGAAAGGGTATCTTAAGTTTAATTACAAAACTAATCTATCGGGAGCTTCTATGTATTATTACAAATTCACAGGCAATCCCGAAGAGTAAAATATAGTTTAGAAGAGAGGTTTTACCTCTCTTTTTATTGACAAATTTTCTCTATTTTGGTATAATAAGAAAAATGAATAATTTGAGAGGTTTAAAAATGGATTTAAGTTACTTGAAAGATGAAGGTTATAACTTAGCGCTACTAGGTTCATTTCTAAGTGAAACGATTACAGAACCTTTCTCTGTTTCGGCACAGTTATATGATGAGGAATTTAGGGAAGGTTTCAAACAAGTAGAGTCTCGCATGACTCGTTATCAAGTTATGTACTTAGCTTTGAGTGAGTTTAATACTCTGTATTTAACCACTTCAACTGAAGATGCAGTAGCTTACATTCCTGTTACCAATATTTACGATTATTCTTTTCCTCGTGATGGAAAAATCCGTAAGGAAATGGATCGCATTGCAAGACAATACTCTAGGGAACTAAAACACTTTGCTTTTAATCATACTCATAAATTTATTGCAGCTATGATTTCCGGTGAGTTTGAAGAAGTTGCAGTTGTTTTTGCGAAAGAGAACAAAGGTAAGTAAATTAGGTTTAAACTATTCAAAACCAAAGAAGAACGCGATTTAGCGTTCGTTTCGAAATTGTGGGAATGCCCTAAAAATGTAGCACTTTTGAGAGAAGTTTTAGCACAGTACCAAAGTCCGTTTGAATTAACTGCACATTTGACGGATACAAGTCTTATGCAAAGTTTTCGTTATGTTCGATACGGACACAAATATCAAATATTGTACTTGGTTGTTGACTATGAAGGTCAGCTAAAACTTTCCACAACCTTCATTGGGTATCCTTCTTGGTTCCCAATTTCCGTTATTTTCTCAGAATATTTTCCCAGAGAAGGTACTCTCAGAAAAAGAATGAATATGTTAGCAGCACGATATTTAGTGGAGTTTAACGATGTATTAAGCGTAGTTTCCCCTTTAAGGTTAAAGATTTCCCACACTTACTTTGGTGACGTGTTTTTGACTTTTGATTACAAAGAAGATTGAGGTAAACAGTATGACTACTCTATTTCAAGACTACTTAGGACATAATTTACTGGACATCGTAGCTCATTCAACTGTCTTTGAAGATTACGTTTTAACAAAGCAAGAAGTCCAACAATGTGTAAATACTCATTTTGAGCCATTTCCTTTTGGTTACAAAACCCGAAAAGAACTTCTAAACCTTTATGAAGCGTGGGTTTTTGTACATCTCTTTAGTTCTTCTGATGTGAGCATAACTGCTATTGAGGACTTACATGAATTGATTTCAAACGGAGTTACTGACAAACCTCAACTAGAAGGTCATTTCCGTTCTGAGGATTTCCCAGTAAACATAAGTGGTACAACTTATCAACCACCTTCGGTATCCCGAAAAGAAGCGCAAGCTGAGTTCAATAGAACTTTCAACTTGTTAAAAGAGACTTTGAGTTCTGATTATATTGACCGTTACGTTAAAGTGGAACAAATTTTGATGTTTTACGTTTACCTCATGCGCAGACAGTTTTTCCACGATTGTAACAAAAGAACTGCTACTTTGTTTGTTAATTTGTTGTTTAATCACTACGATTTAAACTGTTTCTTGTGGTTTCCAACTTTAGAAGAATTAGACAAAGTTCTAAGTAGGTTGAAATTGTGCTATGAAATCGGAGATTTCGGTACGGATAGTGCTTTTGTTGATTACATCAGCTCACAATTTCTTGTAGAATTAAGTGCATAAACCTTTGACTTTCAAGGGTTTTTGTGTCAAAATTAAGTTATAATTTTGACAGAAATGGAGTTTTATTTTGCGATTAGAACACGGTGATTGTTTAGACTTAATGCCTACTGTTGAAGAACATAGTGTAGATTTAATCTTGTGCGACTTGCCTTACGGTACCTCTGCTTGCAGTTGGGACTCTGTTATTCCTATGGATAAACTTTGGGAGCAATATAATCGAATATTAAAACCGACGGGAACTGTAGTTTTATTTGGTAGTGAACCGTTTTCAAGTATTGTTCGCTGCAGTAACTTAGCTATGTATAAGTATGATTGGAAATGGGTAAAACCTAGAGGTGCTAACTTTTTAAATGTAAAGTACCAACCAAGTAAAAATTATGAAGATATTATGGTTTTTAGTAATTGTGCTGCAAGTTACAGTAAGAAAGGGAATAATATGGAGTACAACCCTATTATGACTGAGGGTACTCCTTATGTAAGTAAATCAGGGAAGCAGAAACAGGATAAGAATAACTCTACGGTTCGGTCTAAGATTGAGTCTGTAACAACAGTTAACACAGGCAAGCGGTATCCTAAAGCTTTGATTGATTTCAAACCTGACAGTAAGAAGTTACATCCTACACAAAAACCAGTAGCTTTACTAGAATACTTAATCAAGACTTACACTAGTAAAGGTGCTTTGGTACTTGATAATTGTATGGGTTCAGGCTCTACGGGAGTTGCATGTAAGCAATTAGGTAGAAGTTTTATTGGTATGGAACTCAATGAGGACTACTTTAAACTCGCAAAAGAAAGGATTGAAGGTACATTGGTTCCTTTGAGTGTTTTAGGTGATGATTAGTAAATTGGACTTACGCAAAGGAGATTGCTTAGAGTTAATGAAAACACTTGACGCTAAGAGCGTAGATTTAATCTTATGTGACTTACCTTACGGAACAACAAGAAACAAGTGGGATAGTGTTCTTGATTTGGAGTTACTATGGAAGCAATATAACCGAATCATAAAAGACCGTGGGGTTATTTTGTTATTTGCTCAAACTCCTTTTGACAAGGTTTTAGGGGTATCAAACCTCAAAGACCTCAGATATGAGATTATTTGGCAAAAAACTGCACCCACAGGCTTTCTAAATGCAAAGAAAATGCCTATGAAGGCTCACGAAAATATCTTGGTCTTTTACAAGAAGTTGCCAACATATAACCCTCAAATGACACAAGGTCATCCTCGTAAGGTTACAAGCAAGTCTAGTAGGAAGAAGTCTGTAGAAAGACAACAAGGGAAGTCAGAAGTTTTAGCCTCCAATTACAATTCCTATGGAGAAAGTCAAGTAGGTTATGACTCTACAGAGCGGTATCCTCTCAGTGTTCAGATTTTCGCTAAAGATCAACAGAAAGAAAACTACCATCCAACTCAGAAACCTGTTGCCTTGTTAGAATGGTTGATTAAAACCTACACTAATGAAGGTAATTTAGTACTTGATAACTGTATGGGTAGTGGGTCTACTGGGGTTGCTTGTGTAAATTTGAATCGAAACTTTATTGGTATGGAGTTAACTGAGCAGTACTTCAGTATTGCAAAAGAAAGAATAGAGAAAGTAGTACAAGCAAAAGATGAACAAAAGACAGAAAAAGAAGATAGGACTCATTCTTCCCAAGAAGATTAAGAGCTTGGTACGAAGATATTCTACCTTGCACTTGAACCAAGATGAATTAGGTGGAACATTTGATTATGGGTATTCTTTTAATTCTGCGGGTTTCGGAAACGGTTTAGCTCCGTATAGCACTTTGACTGACCAAACTAATACGCAGATTTATAACGAGTGTGCTACTTTGTACGAATATGTGAATCATTTGATAGGTACTTGGTACGGACAATACGAATGTGGTTCCGTAGACAACTGTAGAAACTATCGTATTGTTAAAAGGTTTGAAACTGAGGTTGAATATGTAGACCAAACACAACCTTCGGTATCTTATTTTGTCCACCAAACTGGTTTGGATGACTATTACAACGGTACAATTTATATTCCTTTGAGAAATAAGAAGTTTTTGGCTTATGATTTTAACTGTTAAAGGAGGATAAAATTATGTTTTATGTGATTAGCTTAGAGAAACTGACTGATTTACGTTTAAACTTGTGGTCTCATGATGTACTAGGTGTAGTATCCTCAGAAAATCAAGTTCCCAAAGTTTTGTTTGATTTGACTTTGGAGCATTTTCTACATTATGCTTATAAGATTGACCACGTTGACTTGCTTTCACAATTAACTGAGTCATTTTTAAATCGCAAGGACGAAACTTACTTTAAATACACAGTGGAGTTGGAAAATAAATTTGAAGGTAATTTCTATGTTGAGCTTGTATCAACATTAGATTAAAGTGAGGAAAGTAGGTGTCAAACCTACTTTTTATTTGACAAAACAATCTAATTTTGATATAATAAAGAAAATAAATTAGAAGAGGATTGCTTAATTATGTCAGAAAAACAAGCAAAATATAGTAAACAAGACTTTCAAGTAGGTCAAACTGTCTATATTGAACAAAGTGCTGCTTCGTCAGCCTATATGGTAGATACTGTAGGAAAAATAAAAGAGGAATCAGTTGAAAAAGTAGGAACTACTTATGTAACTACAAGCGCTCAAAATCGGTATCGTTATGAAGACGGTTTGATTGCTGATGCTTATAGTAAAGACTATTGCTTACACTTAACACGTGAACAAGCTGAAATAAGTGCTTTAACAAGAAAACTAAAGAGAACTATTCTAGTTAAAACAAAACTTAGTTTGCTTGAAACTATGACTTTAGATGAACTACAAACAATAGGTTCAATTCTAACAAACTCAGAAGAACGCTTGAACGGAGGAAATTAAATGAAACCAATAGAATTTACTTTAGCACCCACCGTGGTAATTGAAATACCTCAAACACTAGAGGAATTACTTAAAGACTTGGGTGTTTTTACTTACACAGTACAAATCTTAAACTTTGAACGTTTAGAAAAAGTAAGTTCCTATGCTATTCAAAAAGCGCACTTAGAAAAAGAAGATAAAGTTTATATCTTTAACAAAGAGAATTTAGAACTAGCCTATATTCCAAAAGTTGGGGTAGAAGCACTAACTCTTCTACTCAGTATCAAGGGTGTCTCCGTTTTGGAAACTCTCCCAGCGAATCCAGTAATTTAAAGGAGAATAAAATGAAATTAGAAGAAATCAAACAGTACAAAGTAGGTTCAAAAGTTTTTGAAACCAAAAAAGAAGCAGAAGCTTATATAAAAGAACAAGAAATAGAAAAACTTCGTCAAAATAGTTCTCAAGTTGACTTTCCATTAACTCCGATTGTGTATTATGAAAACCTCGTCTCTATAGATGACCGTGGAAACTTACGAATTAAGGCTCGATGGTTTAGTTTAGATGATGCTATAGCTGATATGGAAAACTATGCAGACTTTTTCCGAGAAAAAGGAACTGGTTCTATTAGAAAAGTTACAATCTCTTTATCTGATAATCCGTCTCAAGGTACTGTCTCAGTCCGTAATGAGACAGTGGTGAGAAAGTAGGTAAAAATTAAATGAACAAACGAATTAAAAGAAAATATGCAACAAAAGAAAACAAAAATATGATGGATAGTACCTTGAACTATCTAAAAATGTTAGGTTTAACTCCATTTAATGTGGAGTATCCTAAAGGATATTTTGTATTCGAAAATAAGCACTCTTATGAGATGATGCACTTTCAGTTGAAAGAGCTACCAGAGTTTTTGTTTGGTGTGTGGTATAAAGAAATTAATTTGTATGAGAGTCCTAATGATGAGAAGGTACTTGAAGTTGTTAAATTACCTGTTATCTTTGGGGAACGTCTTTGCATTTTGGACAAGTTTAAACCCTCACGAGCTGAATGGTCTCCTTTGTACAATCAATACATTGATAAAGGTCAAAGTTTTGAGTTAACTGAGTATTTCTCTACTTTACGCTCCTTGAAAGATTTTGTAAAAGCTCCTTGGAACTATATTCCTTTTGAAACAGAGGAAGAGTACAAGAAACTCTTAGAAGATAAACGGTTGGAAGAGAAGTACACTGAAGAAGTTCTACAGGTCTTGTACACAAAAGTAGAAGAAAAGCTGAAAGAGCTAAACATCCCTTGCGGTATCCTCGTACAAGATTCCTATTGGTCTCATAAGAATTTATATGTGTTCTTTGAAGTTGGTACTGATAAAGAAATCATTGAGGAAAAACTCAGTCTATTAGACGACTTTTTGAATTTCGAGTTGGATAAACTTGTAGTTGAAGTTGCAGAATCATTAAACTGTCTTGATTTTATCTCTATTTATAGTAAGGAGTTTTCTTGGCACTCTAACTATTATTGGTTAGCAAGCAAAGAAGAACTTGAAAACTTTAAGTCTATGTCTTTCATGGAACTAAACAAACACTTCAACGACTTGAACTTGAAGGGTTCTAATTTTGTAAGGTTGATTGGAGGATAAAAGATGGAAAAACGCTATGACAGTGAAATCTTTCAGATTTTGCACTATTTCAACAACTACTTAGATACTAAGTCTAAGGTTGAACTTAGAAAAGCAGGAGTTTGGGTATCCTTAATGAAAAAGTCAGTTGATGAACTTGACCTTTTCATTGAGTTTTATGTAGATGTTTTCTACCGCTCGGTTCTATACAGGTTCTTAAATGAACCTGACATTGAATTAACAGGAACACAAGTGTCTTTAATTCAATGTATTCATGCAAAACGTAGGGTTTCTACTTATGAGGACTATGTGAAATTGGCAAATATGTTGTCTGACCTTTATGTACAACTATCAAAAAGTTAAATGTTAGAGGACTACAAGGCCTCTTTTTATTTGACAAAATACGCAAGTTTTGATATAATAAAGAAAATTGATGAGAAAGAAGCAAATGTTATGAACACAGTAACAGTAAAACAATCAGACATTCAAGAGCTTTCATTTTACGCTCAACAAAACCAAATTGACTTCTTTATTGCAGGTTATGGAAAGAACCCTCTAATTGCCTTTTTGGAACAGTACGCAAATCACTTCACATTCAAGACTTATACGATTGGTGGTTTAGAATGTAACAAGAAGTCAGACTTTAAGTCTCCTTACTACAAAGGTTTTTGTACACTTGAAGAATTTCAAGCAGAGCGTCAACTTACTGAAGACCCTAAATTCAGTATAAAGGAAATTGTAGACTTCGAAGATTACTCTTACATGACAAAAGATGAAACAGGTGCTTTTCTTATTGACTACCATGATTTCGGTATCCAAAACTCGCATGAGTTTGCTGAAGTTCACGTTGCGGACTTAGAAAGTCTAATCAGTTTTGCTGAGAGTAGTGGTACTTCTAATTACATAAAACATGAAGATGGTAATTTCGCTTTAAATGTATTGTATGCTTTTGTTTTGGCTTATACACCAAGGGAGTTGCATTTTTGTACACTAACTTCTACTGACAAGTCAACAAGGTTTGCTATTAAAACTTTTTCTCTTATGTCTTTAGCTAAGTTCAAAGAACTATGGTACAAACTAGACCGTAAATATGAATGTGATTGTAAACAAGATTGGGGGCAAAACTGTGACTGTGAAGGTTACGAAGAGGGTTACGATTTAACTTATATTCGCAAGGTTAAATCATTAAAAGATGGTCACACTTTCACCTTTGAAACACCTACGACTACAGAGAAGTACACTCATTGGGTATCCTTACCTTCTGAGTTGTCCTAATTCGTTCTCAGACTGTCCTAATTTGCCCCAGTTTCGTCTCAAATATCATAAAGGGAGAATTACACCATAAAGATTTAAAATGCGATACGGAGCAAATTAGAGGGTTTAAATTGTATTTGATTATTTTGGAGGTTTTATGTTTTCTCGTTCACTTATTTCTATTGAAGAGGTTTTAGAAGAGTCTGAGTTATTTAGAATTTTAAAGAATTTAGGGGTTGAGTTAGTTGATAGTTCTCCTAAGTATTTCTCTTTCAACTCCTATGTAACCTCAAACAAGTACATCATTCGGTATCTAGGTGAAGAATTTGCCTTATCTTACTCTACCGTGGAAGAAGATGTAACTGAGAGTGGAGGTTTAGGGTTGTCTAAAACTTATATTTGTGTATTGACTGCTGAAACTTCACTTGATTTATTAGAAAAACTAGCTCAGTATTTTAATGTCTCTATTGAAACAGGTGACTTTCAGAGCCTAGACCTCTCGAATCGGTTTATCCGAAACTTATTATAATCTTGAGTCTTATATGTTAAACAAGCCTTGCGCTTGTTTTCTGTTTATGATAAACTAAACTTGTTGAAATGGAGGTTTTAACTTGGAAAATCTTGATTTAATAGATAAAATGCGCCTAATTCTAAAGCATGAGGTTTTGTACTTTTCGTTGGACAAACCAAGGCAAAAAGAAACGCTTGATGCTTTAAATTGGCTTGAGTCTGAGGAAAATTGTCAATTAGTTTTAAGTGGCTCTATTCATTTACCAAAGAGGGTTTGGTCTACTCGTACCTTTGCACAAGAATTAGGAGAAGAAGATGTTTTTACCTTATCAAACGTTGTCTTACACTAAGATTTTAGAGAAGTTAAATCAACTAAATTTAGAACTAGAACGTCAAGATAAATTTGCTAAAATTTTTGTCACAGGTGGCTCTGCGGTATCTTTACTTTCAGGTGGATATAGAGAAACTAGAGATATTGATTATATTGGTTCTTTACCTTTGACGGTTGAACAACTACAAACTTTTCAACTCTCTAATGATGTCGAAAAGATTTTCGTAGTTCCAGATATTTCTGAGGTTTCCTTTGATAAAGAGTTAAACTATTCAAACTTAACTGTTCTTGTCTTATCCTGGGAGGACTTAGCAATCATGAAGTTCTACTCCACAAGAGAAAAGGATTTACAAGATTTAAGTAACTTTATCCTACCGAATATTTATGACTTTTCTAGGTTGAAGACTCGTCTTGATTACTATAAAGCAAACTATATTTTCGATATAGACAATCCCGATTTGAATTTAAACCAATACATCACTATTCTTGGTGAGTTGAAACAATCGCATCATATCTTGGTTGTAGACTCAACTAAGACCTTAGAACAAGTCCTCAAAGCAAATCGTCTATACAGTAAGTTTTGTAGGTTTGCTGAAACTTATGTTATTCCACTTAACCTTGAAGTTTGGCTCTCCACTTCGGTATCTTTCTGTATGTCTGACTACGGTTTTGCTGAGTTCTTCCAAGCAGCAACCTCTTATCAAATTCGTATTTAACTCAACCAAGAAAGTCATTTTTCCTTGACTTTCTTTTTATTTTTTGCTAAAATGAGGTTATAAAATTTTTCATAGAGGAAATATTACTTCATGTTAAAACAGAACAAGAAAAACCCTAGTATTTTAGGTCGAAACTGGCGCAAAGAATTGGATCAACAGTTCGCAAATTTACCTCGAAATGTAAAGCAAGAGAAAATAGAAATAGGTTGTTTAAGTGCTTGCTTTAAACATTTCGCTGATTTTGAAGTTAAGGTAGTGTTGTCCGCATTTGGGTATCATTTGACTTTTGATGGTTATCGTTTTATACCAGAAGCTGAGGTTTCACTATTGCATACAGATAAAGATTTTTATTTGGAAATACAAACTTTTTTTAAAACTTTTGAATTTACTAATTCTGAGAGAGCTGAGTTGTGGTTACTAAGAAGAGCTGAAACTGCTTACTTTATGAAAGTGAAGTTAGTTGAAAACTATTTACTTTCCTTAGTTGTAATGATTCGAACTGCTAAATATAGAAGTGAGGTAGTTAACTAATGGCAAATAAACTAAGAGAAATGGGTTCCTTGTCTGCAGGAAAACGTGAAGAAAACATTTATAAGGTTTTTGCTTACTTGCACACAAGAGAGCAATTCCACCCAGTAGCTTTAAAGAGTAAGGTTTTAGTTTCAGATAGAACAATCTTATCTTATTTGAACCAAATTCAAGAGGCGCAACTTTTAAACGAGTCGTATCGAAAACGATTATTAGAATTGAAAGCAACTGAACAGTTCCGACAAGGTTCCAAAACGGATAAAGAGTTGTCTATTTTGAACCAGTTAGAAAATAAGTGGTTAGCTTTAGCAAGTTCTGTTGAGGGTATCTCAGAAGAGCGTAAGCGACAGTTAGAACAGTTTGTGTTTACACGTGAAACTGAATTAGAAACTTTGTGGCAGCGACTAGAATTTTCGATTTTATTCTTTGAGCTGATGAAAGGGTAAGTTAAATATGGAAGATAAATCAATTGAAACTATTCCTTTTGAAGATTCAGTCGTAATTGAAGAGCCAACGTATAGTTTAAGTTCTTTTTATTCTTTGTGTGAACGTGGGTCAATTACAGGGGTTTATATGGGTATTTGCCTTTTCTTGTGTATTTTACCTATTATATTACCTTATGTTCTCTATGGTTCTTATTTCAATTTATATTTAATCGGTTTAGGTCTACTTGCAATAGACACATTTTATTTAGCTAACAGTCGAAAATCTTCAGACAGTCATGTTAAATTTCAAACTTTTGTGACTTTAGTGGTGATGATTACATTAGTTGGTTGTGGGTTGAGAGCTTTTAATTTTGATAAGCACGTTCAAGTAGATTACTATAATAGAAGTGCTGAGTATCCTACTGATATTATGAAAAAAGACATAGAAGACCCTTTTATTGGAGATATGAAATCTTTCACTATTTCAGTAAAACCTACAAGTTTTAAATTTAAAGGTCCAGACTTTGGTGGTTTAGCGGGTGAACTTCGCAGTGGTTCTAACGAGTACCTTAAAGGTTCACTTGAAGACTTTAAACCCTTTACGGTATATTATGGTTCAGATGCTCAAGGTAAAGTAGGTGATATTAAAGGTAAACGCACAGTTTACGGTTGGTTTGGTTCAACTTCAACTGATTTTGTAATTGAGTTAGAGAGGTAAATAATATGAGTAAACAACTTATTGTTTCCTTTGATGTTTCGTCTATTTCGATAACGAGTGAGTCTTTAGCTAATTCTTTCTTACACGCATTTGATAAAGAACTTGAAATACCTCTTCCTAAACTAGAGAGTTTTAGAAGTGCTGAGATTGAAAAGACTTTAAATTGGTTAGAATTTCACTACTTAAATGACCTATTCTTAACCAAAGATGAAGTCTACTTTTTACGGTATGTGCATTTTAATCTATACAATCTTCATCAGAGTGGTGCAATAACTGAGGTTCATTTCCGAGTTTTGCAAAACGATTTTACAAATAAGATTACGATTAGAAAGTGAGAAGGATTTGACACAAGAAACAGAATACTACAAGGCAATAAATTGGAACGCCATTGAGGACGTGGTCGATAAGGCGACTTGGGAGAAGTTGACAGAGCAATTCTGGTTAGACACTCGTATTCCTTTGTCTAATGATTTAGATGATTGGCGCAAGTTGTCTGAAAAAGAAAGAGATTTAGTAGGTAAAGTATTTGGTGGGTTGACTTTGCTTGATACTTTGCAGTCGGTGGATGGGGTATCAGCAATTCGCTCGGACATTAGAACTCCTCATGAAGAAGCAGTTCTAAATAATATCCAATTCGTAGAGTCTGTCCACGCCAAGTCCTACTCCTCAATATTCTCCACATTGAACACCAAGTCTGAGATTGAAGAAATTTTTGAGTGGACTGCAAACAACCCTTATTTGCAGAAAAAAGCAGAGATTATCAAAGAGGTTTATGACAATGGAACCCCACTTCAAAAGAAAGTAGCAAGTGTCTTCCTAGAGTCTTTCCTTTTCTACTCAGGTTTCTTTACTCCTTTGTGGTACTTAGGAAACAACAAACTTCCTAATGTAGCTGAGATTATTAAGCTCATTATTCGAGATGAATGTATGACAAAAGACCAAGAGGTGCTAACACCTAAAGGTTGGGTATCTGTAGCCGATATTCGCCCACAAGACTTGATCTTGCAGTTTGATAAAGAAACTCGCAGAACGAATTTTGCACCTGTTTCTACGATTTCTACGGATTTCGCACCTAAGATTTATCAGTTTAAGTCTAAACTTGGTTATGTTGATTTAAAATGTACACCTAATCATAGACTTATTCGTAAAGCCTTGACAAGTGATCAATTGATTGCTCGACCTGCGGATTTAACTTTAGGTAGTAGCTCTTATTGGTTGCATCCTACTGAAGTTTTACCTCCAAACTCTAAGGTTGAGCCCTTAACTAAGTTGGAAGAATTGTATATTTGTTTATCTAAATTTGGAACGGTAGTAGAAAGTGCTTTGAGTAAACACTTAGTATTAAGCAGTGGTAAATCAGAGGTTGTTGCAAAGATGAAAGACTTGTTAAAGTCTTTGAATATACCTTACAAGGAATATTCTTACCCCGAAGGGAATGGTACGGTACTACGTATTTCTAAATTTAACCAATTCGGTATCGAAGAGAGTAAGTTGAAGTCTTTACCAAAGCGTCCTTTAAATGAAGTAGACTCTAACTGGTGTTTGAAGTATTTAGAAACTTTATTTGATTGGGTAGGTGCTAAATGCAGTGATAATTCTTATAGATATTGCTCTATAAATAAAGAGAGTATAGATTATGTACAAGCCTTGTGTAGTTTAGCTGGGTACAAAACTCGTATTCGAGAGTTTGAAGACCGATCTCCTTTTAGTGCAGAGGGTCTTGTTAATTATTCTTTAACTATTCTACCAGAAGGTTCTACAAGCTATGGTGCTGTGGTAGCACGAACTGAGCTTGAAGGTGAGCAGATTTACGGTATCCAAGTTCCGTCAGGATATTTGGTAACTCGCAGTAAAAGTGGTTCTGTAGTTGTGACTGGAAACAGTGTTCACGGTACTTATATTGGTTATAAGTTCCAATTAGCCTTTAATGAGTTACCAGAAGAAGAACAAGAAGCGCTAAAAGAATGGATGTATGACTTACTTTACACTCTCTATGAGAACGAAGAGAAGTACACCGAAGAGTTATATGATGAAATTGGTTGGACTGATGAGGTTAAGACTTTCCTTCGCTACAATGCCAATAAGGCTCTTATGAACCTAGGACAAGATCCACTCTTCCCAGATTCAGCAGATGATGTTAACCCTATCATTATGAATGGTATTTCAACGGGTACTTCCAACCATGATTTCTTCTCGCAAGTTGGGAATGGGTATCTTCTCGGTCAAGTTGAAGCTATGGAAGATAGCGATTATATGGTTGGTTTATAAGAAAAAGAGTCAAGATTTATTCTTGACTTTTCTTTTTATTTTTGCTACAATAAACCTATCAAATTACATGAGGTAAAAACAAATGGCAAATGATACAAAAGTGGCTCTTTTAGGTCATGTTTCAGTGAATGAAAATGTAAGTGCATTAGAGTATGTAAGTAGATTTATAGGCGACCTTTCCGTTTTAAATGTAAATGTCGGGGTGGATGAGCCTACTACCCATCCAAAAACTACGACTGTAAACGGTGTCTCTTGTCCTATTTTATACCGCAATGGTGAAGATTTCAAGGAATATGGTTTTATTGATGTTGCGGTTAACGGTACTACTCGTAACATTTTCTATCACTATAATTCTCGCTTTATTTTAGAGCCAGAGGAAATTGAAGCGAATTTAGACTGTGATTTACCAGAGTTTAATCAACCTATTACAACCTTATCCTTGGGTATGGATCCTGTTGCGGTGAGTGTTTTAACAGGGTTGGCTCGTTATTTTGGTGGTTACATTGATGAAGATGATTGTGATGACCAATACTATCATAAAGTTTTGTAAGAGTATACTTTTCTCTTGACAAAACGTTCAAGTTGTGCTATAATTTAAACATAATTGGCATAAAGGTATTCCTTTACCGAAATTTAAAGCAGATGAATTTTATACCTCGCCTAATTAAATTGATTGCACAAAACTGTTCCTTGTACATAGGAGAATATTTGGTTCGTAGTAGGTGGTACTAGGTAAGACGTGCTTCCCTGCTATGAATTGTTTATTACAGTTCGCACGTTGTTAGCTCTAAATCGGTTGGTTTAGGGCTTTCAGTTTGGAAAAATAGAAAGAAGTAGGTTAGAAATGAACTACGCACAAATTGAAACTTTAGCAAAATATTTAAAAGTTGTAGAAAGCACAAAAGAAGTAGGAGATCTTAAAAACACTCAGTTGTGTTTAACTTACGGTATCCTCGTAGATCCTCTTGAACCAATTTCAAAAGAGACTGCAGACGCTTTGATTAAACTTTATGGGGTTGACCTTAGAAATGCCAACGCTACTTTTTACGAAACTTTTGAAGTTCGTAAAGGTTTAAGTTGGGAAGAAGTGGTATTTGACCGTCTTTGTCATTATGCAATGACTTACGGTGGGTTGAAAGAGTTTTTTGGTACGGACTTCATTCCTAATTCCGAGGAAAAAGCCTTTCAAACTGCCTTGAATACACATTTAACAACGATTGAAATTAAATCTTACATGGAAGTTCGAGAAGATTTAGGAGTCTTTCTAAATCAACCTTTGGCTTTACCTACAAGCGACATTTCAATCTTGGCAGACTTGGTTGAACACTATGGTGTAGACATTACTGAGAAAGCTAACAAAGAGCTTCAGATTGAGTTTGGGTATCGTTATAAGTGCGCACCTAAAAACCCAGAGTTACTAGTTCGTTTGTTGGTTCGTATCCTTTTAGGTACAACTGACTACTACAAAAACGCTATGACATTTAGTCATTTACGTTACGAAATCCAATACTTGTCAAAAGATAAGAAAGACTTGATTGTGTCTTTGGTTAAAGACTTTGTTTCAAAACAAGGTCTCCAACCTTTAGCTGATCATTTCCGTCCAAACAAACAGTTGTGGTTGACATTGCGTAAATTGGGTCTTCAAAGAGAAGTAAATGCTATGAAGCGTTTGTCTGAGGTTTCTCGTAAAGACCATACCTTTAAAACTCTTTTGAAGGAGTTTCCTAAAGACTTGAGCGGTATCACAAACTACCAGCTTATTCGCTACTACAACTATTTGAGTGAGTTGCGTAATTTGGTTGAAGGTGATTACCAAGCTTACCGTATTCGTAATGGTAAAACTTTTGTGAAAGCTCTTAAACAAACTCCAATTAGTGGTTTGGAGTACACTTTGGTTGATTTGTACTTGGAGCGTATTGCAGAAGAGTTCAAGTCTCGCTTTGCAGACAAAGAGTTGAAGTTTTATCAACCAGATATCAATGTTTCGATTGCACTTCCAACAACTGCTAAATCTTTCATTGGTTCATACCCTATGTACACTCGCATTGAGGTTCCAGACAACTACCAAATCGGTATCTACTGGAACCAAGATGGTGACTTGGATTTACACGCTCAAAGCGTAGATGGTCGTCACGTTGGTTTCTATTCTGAGAATATCAGTGGTGTCACTTACACAGGAGATATGACTTGTCTCAACCGTCAAGGTTTGGCAGCAGAAGGGTTACTTATTGAAGGTGTGCAAGGTTTGACCTTTAGTATGAATCCATATAACCAATTCGATTCAGATGCTTGTAAGATTTACATTTCTAAATCTTTGGATAAGAAAGCAACTTCTGTAGTGGAAGATGGGTCTCTTCTGTTCCAAGCAAGTATTCCAACAGATAAAGCAATGGTCTTTGCAACTAATGTTGAAGGTGCAGTAGTTCTCACAAACTTGTCTGTAGGCGGACGTGTTCCTAACGAACAAGCAAGTGAGAAGTTGACTCTCGCAGTAGAGCGCAAGTCACAAACCGCCTTGAATTTGAGAGACTTCGCAGAGTTTGTAGGTGCTGAGTTTGTAGATTCTGTGGACGAAGCAACACATGATTTCTCTCAACAAGCGGTATCCGTAGCTACTTTTACGGATTTGTTGGGTTAGTCTGTATTTAGAGGTGAGGTAAAACATGAGTATTGTTAATGAACTTTTCGTAGACAGTCAACCACGTTTAGAGAACTTTCAAAACACTTATTTTGAAGAGTTTTTCAAACGATCTTCTGTCTTGCAGTGTTTAAAGCAACTGCGTAGAACTGTTACAGTTTCCAAGGGTAGTGAATCTGTTGTTTTCCGTGATTCTTTTGTTGATTCTTTGGGAACAGTACAACACGTTTTAGTAACTTTTTATATAAATAAGGACTGTACATATACGTTCGCTATTGACTTAATTTCAGAAGATTACTATGATTATGGGAAGTATGAGCGTAGTGGTACTAGAGAACAAGGTTTCTACTTCAACTTTAGTGAAGTCACAAAGAACTTGCAAGTTCAATTTGTAAATTATGCTAATTTGTTTGATAGAAAAGAAATTCTTCGTTGCTTGGAAGTATTATTTAGCTAATAGGTAAGGGTATCCAACTTTTGTTGGGTATTTTTCTTTTTTGTTCTTCTTTGCTATAATTGGTTCTTTATGATATAATAAATTCATTAAAGATTAAGGGGTTTTCCAAGGAATTATAAAGATTTAGAGGAACGTACAAAAGACTTAGTTAAGTTCGCAGACTTCTTAAAACGTTTAGTTGTGGTAGAAAAATCAAATTATTTAGCTCTAATGCAAGCTTTCCCAGATAAACCTATTAAGAAGAACTGCTTTGTTTTCTCTTACGATAAAACTGGTTACATTTTGACCTACTACAAATCATCAGGTGCATTGGGGTATCAACTGAAACTTTTCCGAACCACTGCAAAAACTGAGTTCCGAACTAGTAGTAATAATTATCGAAATACCGCAGAACTGATTTTAAATGTTAATTCTCGCATGAAGAATAAACCTTTTGAATTGCAGTTTGCAGAAGGCGATGGTAATGGTGGTTGGCTCTTTGACGACTTGACCTCAATTAAAGAGTTGTGTTGGTTAGGTGAACTTTATAACGATTTAGTTTGGTTCGGTAGAAATTATGAGTCAGAAGACGCTTTACTAGATTTAATTCAGAAAAGCTATTATCCGTTAGCTAAACAGTTAGGATTTTCTCGAATTGAATACAACGCAAGTTTAAGAGCCCTTACTAAAGATTTAAAATAAAAACCAAAGTTAACTGCTTTGGTTTTCTTCTTGCATTTTTCTTGTAGTGGTGCTATAATGAAGTCAATCTTACGAAACAGTAAGTCAAATTAGTTATAAATAAAGGATTTCTATTATGAAAAACAAAATCAAATACCTCTCGGTATCCGCTTTATCTATCCTAGCTCTGGGATTGGGAACGCAAGTAGCACACGCAAGCATTCAAACAGACACGATTGATGAAAAATGGGGTAAACCCACTTTGGTTTATGGTGGTAGCTTAACAGACTCTCAAGTTGAAGAGGTTAATAAATCTTTCAACATTCATGATGTCGCAAATGTGAAGCGCCAAGTAGTTTCTGAAAAAGACTACGGTAAGTATATGAATGAGTCGGATGTTAGTGGAGTCTCTTTGATTTCTTCAACTTTGGTTGCCAAGCAAGATAAAGGCAAGGGTATCACTGTTAAAATTGTGACTCCAGATAATATTACACGTGTAACTGAGGTTCAATATCGTAATGCAGCTATTACGGCAGGAGCAACAGACTTAGCGATTGAAGTTTCTGCACCAGTGAAAGTAACTGGTGAGTCTGCCTTAGTTGGTGTTTCTAAGGCTCTTGAAGCAAATGGTCAAGAAGTAGATGCAAAACGAACTGAGATTGCGAATCAAGAAGTTTCAACAACTGCTCAGATTGCTGAAGCTAACAAAGATGCCAAAGGCTTTGATAGTAAATTGTTAGATAACGCTTTAATTCAAATTAAAACTGAACTAGCAAAAGAAAAGCAAAACAAAGGTCAAGTTGCTGATGATAAGAAAGTTGAGCAGATTGTTAAAAAAGCTTTAAAAGACAACAAACTTGACGGAATTATCTCAGATGACCAAGTTTCTCAGCTCGTTCAATTCGCCAAAGGGTATCAACAAACTTCTGCGGTTGATTCAAAAGAGGTTTTAAATCAGTTGGGAGACTTGAAAGACAATATTTCTGAGAGTGTAGGGAAGTTCTTAAAATCTGCGGAAGAGCATGGGTTTTTTGAGAAAGCAGGAGACTTTGTGAAATCTTTATGGGACTCGATTGTAGGTTTCTTTAAATAAGTTGGGTGAGCCTTTATGGACTTTATTACCTTATTGCTTATTGGCTTTATTTTTGGATTGATTTTAAAGACTATTAAGAAAAACCTACGTTTTATCTTTTCGGTTGTAGTAGTTTTTGTAATCGTTGCTTACTTACTACAGCTCTCCCATATCTTATAAACTAAAAGGTCAAGGGTATCCACTCTTGACTTTTTGTTTGATTTGTGGTAAAATATTTCATAATAAAATCAGGAGGTTTCCTATGGTATTAAACGCAGTTCTGAAACATTACGATACAAGTGTTGCAAACTTGGTTTTATCTGATGACTCGGTTGCGAAAGTTGAAGTTTTAGATATTCCTCTTGCAAATAGATTTACTTTTTATGATTTAACTGAGCGAGGTTTCACTGGGGAGTTTGAGTCTCGTAGAATACCTGAACATTGGGGAAGACGTCAAATTATTGGGAAAGAAAACCCTACCTTATTGGATGAGTTGCTTTCGCATAGAGCTTGTGATGTTGAAGATGGTTTTTGGCTTGAGTTTGAAGAGCCTTATAACCAAGGTTTCCAATCTTACTATGATGTATTGCGCGCAGGGGGTGCTATGTCATGAGTCTTTCACCTAAAGGAAACCAACCAAAAAGATATGATGGTGATTACTTTTTAAAGATTGATTATCATGGGGGTGAAGCTTTATCTGAGTTTTTAATTTCTCTATTTTTAGAATCTACTTCGTTTAGTGATTTTGTACCGTATCGATATATCTTTCCCAACATAAGTAAAAGTCCGTCTTACAAACCTCGGTATTCTTTTATTCCTATGTTTCAGATTGTATTAGAATACCTTTACACTTTTGATATAAAACTTGTAAACAAATTGAACCAACAATACTTGAGTAAGTCTAGTGAGGATAGACGTTTATTTGTATTTAGGTATTGGATGGAAAAACGCTACCTGCGTTTGTCTATCCAAGATCGAGTTTTGGAATTACAAAATATACTTAAATGGTACTCGAAAAATCAAGTTTCTTATGAAGATAGCTATAAATATTTCTCAGCTTTTATGACATTAGATACTATATTTATCAATACCGATAGACATTTCCAAAACTTTGGTTTAATGTTTGATTCTGACTTAAACTGCTATAGAACTTCTCTATTGTTTGACCAAGGTTTTAGTTTAGGGGTTGGAGAAGGCTCCTTATTTTTAAAGCGAGTTTATTTACATAGACATAAACAGATTAAAATGCAACCTTTTGGGACAACTTTGAAAAGTAATAGCAAAGCGGTTGAGTGGTATCCTTACGACTTTGATGTTGTTAAATTTGTTAATTTATTACAATCTGAATTATCAAATTGGACTGTTTTAGATATGTCGCATCAGTGGAATTTAATGAAACGTCAGTTGAATATATACTATCCAAAAGATACGAATGGTGTAAATACTTTAGAATATTTAACTTCAGTTGGTTTGTAGTTATCTTCTTACTTGTAGTTATTGCTTTTAACCTAAATTTTACTAGATTTAGCATATTAAGTAATTGGCAAAATATAGGCTTTTTCTAAGTTTTTTGAGTTTGAACCTTGACTACTATTAACCCTTGTGCTATAATTGTCAAAGTAGAAACAAGCTTGTTTCCGATTTATATTTGAATGAGGTTGTTTAGATGATTAGTTGGTAAGGTTTACTTACCAAAATTTATTTTATGTAAAAGAAAGGATTTGAATTTTACATGAGCAGAAGTGCAGAAACAAAAACATACGGAAGTATCCGTAAAGTGAAACATTATGGTGCTTGTGGTGTTATTCTTGGTCTTGCAGCTTTAGGTACTGCTTTGAGTAGTGGTACTGTAAGCGCGGATGAAGTAACAAGTAATGCTACAAATGCCAAACAAGTACAAAGCGCTCCAACTTCTAGTGCTTTAGAAAGCCAAGAAAGCGCTAAAGCTAAAGAAGGTACGCTTGATGTAACCGTCAACCGTGACAAAGTAGATAATGCGGTATCCGAAGCGAAAGCCGCAGGTTTGAATGTTGTTGTTGATGCGCCAGCAGATGGTGGTACTGCAACAAGTTCTTCTGATTTGGAGAAACGCCAAAAAGAGATTGAGCAAAATTATGACAACCAAGCAGAGGTTGTGAAGAAAGAAGCTGACCGTTTTAAAGAAGAGGTTGCAACTCGTAACCAAGAGATTAAGACTGTCAAAGAAGAAAACGCAAAAGCTAAAAAAGACTATGAAGATGCTCACGCAAAATATCAAGCAGATTTAAAAACTGCGAATGATAGAAATGCTCAGATTGACAAAGACAATCAAGCAAAACATGAACAACATTTAGCTAAGGTAGAAGTTGTTAAGTCTGAAAATGAGCAAATCAAGAAAGATAATCAAGCTGCTAAATCTCGCTATGAAAAAGCAGTAGCAGATCAAGTTGCGAAAAATGCTCAAATCGACAAAGACAATGCTACAGCTAAGTCAGCGTATGAGTCTGAATTAGGTAAATGGACTGAGCGTAAAACTCAATCTGACGCAGATATGACTACTTATCGTCAAAAGATGGAGCAATATCGTAAAGATTTAGAGGTTGCGAATACTCGGAACGCTGAGATTGATAAAACCAACAAGGCGAACAAAGATGCTTATACGAAAGCAGTGGAAGCTCGAAATAAAGAGAATGAAGCTATTCGTAAAGCAAACTCAACTGCGCAAGCGGCTTATGAGTCTGCATTAGCTGAGTTGAATAGACGAAACGCTCAGATTGATAAAGAAAACAAAGCAGAGCAAGATAAGTATGATGCAGCTATGACTCGTTATAAGTTAGCTAAAGCTGCTTATGAAGAAGAGTTAAAAACTTATAACCGTGAAGTTGATGCGGTTAAGAAAAAACCTATTTTAGCTCAAGGTAATGGGGTAACTCTTTATGGTACTTTGAATGAGTCTAAACGTGGTTCTATGGATTACTACTCTGATGTTACTGCAATTTTCACACCAGAGAAAGGTTTAGAAATAGTTGAAGGTGCTTTAGGTGCTAATTCTAAGACGACTTTAACTTTAGATAAAGACCTTCAAGAAGACCCTAACGTTGCAAAAGGTTTGTATGGTAACACTGAGCGTTTAGGTGGAAAAATCATCACCGGTATCAAACAAGGTTCGACCTTCACTTTGCATAATGTAGGTCGCACAACAACAGGTAAAACGATTTCTGCTCGATTAGTGTCAAGAACAACTCCTTCTAAGAGTTTTGATATTCCAGGCAATAAAGACACTTACACGCGTTTGTGGGTTTGGTGGTATAAAGACGGTAGTCAAGGCCCGATTTCTCCTATTGGTTTCAACCCATATAACTACTTGAATAATGAGTGGGATATTCATTATTATGATGAAGCCACAGGTAGACCTTTAAACTTGGGTACTACTACAATTTATGCAGATTTGGACTATACTCAAGCTGTTCGTCATACTTACAATAATGATGAAGATACAGGTGCAGTAATTAACCCTCCAGGTTCAGAAGTGGCTCGTACTACTTATAAAGGGAAACAGGTTTGGATGGGTATCCATTCAGATGGTACTCACAATTCCGATGATGATACGGGTTTGAATCGTTGGAAAGCTGGCGATCCTTATTATACAGACGTGAACGATTTCTTTGATACACCTAAAGGTACAATTTTAACCGTAGGTAAAGGTGCTGTTCATAAATTGACCTATTTGGCTGGAGGTCTTCGTGGTACGCAGACTTACACTGAAGCTCAAGCAAGAGAATATCGACGTGTTACGGACTATAAGGATAAGTTCTACGGTCGTAAGATTCAAACAGATTTTGAACTTTATGCAGCAGGGTACGCTTTCCAACTTTGGGGTGGAAAATCGGTTGTTAAGAAATTGGTTCCACCAGAGGTTCCAGAACTTAAACAAAAAGAGAAAGACACTTTAAATAGACCAGTGCCTACACCGGAGAAACCTCCAGTTGAAAGACCAACTGAGGTGGGTCATGTTCCTTTCCCTAAAGAGCCACCTAAACCAAGTGAGTTTACTGAGAAGAAACCAAATGAACCTAAGTACAAAGAGAAGGATAAAACTCCTATTGTACCTCCAGTAGAGAATCCATTGAAACCTCTACCTACAGAGACACCAGATGTACCTCATGTTCCTCTCCCTCCAGCTCCTCCGAAACCAGTGGAGAAACCAGTACCAACTCCGATTGCACCTAGAACTATTCATGTTCGCTATGCTTTGTTGAAAACAACACCGGAAGTTGAGAAGTATGTTAAAAATAATCTTGGAACAAATGTTAACAAGTCAAATGTTCCTAAGATGTCTGAGGTTGTTTGGGAGTTAGAAACTAAACCACTTCCAAGAAACCGCGAAGTTACTGAGGTTTACGAAATTCATGATGATTTACCACAAGGGTATCAGTTAAACCTTGCTAAAACTCAAGCTCAAAATAGTGACTACACTATTACTTATGATGAATCAGCACACCGTTTAACAGGGGTACTGAAAAAGAGTGGTATCGATAAAGTAAATGCAAATCTTTCAACTGCTTACAACGTACCAGTTTTGAAGGTTTACGGAGAGGTTACAAATGATAACGCTGTTTATAAGAATAACTTCCATTTGAACTTGAATAACAAATACGAAGCTTATTCTAATATTGTAGAAGTTACAACACCTGGTGGAACAAAACCAGTGAAAGTAAACTACAATAAAGACGGTGTGAAAATTGATGGTAAACAAGTTCTTGCAGGTTCAGTGAACTACTACCATGTAACAATGGACTATAGTAAGTACAAAGATATTAAGAGCGGTTCTGACGCTATTCAAAAAGGTTTTGGTGTTGTAGAAGATTACCCAGAAGAAGCGCTTGATATTGAGCGTGGAGAAATTCGCGCATTCGATTCTAACGGTGCAGAAGTTAAGGGTATCACTGAGTACCACTTTAACTCTATTGAAGAAGTAAAAGACCCTAAAATCAAAGCCATTCTTGAAACTAGTGGTATCAAACCTAAAGGTGCTTTCCAAGTCTTCATGGCTGATAACCCACAAGAGTTCTTTGATAAATATGTTTCTAAAGGTAATTCTGTAACGATTGTTGACCCAATGCGTGTGAAACAGTCGCTTGACCGTAAAGGTGCATCATATAAGAATACTGCTTACCAAGTAGATTTCGGTAATGGATACCAAGCTGATATTGTAGAAAATCGTGTACCAAAGACAGACCCGCATAAGAAAAACTTGAATGCCAAAGGTGTTGATATCAATGGTAAACAAGTTCTGGCGGGTTCTACGAACTACTACACACTCACTGCTGATTACTCCGATTACAAAGGAATTGAAGCTGAAAAAGACCGTGTGGCGAAAGGTTTCTACTTTGTGGATGATTACCCAGAAGAAGCAGTAGATATTGACACTAACAGTATTAAGGTAGTTGATTCTAAAAGTCAAGCAGTAAAAGGTTATACTTCTAAGATTTATAAATCAGTAGCAGATGCACCTAAAGAGGTGCAAGATGCTCTTAAACTTCAAGGGTATCAACCAAAAGGTGCTATTCAAGTTATTGAATTTGAAAATCGTACTGAGTTTTACAATAAGTATGTTCGTGCAGGTGAAGTGCTTACACTTACTGTACCAATGACAGTTAAAGCTCACTTGAACCAAACAGGTGCTAAGTATGAAAATACTGCTTACCAACTTGACTTTGGTTCTGCTAAAGTGACTGAGACAGTTGTAAACAGTGTACCAGCTCCTAAACCTAATAAGGCAAACTTTAACGCTGCTCATGTTAACATCAATGGTAAACAAGTTCTTGCAGGGTCTACTAACTATTATGAGTTGACTGTTCGTTACGATCAATACAAAGGTATTGAAGCAGATGAAGACAAAATTCAAAATGGTTTCTTTATTGCAGATGATTTCCCAGAAGATGTGGTATCTATCAATGAAAAAGATGTGAAGGTTCTTGATTCTAAAGGTAATGAAGTAGAAGGTTTGAAACAAACAATCTACAAGTCTCTAGCAGATGCCCCTGAAAAGGTTCAGAAAGCTTTTGCTAAGAGAAACATTCAACCTAAAGGTGCTATTCAAGTCTTTGAAGCAGTTGATCCAGTTGCTTATTACAATAAGTATGTGAAAACAGGGGAAACGTTGACTGTTAAAAACCCTATGACGGTTTCTGCTAAGTTAAATCAAACGGGAGCTAAGTACCAAAATACGGCTTATCAACTTGATTTCGGTTTAATTGCTGAAACTGAGACTGTTTCAAATAGTGTACCTAAAACAAACCCACACAAGACGAACTTAAATAAAGCAGGTGTAAGTATTAATGGTAAACCAGTAGTAGCTGGAACAGTCAACTATTACACATTAACGGCTGATTATAGTGCTTATAAGGGTATCGAAGCGGATGCTAACAGAATTGCGAACGGTTTCCACATTGTTGATGACTTCCCAGAAGAAGCAGTTTCAGTCAATGAGAAAGAAATTGTTATAAAAGACTCTAAAGGCAACCTTGTAACTGGTTTGAAATCAACTGTTTACAAGACACTTGCAGATGCTCCTAAAGGGGTTCAAGAGTCACTTAAATCTGCAGGTTACACACCTAAAGGTTCAATTCAAGTATTGACTGCTGAAAACCCAACTGAGTTCTACAACAAGTATGTAAGAACTGGTGAGGTACTTACAATTACTAACCCTATGACAGTTCGTAAAGAAATGTTAGGAAAAGTAGCTGAGTACAAGAACACTGCGTATCAACTTGATTTCGGTCTTGCAATGGTAACAGAAACAGTAGTGAACAAAGTAGTGAAACCAAGTCCTAAGAAAGCGAACTTCAACAAAGTTGGGGTAAACATTGATGGTAAGCAAGTATTTGCGGGTTCAACTAACTACTATCATGTAACTGCTGACTACTCACAATACAAGGGTATCCAAGCTGATAAATCTCGTATTGCACAAGGTTTCTTCATTGCTGATGATTATCCAGAAGATGTGTTAGATGTACTTTCTGACGGTATTAAACTTTCTGACTCTAAAGGTCAAGAAGTGAAAGGTTTGAAATACACTATTTATGAAAGTATTGAAAAAGCACCAGAAGTAGTTCGTAACGCTTTAACTGAACGTGGATTTAAACCTAAAGGTGCCTTCCAAGTTTGGGAAGCTGAGAAACCTGAAGAGTTCTACGCTAAGTATGTTCAAACAGGTGATACAATTACCATTATCAACCCAATGAAAGTCAAAGAACAGTTTGGTAAAACGGGTGGTAAGTATGAAAATACTGCGTATCAAATTGACTTCGGAGTTGCTGAAGTAACTACAACAGTAGTAAACAACATTCCTAAGTTTGAAACTAAGAAAGATGTTGTGATTTCTATTGGAGACAAAGAGTCTAAAGATGGTAAGAATATTGTCCTTGGTCAAACATTCTACTACTCATTTGCTGGTTCACTAATTCCAATTAACCGTGCGGATGACTTGTTCGAGTACAAGTTTGTAGATGACTACCAAGAAACTCATGACCGTTTTGATGGTAAGTATAAAGTAATTGCAAAACGTGATTTTGTAACTGCTGATGGTAAACACTTCAAAGCAGGCGATGACTTAACTACTTACGCTTGGTTGAAAGAAGATAAAGCTAAAGGTCAACTTGAAGTTGGTCTGAAAGAAGAGTTCTTGCGTTCAATCACGAAAGAGTCTGAGTTCCAAGCTGATGTCTTTGTTGAAATGACTCGTATTCAAGCCGGTGAGGTTGAGAACAAGGTGTCACACATTGTTAACGGTGTCGAAGTTTCCTCAAATACTGTTAAGACACACACTGATGTTCCACCGACACCAACTAAACCAACACCAAAAACTCCACAACTTCCAAATACAGGTGGTGGAGACACGGCTGCACTTTCAGTAGGTGGGTATGGTTTACTTGCTTTGCTTGGTTTGTCTTTCCTTGGAAGAAGGCGCAAAGAAGATAGATAAATGAAGAGAAAGGGAAAACTCCCTTTCTTTTTTTTTTATTTATACTTGCAAAAACTTAACTATTCTGTTATTATAATTAAGGGTTTTATCTATTCTTTATAATTTCATAGTTTTTACTTGACTTTTTAATTTAGTTTTGGTATAATAGTTTTATCAAAATAAGAAGTTTAAGTTTCGGTGTGAAATTTAATGAAATAAAACACTTGACTTATTGTAATTATTTTGGTATAATATACTTATCAAAATAAAAGAAAGAGGTATTTACCTATGAAAAAATCTATTATCGCTACTGCTGCTTTGGCTGCTGCAAGTATTTCAACCACTGTTGCACATGCTGACACTATCTTTGATCCTACTGTTGACAATGCAGGTGGTTTGCGTACAGAACAAAATCAACCGAAAGTTCCTACAACAGATGCCAAAAACGAACCAGCTTTGGTAGAGAAAGAAGCGCCTAAGAAAGTAGAAGTGAAAACTCCTACTAAGGAAGAAGTCGCTGAACTTGGTGCTAATGCTAAACAAACTCAAGAAGCATCTGACAAAGCTAAAGAAACTGTAGCGCAAAAAGATGATGTTGTTAAAGGCTCTGAGTCTACTGTAAAAGAAAAACAAGAAAAAGTAGAAAAAGCTGAAAAGGAACTGCCTACTACAGAGCAAGTTAAACAGGCAGAACAAGGTGTAGAAACTGCAAAAGGTGAAGTTACTCAAGCAGAGCAAGCGGTATCAACTGCTAAAAATGCAACTATTGTTTCTGCTGATGAAGTAGCTGCGCAAGAAAAAGTAGTTGCTACTAAGCAAGCTGAAGTAGATGAAGCGAAAGATGTTTTGGAAACGGCAGAAAAAGAAGCAACTGAAAAAGAAGCTATCTTGGATGATACTAAGCTCCCAGAAGCTCGTAAAGCTCAAACTGATGCTCGCTTTGAAGAACAAGATGCCAAAAGTTCAGTAGAGTCCAACGAAAAACGTGTTGAAGAAGCTAAATCTAAAGAGCAAACCTATCAAGACTCTGTAAAAGAATTTGAATCTCAGATTGCTACATCAACTAAAGAAATTGAAGATTTGACTGTAACGAAATCCAATGCTAAGATTGCTTATGCAGAAGCAAACAAGAAATATGATGAAGCAGGGGATTACAACAGTAAAATTCGTGCTACACATCTTCCTGAAATCACTCTTGATTCTAGCTTTGTACAAGCAGTAAAAGATACGATTGCATACAATCTTGCTGACAACAGTGCTTTGTCTGCTGAAGAGCGTAACAAACGTACAACTGAGTTGTATAATCGTGTTGTTCGTACACAAGTTGCAAATGCGAATAACAAGTATGTTCAAACGAAAAATGAGTTGGAAGATACTAATCGTTATGACATTAACAATCTCCCTAAAGAAATCCGTGATGAATTGAACTACTTTGTAGCTGACTTGTTGAACCAAGCTCGTCGTCAAATTGGGTTGCCAGATGCAGTTCTATCTAAAACTTCATTGGAATTTGCTCAAAAGATTGCAGATGAATATGTAAAAGCAAACTATTCAAATAGTATGCGACAAGAATACCGTAAAAAAGGTGGTTCAGGACACTATGCTAAGGGTATCAACAAGGTTGCCAAAGAGTATAACATGCCTACTACTGATTCAGAAGTAGAAGCACGTGGTGGACAATACTATGAAAACTCTGTGACTACTTTTGCTTCACATGATTTTGATGATGAAGATGGTGTTTACCGTAAGACTTTGGGTGAAATGAAAGAAACTTTGTATAATCATTTTGTACAGTTGATTTCAACTAAGAATGACTATGCTCATACCCAAGGTGTTCTTCAATTCGACTCACCTAGCGAAACAGCTTACTTTGGTGGGGTTGCTCAGAGCAAAACGGACGATTTCTACACTACGCATTTCCTAACTTCTGTTCGTAGCTCACTTACAAATGGATCAACTTGGGATACAACTCCTATTGAGAATCCTTTGAAGAAAGAAGTTTTTGAACGTCGTGTAGCTGATGCAGTTCAACGTTTGAAAGATACTGCAAAAGCAGTAGGCGCTGTCCGTGAGCAAATTGAAGCAGCAGACAAAGGCTTGGAAAAAGCTAACTCAACTTTGCATAGTGCAACTGTTAAGTTGAACGCATTGAAAAAAGAAGGTAGTCCTCTTGCTAAAGCACAAACTTACTTAGAGCGTGCTAAAACTCGTCATGACAAAGCAGTTGTTGATTTAGCTAATGCAAATGCCTTGGTAAACAACTTGCTAGTGTCACATGCTCAAAAAGAAATTGAAGCAAGAAGCGCTCGTGGGCGTGAAGTTATCGCTAAATTCAGTCTTGGGCAAGCAAATAAGGCTTTGGAAATTGAGCAAGCTAAATTGGACTCAATGAAAGTTTCAGCAGAAGCTAAAGCTAAAGCGGTATCTGAAGCTGAACAAGCACTCAAAGATGCTCAAGCTAAAGTTAAACAAGCAGAAAAAGAACTTGCAGACCTTAAAAATGCGAAAACTCGTTTGGCGGATCTAAAAGTTGAACTTGAACAAGCAGAGAAAGCTCTCCAAGTTGCACAAAAAGCACAACGTGAAGCCAAAGCAGACTTTGAAGTTAAAAGTGCTAAAGCACTTGAAGCGAAGAATGTTTACGAAACTGCCAAAGCGAAGTTTGAAGAAGCAGAAACAAAACGCTTGGTAGAGCTTGCAGATGCTAAACGTAAAGAACTTGAAAAAGCGGGTTATAAACCAGTACCAGTTGTAGACAACAACGGGCATGTGGTTGATTACAAAGTTCCTCAAGCTACTGTAACTGTTGCAAATAGTTCAAACTCAGCTTCAACTACAACAACTGCAACTTCAACATCAGGTTTCGTTGCTCAATCAGAGGTTGCTCCTACTGTGTATTCTGCTACACCAGCTACAGAACAAGGTGAAACTCTTGTACAAACCTCAACTGTTGAACAACGTCAACTTCCAAACACAGGTGAGACTTCTAGCGCCCTAGCTACTCTCGGTATCTTTGGTTTGCTTGTTGGTTTTGTAGGCTTCAAATCTCGCAAAGAGAACTAAATTGGTCTTTCAAATTTAAGTGAGAGGTTACAGTCCTCTCACTTTTCCATTTTGAGGTCTCAGTTTCGCTCCTATTCGATTTTAATTCTAAATTTGATACTTTATCTCTTCGACAATTAAAATTCGTCAGAGAGCAAATAAGAGCCATTTAGAAAGTAGGTTAATTTGGCTAAGAAATTTAATGCAAAATTTTATGATGTAAAACCTTGGTTACAATTCTTCTTCGGTATCGCCATTTTAGGTATTTCCTTTTGGGGAGCTAAAACGGTGCTACAAGAGAACGCAGTAAGGGAGTACAAGTCAACAACTGAACAATTTACACCCTCTACAGTAGAAGAAGTCATTTCAAAAGCAGACAAGGGAGAAACATTTTATGTTTTTGTAGGGGTTTCAACTTGCCCAGACTGTCAGAAGTTTGCTAGGCGCTTAGATGTAAACCTAAAAGATAAAGGTATTGACCCTAAGTCGGTTTATTACATTGGTTTTGACTCTGTAGAAGATTTTAAAGGTTTCTCTGAGGGTAGCTTTGAACGTTTAACTAAAGGTACGGAAGGAATTCCTATTTTCCGTAAGGTTATCAAAGGTCAACTTCAAACTCCTTTTGATGATTTGAGCAATTTGGGTGCTTATTTAACTCAATAAAAACACATTCGGTATCCACATCTGTGGGTACTTTTTATTTTCCTACTTTATTTTGAGGGTATGCCACAAAATTCGAGGTATGCACTTTGATAAGTTATGAAAATTAAATTAAGTTTAAGTGAGGTTAGAAAATATGGCTAACAACAAACTATCAGCAACAGGTCAAATGGCACTTGCTTTACCAACTATGCACGGTCAAAACAACCTTGAACTTGGTATCACGTGGTCTCCAATTCCTCGTAATTTCTTGGAGTCTGATGTGTTGGTTCAAGGAACAGATGAGACGATTAAGAGTGTTTTGGATAATGAAGATTACTTCCAATATCACTTTGTAAATGACAAGTTGGCTCTTGCTTCGATTGACTTTACACGTGCTATTCAAGCTTATGAGTTCTTGACAGAAGACAAATCTATGAGAGAAAAAGCGATTGCTCAGAGAAAGAAAACGGCTGAAGCTTTTCGTAAGTTCTTAGAGAAATTGGCAAAACAACCTTTGGGTACACGTGTTGAGGTTGGTATTTACTGTACCAACTCTCTCCCACAAGCAACTAAGTTAAGTGGGGAGAAAATTCCAGCGTTTGCAGTGGACTTCCAAGCTTTGGCTAACTTGTCTGTAAACATTTTAGGAATGAGTGATTACAACTTAGTTGTAGAACTAGGTGGTCGTAGATTACCGTTGGCAGTAGAAACATTCGGTATCCCCAATAAGCAGCACTTGATGGGAGCTGAGATGACAAGAGACAACAACGCTTTGGTGGTGATGATGTCTTTAGAACCCAAAAGTTAAGTTGAGGGCTTTATATGTTTGAGGAAGAAGAATTAGAACCTTCTTTAAACACATATTCTATAGGTGATTTGGAGAGTGAAGGGGTATCCACTTATACTCCGCACTCTTCACAGTCTCCCTTTATGGATAAGGTGTTTGAAAGAGAGTTTAAACAAACGATGGTTTATATTAAATCTATGAGTCCAACTGTTTTTGGTTTACACCATTTGGAGTTAGCACAAAGTCCGATAGGTTCTGAATTGCTTTCCTTTGTAAAAATTAAAGGACTTAGCTCTGAGAATTTATTTAAAGAGTTAGAAGAATGTGAGTTTGTCTTTATTTCAACTAAGAAAGAGTTTAGTGAGAAAGGGCATTTGGCTTACTCTAAGTTGTATTTACAATCTGTAAAAGCACCAAAAGGGTATCGCTTGGTTGCTTGCGCAAGCGCCGTTCCTATCCCAAATGGCTACAAAAGTCCTGACCCTCAGATTGAATATGTAGGACAGGATGAGATTATGGAAGGTGCAGTTCTGCAGTATTTTTGGATTGCAGAAGAGTTTCTATATCGAGTAGAGACTGAGGTAGTTACTGTCTCTTTGAAAAGGGTATCCGACCACCTTGGTGGTCGTTCTGTGGTTCTAACTAATGGGATTACTGTGTATTTGGTTGTCCAAGACCGTTCTCGAATGAGAAATACAGAGACAAAGAACATTTACTTTGTAGGAAACACGGTTGAAGAGTGCAAAGAGCAAATTGTCTCTATGTATAACCGTTTGGTTGAGTTAGGTCTAGCATTTCCTAGCGATGAGTTCACTGTCCAAAAAGAGATTGGTGGTATTTTAACAACCGTCAACTTGGCTTATAAAGAGCTTGAGCCGACAATGGATTTAGCCCCAGTAGCATTTGAGGTTTCGTTAGCAGAAGAAGGGTAAGAAGTATGAGTAAAGATTTAGTAGGTCTGATTGAGTTTCCAAAAGGAACTTCACAGTCAGATGATTTAGTTGGTTATGGTTTAGTGTATTTGGAGGAAGACATCTTGCGTTTTCGTCTGAAACGCTTGTCTTCTAGTTTGGATTTGTCTACGGTTTCAGATGAAGGTGTAGTTGAATTGTTTGAAAACAGTCCTTTACATTTCGTAGTAGATTATGAACGTTTTACACGTTACATTCAAACCAATTCTCCAGAGGTTTTAGAGGACAAGTTCTTCAGAGCTTTATACACCGTTCTAAAACAAACTTACCAGTTGGGGTATCCCCTTGACTTTTCTCGCTTGGCTTTAGTTTTAGAAGAGAAAGTTCAATTTGACCAATGGAAGGTTATTTTACGTTCCTTATCTAAAGGAGATGGAACGTTTGAGAAATGGGGTGTATCGTATGGTTAGTCGAAAACCTATTAGAGAGATTGAAAGTCGCTTAACAGATGGTGGAGCTAAACTTTTGACTGAGTTTGAGAGTTTAGCTGATGTAGGAGTTGAAAGTCCTAAACAGGTAGTGTGTATCCACTTTAAAGAGAAAGACCGTTATGGTTTTTACATGCAGAGCGGTAAGAAACTAAAGTCTTTTAGTGTACCAACTTCCTTTATTGATAAAAGTAGAGTCTTGTCGGAACAAGTTTTGAACCATATTAAAGAGAGTGGTCTCTACTTTGAAGAGGGTGAAAATAGTTCAATTAAGGTTCCAGTATTAGCTCGTACAACAAGTACCGTTTTAAAGAATTTCCAAGGTTCCCAATACCCTGTGGTATCCTCTTACGTTCGTTATTTTTCAGATACTTTCAGTGAAGAACAGAGAAAACTCTTGTCTCGTTGGTTCTTGCAAGAAAGTTTTTATGAAGAAGGACTTCAAAGAATTGAATTGGAGTTAAATACTGATACCGATTACTTTAGAGAAAAAGCTGCAAAACTAGCAACTCTCATGGGAGGGGGGACTTGGTTCTTCAAAGAGTTGAACTATTTTGAAACTGGCGCTAAGTGTACCTTGGGACACGATATTAAGTGGGAATTTGTCGCAGAAGAAGAAGCCACAGGCGAAGTGTTGAAGTTCGGGGTAGATTGTGTGCAAGACTTCTTTAATATTGAAGGTCAAGTACAAAACCAGTTGGTACGCTTCCGTACTCGCTATTTTAATGAAATGTTGACGTATGCTTACTCTTATAGTCAACAGTTAGGGTACCAGAAGAACTTTGGTTTTGCCTTACCTAGCTTTTGGCAAAGTTTGGTAGACGGTGGTTTTGCTAAATCAACTTCTAAGATTGAGTATTTGCTAAAGTTCGTCCGAGAGTTCAACAGTTTAAACATGCCTTTACCAGTTTCTCTTCGTTTGCAGTTTTTGAAAGAATTGGAGCAACAAAGAGCGCACAATTTACGTTACCGCTTTATGGAGAACACGTTTGGGGCGGTATCCTTGTACAATATGTACTCTCTTTTAGGAGATTTAGTACCGTTTATTAGCGAACAAGATAAGGATAAAGGTGCTTGGTCGTCTATTAAGGGTTCTATGGTTAGTGAACATGGTTTACTACTTCAAGAAAAAGACCTTATCTTGAAATTTATGGAGTCTGCTTTCTTTGAAAGTGTAGCTGCTCTACAAGCTACTTTAGACGGATATGGGGAAATGGTTCACTCTGCCTTAGTGAATACAACAAGTGAGTTAGATTTCCAATTAGCTTATAACAAGTTGTCTTGGTTCGCAGAAAAACAAAATCCTCGGACAAATGATGTAAAATTTATCGGTGGTGTAGTATTTAGTAAGTATAGTAAACCTTATCACTTTGGGAACGGCTCAGCTCTTACTATGTCAGGAGATAAGTTGGAGACAGATTACTCAAATATCGAAAGATTTTACTTCGGTGTCCTCGACCCACGTGTCTCTTTAAGTGATTTAATGGGTGTCTTCAACACCTTTACTCAGAAGTTTGAAGAACAACTTGCCAATAAATCGAAATAACAAAGTTCTTTCTTGTCTAAGTCTTGCATTTTCCCTCTAAATGTGATAAAATTGAGAAAAATGCAATTTGGATAGGAGAATAAATTTCGTATGTTAGTTCGCAGCCGACCTTTTAATGCTGGAGTAGAGTTTATAGTAGACTCTACAGTGTACACCTTAGCTCATAAGAGTCACAGTTTAATCAAGAAAATGGACTTGGAAGATTTGGATAGCAACACTCTTCTACGATACAAACCTATACAAGTCTTTTCTGTTTTATATCTAAAAGGGGTTTCTACCTCGGTTGCGGTAACTGTTTATAATGAAAAAGGGGGTTGTAAATGTGCAAACCCTCTGTCTGCTAAAACTTACCAAGTAGTGCGAGAGCAGTGGTTAAGAAGCAGTAAACTTCAAGGATTTTCTCGTATGGAAACTCCTACACCAGATGGTGTGATTGTGCAAGAAATAATGGTGGTAAGTCTATGAACAGTGTATTGAAAACAAAGATTACACCAAAAGACTTGTACAATCGTTACTTGCAGATGCGAAGCGCAGTAGAAGTCTTAAAGGTCATGTTGTATGACTACGGTATTTCTTATTCTCCCACTATTGTCCGTAAGTTTGAGTTGTCTCAATATGTTGTAGCTCAGTTAAAAGACTTAGGTTTTACTAACTATACAGATAAGCGCAGTGCGGTATCTTTGGTGTTAAATCTCAATTATTTGGAGTATGTTCAGAAGGTTGTAAAAACTAACCATCCTTTTCAAGTAGGTTTAAACTTGGTTATCTCTTACTTACAGTACAAGCAAGAAGTGGACTATTTAGAAAATTTATATTCCTTTAATGACTTGAGAAATAGGGGGTTTTTAAAGGGAAAACCGCAAACAAGACAAGTTAAGGTTTCTGAGGGTAAACAAAAAGGAGAAGTACCTCTATGGTTGCCAAAGACCTTAAATGATGAGATTTCCATTCACGATGGTTACACTGAGGTGGAAGAGTCTTTACACAATGTGTATTATCAATTTTTAACCAAAGTTGCCAAAGAGCAAGGGGTATCCTTGTTTACAGGTTGGACTTTCTTAAAAGGTGTTAAACGGACGCAAGAGTCTTCTTTGCTACCTTTAATTTTAAGAGGTTCAATCGAGATTCAAAATGAACAGATTCGTAAGGTTTTAAACTCTCTTCGTATCAATAATAAAGGAGAGTTTCCTTATTCTTTGGTTTATGAAGATTTACTGAAAGCTCAAACTAAGGTTTTAGAGAAGTACGCTCAGAGTGAACCAGACTTGATGGTTCGGAGTATTACTCCTTTTAAGGTTTCCTTTTCACGTGGTGGTTTAGGGTCTTACCCTTTGTATTACAATTACATTTGTTGGGATTATGACACTAATAAACCTTTACCTTCTGCAAATTGTTTCAATGGATTGGGAGGAGAGTTCACAAGGGTATCTTTTGCTGACGCAACTCCTTATTACCTAAGAAATGAAGAAGGTAAACAAGAGATTTTCTACAAGATGGTTAACAAGTCTCAACTTCATAGTAAGAATGTTCACTTAGAAACCTATTTAAAAGAGTTTTCTCAAATGTTTGGTAGACATTTTGGTGGAGAAGGTTTGTTAATTCCTTTGACATTTACTCGCACGAAAGTGATTAAGCAAAGTTTAGAACGATTAGAACAGAAAGGAGTCGCCCTAGTTGACTCGGATAGTTAGTTGTGGGAGAGGTCTGCAGTTAGCAGCTTCATCCTTTAGGCAGTTGGACTCAGAAGATATTGAATTGGTTCATTATCTTGGTTCGGACTTTAAGCTCTTACCCGTTTATTTCAGTGTAGGTGGTTCCTACCCACTAGAGGTTGAGGGTGTCCTACCTAGTCAGTCAAAAATCGGAGCAAGGCTTGGAGAAGTTTCCTACTGTGTAAAAAGTGTTATTTCCTCTAAATTTGGAGGGTTAGATATTCAAAGTAGTATTTCCATAGTTGTACCAAGTACAGAAAAGGGTCGCTTTAGCTTAGATACCTTGCATGAGGGGTTTGGAGGTTTGTCTCTGCCTTTCTTGGAGTTGAAAATATCTGAGGACTTGCGCTCTGTCTTTTCTGAGGTTGGAGATTTAGAGACTTTTTGGAGTACGTTGAATAGCATTCAGAAAGAAAATAGGTGGTAGAAAATGCAAAACAAAATGGTTGTTTTGGCTTTGTTGGATAGCGTTAACCCTACGGATACAAGTCATTCTTATAGCCCTAGTGGTTACGCATTGGCTCTTGCGGTATCCAACATTTCTCGACAATTTAAGAAAAAGTCAGTGCAAGCTGAGGTTGAGAAGCAGTTGAAGTTAGATGGGGAATTAACTTATACAATTATACAAGGTTCTTCATTTCCTCTGGCGGTTAGTGATAACCTTTGGGAATGTTTAAGTACCCTACGAGTTGCACAAGATGATGATTTATCTGATTATGATTTGGAGTTAAATGACTCTGAGGGTGGAGTTATTTTCAAGGTTGAAGGTGTCTTCACAGACAAGCGAGGACTTCTCAAAGGGGTATCCAATTTCAAATCGGTCGCAGATCGCTTGATTGATAAAGATTCTGTTGATTTAACTAAAGACCAAACAGAGTTTATTTCAGAAGTTAAGTCAAATATTAAGTCTTTGGCAGACTTGGAATTAGCTTTAAATGAAGATTCTAAAGGTGGTTCTCTAGCTCGCATTTCTGATGAAATGGAAGACTTATTAAGTTCTCGTAAGGATAGTTCAGAGTTTCGTCAGTCTTGGGAGTCTTTAAGAGCGCAGCTATTAGAGGGGAACTCTAAAAACTTTATCGGTAATGTACCTTCTCATTTGTTGGTGGAGGTTGAAAGTCCACTTGAAGTTTATGAGGATTTTGATAGTAGTGTAGATGTAGAAGATGCACGTGCCATTATTGATGCTCAACTTCGCGGTTATTTACCTTACCAATATGGTGTAGGTGGTTCTATGTACTTGCACTTACAAGGTTCGGTACTTAGAGAAAATGCTTACAAACAGTTTGCAAGTAAAGGTGTTCAGTATGATATCGGTAACGTTCAAGTTGAGTGGGGTTTAACACACTATTTGACGTATGGTGAAGCAGTTTTTCTGTACATCTTAGCTAAAGGTGGGGTTATAAACTTACCTACGACTGAAATTGATAGTGTATTTAAATCTGTACTTAAGGTTGGTTTAGAGGTTCAACTAAATTTCTTAAATATTTGGTTTTACGGACCAGTGGGGAATAGCTCTGAGTTTTCAGACCTTTACGCTAAAACAAAACAAATTTCAGCAGATGCTTATGTAAGTTTTTATGAGAGTTATTTACCATTTGAGCTTTACTTTGGTTTCTTGTATGTCTTGTACAGTGACAACTTGTTCAACTGTATTCAAGAAGGTTTACCAGATTTTACAAGTGAGATTCCAAGAATTGAGTTTGCTAAGTTGGTAGATAAGATTGCAGATTAGAATAGGTGGTTTAGACGATTGGTTTTTAAATTAGAACAAGAGCAGTTATTGTGGAAAGTTGGAGAGTTTTTAGCAGATAAAGGTCAACCTTTAGGGTTTTTAAACTCAGAAGGTTTCAACCCTAGTTTCTCGGTATCTGGAACGCAATTAGAACTCTTAATTGCGAAAATGAGAGCGCAAGCTCTCCAAGACTTGCCTTTTGAAATTGGCTCTTCTAAGAAGTTTGAAGACTTGCGCTTTTCTTTGTGGTTGCTCGCTAACACTTATTGTTATGTAGTGACTTCGCCACATAAATCTAAAGAATTGCAAGGTTTTAACTTAGGGAAACAAGATGTTCGTTTCGGTTCTTTGGCTTTGCCTTTATTAGAAAGTGCAGTTGAAGTAACTGATCGACAAAAGAATAGTTTGAGTAAGATTTACACGGAGTTCGGAGATACACTCAATCAAGGGTTACTCGCTTTCCCTACGATTAGTTTGTCTAAAGGTAAAGTATCTTTCCCTAGAAAGAAGGTTTCTTTCGTAGAAGGTGAGTACATGGTTCTTCCGGTATCCGTAGTAAACGGTTACGTTTCTAAACTCAAGGAGAAGTCCAAACAAGGTATTGTAACCATTGATGCACATCGTGTAGGTGGGTCTTTGCGAGAGTTTAATATGACTGCGGACACTACGATAGCAGTTCAACTTTACACAGGCTCATTATTGCTGGAAGATTTTGAGACTGTAGGTTATTCTCTATCTGCTGCTTCGGTTTACCAAGAGAGTAAAGTGAAGATTATGAAAGGTCTTACTCGTTTACTCTTAACTTTCTACGACTTGGGAATTGCAGAAGGGGAGTACCCACAAAGACAGCTCTCACTTAGTCGTATCCGAGAAGTTCGCTACTTAGCTAAAGAGGAACAAGACAAGAAGATTAGACAGTTGAAACGTTACGCTCTCATGTCTGAAGACGCTATGGTTCGTCAAATTAACCACTTGGCGAAAGATTGGTCATTTGAGCGACAAACAGAGTTCTTGGTAGAGAGTTTAGCTCGATTAAAACGAGTGTCTGATGTAGATACAAGTGTAAGTAAGTTTGAGATTAAGTCTCTGATTGAGTTTCAAATGCGCTTTAGTGAGTGTATTGAGTATTACTCTACTGCCTATTTGAGAGTTGTGTACGACATGATTCAAGAAGAACCAGAGCGTTACAATTTTATCACAGGTCGAAATACAGATATGGCGAGCGTAAGCGGTGCGGTATCCTCAGATTTTGTGACTATTCCAGATACGCTTGAATTTTAGAAGTTAAGTTGAGGTTTTATTTTCATGGACAAAATAAAAGAATTATGGGACAAGAAAGGGGTAAGATACACCATTTTAGGTGTTCTTGCTCTTGTACTGTTACTATTTGGGGTAAGAGCTTGTAACCAAGCTAAGAAGTCGAATACAGAGACAAAAGCAAGTGAAGAGCAAGTAGACAAACCTAAGAACAAAAACGCAGGGCTGACTCCATTTGAAGAAGAGCAAAAGCGTTTAATTCGTAAGTATGGTGAGGCAGGAGAAGGGTATTATTGGTCTGATGAAGGTACTCGTATGGCTTTAGGAGACCAAAACTTGTCTGAGACTGAGGTTTTGAGAACTTTCTTACGTTCTCTATCTACTTTGGACTTTGCAACTGCTCAGAAATATGCTTATAAAGACCAAGTATTGAAAACCTTAAATGGTTACTTCAAGTCAGATGCAGAGTTCACTTACTCCGAGTCCTTTAAAAAGGGGATGTATCAACAATTTCTACTTAGTTTAGAGATTGAGGGTATCGAGAATCAGGCGACTTTTGCGGATGATAAGAGTAGTGTAACGGTTAAATTGAAAGCCTTGGACTTGTCTAATAAAGATTTTTGGAAAGAGGATCGCGAAGGTCTTTTAAAAGGTATTTATTCGTATCGTAAAACTGAGGCAGATTCTACGAAGGCTAGAAACTTCTTGTATGAGTATGTAAGTAACTACTGGAAATCTGAATTAGCTCAGAAGAAAACCATTACAGTAAACATTACCTTGATGAAAACAGGAGCGGGTGGTTGGCTTGTTTCAAACGATATGGACTTAGACAACTACGCTAAGTACAGTGAGGGTGAAACGGTTATTAACAACATTCTGAAAGAATATGATGAAGAAATTTCTCGTAGACCGAAAGGTTTTGAAGATTCTACATTTGACCCAAGCACTCTCTTGAATAAGGACAAGAAGTCTCAGGTAAAACATGAGACGGAAGATAGCAGTAAGAAAGCAGGTTCTTAATGAGTGTAGAGAAAGTTTCAGACTATTTAGAGCGTAAAGCTAAAGCAACCTTTCGTAAAGGTTATGAAGAGGTTCTACCTCTAATTAAAGATGGTGACTCTGAGTCGCAACTTCGCACGGTTGGTTCGGTTGCTCGCACTGAAAATCTTATCGGTATCGGTACCAACAACCGAGCTGAAGGATTTCACTTTGAAGAAAAACACTTGAGTACAACTGAGAAGTATGAGCAACAAGCTCAACTTGCTTTCAACGAAGAGTACATGAAAAGAGCTGACGAAATTGATAAACTAAGAATTTCCGAAGCAGTTTCTCAGTTTGCAATAGGATTGCAAGAAGGTTCTACTAATGATTTTGCTACTATGATTCAAGAGCGAAAAGAGGAAACAAGCGGTATCTCTGAACTCCCACCGTCTAATAGTTTCAACATTCCTCAATATGAGGACGAGGGAACTGTTGATGATTTGGAAGAAGATGTTAGTTCTGACTCTACTCTCGAAGACCCATTTTCAGTAGAACTAGTGAAAGATGAAGTACAAGAGTTTTCGTTTTTAGATGGTTTCAATATTTGATTAGTTTAGGTGGTTAGTATTTACATGTTTTATGAGAAAAATGATTTCAAAATCATGTTAGGTTCAAACGCTTTAGAAGGTTGCACTGACTTAAGAAGAGCTTGTAGACGTGGTTTTGACTTATATTTCAAAAGGTTAAATGAGTTACAAAGTGTTGAAACTTACTCTTTGAAGCAACTTCGATTTGTAAAATCAAGACAAAGCGATAACCAATTTGGTATCTCCTTTAAAGGCGCATTTCCTTTCTCTTTCTCAGTAGATATTGAGAAAGGTACGTTGACGGTTTCTCCTTTCCTTTTGTCTGATGATGTGTTAGCAAAAGTTAAAGAGGGTCATTATGTTCCCTTGGTTCAGCTCTTTTTAAACGCGTTTGCAGAGAAGGTCTGGGCTTACCATAACTTAGATTTGCTAAATGTTATGTTGGAGAAGTATAAACCAGTAGGTAGTCCTTATACGGTAAGGTTTGTACTTAATAGTAAAGCAAAAGATAGGTTCTTATCTCGCTTTAGTGAAGACTTGATTGAATGGTGCGTTTTAGACGATTACCCTCAAACGCTCCAGAATGTCCTCCCTCGCGATTTAGAGTCTCTAAAGGAATTTATACGCAAAAACTTTTACAATGGATTTGACGCTCTCTCAGAAGCTCTCAGAGGGCAGTCTACACTTTGGTCTGACTATTTAGCAGGTAGACCTCCAACTGGTGTTACTTACAATCCAATGCGCTTGGTTGGTGCATTAGCTTTAGAGTTAGAGGAAACAGTTGAAAAACGTTGTCGTTTCTTATATTCGGAAAGTGAAGAAGGTGAGATTACACTTTACCAACGTGAAGGTGAGGTTTATGTTGAGGTTCTTCGTTTTAATAAGGAAACAGGAGAACTCGGTATCCTCGACAAGAGTTACACTTTAGGTTTTGATTCTACTGAGCAGAAGATGAAAAGAATTGAGGTGACCGTAAATGAGTCAGCGTAATTTCGGACAACATCGAGATAATAATGAAGGGGGTTGGAACGGGGTTCCTGATTGGGGGTATCCTCAACAACCTCATCAACAACCTTCACCACAAAGAGGTGGGTTTGGTTCTTCAGATTTTGAATCTGAGACAACTAATTCGCTAGAAGAAGAGCGAGGGTTCAATTCACGAGGTGATTTTGAACATCAAGGTCAAAGAGGTGGGGGATTTGGTTATGAACAACATCAACAACCACAACAACCTTACTCAAATGAGTTTCAACAATCTCAAGGGTTTAACCAAGGACAAAATGAAGGTTGGGGTTCCCAAAATAATCAAGGATTTGAACCTAATGGTTTCAATCAAAACCCACAGGGGTATCCCCAAAATCAGTTCGACTCCAACCACTATGACCAATATGGTCAAATGGAAAATAGTGCAAGCGCACACCCAGTTAAGAAGAAATGGTCTCCTTGGTCTATTGGTTTAACTGTTGTCATTGTGGCAGTCTTACTCCTTGGTATTATGGTTTTTGTAGCAAATAAGGCGAAACAAAACCCTTCAAGTGAGTTGAAAAACAAGGTTACACAAGTAGAAAAAGGTGCTACAGATAAGAAGTCAGCGGCATCCGACAGTGACCGTATTTTCCCGGAAGGCTCTCCGAAGAAAGAAGAGAAAACTTCTAGCTCAACTTCTGCAGAAGAAAAACCTAAAGAGAAAGCTGAGAACTTAGGTGGTAGTGAAAGTAAACTAACCACTTCAAATACTCAAAACTTAGATGGTGCAAAAGTTTCGTCTGAGGTCTTAGTTGCAAAAGGTGTGGTTAAGGAACTACATTTAGAGGGTAATTCTGATTTAGCTGCTACCTATAAAGCAGTCTTGTCTGTTGGTTCAACCACTCTTTCGATATCCCTCAATTTCGACACGGCTAGTCAACTAAAAGCAGGAGATACAGTAACAGTTCGTTATCGTAAATTAGCTGATGTAGATAAGGTTGTTATTGAGTCTGTCACAAAATAAGAAAAAAGTTGAGAGGGTATCTACTTTCCTCTTGACTTTTTATTTGTAGGTATGCTATACTAATTTTAGAATTTTTCAGAAAGATACGAGGTTAGCTAAAGCATGGTTAGAATGTTGAATTTAGGAAACAGTCCTAAAATGCCAGAGAAAGAAAAGAAAACCCAAACACTTTCAGATGCACTGGGTCAAGAAACTGCTAAACCGACTGCACCTATTCATAAAGTTCCTACAGTTGAAGTTCAACCAAATGGAGAACAAGAAGGTGTAGTAGAGCCACTAAGTCGAGTAGTTGGGGGAAAAGTAGGAAAACCTGTTACAGTAACTCCTACTGAAAAACCAAAATCAAAAGAAGAAAAACCAACTACTACAAACTTAACTTCTGAGGGTGATGATAATGCTCCAAGAGCCGGTGGCATTTCTCTAGTGGGTATTATTCAATCGAATGTAGACAAAGTTCGAGTATTTAAACGTGGTGTGTACTATGATGCTACACGTGTTGTTGGGTATATTTTACGAAACGATGGAGTTGAAGAACTTGAAGTTTTTGACGATATTTTAGTTCCACAAGCAAAACCTAGCACTGTTTATCAACCTAACACAAGTCTCTTGTCTACTGCAGAAGATTTAAAATCTGTACCTAAAGTTCCATTTGCGATTGGGGAAACACGTGTATTCACAAAACCGGCTTTGCTTGCTTTGAATGAGTCTTGTAAAGAAATCGGCTCTCGTTTGGGTATCGGTGAAGCTCAACCGGTCGTTGTGAGTCAGTTGATGGATTTGCACCCAGAGTTGACAGAAGAAGTAGCTACTGAGATTGTAAAAGATTTCAAATTTGCTATTCAAGTCCGTGATGCTCGTGGAGAGGGTATTCTCGTTCCTGACCATCCAGAAGGTTTGTTCAGTCGTTTGTCTGTAGCGATTGGTCTTGCTCTTTCAACTGAGACTTTGAAGGAAGAAGTTGCTCGTCAGTTGTTAAAACACAAGTTGGTAACAGATAAAACACCAGAAGAATTGTTATTGATGTTGAAAGACCGTCTAAATTTGGCTCTTCCACAGGGGTTGTTACTCCCAGTAGACTTGTTTGAAGAAGTTTATGAGGTCAAAGGTGCCCGTAGAGCAGTTAAAGGATCTAAAGTTAAACCTGAATTTGAACGTATTTTCGGTGTGTACAATGAGTACAATCAACCAAAATCAAAACGCACTCCAAGAACTCAAACACCTAAGTCTGACAAAGAAACCAAAGGTTCAACTAAGCCAGCGGTATCCTCACAAGTCAACTTGGCGAATTACTTTGCACATTATACTCAAGGGAAATAGATTTGAAATTAAGGAACGCACCATTTTGGTGCGTTTTATTTATTGTTTCCAAAATCCCTTAACTCCCCACCTCTGTTGACTTTCAAGCCTTTTTATGATATAATTAACTCACTGAATAGATTTAATTGAAAGTGAGGAATTTTCGATGGGTAAGAAACCAAAGAAGAAAAAGTCAGGGAATAAAACACCTAAAACGGGTATTGTCTACACACCTTTTTCTATGGTTCGTAGAGTAAATGAGTTATCGAAGTTAGAAGGGAAAGCAGAGCGTACCTCTTTTGAGATGCAAACTCACGGTATGATTACTGCCTTTGAATTTTTGACTTTGTGGAAGAGTGGAGAAATTGATACGACTGCTTCAAGTCGTATTGGCTTGCAACCTTATTTAAATCATTATGTGGGAGTAGCAGGGCGAATTACAGATGTCCGAAAGAGCAAAGACGGGGTATCCCTCTTAATTTTAGACCCCTCGTTAGTTGGTACGTTTGGAGCCCGAACAAAGTTTGAGGTAAAACAGTTAGTCAAAGAAGCAGGAGGGAAAGACAGTAAGTATTTTCAAGATATACCAAATCAACCTATTTTCTCAAGTCATGTGTGGTTGTTCTTACCAGAGGTTGACGCTTCATTGTATAAAGATACGGCTTTGTACTTAGGTTCTGTGATTACATTCTATGCAAAGGTTGAATTATATAAAGGTCGTGTGTCTACTTCACACTCTAATAGAGCGCCTAAATACGGTCTAGGCTCAATTATTTTGAATAATAGTTATATGCCTTATATGGTGCAAAGAATGAACGAGGACAACTTTAAACCAGCTCGTAGTGGTCGTAAAGTTCAGATGATGTTTGGTAACTACCGACTCGGTACGACGAATGATTTTGATTTGCGTTACGCAGTTGCTTTGATTGAAAAATCCAAGGTTGAGCCTTATGTAGATTGGTATTTCCAAATTCGTAATTTAAGTCAAAAAGCTCATTGGAATTGGATTTATAATTTCATGATGGACTGCGATTCAGAGGTTGAGAAAGGTTTAACCAAATATACAAACTTCAAACCTCTGATGATGAAAAACAAAGTAGGTCTACCTATGGAACTGGAAGCTCTTAAGTACAGAAAGCAACTAAGAGATAAAGCGGTATCCGAAGGTCTCGTAGACTCTTACGATAAACCAACTGAGGAATTAGATTTGTTCTGTAACTTCTCAGACTGCCTTGAGCATTTAGAAAAATTAGGTTTTAAAGACATTCCAGTAAAAGATACGCTTTAAATCATAGAGTTTTAGAAGAAATTCAAATAAGATACTTGACAAAGTATCTTATTTTTGATATAATAAAGATAGTTAAATGGAAATAGGAAAAGGAGAACTTACAATGAACAATGTAGTATATATGACTGAGGATCAAGAGCGTAGCAACCGCCTTGAAGTTGAAAGCAACTTAGCAAACCTCTTTAGAGAACGGGTAGAAACAAAAGGGAAACAAGTTCGTTCGCTTTGTCGAAATATTGCCCTTTGGGTTACTTTAGGGGTATCCACATGGTTTCTTGCTGATATGGGGTTAAAGCTTTATGAACAACAGTTGGTGAATACGACCTTTACTATTCGATTTTTGATTTCTGCGTTGAATTTATTGGTATTTTTAGGTGGATTTTCTATCTTGTATATTACAATGTATCACCTTAGTCACACACTTGTAGGTTTCCGTTTGTTCAACCGTGGAGACTACTATGAGCGTAAAGATTCTACTTACTTGCCTTTGTTTGATAAGATTGAGCGTGGTTATTACACAGATATGTACTTTCAGTCTAACGGTTACATCTCTAAAGTTTCTGTACCTAATCACTATGCAGATCGTTTTGAGTTAGGTGCTAGTGTTCCAGTAGATGTTGCAATTTTGATGTACAAACAATCAGGTCGAGTTCGCTTGGTGACAAACTGCGTTGGTTCACGTGCCAACAATGAACAAGAGTTTCAAGAAACTTTATGGAGACACAATGGTAATTTAAAAGCTCCACAAAAAGCGTACCAACAAGCATTGGCAGGTTCGGTATCCACTCCTCAAAAACAAATCGGAATGAACTAGAATTTTTGCATTGCATAAATGACTAATTTGTGGTACTATAAATTAGCACTCCGATAGGAGTGTCTAATCTTCTAAACTGCGGGGAGATAGTAGGGTTTACCTACTATTTTCTTTTCTTTTTGTTTAGTTTCTCTTATTTGCTCCAAAATCTTGCTATTTACAACAATTTGTGATATAATAAAGAAAATTAGAAACGAGGTCTTTTAAATGACTTTATTGAATGCACGCCCTTACCTAGTAGGTAAGCAAACAACTTTATTTTACATTGATGAGCACTACAAGGTTCAACCCTTTACAGTAACTAAAGAGATGGTCGAAAGTGGTTCTGTAAAACTCCCTCGCTTGCCTTATGACAAAGCAGACTATGAGCTTTATATCAAAGACGGTCAAGGCTTTACAGATCACTTTGATGGAGTTATTGTAACTTATACTGACAAAGAGACTGGTAAGGTTCATGAACCGTTTGCTTGCAGTTTTCTATCTTGGGAGTTGAGAGACATTTTCCCTAAACTTGGTAAGATTTTGAGAGAAAAGATTAAGCAAGAAAACAAAGAGCGATATCCTCTTATTCGCTTTGTAGATGCGAAAACTTCTGAGGTGTTGACTGAGTTTCCTTATGAGAATTACTACAAAGAAAACTTTGCTTTGAATGAAATGGGTAAATACATGGCAAATGGTTATTTAGACCTTCTAGTTCAAACTTATGACAAAGAAACAGATGAATGGATTCCATTTGAATTGAAACGGTTGGATTATTGGAAAGCTTTAGAAGATACAAAAGCGCAAGTACAAGAAGAAGTACAACGTTGGAAAGAAGATTTGTAAAATGGCAGAAAATTTTGCAACAAAATATAGGTCAAAAGATGTAGACCGTTATATTGGGAATGAATTAGCAGTTCAAAAACTTTTGAATCGCTTTTCTTCCAAAGACGGAGAAGACTATCCAGCTTGTGTGATGATTTCAGGAGCAAGCGGTTGTGGTAAAACCACAATGGCTCGTATGTCTACTAAGTTGGTCTTGTGTGAAAATAAGCAAGTTCGCAAGTGGAAGAATAGAGAATATTTATTACCTTGCAACCAATGTAAGATGTGTCAAGATTTGAATGAATACATTGAGACTGCAGATGCTACAAAGCTATTTTCGGTAAAAGAATTAGACTCTTCTAAAACAGGGAACGTAGATGCAGTACGACAATTTGTAGAGTCTGCTTCTATGCCTAAGCTATTTGCGGGGTATTCTATCTTTATCTTTGATGAGTGTCACTTGATTTCTAAAGTAGGTCAAGAAAGTATGTTGAAGTTTACCGAGGATGCCCCACCTAAGTCTATATTTTTCTTCTGTACCACTGACCCTCAAAAGATGATTGAACCGTTACAAACTCGTATGGACTTAAAGATTGTGATTGAGTTACCTAGTGTGGCAGATAATGTGAACCTTATGACTTGGGTATCAAACGAAGAAGGTTTCGCTTTTGAGAAACCGGCTTTAGAGTTAATTGCAGTTCGTTCAAATTGTGTCTTTCGTCAATCCTTGAAACAACTAGAGAACGTTTACCGTTCTTATGGTTCAGTTCGCTACGATGATGTTGTTAAGGTTCTTGATGTAAATAAAAATAGAGGTCTTTATTTTGATTTCTTAGAGTTTCTAAAAACAAAGAATACGGTTCTTTATACAAAGACTGTACATACTGCTATGTTGGAAGTTGGGTTGAAGAACTTTGTTGAGGGTTTGAGAGAGTTTGTGAAGCGAGGTCTTTACATTTCATTAGGTCTTCATGTATTAGGGATTACCAAAGATGAGTTGAAGTTGTATAAAGATTTATTTGATAAGTTCAACAATGAAGAAATTCTAGCTCTCTTGGAGTTTTTGAACAACTTAGGTCGAGGAGATATTGAAACCCAATTACTCCTCCTTGGGTATCGAGGTCTCTTAGCGCCCACTCAATCCGTTTCTTCAACTTCTTCTGTAAGTTTTGAAGTTAACGAAATTAAAGGTAATGAGAGGGTCTTAGAAAGCAAACAAATGTCTCAAAAACATAAGGAAGACAAAGCAGCACATCATGAAAACACTGTTGCAAAAGCACAGTTAGATTTAAAACCTATGTCTACTGACCAAATGGCTGATATGTTTGACAGTTTATAAAAGAAGTGAGGTACATTTTATGTTAGAAAAAGTTTTAAAGCGTAGAGTCACTAAAGATTTTGCTGAGACTTATGAAGCAGTCTCCTATAAAAAGGGGTATCGAGAATTTTACATTACTTATCCTATTGAGAAAGGTGATCCTTTACTTGTTGATTATTTTGACTTAGTGGAGAGGTTAGAAAAGAAACACATTATCTTTAGTGTTTATCCAATGCCTTCAGATAGGCCTGAGGTTAAGGAAGCTTTCTTGAAGAACAATCCTATAATCAGAGAGGTTATTTTATGATTGAGTTACCAGACTTTCTTGATGTTGGTTTAAGTGATTATTTAGTAAATGATTTAGCTTTGTCTTATGACCTTACTAAGAATAAACTTTTAGCTAGATTGAATTTGTATTGGTTGTTAGAAATTCAAGTAAAGAAATTGAATTACTATTATTTCCCAGATAAATTTCAACGAAGTAAAGGGTCGCATAATGTATTAGGTTCAATTTATGTATTTGGTAAGTATGATTCTAATTTGTCTGACTTTTTGTATCGCACAAGTTCGGATTCTGTAATACAAGGTCGTTTACATGCTATTCAAAGCTTTAACTATATTTCAGCTAGATATTCAGACGCTTTGGAGGTATTTAGAGCAGACCTACCTTTAGTGGAAGATATGTTTGAACTTTATTGGATTTTATCCAATCACTTGAAACAGTTAGGTTTCAGCTAATTAAAATAAAGAAAGCGAGAAAAACAAATGTCAAAAGAAGTAGTAGTATTTACAAAGCGACCAGAAGATGGAGTTTGTCCAGGTTGTAAGATGTTGAAGCGCAAGCTCGACTCAGAGGGTATCCCGTATAAGGAAATTCCTTACGACCCAGACAATGATGAGCATGTCCGCATTGTGAAAGGGGCTAAATTTAGCGCTCTTCCAGTAACTTTCCCAAATGGTTTGGATGATGTAGAGAGTGCTTTCTCAGGGTTTGCACCTAATAAAGTAGCAGAAATCAAGCGTAACTTGGCTTTGTAAGAAAATGGCAAGAGATGTTGGCAAACATCTCTTCTTTTTTGTTAAGAAATGCTTGTCAAGTAAAAAGTTTTTTGATAAAATAAACAAAATAAAGAGAAAGTTGGTGCGAGTTTTGGGTAAAATTTCAGATTTAGTCCTAAACCGAGACTTTAGAGGGAGAAAATTTGCTTTAGAAAGTATTGTCTTTCTAAACACGTTAGCCCTCCTACCTACAACTGCTTTTGCAAATACAGATTCGTTAGGTGGGGTGCCCGACTCTTCATCAGCGGTATCCGATGCAGTTGACACGACAAATACAATTACACGTGAGCAAGCTAACAACATTTTGCAGAATGTAAGAGACGCCATTCCAGAGCCTTCAAAAGACCGTGCATTAGACCAGATTAACAAAGCGGTCAATACAAGTAGAGACTCTAGTTGGGATATGGCGATGGACGCTTTAGCTCCAGTCGGTTATGGGATGATGCTCCTAGCTAATATTTTATGGGGGTTGGCAACATTTGGTTATTTCTTCCAAACATCTGTTGATGTTTTGTGTTTGGTATGGTCTGGTCCCCGTGAATATTTCATGAACAAACAACCGAATCAAGACCAAGGTTTTAGTTTGAAAGGTTTCATTGGTTCTTTCTTCACTTTGTCTTATGATGCTCGTCAAATCATTGAGAGTGCGGGGTTGAGTACAGGTTCTCAACAAATGCAAGGAGCAGGCGGTATGGGCATGAACCACGGCATGGGTATGGGTTCTCCAATGGGTTCCCCTATGGGTGGCATGGGTTCTCCGATGGGCATGAACCGTGGCATGGGTATGGGTGGAATGAACCAAGGAATGCAGAACAAACCTATGGTTTCAACCGGTAACTTGTTGAGTCGTTATGTATCACTTCACATGAAAACTTTAGTTGCTTTAGGTGTTGCCTTTGTAATCTTTGGAACATCCTTTGCGACTGAGTTTCAAGGCCAAGCGGTATCCCTAATTATTGCCTTGATTAAAGGTGCTTGGAACCTACTTCTACAAGGTTTCCGCTTTATATCAGGACGTGGATAAGAAGGTGATTTTATGGCTTTCTTAGACTTAAAAATCTTTAATAATTTAAAGAACAGTGGAGATTCAAGGTTTGGTGGACACCACGCTCACTTAATGAAAAGGCGCTTGGAAGCAGACTTATTGGAGTTAGCTGAGAAGACTTTAAAAGGGCGAGTAACACATTGTTGCATTGAGGTGTCAGATCAAGAATTACCTTTGATGTTGGAGGTCTTATCGAACCCTACGGTTCAATCTCGACTTCAATTCCAACAACAAGAAATACCAACACAGTTCTTAATTGGATTTAGAAATTTGACAGTTTTCTAAAATTCAAGTTCGCAGTTTAGTTAGATGAGGTTTGTATGGTTACAAAGGCTCGGTTGCCTTATGTAGAGGTTATAAAAGAAGTAAGTAAATTAGTTCATTTGAAGTATGAAACCGTAGACAACATTGTTTCATACTATAGAGAAGTTTGCTTTGAAGCGATTACTAAAGGGTATTCCTTTGATGTGTTCGAAGGGTTATTTATGAAAGTAACTGTTTCAAAAGACCAAGCTCGGAAAGTGCTACCTCAGACTTATTTGTTAAAACGAGTGAGCGAGTCTTTGGGCTTGTCACTAACTGTTGTACAATCGGTACTGCAAAAGTTCCAAGAGTTGACTTATCAAGAAGTTGCAAGTGGTTCAGCGGTATCCTACATTAACTTAATTTCCTTTAACCCAAGCGCCACAAGGTCTTGGAATAAGGTAAAAGTAGGTTCAGCAGTTTTAACACTTAAGAAACAGGTAGGAGTACAAGTTCGTTTGGTTTGTACCAAAGACTTTAAAGAATTAGTGGGGAAGTAACCTATGGAGGGTAAAACTCACAGATTAGGTGGTACGGTGTGTGCAATGGCTGGGTTCATAACCTTGAAAGACTCAGGTTATTTAATACAAAGTGATTTGATTTCTCCAGCGTTACAGTTCTTGGTCATTTACACAGCGGGGATTTATGGTGGTATGTGGTCGGATAACGACCACCATTGGGATTCGAGTCCATTAAAAGACCCGGCTTCTTGGTTACAAAATAAGGTCTTGCATATTGCAAACACACCTTACAAGAAGCTAGATGAGAGATTAAGTAGCAAACAGAAGAAAAGTTCTGTTCTGTATAAGACTTTGAAATTCATGAGGTGTATCCATCGCTCGTGGCAAACACATAGTGAGTTCACACTTCTCATGATTTTGTGGCTGATGTTCAGTCCAACTTTCTTAGGATTTACAGGTAGGTTCGACCCTCTGTTATGGTTACTAATAGTCACAGGGTTTGGACTTGGGGTTATTTCCCATTTAGTGTTAGATATGTTGACTACGGAGGGAATTCGTTTCGCTCTTGGTGTTTTCATCAAAATATTCTTTCCGAACATTCCTATGTTCACAACTATTCGCTTGGTTCCCGGTATCTCAGCCTTTAAAACAGGCTCAGAGTGGGAAATGGCTATACGAAAAGCTTTGTCTATCATACAATATGGTATGTTAGCTTTGGTCTTGTTGGACTTAGGAGGGATTTCTATCTTACACTATTTTAGTTGAGGGTATTTTCGTACACCTCAAACCGTTGTCTTATAGTTATTGGAAGTAGCAATAAGAGAGCAGAACGAAAGTTGTTTCGTATTGTAGTAGGATAAACTAATAAAAATAAAAGGTAAAGTTGCTCCAACAACTTTAACCAGATTTGAGGTTTATCTATGAACATTTCTAAAACAGCAAGAGGAATTCTTGCAACAGTTCTAATGTCTGCTAGTTTAGTAGGCGCAGGTTATATGTCTGAAGTGAGTGGTGTCACAAACTTTACCGATATTGCAGAAGTACACGCTTTGGGTGGTTCTGATGCAAATGCTAGTTCAGAGTCTATGAGTCGACTTCAAGAGAAGGTTTACGATGAGGTTTCAGGAAACACTTATCGTACAACTACAGGTGATGGTCTCACTGGTTCTAAGATTTATAACCAAAAAGGTGAAGTTACAAGTAACTTTGACAAATTGACTGAGGGTGACAAAAACAAGGTCATTCAAGACATCAATAGAGCAGTTAAAAAGACTGCTGACAGAGATGCGACAGCGATTGAGTCAGGTGAAGCTACAAATAACGCAGTCACAAAAGGTACTGTTAACAAATTCTGGAAAGACATGAGAGAAGTCCGTAAATCTACAGCAGGGTATCTCATTTCTGTCGCAACTGCTGATGTAGCTGCTGACTGGGATGCTGCTTCAAACTTCTTGGCTCCGTTCTATCCATTCTTTAACAGTGCGATTGCGGTATTCTTGATTTTGGCTTCATTCTCATTCTTTATCCACTTGGCGATTGCAGTATTCTACTTCATGACTCCTTCATTCCAGTATTTTGTAAAAGATGCTGAGAGTGCTAAAGGTGCGAGGGGTTATATTGCAAGCATTATTCCGAAACAAGCGGTTACTGCCAACGACCAAGCTTTGGATAAAGGTGGAAACCCACTTCTTATTTATATTGGTAAGACTTGGGTAATGATGCTTGCTTATGCGTTAATCTTGATTTTCTTCGCAACCAACTCTATGTTGGTCTTGGTCGGCCCGATTTCAACACTTTTTGCATCCCTTGTTGGATTGTAATTGGTCGATTCATCAGAAAAGAGGTTATAAATGGCACAGTTAAAATTCGTCAGAGTTTTACAAGTAGCCTTGTTATCCTTAGTAGTGAGTTTGGGGTTGTGGGGTTTTTCTTCTCCCAACTCCAATCTTTTGGTAGATGTCGTACAAGCTAGAGCGAAGTTTGATGCAACTACTGTGAGCGAGAATAGTATGCCTTTTGTCATTGTAGACAGTGAAGCAGGGGTGTCCTCAGTTGTTGATAACATCAATAATGAGATTAGAGTACAGTTAGTTGTACGTTCAGATCAAGTATCTGACGGTTGGAAGTTTGTTTACTACAACAGTAGCAAAAAGCGAGTTTCGATTGACCGTAAGAACTTTTTGGAATATCCTATGAATACTCGTCAGAAAATCATGGATATAGCTTTGAGTAACTTGAAAGATGACCGTTCAGGGGGTTTATCTGCAAGAGATAGAGCAAGGCTCTATAAATTTGTAGAAGACCAAGATACGAATATTTCAAGTGTTCTACAAGCAGTTAACTCTGATGTAACGGCTGACTTAAATGAAGCGCAAAACATTTTGAAATTTTTCACAAGTCCGTTAGGTACTTTGTTAGGTATTCTCACGATTTTGATTTGCGCAACAGTTGGTATCTCTATGGCGATGGACGTTTTCGCAATGATGACTCCAAGTTTGATGTATCACTTTATGAAGAAGGGAGACAAGCGCCCTGTGTTGATTTCACCAGAAGCTTGGTTTTCTTATAAAGATGGTATTTCAAAAGGTGCGCACTCAAATTACATGATAACGTACTTGTCTCGCTCTATTCCAAAATTAGTGGTAACAGGTGCTTGTTTAGCCTACATTATGATTGGTAATGCCACGGCTCTTGCGATATTCTTTGCCAATCTATTTAACCGATAAGTTGCTTCCTTGGAGCTTATCGTTAATTGGTAAGTTTCATTGCAAGCAACTAGGGAGCCTCGGTATCGTTGGGTACTGAGGTTTCTTTTTTCAAGAAAGGAATCTTTAAATTCATGTTCGGACAGAAGAAGATTAAAGATAAACAAATTAAATTAAAGGAAACAAGCAAGTTCTCACGTTTTGTAGACTCGTTGCGCGAGGGTTCGATTTTGTTCTTTGGGGGAAAATCGGTAGATAAAAGAAAATCAACGAGTCAGTTTGTTCCAATGACTTTGGAGCAAGTAGTAGTTGAAAATAGAAGAAAGAAAGTCAGAAGTTTTGTAGGTAAGACTGTAACTTTGGTTTCGGTATCCTTACTTCTCGGTTCGATTGCTTTGCAAGTAGGTAGTTCAGTTTTAGGTTTAAAAGCTGATTATACTACTGCTTATGCTGAGAACAAACAAGGTCAGAAAAGTTCTGCCTTAGAGCGATCTATTGACCAATTAAAGATTGCAGCAGGTGAAGCTGATGGTTCTTTATCCGGTGGAGCAAAGGGACTCTCCCCGGCAGAGGTTAAAACAGTAGGGTTCTTTATCTCTAACTGGTACTCACCGTTTACAACACGTGTTTCTATAAATGGTAATACTGTTGGGGATGCTCAATCTGACATTCAAACCATTTTAAGAACTCACGCTGGTTTAGCTGATGATCCAGCAGGGGAGTTAGCGAAACTAGTTGCTAACTTAGGTGCTAAAACTTCTGAACCTTTGTACTTAGCTAAGTCAGATGATAATGGTCAAACTTGGAAGTCATTACAAACAAAAGCTACTTACTTTGAAGTGTTATTTGGTTCTGTAGGGCTATGGTCTAAGTCGTTATTAACCACAGATGATGAAGTTTCTCTTAAAAATCGTTATGAGTATAATGTAGATAAAGGTACTTTATTAGGGTTAGTTAGGGAAAGTAAAGCTAAAGAGTCTGACTTAAAACGACAAGAAATTGTCTATGAGTGGAACCCAGACCCTAGTGGCACCCCTACGGTATCCCAAGCTACATTTTATACAAACTTTGCTTCAGTTGATGCCTCTAAGAGTTGGGGTTCTAATGTTTTGACTTTAGACGGGTCAGATAGTAAGATTGTAGACTTGTTAAAGTCAAATGATAGACATTTAGCTGAGAAATTGAATGCTTACTTAAACGGGTTTGATTATGAGGAACGTGGTGCTTTACCTGCTACTATGAAAACAAAGAACCAAGGTTCTTTGAAACCGTTCTATGATAGCTCAATCTACTCAGCAGGTATGTATACAGATGGTTTTGGTAACTTAATTTCAGAAACAGGTTCAGACCAAAGAGGTGCTTATGTTGTAATCCCAGCTTCTCAAAACCCTATGATGTATGCTAAGAAGATAAACGATACAACAAATAGTTCAACTGCATCCAGTAATGACAAAGAGAATAACAAGAACAAGGATTCCAACAAAGATTCCAATAAAGAGAAAGATAAAAAGGTTGATATTAAAAGTTCTAGTGTAGACGAGAAGATGTCTGAGATTTATAACAACACGAATACTGGTGTAGGTCGTCAGATTTCGATTAACAACCTTAATAACTTAGCTCTTTTAAAAGGTAAAGGGTATCTTTCAGTAGACGGATCAAATGCAACTTTAGGTGGTTCTGTTGATCGCAAACTTCGTTTTTATTCTGCTATTGCTAACGATTCCGTAGTAGCAGGAAAAGAGTCAGCAGATACTTCTGGTTGGGGTTGGTCTATTGACTTTTATAACTTTAATGATTTAGGTGCAGTCTTACAAAGTGCATTAAATACTCAGTGGTTAGTTCGTAACGGTAATGAGTCCACAACTTTGACTAAAGATGGTTCCATTTTCCATAGTGGTGGAAACGTTGAAGGTTATGATTTTGGGTCTTCTTATTCTGAAATTCGTTCAGGTTCTACGGATTATGCGCTACCTCAAGGATATTTAACTGGATTTTTCCCGGTATTTGGGGATTCAAGAACGATGTTTGACTTAACTAAGAATGTATCCGGAGCAGATGCATGGGTTTCTATGAACGCGAAACCTTTCTCAGATGATTCTTACAAGTTTAAATCGAACATGTCACTTACAAAACCCGTAATTGATGAGATTATCAGTTTTGATGATAAGGGATTTGCAAGTGGTAACGATAAGTTCAAGAAGTTAGGTGACAACGGTACCTTATTAGTAGGTAAAGCTCAAGATATTCCATTACAGTCTTCTCGTTTAGACAGTAATGGGTATTGGGTGGGGCAAGGTTCAAAAGGAGCTTTAGTTGATACAGCGGGTGAAGCTCCAAAAGATACTGCTGACAAAAAATATGCTATTAACTTATACGCTTCCACTGTACTTGTTCGTGCCAATCCTCTCAACAAAGACATTCCTTATGTTATTAACTTGGATAACTCTTCTGTAATTGATGAGGATGCTTTAAAAGCTGCTTCCGAGGAGAATGAAGAAGACTTAGATCATGTGTTGAAGAATATGGCTTACTTCATGTTGAACCCAACTAAAGGTCGTGAGTACAAACAACGTTGGTCTAAAACCTTTATGAACCAAACAATGTTGAGTTCATTGCAAGATATGGTTGGTGCAAACACCGCTTCAAGTTACTCAGGTACAACTCGTTACTTGGAGTTAACTGGTTTTGCAACTATTCCTAAGATGAATGAGATTAAGTTTACAGATTACTTGTATTCTAAATTCTCTTCTTGGGGTGTCACTATTCTGATTGTAGCTTCTTTCTTGATGTTAGTATTCTTATTCGTAGGTCAAATCCGAGTGGTACCAGCAGTTCTTTCTATTTTAGCCTTTGGGTATCTTTTGTACAGTCCACCTAAGATGATTGATGCTTCAACTCATTTGACTAATCAGATAAATTCTTATTTCTTCAAAGATAAGTTTATGTTTTGGGTGCTGGCGACTCATCAGAATTATTCAGACTCGGTAGCACAACTTCAAAAAGCTGCTGAAACTGGGAACTACGACAACTACACTGCCTTACTAGTGAAACTACAAGGTGGTTGGGGTGGTTCTGAAAACGAAGGAGAAACAGATGTATATGAGTGGCAACAAACTCTTGGTGCATCGGTTAAAGTTCGTTGGATGGCTCCTAAGAAAGATGGTTACATTCAACAAGTTAAACGTGATTTGAAACAAGTCACTTCAAATAGTGTTGATGAAGCAAACAAAGAGAAAAAGAAAAGCGAGTAGGGGGTTCTAGGCTTTATGAATAAAATTAAAAAGATGAAGCAGTGGACTTTGGTAGGGGTATCCCTTGGGGTACTCCTCGCTCCTAGCTTTCTATCCAGTTTAAGTGTCCTTAGTCCGAGCATTGTTCATGCGGAGGAGAGTAAGGACAAAGATAAAGACAAGAAAGATAAAGAGAAGAAGAAAGACAACGGAGAGAAGAGAAAAGATAATGATGCAAGTGGTAAGAACTTGATTGACTCTCCTTTAACTTCTGCTTTGCTTTCTAATGGTTTGTCTAATGAAGATTATACAGGGTTAGATACAAATTACCTGTACAGAGGGTATCCCGATATTGCCGACTATTCTCGTATGTATTATGGAAATATTATGGGAGATAATATCTCAACAAATGGTGCGATTGTATTTAACATTGGTTCATGGTCTGAGGGTCTTGCAACTATGTTCCCTCAAACAGATAAGACCTTAAATGTTTCAAACTCTGTAACTCCTTCTGATATTCGCTCTTCTATGCAAGAGTATTTGAGTTTGGAGAGTTCAGATAAACCAAACCATCAAACTTTATTGCAACGTTCTAAACTTGGGTTTATCAATGATCGTAAAGGAACGTCTTCAACAGGTTCAGTTGATACAAAAACCATGAAACGGATTTTCGCTCCGATTTCGTCAAATACGATTGCAAAGGCTTCAACACAAGATTTGAGCCAAGTGAAAGTAGGAGACGAAGTTGGCTTGAATGAAGACTATTTTATTCTATCTAAGCGAAACTTCAATAACCATAAAGAGACATTGCAAGACCAAATGGCGAAAGCCAACAAGTCTACGACTGGAACGGCAATCCCCCAAGAGGATGCGGTATCCTTGTCTGCCTTTGCTCTTTATACAGAGTCTCCATTCTATTACTTATCATGGGGTCTTTACGATAACGGTTTAAGTACCAAAGCAGGCTCAAGTGGTGAGTTTAAGAAAATGATGTTAGAAAAGAATGACTCATATTTCTACAACTACCAAATGGAAGCAGGTAAACCAGGTTATGGAGCTATGAAAGACTTCCTAGACTTTGGTTCTCTGTTTACTGTAACCATTCCTTACTTGCGTGAAGCAAATAAAACCTTGTTGCAGTGGAGTGATACTTATGGTACAAAACCATACGCAGGTTATGGTACAAAACGTACAGAATTGGATGCAATTACAGATAAAGATTCTGAAGCTTACTATAAGACTTGGTTCAACTACTCGTCCGATAATGCCTATAGAACTTACACTGCTTGGGTTGATTACTTATATGAGCTTGATATTGCAAAACCTGAAACGATTGAATATGCAGGTCAAAAGCAAGTGGTATCTGAGCCGATGAACCCGGCTGCTTATACTATTCGTCCGATGGTGTTTTCAGAGAGTGAAATGTTGTACTATGGTTTGAAAGAGTCTGACTTAACACAAGTTGAGAAGAAACTTCAAGAGGTAGCGAAAGAAGTTCGTAATGATTGGTTAAATGTTATGAACTATTACACTCTTGATGATGTAGTATTGAATACTGCAAGTGCTATGATTGCGACTTTCGACTTCAACCGTATCTTTTCTCAAACAGGGTTCAACCAACGTCAAGTGGTCTTTGAACCTCAAGGGTTTGAATTGAAAGCTTTTGGTTGGGACGCTTTCCTTCGTATGATTTTGCAAAATGCGACCGGTGAGAGTTTGGTTTATAACCAAACTTTGAAGTCAGACATTTATGAGATTGTAGCTGAGAAAGATGGGTTTGTGACTCTCTTCATGATGTGGTTCAACTCCTTTGTAGTAGTGTACTTGGTTCCAACCCTTTTGATTTTAATTTTGTGTTGCTTGCCTATTGCGATGATGCTCTCGGTATTTGCATCTTTTATTCGTCAAGATAAAACATTAGTTAAGTCTTTTGCAACTGAGTGCATGTTACCTTTCTTACTAGTATTAGGTGTAAACATTATGTTAGCCTTCACTGTTTCTATTCTTATGGGTGATGGTGGAAATCAACTTGTAACAGGTAATTTAGGGGAGAGTCAATCCTTTAATTCTCCACGTTCCACTATGGGAGTTTTAATTGCAGTAACTTTAGTAGCTTGTGCTTTATATTGGGTAGCAGTAGCGAACTTGTTTAAAGGTCTTTATAGAAATGCTCGTATTGTTTCTATCCCAGTGAAAGCTGGTGTACAGATGGCTGCAAGTTTAGTTGTAGGAAACTTAGAGAAAGTGAAGAATATTGCTAGTGGGGTAGATTCTTCGGTATCTAGTGCTTCAAGTAGTCGAGTTCGTGATGCTGTAGGTAATGCGACAAGCTCTGCATCGGACTTTACTCGTCGAAACTTAGGTGGTGCGGGTTCTAGGTTTAAACGGATGTTTGGTAGAAATAGGAGTTCAAATCGTACACAGTCTTCAGCTTCTAAACAAGCGGATACTGAGGTAGCTAAAGAACTTGAAGGTCTATTTGATAAACCAACTGCACGGTCTTCTGGTCAAGTAGATACTCAAAGTAAGTTTGATGCCTTGGACAAGGAAACGAAGAAAGATAGTAAATCAGACAATGATGCGTAGCAAATAGTTGTCTGTCAAGGGTATTTATGATATTCTTGTAAGTACAAAGTCTGTAATAATGGCTTTGTACTTTTAGTTAGAATTAGATTTAGACTTGAAGAATGTGAGGTTACAGTATGTTTTTTGAACCCATGTTAAGGTTCTTAATTTTACCAATTTTAGTTTTAATAGTAACTCTTCTGTATCCTTTAATTGGTCGATTTTATCGTCATTTTGCTAAAAACTCTATAAGAAAACGAAAGCAAAAATTAGAAGAATTGAAAAAGAGTCGAGTTGAGTTACAAGAAGAAGTAAGTAAAAAAGACCTAACAGATGAGGATAAGAAAAAAGTTGAAAGTGTTTTAGTGGAAACTGCATCCAATGAAGCAAAAGAGCGCTTAAAGTTGTTGACTCTTCGTTCGTCCTTGGGTTTTAATCGTTTTTTAACTTGGTTAGCTAGATTAACTTCTATTGTTCTAGTTTCCTTTGGTTGGACATTTATGGTTGCGACTATTGGAGCTTCTGTTGCGGTTACTTATGTTGCAATTATGGCTACGGTTGATTGTGCGCCTACTGAGGTTAATACTTCACAAGGGTCTAATTCAACCAACACAAACTCTCAGAATGTAGGTTCTGTGGATTTATCTACAGAAATAACTGATTGGGCAAAGGATTATGAAGGTTTTACTTTCATTGGAGACTCTTTAGGAGTAGGGGTTGAACCTAAATTAAAAGGGTATTTCCCTAAATCGACCTTTGATAGTAAAGTTTCAAGAGCCTTTGAGAGTTCAGATAGTACACTCAGTGGTATTGAGACTGCCAAGAAATTGGAGTCTGAGAAGAAAATTAAAGATGTACTGGTTGTAGCGCTAGGTACAAACCAACCTCCAACAAATGAGTTGATGGATAAACTTGTAGGTGAAGCGAAAAGTGCTAAGACAGTTATTTGGGTAACAACTGCTTCACAAGGGGGTCAAGGTTCTTATAACAAGGTAGATCGTGATAAGATTGCAGAGACTATTAAATCTTATGTAAGTAGTAAGTCAAATATGGCTTACCTAGATTGGAACCAGTACGTTCAAGAAAACTCTAAATGGGAGGAATTAACGTCTGACTCCGTTCACATGAACGACAAAGGTTATGATTTATACTCTAAGTTCCTTACTCGCGGTATCTTTGATGTTACTAAGTCTCGTGGTTCTAGTAGTGATAACTTAGTAACAAAAGCTATTAGGAAGATTAAATGTAAACCAAGGCAACATAAAACCAAGGCTTCAACTAAATCTGATGCTAGTGGTCTTTCTTCAGAAGATGGTCAAGACAACCCTCCGGCTGATGCCTTTAGTTCTTGGGGTTGGCGCCCAGAGGATTTACCAGAAGGTTTGAAACCTTACATTATCAATCCTAAGAACTATGGTATGGACTTTGGTTTACCTGGTACAGGTTGGTTTCAATATCCAGCAGACCCAAGTATTAACGGTCAGTGCGTAGCTTTGACTATTTCTTTAGGGAATCATATTTGGGGTAGACCTCAAGAAAGTGTTCAAGGTCATGGTGCTTTGCAAGCGGGGGCTTGGGCGAATATTTTCGGCAATCGGACAACTAATACACCTAGACGTGGTGCTATATTCTCAGATATGGAACATCCAACTTGGGGGCACACAGGTATTGTTTGTACTGTATTTAAAGATGGTACATTGCTTACAATCGAACAAAACACTTCTTTAGCAGGTTGGGATTACCGTGGTGAGCAGTATGTTTGGTATTACCGTATTTACCGTAAAGAGCAGTGGCAAGGTCTTGGTATGGAGTTTGCTTATGATGAAACAAAAACCCCAATTTTAAAGTAATCGGTAGAAAGTAGTAGTGATTTGAAAGTATTGAAATGGATTTTAACAGTTGTATGTGGAGTAGGGTTAGGAACCCTAATAGCTCTCGGTATCCTCTACTTCAAAGGTGAGCAAGAAGTTCGTCACGAAAAGGATTCTCCCACTGAGGTAAGTTTAAAACAAGAAGAAACGAAGTCGGTTGAAGACAAAGTTCAAAGTGACTTGGAACTTAACTTAGCAAGAGCAAGGGGTTATTTGTCAGAAGGTGCTAGAATAACAGATAGCGCCAAAGTAAAGGAACAACAAGAGTCGATTGAGAAGTTGCTTGAAACTTTTCGTGGAGGAAAAGACGACAGTCGCTTGAAAGCAGACTCTAGCGGTATCTCTCTTCGCTACGCAGTCGAAAAGCAAGGTTACAAGTTGAAGTCTGATAGCTTTGAAGTTTGGTCTACAAAAGACCCTGATGTGGTAAATAACTTGTTTATACTTACAGGTGGTAAAAATGATGATATGTACTTAGTTTTGTCTTATGAGAAGACGGCTAACACTTTCCACATTATTTACTTGTACGGAGGTAAACCGGACACATTCGGTTAGAAATACCTCTCAGGAGTCTCAGATTGCCCCAGTTTCGATTTTAAACATTAAGAGGTAAGTTTCTCTGTTTGAAAGTTAAAATCGAATAGAGAGCAAATGAGAGCCTTATAAGAAATTGCCAAGTAAATAAGAATGTTTACTTGGTTTTCTTGTTTTTAGCAAATGCTTTCTTGCGTTTTTCTCAGAAATAATGTAAAATAAAACCATTAAGTAAATTTAAGTGATAGGAAACGGAACATGTTTAAAGATTCTCGTAAAGGTTGGATTTCAAAGCTTGTGGTAGGTAGCAAAGTAGGTGTTAAACACAAAGGTGTAATTTATGGTGGAACAGTCTCTTTAGTTACGGCTCTGGGGGTATTGTTAGTTCGTTGTGAGAATAACTTGAAATTCAAAATTATGCCTGATGGTTATAGTTCTACGAAAGACTCGGAGGTAGTTAGAAGATGACTAATTTGACTTTAGTTGCAGAGTCTAAACTTTATCTGAAAGACAATACTCCTTTATACGATTACTTTGATGATTATTCTGGGTTGTTTAACTTCTTGGTTCGTAGGTGTGTTCATCATTTAAGACACAAATTAAATGGTGAGAGTGAGTCTCGGTATCGAACCAATTTGATGCTCGAATTTAACATTACAAACCGCATGGCAAAAGCAGTTATGAGAACTGCTAAGAACCAACTGAAGTTGTTGAGAGAGTCTGCTCGTTATCAATATGATAATTTATATAAGCGTAGACGCTCTTTATGTAAGGAGATAGCAAAGTTAAAAGCTGTTCTGTCTTCAAGCTCTGCTACTTTAAAGCAGAGAAAGTTAGCTAAACTTCGGTTATTTTGGACTCAGATGAGGTTAAACAAGGTAAATCAACTTATTGATAATGGGTTGAAACTTCATTTGACCTTTGGTACAAAGTATTTGTTGAAAACAAATAGGCAAAAGTTTTTAGCAAAGAGAGATAACCAAGTTGTTTATATGGGGTCTAAATATGAAACTTGTGGAAACCAACAGTTTCAAATCTCTTTCAACTCTAAGTACAATCGGTTTGAGTATAAGTTAAGGTTAGATAACCAATGGGTATCCGGCACTGATAAATATATTTACGGTTCTTTTGTTTTGAAAAATAAGGAAGCAAAAGTACATATTTTGAAAACATTATCTGAGAAGAGATCTAACCCTTTAACTTATCGAATTATCAAACGTGATGGTAATTTGTATTTACAAATTATGTACCGTAGAGAAACTACTGATGTAACTAGATATAGTCATGGTGTTCTAGGGGTTGATTTCAACAAAGGTTTTATATCTGTGTCTGAGATTGACTCAGATGGTAAGTTACAGTCTTTAACTAGATATAACTATCTACACCAAGGAAAAGCAACTAAAACTAAAACTTCTATGTTAGAGCTGATTTCTAAGTTAGTCGCTCAAGCAGTAAATGTTGGAAAAGACATTGTTATTGAAGATTTAGTCAGTTTAGACTCAAATAAGAAACAAGAGAAAACAACTTCAAAGAATTATAATCGCATGATAAATAGTTTGAAGTTTGGTTTATTTAAACGTTGCTTACTAAGTAAAGCAAGCAAAGAAGGGGTATTCATACACGTTGTGAACCCTTATAACACAAGTAAAATAGCTAAAGCAAGTTATACGGATAGAATGAAATTAAATGTGCATGATGCAGCATCTTATGTCATTGCAAGAAGATTTTATCAATACGACTAATTTCTAATTATTTAATACAATCTGAAGACAAGATACGGAAAGATTGTGAAATTAAGTAATACAATTTAGTGTTTGAGAGAGTCTTTATTGCTTTGAAATAAAGAGGATTTTCAAACTATTTGAATAGCTTACCGTACAGCTAATTTAATTGAAATATTAAATGAAAGGAATAGAGTAACTATTTATAGTTATTTCTTTACGGTTCTTCCTTATGGTGAAGTGGAAGAAAGCTAGTATTTACGGTGGTGTTCTACTTGGAACTACTTTACTTAGCTTAGCGGTATCCACCTTTTTTCTTCAAAATTCGGGAGACAGTCAAACCTTTGATTTAAGCCGACTGGCTCCTTTAGTCTCCGAGGAAAAAACAAGAGGTCAACTTCAGTATGAAAATGCTTGGTCTGAGCAAATTGAATTAGAAAATCAAGTGAAACCTTTCGAGAATTACATTATAAATTGGGTTGCAACTTACACAGGTCGTAAAGGTTTTCAAGGACAAAACACAAGTAGTTTGAAGTTTGGTACTTTGGAGAATAAAGGTTCTTACACCAATATGACAGATTTGGTAAAACATTACCCTAACTTACTAGGTGTTATAGAGAAAGTAACCATTCAGTATAGTTACGACTCTGTAGCAAACCAACTGGTACAAAGAGTCTCGGTTTATAAAAGAGGTGTAGAAGGGTATCGACAAGCAACAGTGGTTTACGATTCCACGGGTTCTGTTGTTGATTACACGTTAGGTAATTTTGTAAAAGTAGGTGGTTCAAGTGAAGAAGATTAAATCGAAAGTTGTCTTATGGTTCTTGCACCTATTTGATTACAAATTATCGAGTAAAGCAAAGAGAACTGTACTAATAGGTCTTGCAGTATTGGTAACTTTAGGGTTCTTTGGTTTCATTGCAAATAATATTATTCAGTCTCATAATGAGGGTGCTAAATTACAGAGAGATACAGAAGTTGCAAAATCAGCAAAAGAAGTTGTTTCAAATTATGCAGATGAAACCTTTGCAAAAGAACACTTGAGTTTAACAACAAGTCAGTGGAAAGCAAAAGATAACAATTTTGACTATTCTCTAGCTAAGACTTATATGACTTACTTAGCTTCGGTTGAGGATAGTGCAAGTGCAGAAAGAGCTTACAAAGCTCTCCCTTGGGTATCCCCAAAAGTTGGAGATTCTTTACTCTCTTGGCCGGACGATTACGCACCAAGTGTAGATAGACTTGTAAATTTAAAAACACTATCGAGAGTATATAGTGCTGGGGGTTCAGACAAATGGTTTGCTTTGTTTGATGTGTCTGCAACCAACAAAATTGGAACACGCGTAGAGTCTTTGGTTTCGGTAGAGTTAGCAGTAAGTGAAGGTAAAGTGACCTATTGGAAAATTGAACATGGAGGATTACGATAGTGGCTGAGTCAAAGCGTAACTATTCTGAGGGTTATTGGTTAGTAAAGCCCCAATTAGGAAAATTAACAGTAACAAACTTAGTGAACTTTGCAGAGGCAGAAGGAGCTTATGGTGTTGCTAGTGGTGGAATTTTAAGACTAGGTAAAAGTGCCTTATTCTTTGGATTTTACATTGTATTGTGTATTGTCCTTTCTGTAATTGTAAAGAACTGGTTTGTAAGTCTTCTTTTGTGGGTCTTGTTATTCCCACTTCCTTTTCGATTAATTTCCTTGTTTGTATTCAATGAGCGAAAGGTTAAGAAGGAGTTCAAACTGAGGGAAGAGTTGAAGTCTAAGACTGACACTTCCTTGTTCTCCCACTTCTTCGGTATCTACGATATTGATGAGACTTTACCTTATGTCTGCTATATGTTAGATGGTAGTATCGGTATTTTCATTCGTTGTGTGCGTAAGACACAAGTAGGTAAAGTTCAAGAGAAAGCCTTTCAACATGGTCAAGGGTTGGCTAACTTTTATAATCAATGCGCGGCTTTAAATGTAGTGCCAGAGTTGATTGACTTGCAAGCAGCGAACTCTTATGATGAGCGTTTTGATGACTTGTATAATCACTTAAATGAGGTGTCTTCTCCAACCATGCAAAAGGTTCTATCTTCTATGTACCATCATTGGGAAGACAACTCTAGTAGTTCTCAGTTGACTTATGAGTATTTCTTACTCCGTGGTTCAGGAGACCCTATGGTCTTTTGGGATAAAGTAACCGCCTTGATGTCTGCTCTTATGACTGCAAGTTACAAGCGTATCCAAGTCTTAAATGAAGACCAAATTGGAACTTTGGTAGAGGATTTATATGGTTTAACTGAGTTTTCAGTTACTGAAGCTATGAACCAAGCAGTTCAGAAGTCTGAGCGTTCCAGTCTTCGTCTATTATGGTTGGGAGACGCCCAAAACCGTAGAAAACAAGTGAACACTTCTCTATCAGAAGCTCGCTTGAAACAAGAAGAGCAGTACAGAAAACAACAAGCACAAGCAAGGGTGTCTGCAGAACAAGCGAAAACTCAACCTAAGAAAACCAAGAAAAAAGGTAAAGAGAAAGCAAAACAACCCCAAGCAGAAGTGTTGGACTTGTTTGGAACAGAAAGTAGCTCAACAAAACAAGCAAGTGGCTTAACAAGTGTGTTAGAAACAGATGTCTCTATGGAAGAATTGTCAATACCTGTGGATAACTCTCAAAAATCTGTGAATAAAGGTGCTGATGTAAGTGTGGAAGATTTGTTTGGTAGTTCAAAAGGCTCTCAAATGAAGAAAGTTGAAAGTTCAGAAGAATTGGACTTATTTTAGAACAAGAAAGTAGAGGGTATCCTTAGATGATTGGTTTAATTTTTGGAGAGAAGAGTGAACAAGTAGTAAATGCAGTGAGAGAGTCGCATGGTTTGAAAGAGGTGGAAGGTTTCACTTCTATCGGTTCTTTTCTGAATATGGCAAGTCGTAAAGCTCTTCGGTGTGAGCGTTTGATTATTAACTGTGTAAATGTAAATTCTCCACAAGAGTTTAGCAATCTACGTACATTTTTAATGGATCACGCTAGAACAACTGAGGTTGTACTCTTTGGTCGCTATTTTGAGTCCGCAGACTTGGAAGTAGTGGACTTCTATTACAGTTTCTTTAGTGAACCGATTTATACAGATTACTTGCTACAAACAAATGAGCAAGTAAATGTGGATTTAATTGCAAACAACTTATGTAAGAGTTCCTTAGACACAATTCGCTTAGAACATTCAAGTAAGAAGAATGTAAAGGCAGTTGTGAAGTATGGAACGGAGCAGTCCGCGGTATCCTCACAAGAGCCTACATTTACACCACCTAAACCGATAGCAAGTAATGGTTCTGTGGTGAAGTCTTTTGGTTATGGTGGGAAGGTCTTTGGCAAGAAGAAACTCACAAAACAAGAGTTAGCAGCGGTTTCTAAGTTAGATAATGAAATCTATGCAGTCTTACAGTTAGCTCAGTCTAGGTAGGTGGTTTGATAAAACATGGACTACATTTTAACAACAAAAAACGTTCGGTATCCTAGTTGTACAACTGTTTCTAGCATTAAACAGATAGAACGTATTACTATGAAAACGACTCTCATTATTGAGTCGTACACAGATAAAGACTTTGACTTCTTAGTGTTTATTTTAAATGCTATGAGAGACAACTCTTTAACTAAGATTGCTTATATAACTGAAACTCCCTCTCGTATCGTCTTAGAGACGATGAAAACAGTAGGAGCTTATGTTATTCAAGATAGTTCCTTGTTAGATAATACTGAGAGTTTTTCTGATTTGCTAGAGTTTATGTCAAGTCGAGAGATGGACAATCAAACAGATGAATTAACTCAGTTAGCGGATAGTTTTACGATTGTTGATGAATACATTCGAGGTAAGTTAGAGGGTGAGTCTAAGTTAGTAGAGCGTAAGATTTCTATGGCTTATGAACAGTTGAGTGATGTCTTACAGGAAGTTGTGTTCTCAGCAGAGTTGAATGAGGAATTACAAGCTTTTCTCTTAACTGCTTCAAGTCGCTTGAAAATTGTAGAGGAGCAGTTGTCAAAACAAGAAGATGAAATCAATAACTTAAAAACTTCTTCATTTGGTGGATTTGGTTCTATTAACACTTACACTCAGTATAGTTACACAGGTAACTCAAAGGTCTTGTTGATTAGGGAGCAAGCTCCCACTCGGTATTTGACCTCATTTTTGTCGGCTTATATTGATTGGTTAGCGAAAGTGCCAGAGATACAAGCAAAATTGATTGTAATAGACCAAGCTACTGATTATGTAGATGCTCGTTACAAGTCTTTACGCAAGGTAGACTCTAGTAATATCACACGTGAAGCTTCTAAGTTGTACTTGTTGTCTGAGATGTACACAACAACTCCAACTACAAGTGTTATGAGTGCCTTAATGAGTCCCGGAATTGACTTATATGTGATTTTGGATAGAACTTATAAGCGCACTGCAGCGGTCTCTGGTCGAGGAATTACAACGGTTTACAGTGTTTCTAGTCGAAGACTGATGAGAGATTTAGGGTTGAACTCAGAAGAGACGATTGTGAATGATAATGGAGAACAGTCTCAACTCGGTATCCTCGCTTTGATTGAAAGCTACGCAACAGATAAAGAGTCTCGTAAATTGCAACAACGTAGCGCTTTTGAATCGATTATGAAACGCTTAACTGAGTTGTGTAATTTGGGTTATTAAAGGCTTAGAGAGGTTGACATTATTGATGTTCAAGAAGAAAGAAAACAAAGTAACGAGCCTTTCTAAAAGTTCGTTAGAAAATCAGAAAACACAAGAAAACCAAGAAAAGCGTAAAGGTTTCCTTGACAAATATGTAGACTTGATTAAGATGTGGGATTCCGTTTACGATGAATACCGCTCACGTTATAACCCAGAGCGAGCTTTGGCTTCAAGTAGGCGCTTGTATATGGATTCTAACTTTACTTATAGTGGAACTCAAAACGTAACGGCTTATTATGTTATTGATGAATTACCACCTGAATTTGAAATGGGGTATCGTGCAACGCTTCGCTCCATTGTACCAGAAGGTATTTCAATGAACTTCATTGAGTCAAATGAACCTTTTGAGATTAATTGGGACGACCCCAAGGTAAAAACTCGTCTGTCTGTTTTAGATGAAGTGAGTGCGAAAAACCAAGAAGAGTCAAGCAAGGGTTCGAGGTTCACTCAACACAAGTATGTAAAGACAGCGCAGAAAGATGAACGTTTGTCACTTTCTGTAGAATACGCAAATGACGCAACTTTGAGTGACCAAGACAAGCGTTACTTGTATAAAGTCCGAGTTATGATTATCATAACAGGGCATAGAGGACCTGAGTTTACAGATGTGTTGAAAGATTTTGAACACATGTGTAATCAGAGAACTGGAATGCAAGTCCGCCGAGTTACCGGTATCATTGCAGACACCGTAGGCGATTTCTCTCCTTTTAACTCTGAAATGTCTAAGGAAAGCAAGCGTAAAATTCGCTCTACCTTTACCTCAGATGAGTTAAGAGCGCAGTGGCACCCATTTGAGCAAGGAGTTGTCGGTTTCGGTACAACTTACTTAGGTACGAATATTGAAACGCACTCCCCTGTCTTCCACCAATTTAAACGTGACGTTACAGACGCTGAGATTGTAATTGTAATTGGTATGTCTGGGTCTGGTAAATCCTTTGAAATGAAGTTGTTGGCTACACAGTTTGCAGCTAATGACACCATGATTATGACGATTAACGACTATGAAGGTGGAGAATACAAAGGTCTTGGAACCTTGCTAGAGAAAGACTTTCAAGTAGTTTCATTGGACTTAGGTATGGGTTCAGGTCGCTACCTCGATCCAGTTCCGATTGTACCTACTGGCGATGAAGAAATGGACAACACCTTGTTTACTCGCTCTCGTAAGAACATTATTGACTTGTTTAGAGCGGTAGCAGGGGTAGAAACTTTGAAGAAATACGCTTGGATTCCCTTGATTATTGAGCGTGGAGTTGACCTATTTTACAGTGAATATGGAGTCTCAATCAACCCCGAAACGTGGCACTCCCTCGATGGTTGCTCGATTTACACGGTTTATAACTACTTGAAGAAATATCGTCCGAACTTAGAAGATGTGTTGAGTTCTATTACAGAGGAAGATAAAAACGTTTTAAGTGAAGATGATATTAAAGAGTTGTATAAGTCAGCTTTGAAAGACTTCCAAAGAGACTACATTTATTTCTTGGAAACCTTTGGTGCTTACTTTGAACCAAGCAAGAAGTTGAATAACTACTTTAAATACCCAGTTTACTTGAAAGACATCATTGATGCGAAGTTGGTTATTTGCGATTACAATATGAGAGGGGTTCCGGAGAGTCAGTTGTCTGAATTAGACGCTATTCTCATTCCTATGAATGCAGCAACCGTAGCCTATTATCGTACTGTGTATCCTTTCTCTCGTGGTCTTTACAATGTGAAGATTTGGGAAGAGCTTCAGCGTTTTAGCTCTCTTCCAAATGCAGTAGAGATTTTGAAAACTCCAATCACAGGGGGTCGTAAAGCAGGTGATATTAACATTGTCGCTTCCAATGACCCAGTTAAACTGGTTGAAAAAGATGAGTTCTCGCTATTTGCTAACTATACTTTGGCTATGGTTGGGAAAATTAAATCTCCAGTTTACCAAGAGATTGTATGTAAAGCCCTCGGTATCACTGACTTGGCTGATGAGTTAGCTGAGATTGGTGCGGTTATTGAGGAAGATGAAGGGTTGGTCGCTGGTTATGATCAGGTGCACGCTGAACCTTACAAGAAAGCCTTCGTCTTGAAGTTGAACTCTGGAGAGTCTGCAGTCGTAAAAGCAGATATTCCACGTGTGATTAGTGATACACCGTTGTTTAGAACTGGTGTCATTGCACAAGATAAGCAGTAGATAGTTTAGGTGATTAGTAAAAATGATGTTATTAAGTTTAATTCTCTTTTTAGGGGGTATCCTTTGGGGAGTCGCAAACTCCATAACCTCTGAAAAGTTGAAAGAAGAGGTTAAGAAAAGTCGTTTCCTCGTAATTGGAGTATGTGTGGTCTATGTATTAGTAGTCCTTGCAGTAACGTTAGGAGGGAAACATTAGTATGGATTGGCGAAATTCAAATGACGACCTAACAAGGCAGTCGGATGCTCGTAGAGAGCGAGAAAATCAACGATTTGAAAATGGTATTTCAGGAGACCGAGGAGGTTTTGGTGGTATGCGCCAAGGTCCCGGTGGCGACCCTTTAGCTCGTATGAGAGGTGCACAACCTGATCCTTTTGCAAATCGAGTGGGTGGGGGTTTACCACAAAGACCACCTTTCGGACAACCTCAAGGTTTTCCACAACAAAATCAACCTCCTCAACATTTAAGTCAACATGAAGATTGGATGGACAAAATCTTTAAGGTTGGTAAAGGTCTTTGGAAACATTTATCCTCCTATGTATGGCCTGTCTTGTCTGAGTCTGATGATATGTTCAGAAGCGACTACAAATTGAGAAAAGGCTTAACTGCTGCTCTCTTGTATTATGGTGCAGTAGGTGGGTTCTCTTTCTTGTTTGGTTTATTCACTAGATTTGCAACTGCTCCCGGTATCTTCATTTCGCTTGTAGGCGGTGGTGTGAGTGGTGGTATTTTCTTGTATAAGAACTCACAGAATAAGGAGTGGGGGTTAGTAGATGACTCTCCAAAAGAAGAAGTTATCCCACAAGCTCCACAGCCCTCAGAGTTTGGCGCTCCAAGAGACTTTATGGATGATGGGTTTGGTTCTTCCGACCCTATGGGCGGTTTCGGACAACCTCCAAGAAGAGAAGTTCCAAATGAGTTTAAAAACTTTGGTTCAAGTGGAGGTTGGGATGATGAGGAAGATGAACTTCCCTTTCCCAAAAGAGCGGGGTTTGAGCCTATGACAAGACCTAAACCAACTCAATTTGATGAAATAGAAGATGAGGAAGAGGATTTCAAACCTCTTTCCAAGGGTATCCCTTCAAAAGGAGCAAGCGCCAAGGACATTTGGGGGAGTATAGATGATGAGTCTGAGGACTTAGAAGAAGACTCGGGAGAAACAGAAGACTCTTCGTCTAGTTCAAGGGAAGAATTAGAACACCCTAAGTTAGAAGAAGTGTCTGAGAGTGCTTTTAACTCAGATTTAGCGGGTGGTTTAGTAGAACCAGAGTTAGTAACTAGAAGTCTCTTGCTAGATAAATACTTGTCTGTCTTAGATGGTTCTAGTTTGAAACCGGACTGGTCTCGTGAGGTTTCTAAGAATAGCTTAGAGTTTAAACAGTTAGAGACTTTCCTTCGAGACGCCCAAACGGGTGGAGTTAAAGGCTTGTCTGAAATGGATTGGGTCAATGTTGAGTCAATTACAGAGAGAGTGTCTGTATTTGAGATTATCACTGACCGCCCAGAGAAACTAAAAGGGAAAGAAACTCTCTTTGCAAAAGAAATTACTGAGTTGTTGAAAGACCAAATGAAAGATTACTTTGGTGAAAATGTAACAACTACTGCGGTTGGTAAAGGTAGTCGTATTGCTATTACTATCTTTAAGCAAACTGGTACTTCCTTTATGTTGAGAGACTTGATTGCTTCGAGTAAAGACTTCTTCTTAGATACGAAAAATGAACTCCCAGTAGTGTTTGGAGCTGATGAATATGGCGAACCTATTCTTCTTGATTTGGCAAAACACACAGGTACAATTATTGCAGGGATGGCTCGAACAGGGAAGTCTGTTCTCGCTACCGGTATCGTCAACCAAATGATGGCTTTAAACTCTCCTCGTAAGGTTCAAGTTGTTGCAGGAGATATGAAAAACAAAGACTCTGACTGGTACCAAATTACCTTACCTCACTTGCGTAGATTTGCAACAGGTACAAAAGCTATTATGGACTTGCTTGATTGGGTGGTTTCTGAGGAAGCTCCTAGAAGAAAGAGATTGATTGGGAATCAGTTGAAAATTCAGAACTACAATGCGAATTGTTCTGATGAGTCTGAGCAATTACCTTACTTGTTTGTGGTTTTAGATGAGATTATTTCCTTTGCTGAGAAATTGGATAAAGATGAGAAAGTCACATACAAAGCTTATTTGAGTGAGATTTTAACTGCTTTTCCAAATGTCGGTATCTTCTTGATTTTCGTACCTCACCAACTACACAATGATTACTTCCCTAAAACTGCTTCTCGTATGGTAGGGAATAGATTTGCAGTTAAAGCAGGTCAACCAATTCAGAAAACAATTTGGGAGGATTCATACAGACAAATTGACTTCCCAACTACTAACACAGGTGACTTTGCTTACACTTTAGCTGGGTCTGATGAACCGAAATTTGGTCACGCTCCTTTGATTATGAGTATGAATGGTGGAAAAGAGCGCTTGGATAAGTTATATGAAACTCAACGGAAGATGTGGACGAAGCTATACCCAGAAGAAGCTGCTACCTCTGCTTATGTAACTCGTTTAAAAAATGAGCAAGCAAGTCAAACTTTAGGTAAGCTTGGTATTTCTGTTTCCGACACGGACTTTGCAGAAGAAGACTCGTTACGTTTCCCTAAGTCTAACACAAGTAATGTAGACTTTATTAGAGACATTTAAAAGCATAGAGCAGAAGAATAGGAGTTGTACAAGAATATGGAAATTACATATCCAATTAGTAGTTCTAGGTTTCTGCTTGCAATGCAAGTATACGCTAGAAAAATGGCTTCTTATGAGACTTATGAAGAGGTTAAAAAGAGGGAATTTGAAAGAATTTCTCTCTTCCGCCCTCTTCCTACAGTTTCAAGAGAAAGCATTAAGACAGAGGTTGTAGAAGAAAGCCCTCGGTATCTTATCGACACCGAAGGTTTCGAAGATGAGACTGTTGAGTTAGAGTCTTTGTTTGAGGGGTTTGATTCTATTCAAGACTCAGACTGGTTGACTTCTATGAAGAGTAAAGAAGAAGTAGAGAATAGAGACGAGGAAGAAGAGCAAGACCCATTACAAGGAGTTTCCTTTGCAAGTTTGGGGTTGAGTAGTAGTTCTAGTGATGATGAACAAGAGTTAGAGTTGCGAGAGTTTGAAGTAGACCCTTCAGAAGAGGATGAGTTTTCTGACCCATTCTCAAACTCTCCTAAATCGTCTCTAAACAATTTCGGCTTAGAGGTAGGTAAATTATCGACTTCAGAAGAAAAATCAAATCTGAGCCAATCTGAGACTTCTGAGAGCAATTTAGAGAGTGAACCAACTAGAGTAGAGTTCAAAGAGGAAATTTTCCGTTCAGATTATGTAGGTAAGCGAGAGCCTTGGACTTATGTAGCGAAAGAAAAAGAGGTTGTAAAACCTCATCAACCTCAACTTAGGGTATCCGCACCTGAAGTTGCACCTCGTAAGGTTCAAGAGCCTAAACCTACTCCAAGACCTCAAGTTCCTCCTACTCCTCAACCAAAACCAGTCGTTCGACCTAAACAGGTTGTAGAAAGACCTCAAATTCAACCTCAAACTCCAGTTCAAGCAAACGATAAAACGGTTCGCATGGTTAATGAGGATTTTGTGTCTTACTGTCGTAGAAACTTGAGAGTACAAGAGCAAGTAGCATTAGGTTATTTCTCTCCAAGTGAGATTGAGTCTGCAGTAAGGCAAGGTAAGGTCTTGCGTAAAGGTGGAGTTCTCATCTTTGCTCACTCGTAGTTAGAAAGGTTTTCAAGAGTTGTGAAATTAGTAGAAAACATTCGCTTTGTGAAAGTCAATGCAGAAGGTATCCCAAATGGAATTTGCGGAATTTGCTCTGCTTTGGTAGGAGGTTGGCTTGTTGTTCATGGTATAAAAGTGAAGCGCCAAGGTTCCCAATACAAGGTTCTATTCCCAGAGCGTAAATTATATGCAGAGGTGTATAAACCTGTAGTAACTGCTTTAAATCCAGAGTTTAAGAAGGAAGTAGATGCACTCATTTTAAGTGAGTTTTACAAAGCATTAGAAAACAAGTAAAAGTTAAGGGATAACCCTTGACTTTTTTCTTTGAGTTTGCTAAAATTAAATATAAAAATAACAAGAAAGGCGAAAATTTGTGGCAGTAACCGAAGTCTCATTTTACAATGGGGGTTTTATTGATAAGTCAGCTCCTATCCAACGCTACAAGTTGTTAGATAGCATTATTCAGAAAGCTAATGAGGATAAAGACCAAGTTGGTTTTCCGGAGTTAGCAGATAGTTTGCTAGATTTAACACCTGAACAAGTAGAACAAGTTATTGCTACAAAGTCGTCTTTAAAAGAGGGTGTAGCAAAAGGCTCTCTTCGGTGGTATCAAACCTACGGAGTCCACTTTATTTTAGCAGCACGCTCGGCACTTATTATGGATAGTGTAGGGTTAGGGAAAACGGCTACGGTTGCTTCGGTTATTAGCCATGTAGGAGCTTTGAAGCAACGGACAAAGGGGAGACCTTTGCGTTATTTGTTCTTAACAGAGGTTGGTTTGGTTGCACAAGCTCGAAAAGAGTTAATTCGTTTTACAGGAGATTATGTAGCAACCACTACTGGAGACTCCAACCAAGTGAGTAGCTTTATCAAGGAGCAGAAAGAGTTAGAATCTCCTAGTGGGGTTGTAGCTTCTTATTCAGCGGTATCCTCAAGTCACGATTTCATGTTGTGGCTTGCAAACACTGTGAAACTACACGGTAAATTTGACTATTTCTTTATTGATGAAGGTTCGGTGTTGGGTTCTACTAAGTCTGACATTTATAAGGCTTGTAAGACAGTAAGAACTAAGTTCGCAAACCATGTAGTTGTTATGAACGCTACACCGTTTGAGAAGTCTATTGAAGGAATGTACAATCAGCTTAATTTCCTATTTCCCGATGCGATGCCTTTAAAGACTAAGTTTGAAGAGTTGTTCGTGAAGAAGTCCTTTCAAACTCACCAAATTTTAGGTTACAAGGACCCAGAGTTGTTTAAAGTTTGTACTCGATTTATGGCTTTTGGTACAGCTCGTCAAGAGCTTGGGGTATCCGTCAAAAACTCCACGTGTGAGATGGTCTTATACAAGCCTTCACAGTACCAAAACAAACTGTTTAGTAAAACTAGACATAAGCGTTATGTTTGGGACGAACCTTCTTGGTTCGATCCGGATTTGGAGGTAACGCCAGAGGTCTTACCTAAGCTACAAGTGATTGAAGACTTGTTTAAATACCGTATCGGTCAAGACAAAGCGTTGATTTATGTACACTCTGTTGAAGCTCAGAACATTTTGGTTCGCTTTTTGGAAGGGTTAGACATAAAGGCTCTTACCATAAATGGTGAGGATAATACTCCTAAGAAGAAAGATGCAAAATTAGACAAATTTCATAAAGAAGGTTATAGAGTTATTGTAACTAACTTGAAAAAGGGTCTGAACTTAGGTTTCATGAACCATTTGGTTTTCTATTCTTTCACAGGAAATTCAGGAATAACGAATCAGATTGAAGGTCGTATTGTCCGCAGTCAAGATATTCATGATAAGCACTTGTACTTAGTTTTAGCCAGAAGAGAAGAGTATAAAGTCTTAGAAGAAGCTTGTGTAAGTACAAAAGATAGACTAGCGCATACCAAACATGAGGTCAGTTTGTTGAACAACTTCTTTTTAAACCCTGACTTGGTAAATACAGTAGTTGAGGTTGCTAAACAGGAAATTTCAGAAGGTGCAAGCTCCTCTATTGTAGCGGTATCCTACTCAAACCAAGATATGAATGGGGTTGTCTCTTACCCTAAGTGGTCGGATGATTTAGAACAAATAAGAGAAGGTTTAACGTTAAGTTAAATGAAGGTGATAACATGAAAAGATTTCAACCAGTAAACTACAATGAAGACAAAGATTCATTCTTTGTTTATGTTGCTCCAAAACCACAAGAAACAGAAGACCAAATGGTTTTGTATACTTCTGTGAACACTGACTACAAATACGCTCAGTATTGGTCGAATAATTGGAGAAAAATTCACGGTTATCCATTATTGCGCAAGAAAACTAAAAAGCTCGCATTTTATGTAAAACCGGAGTTACAGTCAGTTGAAAGCACGAAGAATATTCGCTCTGCGGTTGCAGAAGTTGATAAGATTTTAGATGAATTAGGTTATGAAAGATGAAATTAAAAGACTTTGAAGGGTTAGCTAACTTAGGTTTAGACAACTCTTCTACAGTTGAATTTTACAACATGAAAAATTTCAAGGAAGACATTCTAGCAAATAAGTTCTCAAACCTATACATGATGGGTAGCGAAGTTGAGGATAAAACTCACGCACCTTTTGGTCTGTTGGTTGAGGGTTCTAATTTAGTTGTTTTCTTTGAATAAACAGTAGGAAAAGAAGAAGTAAATAAGGAGTTTGTGTAAGTTGAAGTCTTACTTATATTTATCTGACATTCATGCAAATTACGAAGTTCTAAAACAGTTAGAAACTTTACCAGAGTTCGCAGATGAGAACTGTGAAATTCGCTTTGGTGGAGATTATATAGATGGTTTCGAGTTAAAACCAAATGCTACCTTAGATACTCTTCATTTTGTGAAGGGTTTGTGTGAGAGTGGTAAAGCAAAAGCGATTGTAGGAAACCATGATATTTTCTTGTTAGATAGTGCTTTTCGACCCTTCACTACAAACTGGTGGTATATGAACGGTAGAGAGGAAACTCTTGCTAATTTGGGTATCCCCTTTGCCTCAGAAAGCGATTTGAGAGAACAACTTTTGTTTTACTTGTATGATGAACTGGTTTGGTTACGTTCTCTTCCCTATTACTTAGAGGACGGTAAGAACATTTTAGTACACGCAGGTTTTGAATTAGATTTGCCTTTGGACAAGCAAGATACTGAAGGGATGGTTTGGATTCGTGAGTTTTACATTGACTCTTTAAATTATTTAACAGATGTTGATTTACACCCAGATTTTAAAGGAAAAACTATTATCTCAGGTCATACTCCAACTTGCACAATGGAAGAATATGAACATCCAATAAGTCCTTGTCAGATTTTGAAGGATAGTTTGGAGTTAGATGGTGAACCATTTATTACACGTTACTTTATTGACGGTGGTTCAAAGTCTGGTTCTGAGTTTTCACGGATTAACTTGCTGAAACTAGATGAAAACGGAAAGGAACTTTGGCAAGGGTATCTTGATGACCGTGGTTTTCATTTGTACTCTGAGAACAATAGTTAATAGTTTTAGTAGAAAGTAGTGAAAAGAATGAATATACAAGTGCCTTTATTGGGGTTTGACTCTCACGGAAACTGGATTGGCATGGACTCCGAAACATTGAGAGACTTCGCAGACTCTTTCATTGATGTAGACAACTTTGTAAGCGCAGAAGCTATTGTTTCAGCTAGTTCTGTCATGACCCTCGCTCTCATTTGGATCGGGTATCCTCAAAACTGGGTTTATTCTGAGTTTAAAGTAGTTTATGAAGGTTTATTAAGACGATACAACAGAGATTTGTAAAAGCAGAAAGTTAGTTTAGATGATGATAAAAACACCACTGATTTTATCCGACTTAGAAAAGTTGGTAACAGATTATACAAGTAAAGACCATAGCTCTCAAGGTTTCAATTTCAAATCTAGTGAGTTTGATTACGAATGGGAGGTCAGTAAGCTCAACTGGTATTTCTATTTTGATAGAGAAGATGCAAGCCTTTTTGTAGCGGACTTTCAAACGGTTCGAGATTATGCTTACTTTCGTATTGAATTTCCCCTCTATCTTTACCACGGTAGTGTCTTTTGCTCAGAGGACTCAGATGTTTTCAAAGATGTAGACTTAGAGTTTTCGTTCCGCAACGGTTGGCTTAAGATTACTACGATTATAACTGAGGAAACAGATTTACACCACGTTTTTGATGTTCTGTTTTCGGTTCTCAAAGATTATAGCTAAATGGAGACTATGAAATGAAATTGTGTAAATCAACCGAGTGTTCAGACGGTTTAGTCTTTGACATTGCGGTAAATAAGTTAGTTCCTTGCCCTTTGTGTGAGGAACTAAGAACAAAACAAGTAGTAGAAGGGGTACAATCCCAAGAAGGCACAACTCAAGGTTTATCTGAGAAGTTAGGTCTTCGTAGGGTATTCTCTCGCTTGTTCGTAGACTTGCGACAAGTATTGGGGGGTTTAACTGCTGAGAGTTTAGATACAGAGCAATTTAACTCTATAGAAGACTCTATTGGAGCTTTAGTTGGTTCTTTGTCGGTAGGGAAGAAACCGAAGACTTCTGTATTGTTTTATCTAGGAGTTCGAGCAGATATTGAAATGTTAGCTTTTTGGCTATTGGGTTCTGCTTATAAAGCTGGGCTGAGTGTGCACCCTTTTATTACACCGTTTCGACTGCAGGGTATCAAACAAAAGCGTGAAGACTACGAAAATCTCATGTTGAGCGAAGTTGTAGTCGTTGCTTATAGTCCTTCTATGCGAGAAGATGGTTATTTAGTAGAGGACTTTGTAAGACAACGTGCTTTTGAAGGGAAGTCCACCTATGCGATATTAACGGATGGTTCTCAGATTAACAATGTCTTGCAACGTTTGGGTTCTGAGGATAGTTATTCTCCTCGTCAATATCTGTATATCGGTATCCCTCGTCAAAATAGCACTGATGAAGAGCGAGTAGCAAGGACAAATCGAGTAATTCGTAATTCAAATAAGGTGCTAGGCTTAACTATGGCTGAGGTTGAGTTAGAAGATGTAGTTCCTCAGAAAACAAAAGGAAGAGCTAAAAATACACAGTCGAACAGACCTGTAGCAACATTAAGTTCTGCAGAAGCAGACTTATATAACTTATAAACTTTAAGAAGTAAGGTTTTTGAAAATTTCAATTTCCTTGCTTATTTTTATTGATTTATAGTTATTTTTGTGATATAATAAAGAAAATATTGATTTTTAGGAGTTAGAAGAAAATGAAAATTACACTTACAAGTGAAGTAGTTAATAAATATGCCCCTTATGTACGAATTTCCACAACTAAAGCTAATCCTAACACTGGGTCTATTCGTGTTAGTAATTCAGGTGCTCGTTGGAGTTTATCTAGTACAGATTTTGCTCAGTTATTTAAAGTTTCCATTTTTATGATGGCTTACTCTGCTGAGACTGTTGATAGTATTCGTAAAGAATATGATTTGCGTAAAGACGTGGAGTTTGAAGTTCCGGGTATTTCTCCGATTGAAGTAATTCAACTGTCTGAATCTGCAGTAAATCGTGAGGTTCCTAAAGGTGGTCGTCCAAAACCTCAATTTGCAAACCTAGATGGAGAGTTGATTATTTATGAAACTCAACCTCGTAAGGTAACAAAAAACTCTCAACCAGTTCAAGAAGTTGAAGAGAAAGTAGAGGTTTCAGACGATTCGTCTGTTCGATTTCACAACGCAGGAGAGACTGTTTTATCAAACGATTTGGAAAAAGAGTTAGAAAATCTTAAAACTGAATATAAAAGAGTTGAAGATTCTCTGAAACAAGCAGAGGAGCGTATCCAAACTTTTGAGCAAAAAGAAAAAGAGTTTGCTTTAGATAAGATTCAGTGGGAGTCTGAAAAATCTAATATGGAAGATGAAAAGAAAGCTACTTCTGAATATATCAATACCTTAGAGAAAGAACACGCAGAGCGAATTGAGGAGGTTCGTACTGAAGTGCGTTCTAAACAAGCTCAAATTCTTCAGTTGAGTCAAGAACAAGACAATCTTAAAGTAGAATTAGAAGAAGCTCAAATTGCCTTAACTCTATTGAAGGAAGAGAAAAAGCAGAACTTTGTTAAACGTTTCTTCTTAGGTTTGAAAAAGCTTTTTGGACGAAAATAAGGTAAAATAAAATGGTTTCAGTTGTAGAATTAGTGTTGGCTAGTGGTCAGAGGGTTGACTTGCAAGCAGGAGACCAAATTACGGTTGGTGAAGTTGGAGAAGAATATAAAGGTCGTTGGTGTTGTCTATCAAAGACCTCGAATAGCTCCGATATTCGTAGATTTCTAATTGGCGCACCTGATGAAGCGTTGGTTAGTATCGGTCGTAATAGGGTATCTTTCAAGCGTTCGGAGATCTTCTCGATTAAAGATGTCAACTCTAAACTTGATGAAAAATAACAAATAGATTATAGGTTGCTAAGGTGGGTTGAAATATGGTACATCCTTACTATACAGAGAAGATACTTCCCTTTTTGGAACACAATAAGGTTATGAATATGTTAGTCAAAACTCCCTTTATTGGTACGGGTTTTGAGCTAAAAGAATTAGCAAAAACTTTGAGAGCAGATGAAGAACTTCGCTATATAACTGCTTGTAAAAGCGGTCAAGCACGAGTTTTGGTTTGTGTGACCAATTTGCGTTTGCATATTTTGGATAAAGGGTTGATTTTGAACAAATATCAACTAACTGTGAACTTACCTCAGATTGCAAGTGTGCAAAGAGGTAGGGGTATCTTCTTTGGTTCTGTGGTTATTTCTGTTATGGGTTTCGATGACAACATTTATCTAACTGACTTTTGGGGTAAAGATACCGAGAATTTTCAACGTATCTTGCAAGACGCCATAACCGATTATGGCTTGGGTCGTAGTTCCTTAACTCAACCCAACTATTATCAACCACAACAATCTTATTATCCGCAAGAACCTTATTATCAACGACAAACAGAAATAAGATTTCAACAACCTATGTATGAATCCAATAATCCCGCTTACAACTATTTGACAGGAGAGCCTTTCACAGAAGCAGAACTTTTGGAGATGGGTCTCGACCGTTTCGGTAAACCTTTGGAAAAGAAACAAGCGCCTAGTCAACCACAAGTGCAACCTAGTCGCACGGTTTCAAAACCCCAACAACCAACTCAACCAAGGGTATCGCAAAATCAAAGACCACCTTTGCAACCTAGAGTGCCAAGACCTCCCAAAGATGTTTCAGATATGACAACACAAGAGAAGTTTGATGCTCTTGAACGTGGTGGTTGGTTTTAAACTATTGATTTAACATCTTACCTGTAAGTCCTCCACCTTTTAGGTGGTGGGATATAAAGGTGTTGCTCCAATAAGTTTTTGATTTTATTGATATAAAACTAAATAAAGTCTTGCCAGTTTCTAGTTACTAAGGTAAACTATATTCAGTTATAAAATTAGAAAGTTAATAAAATCAATGGAACTAGATACAAATGCACATTCAGTCTTCTCATTACATTATCATTTGATTTTAGTAGTGAAATATAGAAGACAAGTGTTTACTGATGAAATTTCCAATAGAGCCAAAGAGATATTTGAGTATATTGCACCTACTTATAAGATAGAATTGGTTGAGTGGAACCATGATAAAGACCATGTTCGCGTTTTATTTAAAGGTCAACCTAAGACAGAACTAAGTAAGTTCATTAACGCTTATAAGTCTGCATCGAGTAGGTTATTGAAGAAAGAATTTCCCACTATTCGTCAAAAACTATGGAAAGAGATGTTTTGGTCTCGTTCCTTTTGTTTGGTATCGAGTGATGGTGCACCTATTGAGATTATTCGACAATATATTGAAAATCAAGGGGAAGAAAAATGACTATTAAACAAAAAGCTTATAAATTTAGGTTGTATCCTAATGAAGAACAAAAACAGTTTTTTGCTAAAACCTTTGGTTGTTCAAGAGCTGTATGGAACATGATGTTAGCGGATAAAATAAAGCACTATGAAGAAACTGGAGAAACTTTATATAACACACCAGCTCAGTACAAAAAGGACTTTCCTTGGTTAAAGGACGTGGATAGTTTAGCTTTATCTAACGTACAACTCAATCTTCAGAAAGCTTACAAAAACTTCTTTCAATTTGGTTTTGGTTTCCCTAACTTCAAGAAAAAGAGTCATAGCCAATCTTATAAAACCAATAATCAGAAAGGTAGTATTGCTTTAGACGGTAGGTTTATAAAGTTACCTAAACTTGGTTGGGTGCGCGTCAAAGCACATCGTCAAATTGAAGGTGTTATTAAGAGTGTCACAATTTCAATGACGCCAACTGGGAAATATTATGTTTCTATTTTGTGTGAAACCGAGATTACTCCACTTCCTAAAACTGATTCTTCAGTTGGTATCGACCTTGGGATTTCTGACTTTGCTATTCTTTCCACAGGAGAGAAAATCGGTAATGAGCGATTTTTCAAGCAGTTGTCAGAGAACTTGGCTGAAGAACAAAAGATTTTATCTCGCAGAGTTTTAGCGGCTAAGAAAGCAGGACGTAAGCTTTCTGAGAGTAAGAATTATCAAAAACAACGAGTAAAAGTCGCTAAAATCCACGAGAAAATTGCTAATATGCGTAGAGATTTTCTTCATAAGCTTAGTACATATCTTGTCAAGAACCACGATATTTTATGTATTGAAGACTTATCAAGTATAAACCTCATGAAAAACCATAAATTAGCAAAAGCAATCGGTGATGTTTCTTGGTCTGAATTTGTGAGAATGTTGGAATATAAAGCTAATTGGTACGAAAAACAAGTGTCCAAAATTAGTCGTTGGTATCCTTCTTCTCAGCTTTGTTCAGACTGTGGTTTTAATTCAGGAAAGAAACCTCTTTCCGTTAGAGATTGGACTTGTGAAAATTGTGGTAGTCATCATGATAGAGATATTAACGCAAGCATCAATATTCTTAATGAAGGTTTGCGTTTAGCGTAAATTAGAAAAAAAATAATACAACCGTAGGGACTGCGGGGATAGTTTGGTGAATTTATGTAACCTCTGTTGATTAGTCAGCTAGTCAGTAAGTCAGCATGTTACCCAAGAAGCTCCTACCTCTAAGTGGTAATGTAGGTAGGAGTAGTTCACACTGTAAATGGAATAATATTAGAGAGGAGATTTGCTTTTAGTGTTTGAAGATAAAGAGCTTTGGGAACTGATGTCTGAAGCAGAAGGAACGGAGTCCGCTTATGTGTCGGACATTACACCTTCTGAGATTTCAGATAAAAGCCCAGAGGTTCAACTTGAGTATTATGAAAACCAAGTGATGGGGTATCTTCTTAGAGACTTCGACTCTCTAAGAGGTCAGATGGGTCGTCTGCAAAATGACTATTTCCGCAATGAGAACTATGTGCTTTACTCTATGTTGAAGAAAGTACAGATGGAAAGAGGGTTGTTGCTTGATTTAGACTATTTGAAAGTTTACTTGCAAGCAAACGCTTCTGAGATTGCGCAGGACACTGATCGTATTCAATTTGAGTCTTATGTAAGTGAGGGTTCAACTGCGATTGAAGGTTTGTTGGTTTCAGTAGTAGAGGTTTACCAAAAATACCGTAACCCCTCATTTTTGAAAGAGCCAACCTTTGAAGATGCCTTAACTCGCTTTAAATTGGTTTATGCTAAATTAGCCTTTAATGACTCTTTGCAACAAGCTTCGATTGCCTTAACGAATCCCATTCGGTCTCAGCGTAAATCCTTCTTTGGTATTGAAGGTGCGCTTGATTTTCTTTCACAGAAAGTAAATAGTATTAAGGCTTCATTAGGTAAAGAAAACTCTTATCAACTTGTCTGTGCTTCTGATATTGACTTTGAGGAAGAAGAGTCTAACAAGCCTACTTTGTTGTCTAATTTGCAACATTTACCGACTTTGAGTGCTACGATTGGTGGGATTTATACCAACACTTTTGCGGTCTTTGCAGCACCAGAAAAAGGTATGAAATCGAAATTTGCAGTTCGCTTGTCTCATGAAATTCTCCTAAACGGTTTTGGTATTTGTTTTTGGGGGAAGGAGGGGGGCGCAGGCAAGGTAATGGCTGAACTCCGTGCAACTCACTTTGACTATTATTACAATGTACAAAGAGGTCAAAACTACGAAAAGATTGCGGGTATCGACATTCAGCGTGGTACTTTAGATAGCTCTGTTGCAGAGTTAGAAAAAATTTCTCGTATGGACTTGGTAAGTAACCCGAATTATGGTAAAATATATTTACCAGATTATCCGTTTGAGTTGGAATCGGTTGAAACTGTCCTCCGAGTTGCAGCAGAGGAAAAAGAGTGTAAGTTTGTTGTTATTGACTACGCACAAGCGATGGATAGCAGTCAGTACCCAGATAAGAAAACCATGTTAGAGAAGTTGTCTATTCGTTTAGAGACTTTGAAAGGTTTATTAGACATTTGTGTTTGGTTGCCTTCTCAGTTGGCTACTGACGTTATTCAAGATTTAGGTAAGGGTATCCACCGTGAGTTGCGAAACGTTACGGCTGATTCGAAAGAATTAACAAAATCAGCAGACTTAAACTTGATGTTGTATACAAATGACGCTATGTCTGCAAAGAACATAGCTAAAATGTACTTACTTCCTTCACGTTTAGCAGGGGAGATGGCTCCGCTTTCGGTCTTTACGGATAAGGTTGCGAATAATGTGATAGAAATGAAAGACCAAGTGATAGAAATGCGGAACGGTGAAGCTGTCGTCTTGGATGTTGGTGATATCAATGTCTAAATTTGAAATTTGTGTAAGCGTAGGAGATTTAGCGAAGTTCTTTAGGGTATCCGAAGACTACGTTCGCTCCCAAGCTCAATTTGAAGTAATAAAAGTAAAAGGTGGTTTAGAAGTTATTTCTAAAGACACTTACCCTCGTTTAAGTAAGGTGTTGTATTCACAAGCACCTTCTTTGTGTGTTTATACTTTAGAGAAAGTAGTAGAGCAGTTAAAAGAGGTTTATGACAAAAAAGAATTTATTGATAAGTTTTTAGAGTCTGAACCTAGTTCGATTGTGAGAGATTTGTTTACTAATACTCCTTATTATTGGTCAGACAGCTTAACAGATGAATACTTTCAGTTTGTTCAAGACTTACAAGGTCAGTTAGATTATTCTATTGAGAGAGTTGCAAGTAAGTTAGAGTTGAGTCCAAGTCAACTTTACTCTTTGGTTCGGTATTTAGAGTTGCGATTAACTAATATTGTAGGTGCTAAGTCTAAGAAGAAGGTGTATATTTTACCAAGTGTGACTTACGCTACTGTTTGTGCCTTTTTAACTCAACACTCTTTGGTAAATTTAGCGTTTACTGAGCGTAGCAGACTCTTTTCAATGGGTATCTCCCCTTTGCAGGTCAAAGGTGTCGGAACTTTTGTAGAAACTTCGGTACTGAACTATCTGAGGGGTACAAAATCAAGTGATAGTTTTGAGATAAATGGTTCTTATTATGTTTCCTACAACTCATTCTTAGCTATGTTTGGTTTACAACCTAATGAGGTCTCTAGTGCCTTGAAGTCTGCTTTAGTCGGTAAAGAAACCGGTACAGAAGAGTTTGTACCTTACGACTTTGTTCATCATTTGGATAGGGTAATGAATTTAGGTTCAGTCTCAGATGTTCGATTAGGTGCTTTAATATGCCTTGGTTTAGCTGAGAAAAAGGATATTGAGGGGTTACTTTCGGTATCTGAGTTTCGTCAGTTGTATAATCAAGTAATGGTTTTAAAGGTATTTCCATTGAACAAAGCAAGTTACAAGTATGTAGCAGAAGGTTCAAAATCTGAGGTATTCCAAAAGTTGCAGTTACCGTTCTACTCTAAGGAGTTATTAGTTTCTGTCTTAAAAGATACCTTGAGAGGTCTTCCTTTGGATCAAACTTACCGAGGTTATTTCAATGTTTACCGTATGGTCGAGTTCTTGAAAGTAGCCAATAACACTTATGAACTACCTATATTCATTAACAACACAGACGGAGTTCCAAGTGTAGCGATGAATAAGAAGAGTTGGAACTCACTGATTTCGGTATCCTCAAATATCTTGCTGGCTCCAAGTGACGGAGTTTCAGAAGAGTTATTAAGTGCTTATAACACATGGGAAATTTTAGAATTTGAAAAAGTAAGGGAAGGAGTTGAAAAGATATTAAATGGCTAGTAAACAGTTTACAAAAGAAATATTAGACCAATTTGTAGAAGATTTCTACGACCTCTTTATGGAAGGTGTCTTGGAGTTTACTAACAAGTACACTATTCTGTATAAAGAGGAACTAGATAGTAGTGAAGCTCGGTCAGTTGTTGATTTAGGTTTAGCTTACGATTGGCTTTGGGTCGCTGATATTGAGGGTACTCCTTTGGTTTACATTGAGGTTGTAGATTTAGTAGTGCAAGAACATTTACTACAACACTATACAAAGCAGTTAGGGTATCAGGATGCGCAAGCACTTGTTACAATCAAAGAGTTGAAAGACTTGTACTTAGCAGAAGTAGTTCGATTCTTGAATTACTTACCAAGTTTAATTGGAGAACAAAATGACTTAAAACCTTTTGCAGTAGCAAGTTTGGTAGATGAACAACATTTGCGCTTAGATAAGCGTTTAGTTCCAACTTTCCACTTGTCTTTAACTGAACTATTTAAGTTGCTAGAAAGTGTCCAACTTCGACCCTATGGATTTTGGGATGGTCAAGAACACCATAAATTTAAAGAACCTAAAGGATATTTTGATACACCACTTAAGGGTATCAGAGTTGATGAACTTGTTTCGGCAGTCTTTATTCGAGGGGTATATCCGAAGAGAAAGTCGGTGCATGATTGATGCAGTTTGATTTTTCGAAGTTAAGGAAACTCTATTTGTTAGACTTGTTTGAGTTCTATTTAGGTTCACGTGAGTTGGATATTTTAGAGGGTTCTGAGCAAACTACCTTAATTGTAGGTGGATCTTTGCTTTTCATGGTAGAAGCTGGTGTTGTCCACTATGTAGGTGGCGCATCTAAAGACTTTTCGAAACAAATTGTAGATTTGATTTTGGTAAAATTGCAGTCTGCAGTTACTTTGGAATGCACAGTTATTCCGAAAGACTTTCAGTTAGGTGGTGACTTGTAGTGATTGGCACTTCACGAGTAAAGAGAAGAACAGTTAAAGCTTCTTATCGTCAGTTAGAAGAACAGTTGCTTTACCATAAGAACTTTATAGGACATTATGATGTAACCATTTCAAACTATTGGGACGTTGTCGTATGCAAGCACTTACCCCGCTATTCAGACTATAGGTTCAGCGCTGGAAATAGTCGAGTTGTTTGCCCTTTCCACGAGGATTTAAAACCTTCTCTCGGTATCGTCAAAGACGGTGAAACTGGTATTGAGGTTTTCAACTGCTTTGGTTGTGGGGTAAAAGGTACAATCATTGGATTTCATAAGCTCTTTGCAGAACAATACTTAGGAGAGCGGTATCCAAACGGATTTGGCTACTTGCAGAGTTTAGCTAAACTATACGGTATTGAGTTAAGTGATACGATTGTGGAAGTTCAAGAAGAGAAGTCTAAATTTGATTTTTCAAAAGCTCCACCTTATACAGTCTCTATTCATAGAGAAAACGTAGAGACTTTGAAAGAGAAGTTCAACCAAGGTTCTCTTTCTTTGGAGGGTTTAAAGGCGCAGTTGACCTTAATTACCAATAAAGTTCTTGAAGTGAAGTCGTCTAAGAAAAGCACAGAAGGAGGTTCAGCTTAATGTTTACATTCGATATGGAAGACTTTGGTGGCTCTCCTTGTTTTACTTACTTAGATTACTTCAAAGAAGGCTCTGAGCGCTTTGGTTTAAATCGTATTTTGGCTTTAGACTTGTCTAAAACCTCCACCGGTATCGCTTATTGGAACGGACAAACCTTGGAAACCTTTAACTTGAAGAGTTCTATTAAGGATTTAGATAGTCCTTACTCCGTAGGTCTTCGAATGAAAGAGTTGAAAGATTTCTTGCTTATGAAAGTTCTAAAGGGAGAAGTGGAGCTTGATATGTTGTGCGTAGAGGAAGCCTTGCTCGGAAACAATGCAAAGACCTCTTCTGTCGCTTACGCATTAAACTTTACACTTGATTACTTATTAGCAGAAGGTGTTTTAAAAGCTAAACGATTCTTCCGTGTATCCAACAAAACATGGAAAGCTACTTTGCGTTCTGAAACTGGTGTAGCACCGTTGAAGAAAGCAGTTTGGTCAAAAGACAATGCAGAAAAAGAAGAAATTCTCTTGTGTTTACAAGAATTAGCACATCCTTGGGCGAACAAGTGGAGAGAATATGACTCTTTTGAAGTTTATTTGAAAAGTGGCTACCAAGACCAACTAGACGCAATAGGTTTAGCTATACATTGTGTGAAAACCTATGGTTTAGATGAGAAACCTCAAGTGTTAAGTAGAAAAGCCACGGTTAAGGTTTATACTGATAAATCTAAGGTTGAGAAATATGCTAAATACCCACTCGAAAGAGTTAGCGGTATCCCCAAAAATCAGATTCACACATGGGTGGACACTTGTGGGAAAGATGAGGTTGAGTCCAAGTCTTACATTTTAGAAACTCCTCACCTTGGCCGCTTTGGTGTGAAAGCAGCGGTCTTTGAAGAGTCTGATATGTATTACATTGTGGTCAATGTAGCGTTGGTTACAGTTTAAAATAAAAGCGGTTTAGGTCGTTAGAATACAGAGCATTTTCGCTAGAAAGTAGGTCTATATGGCACTTGGTTCTAAGACAGAATTGATAAGACAAGCCTTTCTCTATTTGTTTGGGGAAGGTTATGAAAACAGATTAACAAAGTTCCCAGATGATGAGGTTTTTCCTCAAACTATTAAACACTTTGATAAAGACGGACTTCATTACTTAAATTCTGAAGTCCAAACGGTTCAAGTGTCGAACGGTCAAAGTGAAGCACAAGTAACGGTGTCTTGTGCTATGTGTTATTTGTGTGGTTCTTTGTATGGTAAGGTAGAAGATATTCACTATGTTTTGGAATATCAACCCACACAAACAGGTCAAGCCTTGATTCACGGTTTGAACCTTGAGTTAACAGAATTTTAGAAAGAAGTAGGTTTTTATATGGAACAACATGTGTCCAGTATTAGAGGAGAAGTTTTCAGACAACTCATTGGTGTATCTGGGGGTTGGCTTGTTCGTATTTTCCTTGTTTCAGTTATGTTTTGGCTTGCCTTTTATGTATATGAGTCTTTGGTAGATGGTACATTGAGTGGTCGTTTATCTTTGATGAAGCAGGCTCTATTCAAGGGTACAAAAGAGTTTAAAGTCAAAACAATTTCAACTGCACCTTTCTTGTATTTCCTAGTCGGCATGATTTTACTAACCGCAGGTTATACATTAGGTTATAATATTTCGAATAATTACATCAGTGGTGAGATTACCTTGATTACAACAGTTTCAAGAATTACTAATTTCTATGCTTTGACAGTCTCAGTCATTGAAATGATTTTAATGGCTTGTACGGCTTTGGTCTTCTTGTCTGCTGCAAGTTCTATTCGTAAGAACGGTCGAGAAGTTTACCAAACAAGTGCATTAGCTAAGTTGAATATCAACTTATTACGTTTGTTCCGACTTTTCGGTATCATGGCAGTCGTAGCACTTGGCATTGCTTCAATGGTCTTTTGTTATTTGGTGATTAAATAGTAAGCTGGCAAGAGCTTGCTATTTTTCTTTTTCTAAGTTTGCTTTAGTTATTGCAAATTGGTAGGAAAAATGTTAAACTGACTAAAAGTAAATGAAAGTGAGGTTGACCTTTCTTTGCAAACAAAATTAGAAGTTTCCCCATTTTTGGGGGTTGTACCTAGTGCAGTTGAAATTGGTACCCGATTAAAAGAGTTATTAAATAAACGAGAAGAACTTGTCAACACTTTAGATAAAGAATTGGCTAGTGGAACCTATAGTCAACACAGAGTGGTATCCTACTACTTGCTCGAAAAAGAGTTACAGTCTTTAAGAGAACAGTTATTGTTAAGAGCAGAAGATACACCTCTAGGTAGAGACTATTTACAATACCAAGATATGTTAAAAGCTCGCTTACCAAAAGGCGATACTTATTTGGTTGAAGAGAGTCAAAAGATGGCTCAACTTCCGTATCTAACTAAGGCAGAACCTTTCTATGATGACTATGTGAGCTTGTTAGAGTTAGCTGCTAAAGACAATGTAGAGCTTTATGTAGAGGTCTTTCTAAGCAACAATAAAGTCTCTTTAGTTTATGAGCATGGTCTTTTTCAACGTGCTATTTCTTTGGAAGAAGGTCGAGAAGGTGTGGATTGTACACGTTTGGTTCTCCCTTATTTGGAGCGTAGAGGATTGACAACCTTAGTTGACCTAGCTCAAATTCCAAAAAGTGCTATTTGCGGTTACTTGTATACCTCGATTGTTGAAGAGGATTTGACTTCTAGTATGAGCTATACGAAGTTGGACTTAACCCCACAGTTAATTTCCACCATTCGTTTTTATGCTTCTGAGTATATTGAGTTTGGATTGAACTTTGCAAAACGTGATGATGAGTGCAAGTTTGTACAAGATTTAGGTTTTGACACTTTACCTTATATTCGCTATAACTTAGAAGCAGACCAAAACATCAACTCGATTGTAGAAGATTGGGTATCTTTGCTCGAAGACCTCGCTGATGTTAGTGCTTTATCAACAAACTTGAGAGTGAGCGTAGCAAGTCATCACAGTCAAAAGTTCAAAGAGTTTGGCTTTGATAGTGTAGTCGTCAACCCAATTTTATGGTCTGTAAACCCTCAGAAAGCGAAGTTACAGTACATTCACTGGAAACAAACTTTAGAAGGGTTGAAACCTTTCGCAGTTGTTTCGTATTTAGACGTGACGGCTCAGTTTGAGGTTGATGGTAGCGACTATTTTGGTTTCTATGACTTTGCAAACAATAAACCTAAGTTAGTAGAGAGTAGTTTAGATTTAGGGTTACACGGTAAAAACAGTGAGGATTTAGGCATTGAAATTACAGGTCAAACTGTGTTAGAGTTACTATTAGAGAGTCCATTAGATATTCTAGTATTAGGTTTAAAACCAGAAAGTCCGATTTATTTTTGGTCGTCACCAGAGTTAGGTATAACTACAGTATGCGATTCAAATGGTCGGTCTGTAGATCAGTTATTAAGAAAGTAGGTCAGTGTGGAAAAAGATAATTTATGGGATGATTTGGATGATTTAGAGGTGGGTGTATCTCCTAGTCAAGAACAAGCTCTAATTGGAGAAGAAGTAGTACCTTATTCAGAGGTAGGAGAAGAAGTTGTAGAGTGGTCTCCTGAGGCCTCAGAATTGCCCACAGTCGATTTAGAAGAAGTAGGTGGGGAAAATATCGACTCGGAAAAAACTCTCGACACGGAGCAAACAGGAGCCTCTAAGAGCATTTCTGAGTTAGATGACTTAGAAGTAGAAACACCAGTAGATGTTGTAGGGGTATCCGAAACACCTTCGGTACTTAGTCCGTTTGAGGATATTGATAAGATTTTAAGTGGATTGAAGTATGACCGTGAGTTACGTATGGACTTACCGATTGAGTCGATTGTCATTACGGAGTTTGATAAAAAAGCTCGTTTTGCAACTAAGAATGGTTTAACTGCTTCGATTGAAGATTTTGGTAGGGTATTAAATCCTATTGATGTATTGGCTTTACCTTCAGTAGATGGAGAAGAGATTGAAATGTATACTTTGATTTCCGGTCTCCGTCGAGTTTATGGTGCATCTCGTAATGGCTACAAAACTATTCCAGCTTTTGTGTGGCATTTTGCAGATTATGAGAAAGCACAACGTTTGGTTCCTTTATTGGGGTTGATTTTAAATAAGCAACAACAACACAATTACCAAGAGATTTGGAACGGACTTTCTACTTTGGAACACGAATATGGTTTGAAATTCTCTCAAATTGAACGTTTGTACCCTTATTTAGAAAGTGGAGACGTTCTGAAATTGAAAGAGGTATGCAGTGAGTCTGATACTTACCCAGAGCCTATGACTGAGTTGTTTGCAGGTAAGTACACGTTAGATAAAGCTTACAAAGAGTTGGTCAAACAACGAAAAGAGCGTGATGTACTTGAAGAGGAAGACAATAAGGGTATCCTCTCTTCAACTGAACTTGGTAAAGAAGCGGTTGTTTCGGATGAAGAAGGTAGCTCAAGTTCTGAGGGTGCTTCAGAAGATAGTGAAAACTCAGGTAACAACAAACTGAGCGCCCAAGAGGTAGATGAGCTTCTTGAATTGGCTGATAGTTCTATGGACAACTTAACCTTGGAAAGCGCTTTAGAGCAAGCAGATGCAGTCGATAAGGGTATCGTTCAAGACCGTAAAGGTGATGGAGATGATGATTTAACCCCAGAGGTTAAGAACAAGATTAAGGCTAGAGATAAAATGGTTTGTCAATGTTGTTCTAAGGATAAAGTTGAGAACCAAGGTGCTTTCTTGTCTCAGTTGGTTGTTCACCACAAAGTTCCAGTTCACGCAGGTGGAACAGATGATGAGAAGAACTTAATTACCTTGTGTATTGGTTGTCACCACTTGTTGCACACTATGGAGAAAATGGGTACTTTGACTACCGATAAAGAGCATTTAGACACTATGGATGAAGAGTTCCGTAGACGGATTTTAAATGCTTGGTCTCTCGCTTATATTGCGATTAAAGCAGGAGAGAAGAAAGGTTATTCTCGTAAGGAAAGAGCTAAGAAAGCACAAGAGAGTCTAGGGCATAAATTCCCCGGACAAGACATTAAGAATGACTTGGCTCTAAGAACTGCTCTTGATGTAAGTTCAAAATAAAATAGAATTTTGGGAGGGTATGCAGGATATTTCCGCATACCTTTTTTGATAAGTATTAGATCAAATCGAAAGGTTTTACTAGTTATGAAACTACATAAAAATTTACTGCGAGAGCGTTTCGCAAACGGTGTTGGGGTATCCATCACTTACAACCCAACCAACGGTGAGCGTTTTATTAAATCCTTATTTAATGCTTTAAATAAAACAAATACAGATAGGTCTTTTATCGTTGATGATATTATGAAAAAGTTGGTTGCTTATTTTGATAAGAGTAATTTAGACTTTTTCAGTACAGAAACAGGCGGAAAACAACCTGACTTAGAGCTTCGCCAAATTGGGGTAGTGTATCGTCACTCTCCAAATGAAGTTCCTACTATGGAGTTAAATTCTGATGAGAAAGTTTGGAGTGAAGAAGAGCGTAAATCCTATATTGGTCAAATGAAGAGGTTTGTCATAAATGGTTACGCTGACTGTGAAAACGGCATTTTCTATACTTATGTATATGGTTGGTTCAATAAAGAAAAAGAAGATTATGAGCATATTTTCTTTATTAGCAATGATGCAGAACCAAAGACTCGTTCTTCGCACTATAAAACACTTATTCAAAAGCTTTATATCACTCGTTCAACTGGTTTTAATCACTTCTTTAAATATAAGTTTAGTATTTACTATGCTCCTCAAATTTCCTCAGTTTTGGATTTCTTAGATGTGATACCAAAAGATGTTGTTGCTGAGAAATTGAAGAGTTGGGTTGATTTTAACTCGCAACAATTTAAAGCAGGTTATGATGCTTCTAAGAATAAAGCTCGTTACACAGATCGGTATCCAAACTTACCGCAAGACAGTCAAAGTAAAGAGTTTAAAGAGATTGTACATCAAAACTCACTTAATTTGATTTATAAAGCATTTATGCGCAGTTTAGGGAACTATTTGCTGGGTTCTCCTGCTAAAAACAAAACTATGCTGAAAGTCATGGCTGAGTATTTGTATGAATTGTACTTGGATGATTTTAATATTACTCTTATGGAAGAGTATGACAGAGTTCAAAAATCCGACTACGCTAAGTCTTTTGAAACAAAGCGCAACATCCCAGCTAAAATTCAAGCTGCTATGGATTCAACTAAGTTCTTAGACTACGGATTTGGTTTTGTAGAGTTCGATGAGCAGTTTGATTTAGAGAAGCTACCTGATATTGAAGCGCAGTGGGGGTTAATTCACAAAGCTTTGCCACATTCGGAACATAAACCAGAGTTACGTTTTCGTAAAATTGAGCATCGGAAAGCTCATGGTGTGTATTTCCCAGCTTTTGACTGTATTACGATTAGTGTCCGTAACGTAAACTCTATGCTCCACGAGTATGGTCATCACATTGATTTTACTTACAATAAAGACCAAAACTTGTCTATGTCTGATGAGTTCCGCCCACTCCTCAAAGGGTATCAACGTAATTTGTCGGACGGTGGAGTCTATAAAGGAGCTATGTTAAATTACTTCTTAACTCCAACTGAGGTCTTTGCACGTGCTTTTGAGATTTACTGCGTAACGGTACTTCCTAGAGTGAGCTTTACTGAGAGTTTAGCTGAGTACGGTAATAAGTTTGAATACTTATGGTTGATTAACAATACTGAAGAGGTATTAAATTACTTTGATACCAAGTTCCCACACATAAGAGAAGAAGTAGCTAACATTCAACAAACTGAGGAGTTTCCTAAAGTAACTAACTTAACTGAAGGTGCAAAAGAAGAACTTGCACCAAATCAAGTAAAAGCAGGTGGTTTTACAGTTACGAATGAGGAAGGTGAAGGTAAGTCTGCTCTTGAAGGTAAGGAGTTAATTCCAACAGGTCGAGATAGTAATGGTATTTTAAATCATGCAGTTGTTGAGAGACCAAGTAAACAAGCAGAGGACTTATACAACGGTATTTCTATTTCAGATGAGATTTTGGAAGAGAACATGTTTGAAGAATTTGGTTTTTTACTTGATCCAGTTCAGTTCTTTGATGGTACTAAGTTTGGTGGTGTTGCATATTTAGTTAAAGACAATAAAGGGGTCGTTTATCAAACATTTAGAGTTGAAGAACCTCATTTTTCAATGATTGAGAGGGTTATTAATCAACTTCATGACGAGTGTATTCTAGATGCTGAGAAAAGTTATATGGTTGTAAGTGACTTGCTTCATAATAAAATTGAAAAATATGGTGCTTCTGTACAATCTCTAACTAAGGGTATCGCATCTCTTCGTTTTGCAGATTTTAAAGATGTTGATTTTGGTACAACTAAAGGTGAGCAAGTTGCGGCAGTAAATAGCTTAATGAATAAATTAGCTAAGTCTTATGTAACCTATTTGAAGAACCAAGATTTAAGAGTTAAAGATGATGAGATGAGAGCTTTATTCAAGAAGAAAGCTCACGAAGAAATTGCAAAAGATAGAGATATTGCAAGTGAAGTTTGGAACTTTGATTCTGTACTTACAGAATATGGTGAAGCAATTTTTGTAGAGCGTTTGCCTAAGAATAAAGCTTTAGTTAAGAAACATGCTCAACTTGTAGATGAATTATTTATTTATCTGTACCCAGACTTAGGTGGTTCTCATTCAGATTATATGAGTAGTGCAGTTTACAAAGCACTAGTTGATAATGATTTGTGTGTACATTTTTATCTAAGAGGTGAGCTGAGAGAGTTAGTAAAAGCTAAAATTAACGAAACGGCTTTAAACCCAGAAAGAACATTTAGTAGACTAGCTGAGTTAGGTTTAAACTTAACTGTTGAGGTGTGATTTATGGAAAAAGAGATTTATTTTGAGTTGAAAAACAACTCTGGCGACATAATGACAATTTACAGAGACGAGCCAAATGTTGTTCCATTGAGTGATGAATGGACTCGGACTTTGTGTAGATACTATACTTGGATGGTAGGGTGGGACTCGATATAGCCCCATCGGTATCCTAATCCATCGGATTTCATAGATGGTTATACAAAACAAGGTTTAACTGCGAAAATTAAGTCCGAAAAATCTACATTATGCGAGATTATAAGTGAAGTGGTTGTTCGTTTATATACTGAGGGTAACATTTATGCGGTACCTTTATATGTTAAACCGATTTTAGACTATTATTCTAATTTGGAATTTACAACAATCTATAGTTCAGACAATGATTTTGTAGGTTTCGCCTTTGCAACCCGTGAAGAGATTTATCGTTGGTTCAATATTAAGAGAATTACGAAGTCTATCGAAAATGAGATTCTGACTATGGTCAATCGTGAGTTAGCTATTTATAATGAATATCTTAAAGGTGCAACTTACCACTATGTAATTAAAACTGCAGATGATACAGAGATAGACCACGGTTTCGATTTCTATGAACTTGATGGTGATACTGATAAAATGTTAGAGTTAATGTTGAAAGATAGTTCAGTTTACGATAACTCTTTTAAAGAGATTTAAACAGGTAGAGAGGGTATCCTCTCTTTTCTTTTGCCGTATTTTAGAAAATACTTGCAAATTGTTTTATAGTTTGCTATACTTATTCTATTATAAAAGAAAAGGAGTTCCGATTATTGTGAAATCGAGACAGGAAATTAAAAAGCGAGCAAGAGAATTGATTGCAAAAGATAATTTATGGTTTGCAGTAGGTTTACCTACTTTAGTGCTGACCTTAGTGAACTTAGTGTTTGCCTTTAATGAAAACACTACAGGGGTATCTTCAGCCATCGCAGGTTTGAGTATGATAGTTGACTTATGTGCAAGTCTTTATATCTTTGATATTTTGACAAAACAACACTCAGTAGGAAAACAACTAGGTCGTAAAGTTTCTGATATGTTCGGAAGTTTAACTGCTCACACATTTAAAGCAGGATTGTTAGTTGGTTTTATGATTGGATTGTGGTTCTTTTTACCTTATGTGGTTGGTATTGGTTTGATTGTAGCAGCCTTGATTTCTGAAAGTTTTGGCTTGATGTTGTTGTTTGGTATTGCTTTAATTGTTTTTGGTTTAGCGTTTGGTTTAGTTAAAACTTACGATTATGCTCTAGCAGTCTACTTAGCAAAAACGAATGAAGACTTAGGTTTGTTTGCACTACTTAAAGAAAGCAAGCAGAAAATGAAAGGTCATAAGTGGACATTGTTCGTTCAAAACCTTAGTTTCTTTTGGTGGGTTTTAGGTATATTTGCAACAGGTGGTTTGCTTGGTTTGTATGTCACTCCTTATGTGATTGCAGCAAATACCATTTTCGCCACTGAGGTTTTGGGTATCCAAACTTCCGAAAAATCGGAAAAAGACCTTGAAATTTTTTAAGAATAGAGAATAAAGGAGAACAAAAGTTCTCCTTTTCTTGATTTATAAGGGTTTTTGTGGTATAATAAAAGAAAATTAAATGAGGTTTTAGAAAATGAGAGTAAGCAAAGAAAAAGCAATAGCAACCTTTACTTATCCGTATCAGTCTTATGGAGTTAGCTTTGTACTTGATGAAATAAATTATGAAGACCTTTATGATACTTTTGTGAATTTTTGTTCTTATTTTGATGGTTTTGCACGCAGTGCTTTACACAAGGATTTGTATTGGGGAGATAGAACCTCAGATGGTGAAACTGTAAGAAGTAAAGTTGATGCTATTTTCAATCAAGTGTTGGCTTTAGATGATGACACTAATGGTTTTTATAAATATGGTACAATTAAGTCAGATAAGGGGATTGTAGTGAGTGTTTGCTTTAGTAAGTTTTCAGATACAGAACCAAGAGTTACTTCAGACCATGCTCTTGTTGCACCTTTGATTTGTTTTAAATTTGAGCTATCTTTTCTAGGTGAGGAACGCCCAGAATCTTATTTTATAATGACTGTTACAAAAGAAAAAGATTTAAAACAAGGTTTGCCTGATTGGAGGTAAAATGTTCAAACTATCGAACGGAGAGAATTACTCTCGCTTAGAAATTTATTGCTTTGAAGATTTGTTAGGTTATGTCACTAAAACCCCACAAGGGTATCACTTCACGCTTGTTAAATCTGAGAACATTCATCACAGGTTCACTTTGCTTAACTTGAGTGAACAATCTACCTCAGAAGAAATAAGACAATGGATGAAAGAACATTTGACTATAACAGACTCACGCGCTAATAGAAGCGAGTGTTACCCTAGTTGGTGTCGTACACTGGAAGATGAAATTTCGGTATATTCTTACTTCCTAGATTGTTCTATGAGGAGGTGGAAGTATGTTTAAAACCGCAGCAAGCGCAGGGTACCAACCTAAATATACTTCTCCAAATGGTGGTTATTGGTACAAGGAAGATTTAAAAGGTGGTGAAGCCTTTGCGGAAGTTTTGATTTCTACATTTCTAAGGTCTTGTAACTATATGACTTCTAAAGATTTTGTACCTTATGATTTCAAGTACAGTAAACTTAGTTCAATAGACTTAAATACTTGTGTGTCTCCTAACTTCTTACAAGAGGGGGAACAGTTTATTTCATTTAAAGACCTTTTGTCTTTAGTGCATCCTCCTACTGAGAATTTAGTAGGTTTCGACTCCAAACTAGATTATATTGACTCAGTGTTTCAGCAAACAATCGGTCAGTCTTTCGGGGAAGAAATGTTGAGATTACTAACGTTAGATGTGATGTTTAGAAATACCGACCGACACCTCTCTAATTTCGGTATTATTTTAGCTTCTAATGGTTCTATTAGGTTCGCCCCTATATTTGACAATGGACTTGCTTTGGGAGTCTCAGAAGGCGTATATTTCGATTTAGATAACCTTTTAAAAGGCTTTGGATATAAGATTAAACCTTATGAATTTGCAGTATCTACTTTAACTCCTCAAATTGATACTACTTACTTTCAATTTGATGTCCTTTATTTTGTTGAGGTAGTGGATAAACATATTCCTAAGTCCAATTTATTGTTAGGTTTCTTAAATTTGTTGGTTTTGTATTATCCGACTGATTGCAATGGCAGAGACACTAAAGAGGTTTTAGAGTCCGTATTTGGCGAATTTAGTAGAAAGAGATTTTTAAATGACTAATCAATCTATGTCTAACGCTCAAAGTTTCAAAGTTTGGTACAACAATAGAAAACGAAGTAGTGTGGTGCTTTTAACTTTAGTTCTTATCTTTTTATTGACTAGTTTCTTACCTAGTTTTATTAAGAACTTCCCAACTTTAATTACCTATGTTTTTGGATTTTCGAAGGTTAATGCTTTTATTCCTTTAAAGTTCACTTATTTTATAAGTCTTAGCTTTATTTACTTGGTATCCGTTGGTTTTACTGCACTCGTTGAAACAAATGAACCAGAACTTTATGACAATATGACCTTTTCAATCTTCTCATTATTTATGGTTTTAGTAGTTGCAGTTGTTTCTTTGATAGGTTTCCTTTTGATTTCTGCAACAGTTCCAACTATTTTAATAAACTTAGAAAGTGGTATTTACTATGCTTTACAATGATTTAGATAAACTAATCGAAGACTACGACGAACGTTACCGCACCGCTAACGATTGGGTTGTTCAAGCAACCACAGAGCTTGAACTAGAAGAAGCGAAAGCGAATAAGAACAACTTGGTTCACGATTACTCTCAAGTTCTCTACGACTTCTTGTGGGATAAACTCCCACAACTAACTGCGAAGGATTGCATTGCTTTTGATTTGGTTCCTTATGGAGTTTGGCAAAAGTTCAGCAGTAAATATGAGTTAATTTTGAAGAAAATCAAGGAGGTTCATCGTGTTCGTTAAACTTTTACTACAGAGTTTACTTTGGGTATCCCCAATATGGTTTTATCCTTCAACTTTAGTAAGTCAACTAACTATCCCACAAGGAACAAACCCTTCAACTGTAGCAAGTCAACCAATTATCCCACAAGGAACAAACCCTCTGAATGTAGACGAGTCTAAAATTATAGCTTACTTGAAAGATAACCCAACCGCTACCTACAATTCTAATGTTGTTTTTGTGGATAAGGATGAAGATTATAAACTAGCTCACCTTATGGGTAAATCAGTTATAGATGTTCGGTATCGTACAAAACCTGTAGTCTCTGAGACAGACTCTTTAGAGGAAGTTCAAGATAAAATCAACAAGTTTAAGTCTGCAACTTCTATTGAGTCTGACGAAGTAGTTCTTGCTTTGTTGGGAAATATGACAGAGACGGTCAAAGTTTCGGACTAATTAGTTGGTTTCCTTGACAAACCTACTAAGGTTTGCTATACTAAACAACAGACTGCATAACACATACAAAGAAAGTGATTGAACTTCAGTTCTCACTTTTCTTTTGTTTTGTTGCACAAATTAAGGATTTGTGGTAAAATAAATGAAATTGACCGTTATAAAACACATAGAAAGGAGAAAAGATGTCAACAGTAATTACAGTAAAAACTTATACCCAAGCAACTGTGGGAGACCCTTGCGCTTGGTCTGAGTTGTCAACATTTATGACTGATAGTTTATACGATGCTATTTTCACGCATTTCAGTCAAATTGATGATACGACTTTGAGGGTATTCTTGAGCGAATTAAACCGTTACGGTTCAGCAACTTTGCAAAGTGCTGCATTTTTAGTGAAAATTAGTTACACAGGAGCATTTCCAGATAAGGATTGGTAAATAGATGAGTGTAGAACATAGATTAAAAGAAGTAGGAATTTCATCAGAGGTTGGGTATCTTTTCCCAAAAACGTGCAGTCATTGTAACTTAAAGTATGAATTGAGCTTAGATTTGTCTGTATTAAAGTGTCCTAACCCTTTCTGTAGAGGTTTGTACTATCAACGCGCAGTAACCTTTTGTGAGGTATTAGGTTTAACTCAGTTCAGTTATAGCTTCTTTGAGCGATTAGTGACTGAGTTTGGTTGGAAGTTAGATTTCATTTCAGATTTTTACAAATTAGATAAAATCTCAGTTGAGATTTCAGATAGTGAGTTTCAGTTTCGATTTAACTTGTTTAAGTCTGAGTTGCAGAAGGTAAAAGAGAATTTAACCTTAGAGCAGTATTTAACTTCATTAGCAGTTCCAATGGTTGAGGATATTATTCCAACTATTTGTGATCGATATGAAAACTTAGAAGAATTTTACGCAGAGTTAGATATAGTATTAGACTTTGATGGTTACTTGACTATCTTCGGTTTGAGTGTAGGTTCTGAGGATTTGATACTGCGGTATCTCGAAATTTTCAACATTTACCGTAGAGATTTATTAGGTTATAGATTGTAGTTTAGACAGATTAGACAGGTGGTGAGATTTAGATGATGCTTGTGGTTGATAAACGATATGTGGTATTGGAGTGGAAGACTACAAATCTTAACGTTTACATTGAAGATACAGTAGACTTACAAACTAGACTAGATTTAACTCGTAAGTTAAATCAAGATGCTTATGATGTAGTTGTGGAGCCAATTCCTGAGGGTGTACTGAAAGATTTAGTACATGAAAAGGTAACTGTTTTGGTTGTACCAACTAAAGCAACAATGGTGTATTATGAGCGTACTGGAAATATACCAGAATTTTTATTTGTGGAAAGCATTTTAGGTGGTTAAAACTTGGTTAAATTAGGTCAAAAAGGACAAGAGTTACTGCGGTATCTAACTGCATTTTTCGACAAATATGTTGAAGGAGAAGGTTCTCTTAGTGTCCAAGTTAATTCAGAAGATACTACTGAAGAGCAAGCTTTGTTTTTAGAAAATAATCAAAAGCTTCTTAAATCGGTAGGTTTATTAGATACAAGTCACTCTGTAAAAGATTTGGGCATGTCCAAACAAGAGCGAGAGTTGGAAGGTTCTTTCTATACTCCTTTATTTTGGGGGCGAAAAGCTCATGAGTTACTAAACGACATTCCAAATTTGGAAGATTATGTAGTATGGGACGCTTCATGTGGTACAGGAAACCTTTTGATTGAGTTTCCTAAGTGTAAGCACATGTACTTGTCTACTCTTCATGAAGAAGATGTTCGCTTAACAAAAGAGCGTTTTGAAAAAGAGCGTCCTGATTTAGAAACAACTGTCTTTCAGCTGGACTTTTTAGGTTCTACTGATTCACCACTTATTCAAAACTTCTCAAGACAACTCCCAGAGAGCTTGCAGAAGGTTTTACAGAACAATGAAAAACTCATCATTTTGATGAACCCCCCTTATTCTACCAGAGGGGTATCCACACCGGTCGCCAAGCGCCTAAGCTCCTTGAAGTTGAAAGGTTACGCAGCAGACTTGTATAGTCAATTTATGTGGCAAGTAAAGAACTTGGTGCAAGTACATCACTTAACGAACGCTGAGTTGATTTGGATGGTTCCAGTTTCGTTTCTTTTGAACCACAGAACGTTTGAAGTTCGTAAAGACTACGCAACAGACTTTGAGTTTCATAGTGGTTTTATGTCTCCCCTTGCTGATTTTCAAGGTAGTGCTGATGTAAGCTCAAGCTATTTGTGTACTACACGTTGGTCTACAAATCAAAGAGGTTCTAAAGACTTGGTTGACTTACCTGTTTACTCTCCTAGTGGAGATTTACTCTATAATCAACCTCTTTACTTAAAAACTCGTAGGAAGACTGCAAGTAATTGGGTTAAGGGTATCCATACTCGAAACTACATTTCCTTGCAACAGATAGATAGTAAAGGAACTATTGTTTCGAATGATTTATCTCTAAGACAATACACACCTTTAGGTGTGTTTCAGTTTTCGAGTTTGTCTTATCTAAGTTTAGCGAAGAACTTGATTACAACTTGTGAGATATTCAGTATGGAAAGTAGAGCTACAAGGTCAATTAAAGAAGAGTATTTCCCAATGCTGACTTACCTTTATGCTTTGAAATTTACACGTGATATCCCAGTAGAAGTAGCAACTTCCCAAACCAAGATTCCTAAGTTTGATGAGGTTTGGAACAAGATTTATCCGAACTTTGCTTTATTGTTCTTTATCAACCGTGAACTTTATGGTTTGTCTTTGAGAGATGTAGGTTTTATGAACAAGGAAAACTATGTCAATCCGTTCTTCTTTGTGTCTGAGGATAAAGTAAAACAAGCGATTGAAGAGAATACAGATAAAGAGTCAAGAAGTGCTTTGTTGAAGGACTACAACCTTTGGGTATCTAAAGGTGCTTGTCCTCCGTTTTATAGAGATGTAATTGAAGATGCCTTAAACTCTCCTGATTTGTTACCTTTGTTTAGAGAAGTTTATGAGCATTTGGAAGAGTTCTATTTAGAGGGTATCAGCAATCGCCGAGTAAACTCGGAAGTGCGCCTAACAAGTGCGGTGGACTTAGGTTTCCATCAACTAAAAGACTTAAAAGAAGTTCCAAATAGCGAAGTTAAAGCATTTTTAGACCACCAGCGAGAGATGAAAGCAGTGGTTGTTGAAATGTTGCAAACTCTTAATTATGAAATTTAAGAAAATTCCCCTAAAACTTGACCTTTAGGGGAATTTCTGCTATAATGGTTTTTAGAAATTAGAAAAAGAAGGAGACAAGATTTTGGCAATTCATTTAGATGATTTATTAAATCCAGAGGCGCAGTTCGCTTCTGTTTTAGTCTATGGGAAAAGCACTCGGTATCTTTCCTTGGTTTCCAACTTGGTTAAGAAACGCTTTCAAGTAGACTCTTCTTCGGTTATTCGAGTAAATGACTTAAATGAGTTACCAAAGATGGACGCATCGATTCAAATTCGTCCATTTCGTTCTCCTTACCGTCTATTTGTTGTAGATGAACAAAAGACAGAGTTAGCAGAAACAACTGTGAAGTTTTTACAAAGTATTGTAGGGTTCACACGTTTGGTTGTAGGTTATAAGAACTACAAACTCTTTCAAAACGTTCGCTACAATAAAGAACTGGTTGATTTTCAACCAGATATTATGTTCAGTACCTATATGACTCAAAGTGAGTTCCAATACATTTATGATGTGACGACCAGGGCTAAGGGTTCTGTGAAATTATCTGAGAAAATGTATGGGGTCGTTACCAAGCGGTATCTCCGAGACATTGATGCAGTTTTTACGATTTTATCGAGCTTAAAAGATGGTATTGAAATTAGAGACAGTGCGACTTTGGTGCAATTAGCTGGTGTTGGTTCTCTTCAAATTGAGCGTGTTGCTTTAAGTATGTTAACCTCAACCACTAAAACGAAGAGAGGTTTGGATCAATACAAGAAGAAACAACTGCAGAGTTTATTAGAGTTGTCTCATCATAGAAGTTTTGAGACCGTTCGTAAGTCTTTATTAGAGTCATTTAAGGCGATATTGATATTGAAAGAATTATTAGTTGAAGGTAAGATTTATCCGGAAATTGGTTTGTTACCTGATATGAGTAAGTACAACAACTATCGAATTGGTAAGTACGCTCGCTTTTTGGAGCAAATTGATGGGTTGTCTATGAAAGAGATTGTAAACTTTATGTCCTTGGTAGGTAGTCGTAAGTGGTCAGAGGAGTTCCACGTGGTATCTTTTGTTTTGCAAGCGACTAAACTAATTGGGGTGAAAAATGGGGGTGTTGTGCAGTGAGGGTAAAAGCAGTAAAGATAGACGATTATAAAGAGAATAAGGGGTTGCAGTTAGATGTGAATACTTCACCTGTTTGGCAGTTTCTTGTTTCTGAAGGTGGTTCTGTATTTTTAGATTGGTTGAAACCAACTAAAGAATATGTAAAACCAAAAGTAGAGAATAAGGTGGGTTTCTTTAACTTATTATCTATGTTGGGACAAGAAGCAGTTGAAGAGGTAGACTGTACTTCTTCGGAGGACTTCCAAGTAAACCCTTCTGTTTGCGCTATTGGGGTATCCTTAAAAGAGTTTCAGTCGGATAAAGACATGTGGTTTTCTTATGATATTCCTATCTTTGTTTCGGCGGATTTAACTTCTAAAAGTTTAATTAACATTCTTGATTGGTTACGAGAGAGTGAGTTGGTAGACGGTGTTACTTATGTACTAGACTTAGGTTTAAGCTATACTGATGTTCACGAGCTAACTCAACTTCTGAAAGAACAGAAGATTTCAGAAGAGCAAGTTCGCTTAGTAGGTAATTGTGTCTTTAAGTATAAAGGTCAGAGCTATTGTGGTTTGTTCTCTCCTAGTTTTGCTAAGAGTTATAAGTTAGATTGGGTTTATGACTCGGAACCACATAAAGCAACTCAAGTCTTTCTAAGTAAAGAATCTTCAAGAGAAGTGCCGATTGAAGATTGTACCTACCCAAAGGTAGATAGAACAGGTGGTATCTGATGTTTCTAACAGGTTGTTTTATGGAAAGTATGAATAATACCTTATCAGAGCACAGTTTGGAGTTGGTTGGTCAGTATTTACCTAAGACCAAACATATCAACTATGTCAAAGACTCTTTATACACTTTGGTGACAAAGCGTTTGGATAAAGAGTGGTCAGGTATGAGCGAAAAACAATTTATTTACACAGGTTGGGTAACAAAGCTGTTACAATAAATTTATAAAAATGTATAAGAACATAGAAAATTTATGTAAGAACAGAAAGCCCTTCGTATCTAGTGATAGGTGCGAACTCAACGTTAAATGCTTTGAACTCCTAAAGCCTTGTAGCCTAAACAGTAGATGGAAACGTCAAGCTGAATGGAACGAAAGTAGAAAAAAGTACAAGGATAGCATAAGGTGAAATAAAAGCTAATCAGTGCTTAGGTGATAAAAGTAGTGACCCCTAAGAAACGTTAGTCCTAAGTGCAGTAATAATGGATGTTTAGCAGGGAAAGTCCTACGGTCGTAAGACTATGGAAGACCCCCAACGACTATCTCCTAGAGGGAGAGTAAAACCGCAAGCAAATGGCGGAGGAAAAATGTTGCACCTAAGTTTGATTAGGTGAAGATATAGTCTGCGCTCATGTGAAAGCATGAGAGGTCTACTGGTGACAGTAAGACTGCATCAAGGGTTGCGCCTTGGTGTGAACAAGAAAAATACAGATTTTTAGAAAACTTTTATATTTTTACTTTACAAAATACCTTCAGTATGATAAACTTAATGTAAGAATTAAGTGAGGTGTACTTATGGTATTGATGTCTATAGGAAAATTTGCGAAGGAGTTAGGGGTATCCCCTGAACATGTTCGCACAATGCACAGAACAGGTGAGGTAATTCCTGCTCGTATTTCAGAAAAAGGAACTAGATATTACTCTGAGGAACAATTAAGAGAGTTGAAAAACACTCAGTTTTCTCAAAGAGAAGAAAAAGTAGTAGCTTACTGTCGAGTCTCTACTAAGTCGCAAAAAGATGACTTAGAGAAACAAGTTGAGAATGTAAAGTCGTACATGTACGCTAAAGGTTACTCTTTTGAAGTCATTACAGATATAGGTTCCGGTATCAATTATAAAAATAAAGGTTTGCAAGAGTTGATTTCCTTAATTGACTCAAATCAAGTTACTAAAGTTGTTATTCTTTATAAGGATAGAATTGTTAGATTTGGTTTTGAGTTAATTCAATTACTTTGTGAGTTGCATGATGTCGAAATTGAAATTATTGACAACTCAGAACAAAGTAAAGATGAAGAATTAACTGAGGATTTAATTCAAATTGTTACACTATTTGCAAATAGACTTTACGGTTCAAGGTCTAAAAAAACTAAGACACTAATTGAGAGGGTTTCTGATGTTACGAGGGATGAAAATCGCACTTGATTTAACTGATGAGCAAGAACAACAGATGTGGAAGTCTGCTGGGGTTGCTCGTTGGGTTTATAATTACGCTATAAGTAGAGAGAAAAAGCATTATCAAGATTACTTAGATGATAAAACTTCACAGAAATTTCTATCTGAGGGGACTATTCGAAAAGAATTAACTATGTTGAAAAATACAACACATCCTTGGTTAAAGGAAGTTGGTTCTAACGTCATCAAACAAGCAGTTAAAGACTGGGATGATGCTCGCAATAGATTCTTTAAAGGTTTGAGTAAAGCTCCAAAATATAAAACTAAGACTACTTCTAAACCTAGTTTTTATGTTAACTATGAAAGTTTACGAAAAGTAAGTGGTGGTTTTAGAGGTGAGAGGTTAGGTTTTATAAAAACAACTCAACCTTTACCTAGAATACCTAAAGGAACACACTATAAGCGACCTAGAATTTCCTTTGATGGAAAGTTTTGGTATTTGTCTCTTGTTTATGAAGTTCCTACTATTTCAGTAGATTTGACAGATTTAATTATAGGAGTAGATTTAGGTATAAAAACTTTAGCAACTTTATCTACTGGTGAGTTTATTGAGAACATAAACAAAAGCCACAGAGTTAAACAGTTGGAGAAACAATTACGACGAGAACAACGTCACCTTGCACGTCAGTTGCAAGCTAACACAAATGGGTATCTCACAACTACAAACGGTGGTCGAAAACCTATTTATAAAAGGTCTTTAGAGTTATGTTCTAATATACAAGCTACAAAACGTAAGATTAAATTGCTATACCGTAAGTTGTCTAACATTCGAATGAATCATATTCATCAATTAACTTCCTACCTTGTAAAACAATTACCTAAAGGTATTGTGATAGAGGATTTGAATGTTAGTGGTATGCTGAAAAACAAACCTTTGGCAAAGCATATAAAAGATGCAATGTTTTACGAATTTCGTAGACAGTTAGAGTATAAGTGTTTACAATACGGTATTTATTTAGTTGTTGCAGATAGATTTTATCCTAGTTCTAAAATGTGTAGTTATTGCCGTAATATTAAGTCTAAATTGAACTTAAAAGAAAGAGTTTATAAATGTAGTTCTTGTGGTTTGAAGAAAGATAGAGACTTAAATGCAGCAGAAAATTTAGCTTATTATTTCTATAGAGGTTAATACCTTATGTACCCATCGCTACTGGGGAATTTAAGCCTATTGAGTGTTATATCAAATGATAGTAGAAGTGAGATTTACCTCACTTTGAGGTCAGACACGGTGATGTAGGAAGTGAAAAACGAAACGGATAAGTCTATAAGTTCTAAACTTATAGCAACATAAGTTTTCACAAAGTAAAGATATAGGTACAAAAATCTATATTTTTCGTAGCGGACGAAAGTGTTCGAGCAAGTGTTCACACAAAATTAGATAAAATTCGCCACGGTGAGTTCAACATCGGTGTCCGAGAGGATGGAGAGTCTAAGTTACCATTAGGGGTTGTAGATGAAAACACCTTGAGTTCTGAGATGTCCTTGGTTCCTCAGTCTGTTCACCGCTGGGAAGTCTTTTTAAATAAGCTCACGGTAGATACTTTCGATTTCCGAGTAGAATTAGCAGAACTAATTGAAGAATACAATAGGGTATCTCGCTTTTTCGAGAACACTTACGGTCTCAATTTCCGCCTTCTGTTGAAGAAAGTGTTAGAGGGAGACAGAGATAGCCAAGAGTATTTAGTAGATATTCTGTCTGAGGAGAACGATAAGGTCTTTGTAGAAACTTTAGGAGAGTTGCTGCACTATGATGAGTTCAAGGACTTTATTTATAGTGAGGTAGATAAGAGCTTGGAAGTAGGTGTCTTGTATGAGTGAGCCTTTAATTTTAAACCCTTATTCCAAACAAGTGAACTTAAACAAATCTTTGCTTTTAGTAGTTGCTCTTGATTTAAGTAAGAAGTGGTATCCCCTCGCACGAAAATTGGGGTCTTATAAGACTTTAGAGAGTTTTCAAGATGTGGTTTTAAATCGCCTATTGAACTTAGAAGATATTGCACTAAGTCACTTAGAAGGTTATGTGAAGCATATAGCTCGAAGAAATATCAGTCAACCAACTGAGGTTTTGGTAGAAGATTTTGAAGTATATGACTTTGATAAAGATTTCTCACCAAGCACGGTAAAGACAAATAAAGGCATTGAGTCTTTTTGGTTTAATTGGTTGGATTCCTTAAGAACAAAACCTTTAAAACCTTTGAAAAATGAAGAGGAGTTGCTTTATTTACTAAAAGCAGTCTTGATATTGCGCTTCATTGAGTCTAAGGGGTTGATTGAGCAATCTACTCTTGAAACGAATTCTGTTTCCTTGCGGTATCGCACTTGGTGGTCACAATTCCTAGTGTCTTTAGTAGGTCGAGTAGGTTTACCGAATGAAGAAGTAGAGAAGAGGGTTTCTACGTGGCTTAGTTATTATCTGCAGTGTGAGAAAGTTTTGATTGAAGCGAGTCTTCTTTATTTGAAAGTGGAGAGTCACTTGGTTGATAGTGGGTTGTGTTATAAAAAGCAACCGATAAGAACTCGTATGAAAGATGATAAACTGTCTGTGAGTGGTTCTAATTCGTACACGATTTACAAGTTAGATACAAGTGCTTATGTAGATAAACTCTTTGATTATTACTTTGGAGAGATTGGGGTATCCCATAGTTTCCGACTTGATTTAGGTTCTCAGACCTTTTATAATATTCCCTACAAAGGTTATGTATTGAAAGGGAATTTAGAAGAGTTGATTTTAGAGACTCTTGCAAGTTGGTTGGTTTTGAACTTCGATTGTCGCTTTATTGGGGTAGTTGGTTCAACTATGTACTTAGAGTTTAAAGAAGATAGCGGAGAGTTCCCAGTCTTCTTAGTATATTTCAAAGAAGTGTTTCAGTTTGATTTAATTCCTTGCGGTAAGGAAGTTGTGATAGAAAGTTGAGGTCTTGTGAATGTTACAAGTAAGTGTAGGTCAAAACAATGGGTTTATGACTTGGGTATTCTACGCAGAAGGTCGCTTGGTTGAACGTAAATCTGTGTCCGTTCCTAGAGAAACAAATACTCAGAGGTTGATTGAGTTTACGAAAGAAGCTCTAACTTCGGTGTTGAAGTATTTAGACACTCAAAAACACCCGTACAATACAGAATCGGTATTGTCTGTGGAGGTAGGTCGTAAGGTAATTGCTCGTTATTTGAATGAGCGTTACTGCAATTCAATTTATGTAGAAGACTTGGAAGAGTTATTGAAGGTTTTTAACCGTCTTCCAATTTCTGTTGAGGTAGACTACAATAAAGACGCAGGGTTTTTAATTGCAGATCGTTATAACAAAGAGAAGTATATAACAGAACAAGTTGTAAAACAGACTTCTGCTTTGGATTGGTTTGATGAAGTAGGAGAGTAAACATCTTGCTTTACACGATATTAGAAATTGAAAGGAGATAAGGTGCTTACCTCAGAGATTAAATTTACTTACAAAGGTCAAAACTACAACTACAAAGGGTATCTTTCGGATTTGACTCACGGTGGTCTCTTGCGTTTGGTGGCTCAAGATGGTGTGTCTGCTCAGATGCTTATGCAAGGTCAAGCAGAGCAACTAGGTCGAACTTATAGAACGGCTACCTTTTCAAGAGCTTCCTTTACGGTAGAACGCTTAATTAAACCAAAGGTTTTATTTGGAGAAGATGGAGTTGATTTATCTATCGCGAAGTCTTTCCAAAAACACCCTTCATTTGCTTTGTTTGCTTATTTGTACGCAGTATATAGTTACGCTAAAACCCTCAAAAATGAAATGAGGGGTAGCAAGGGTTTCTTGGCTTTGAGTTTGAAAGAGCTTGAAAATGTAGAAGATAGGGTTGAATTTGAAGTTCCTTTCGGAAAAGGGGTTATTGAGCGTAAATACGGTTTGGTTCGCTCTTTGCGCTTTGCAACTCAAGATTTAACAAGTGGTACGTCCTTAGAGTTCGGATTTGTAGAAGACTCATCCTTTGAGTTTCTACCAAACCAAGAAAGGGTATCTCTTCTCGGATCGGACGTTATTCGTATGGACTCGATTGGTACGGCTTATAAGACTGAGATTTCAAATAACCTAAGACGACAGTTGTTAGGTCTTCCTAAGATTGAAGTCGTAACGGACTTGAAAGGGTTGGAAAGCTCCGTTAATCCTTTCTACACCACAATGGCAGAGGTCATTGAGGTAGAGAATATGAAAGCCAAGGTCGAACAACGTACTCCTCGAAACTTTGAGTGGGTGCGTGAGAGGGTGTTGACTGGTAAGTATAGAGTTGTTAAACCTCACGAAGTAGAAGAAGTATTTAAGCAACTTGAGAAAGACTACAAGAAAACAAAACTGACTGCATTCGATACGGAGACCACAGGCTTGGACTTTACGTTTAGAGGATTTTATGGTAAAGGCTCTATTATGGTAGGTGCAGTTTTATCTGCAAAACCCGGAACCTCTTACTATTTCCCTCTAGCACATAAGAAGTTTCCAAATGTTTGTGGGGGTGATATTGAACTCTTTGTAGAGAAATACTTGCAACCCTACTTAGGAGATAAAAAGGTAGTAGCCCACAACAACATCTTCGACTGGAAGGTGGGGTATCGTCACGGTCTCGTCTACGATTGTTGGCTTGATACACTTGTTGCCATGCGTAAAACTTACTCAGCAAGAGACAATGAAGAGTATGGTTTGAAAGCTGTAACAGATAAGTTCTTGCATAGAGAAGCGGTAGAGCTTGACGACTTAACAAAGTGTGGTTCTTATGAAAAATGTGGTGGTACATTTGATGAACTAGAAGAAGAGCTTGTAGGCTTTTATGCTTGCCCCGATGCGGATAATACCTTATGTATTGCTCTTTATTTCTTGGAGAATGATATTTTAGGTAAGTCTGGTTTTGATATGATGCAAGCGGTAGTACATGATAGTCGTTTCACTTGTGTGGCTGCTTATTCAGAGTTTTACGGGATGCACCTAAATTTGGAGTCCGTTCCTCAGTTGCGTTTGCACTATGGTAAGCAGTTAGTCAGAGAGTACCGAGACTTATTGGAGTTCTTAGCCATTCATGTACCTCAACACACAGAAGATGGTCTCTTTGCTATTCAAGGAAAAGCCAACTCTATGGTTTTAGGATTGGACTATGACTTACCTGAGGGAGAAAAGGTTCTTCACTACAAATTTGAAGATTATCCTAATGTGTATATTGCACAAAAGAGTGGTTATTCTGTAAACTCTCCAATGAACAAAACCATTGCTTATGACTACCTTGGGTATCCGGAACAAATCAGCAAAAAATCAGGAAATTCCACTCTTGATAAGACTGCTTTGAAGTTTTTGAATAAGGGAACTAAACCAGATAAAGAAAACTTCAGATTGAGTTTTGATGATTTCGTCACTCGCTTGTTGAGTTTGCTTTCGTCTTGGTTAGGTCACACTCAGAGTAAAGAGAAGTTAGCTGAGTTAGAGAAAGATGAAAGTCAAAAGAAATTGGTACGTGGTCTTGCTCGTTTAACATGTTTGGTAGATACTAGACAGTTTGAAGAGTTAACAGACTTAGATAACGACACTCTCCGTATTGCGACTAAGTACATCTTTGGAGCAACTTTCGGTTATAAAACTAGGATTGAGTTTGAGGGAGAGAAAGGTTTCTTAGTTAAACCTGAAGAAAACGCACCTATTCACCCATTTACAGTCATTTTGGAGTCTCCTCGTAATACTGCTCGTCTTTTCACCAACTTCTTAGATAAGGTTGAAGAGAACTTTATTGAAGGTTTCTGTTTCCCTTCTTTGGATATGTTCAAGGTCACAGGTCGTTTATCAACCAAGAAACCAAATATTCAAGGGTTCGATGACACGATTAAGAAAGAGATGACCGCTCGAAACGGTTATTATATGGTCGATACAGACTACGCTTCGAAAGAAAACCGAGTCATTGCCATTATGTCGAAAGAGCAGTCCTTGATTGAAATGTTTAAGGATTGGCGCAATGACTACCACCGTTTTCAGTCTGCTCGATTAAATGGTCTCTTGCAAGAGCAGGTTACGGATAAACTGCGTAAGATGTCGAAAGGTCTCGTATTCGGTATCAACTTCGGAATGTCCGACATGTCACTTGGAGAAGTCCTCTTTGGTTCAAGGTCTAAAGAAAATGCCCGTAAAGCTGCTCAAAAGAGAGAAGAGTTCTTCTCATTCCAACGTTCGGTTGAAGGCTGGTTTGAGAACAACGTTAAAACCGCTCTCAGCAAAGGATATTCCACTACGATTTTTGGTAGCAAACGTTTCTACAATAAGGATCGAGTGTCCAAGAGTCAGATTAGACGTTACGCTTTGAACCACCCAATCCAAGGTTCTGCAGCGGATATTTATAAAAAGGGAATGGTTGACCTTTTCTCTGACTTGAAAGAACAAGGGTATCTTGGGAAACTTTTGCTCACTGGTTTCATTCATGATGAAGCTACGATTGAGGTTCACAACACCATTCACCCTCATGTGGTTCTCGGTCTAATTCGCAAGAACCTCATGGTTGAAATTGAGGGTGGTTGCCCATTGGACTTAGGTTTCGGCGTGGGGCATTCGTGGTACACTGCGAAGAAAACCGAGTGGCAAGTAGGTCTCCAAGAGCTTATGGAGTGGAACTTAGATGCTTATGATTGGGATGGAGACATCGATAAGTTCATGGTTTGGGCTGAGAACCGTATTCATGAGTTCAACGCAGAAGATGTAGAGAACAAATTGCGTTCTACTGCCTTTACAGAAGATACGATTGAACAAGACCGAGTGTTCCCAGTAAATTACGCTTTGGAGTTGAACAAGTATTTGTTAGGGGAACTTACAAAAACTGACCACAGTTGGCAACAAGCCAGCGGTATCCTCGATTTCCCAGAGAATTTTGAGGACTTAAGTGGCGGAGAGCGTAAAGAGTTTATTTACTTGCACTTACCTGACTTACATATTCACAAGCGTTTGCAACTTTTTTGGAATATGAGAAACGGCTTTGAACAGTCTATTATCAAAGAGTACCGAGACTTATCTGACTTAGAAACAGTTCAAAAACGAGCAGTTGCAACAGAGAGTCAAGAAGCAGAAGAGAAGAAAAAAGAGCGTGAGCGTAGGGTTCAACTCTTGAAAGAGCATTTAATGGACTTTGGTTCTAAATTAAATGCAGATGGTTCTGTACTTTACTTGCAGTATAGTGAGGGTCTTTACGCAGAGTTAAATACTATGCTCTTACAAGATGATGGTTCTGTTCCTTTGGTTAAAGTTATTCTGTACTTGCAGAGGGAAGATAAGTTCACTCAACTCACAGGAGTTGGTATCCCACAAGCGCTCCTTTCTGATGTGGTTCGAACGGCTCGGCAGTTTGTTCTTTAATTTGAATTTAAACGTGTCTCAGAAGTCATATTTTGGCTTCTGAGAGATTTTAGGAAGTAGGAGGTACATTTTTACCTCCTTTTTCTAAAATTCGTTAAAGGGCAAATGAGAGCCTTTAACGAAGATGTGGTGAAAACCTCAATTCTGTCAAGAAATTTTCTCTTGTTTCTTGCATTTCAAGGTTTTTCATGATATAATTATAGAAATAGTTCGTAACAGGAGATTGATGAGTGCTAGTTGATTTGTTAGATAATTTAGAAGTAACAAGCTCTGAGGAGCTTGAAGAAGTTGATGAACTGAGTGATTTGGAAGAATTAGAAATAGGTTCAACAGACTCGATTAAAACCAATGAAGAGGTTGTAGCTGAGTTACAAAGTAAAGAGAAACAGGTAGCTCGCATTGGTTTTGAGTTGGAGAAGGGGTATCCACTTTTCGAAGTGCGCCTAACTCCAGAATCTCAAATGTCTACAGTCACTATGGATGCGATTAAAGGTTTGATTTCGTCAAGTACACGTGAGACTAAAAACTTTGAAGACTTTGAGAAAGAGTCTGAGACAGGAGAAAAGTCTGTTGAAGTTTGTATGACTTTGGTTCTTGCGATTGACCCAAATGAAGCTCCAAAAGAAAAAGTGATTGGTTACTTCAAGAAAGAGAAGTTGCGCCATTTATATCAGTTGGTTCGCAATTTAGAACATAAATTTTATTTGGATAAAGACCGAGGTTTCTCAGGTCAAAAGATGTTAGCAATTTTGTAGAAATAGTGAGGTTCGGGTATCAATGGTTTCCGTAGCGACAGAATTTCCATACACAACAGGTTTAAAAGAGAAGTTTAAAGGTCTTTTAACAGACTCTACTTCTTTTCAACAAGAACAAGAGAACTTGTTAGAAACAAGTGTAGATATGATTGAGGGTGGTTCTAAATATAAACTCTCAGTAACTTTAGAAGCGCAAGGGGAAGTTCAAACGATTGGTTTGCTTTGCGATGATGTTTCTGCTTTGGTTTCAGAGTTCCGAGCTATTTTCCATCAGTATTTAGGAGAAGATGCCCCTCTTTACAAAGTGGTCGAAAAACGCTTTGGAGAAAAGGTTGAAAGCAATTCTTTAGATGCAGTTTCGTATTTGGTAATGGTCGATAAAGATGTGTATTGGAATATCTTCGTTACCTTGACTTACTTAGGGTAAAACGTATGAAACAATTTGATTTATTGAATGAAGTAGCAAAAGAGGGGCGAATTTCTTCGCTCACTCTTTCTGTGTATTTAGTGAGTGAAGTAGACCCTCGTAAATTCTTCCGAGAAGGTGTAAAGGTCTCGTCAGCAGTTAAGGTTGTGCAAGCACGAGCGCTCTTGGGGTATCACAAGTCTCACGGAGAATTGATTACAGAAGGATTTATCTATGTTAGCGTTCCAAAAGACCGACCATTAGGAGAGATTGTTCACTTAACAGGAACTCTAAGTCCAGTAACCTTTGAAGATTATTCCCCAGAGCTTTCTTTACTGAGATTTGCGAAAGTAGATGGTCGTTGGGTTGTTAGAGCTTGTATGTGCAAATCGTATGAAGAAAGTCCTTACAAGGAAGACTTAGCAGTGCAAACCTTAAAGAAATGGCCAGATGTTCCTTATGCTTTAACAAGTGCGTCAGGGTTGGTGTATCCTCGAACGATTGGCTTTGATAGAGAGGTTTTGTATAGTGTAAGTGATGACTTAGTAGGTAGTGAGTTAGAACACTCTAAACAACAGTTAGGTTCAACACACTTAGCTTTAACTTCAACTCAAAAAGCAGTCTTAGAAGACATGTTGACCTTCCCAGTTCTTCAACTTCAAGTAGAAAATGAAATGATTTTGGAACCAGAGGTTTTGGGAGAGTGGTTGAAGTCTCAAGTAAAAGGTCGTAACTTACGAGTGTTTGATTTGCGAGGACGAGCTTTACCAATGAGTGAGGTCTTGAAGAAGTTAAAAGGAGAAACAGGTTTCACATTAGAAACACAGTTCGTACTCCTTGTGTCACAAGTAACTGAGGGTATCCCCTATGTCCAGATAGGAACAGTGAGGTAAAGATTTGGGAACAGTAAAATATAGTTCAAAAGATAACAAGCACTTTCTTATTTTGGAATTGAGTAAGAAAGAGCAAGTCGATGAGGGTATTGTCAATGCACTGCGTTCAAGTGGTTTCATGACAAGTGTACCATTTGAGTACAATGAGAAAAAACGTGCCTTTCGTTATGATTTAGAAGGTTTGATTTCATTAAGAGTTCGGTTGGGTTCAGCTATTGCGATTGATGAGTTTTACTTGTTGATTGCAAATATTTACCGTTCGGTCTTACAGCTCTCGAATGACTTACAAATCCCACCTTCATTTTTAGATTGGTCACCAGATAGTATTTTCTTAGATGTTTCAGGGAATGTTTACTTTTTGGTCTACCCTTTGAATTTGAAAACAGTAGAGGGTTCAGGGTTTTATGGTTTAGTTCGAACGTTATTGAAAAATGCGAAACCTTTCCAAAATGTTGATGAACAAGGTTTACGTCGTCTGCTAGGCTTCCTTGATATGGTTGAGCGAAAAGAGATTGAACCAGAGAATTTCATTTATAATTTGGGTCAAGAGTCTCTGCGGTATCGCTCAGAAAATTTGCTCTCTTATAGTTCTCCACAGTTGAAGTTGATTTTAGAGGGTGTTGAAGCGATTGAAGAAGAGCTTACCCCAGAGGTAATTACTGAGGTTGTAGGTGGAGTTGAGTTAGACTTAACTGCATTAGATACTGAAATGATTGAGCGAACAGGTTTGCTTGATGAAGATACTTCTGATTTTGATGATGAGGAGTTAACTTCTGTACTTGATGATTCAGACACAGTAGCTCCAGCTCGTAGATATCACAAAGTCGGGTATTTAACACGTGAAACAGGTGAAAGTTTTGAGCTAGATAGCCGAAGTGGAGTTGATACTTGGGTATTTGGTAAGCGCCCTAAAGCGATTGACGGTGTAGAAGAGTCGATTGCCTTTAGAGATAATAAGTACATGTCAGGCACTCACTTTAAGATTATCTATGAGGAAGAAGAACGCACCTTTTATGTAGAAGACATGGGTTCAACCAATGGAACTTGGTTGAAAAACTTTGTGGATATAGGTACTGAGTGGAGAACGGAAGAGCGCATTTTCGCAAGAGACTTAAAAGAGCTTCACGATGGAGACACTTTGAAGATTGCTAAAGAAGAAGTAACCTTTAGGGTTAAAGAGGTTTAATTTAATGAGATTAGAGTATTATTCAGACCGAGGTGGTTACAACGGTACTTCAAGGGTCAAAGGGTATCGAGAGAAAAACGAGGACACTATAGGGTGTTTCAAGGTTTCAGGAGTGGAGTTAGGAGAACAACCAGTTTATGTCCTAGTCGTCTGTGATGGTATGGGTGGTGGAGTCCGAGGTAAATACGCATCTTCGCTAACTGTACAGTCTATTCGCACTGCAGTAGAGTCTATTGCAGAAAAGAAACCTTTTCAAACATGGTTAGAAGCTATAGCAGAGGTTGTTTCTCAAGGTATTTACCGAGCGCACTCTCGTTTATGTGATGAATTTGCAAATGTAAAAGGTACGTCAGCCACAACATGTACAGTCGGTATCGTTCAAGGTTCTCAGTTTTTAACTCTTCAAGTAGGAGATTCTCGTTTGTATGTGTTAAATCAACGTGGTTTGCATTTACAGACAGAAGATGACTCTTGGGCTTTCAACCAACTTAAAGAAGGAAACATGACGGAAGCAGAAATTAAGAAACATCCTAACCGTCATAAGATTACAAAAGCAGTTGGTGTAAGTAGAGGTTTTCGCTTGCAACAATCTTCTCTTTCAGAGTTGAAGGTTGGAGAGGGTATCTTATTGACCTCGGATGGTTTTTCTGAGTTTTTAACAAAGGAAAAAGCGAAGTTGATTTGGTCTAAAGAGAACCAATTAGAGTCTATGTCTCGTATGATGATTGGGGAAGGTCAAAAAGACAACATTTCGGCAATATTTTATTTGCCCTAGAAAAGATAGTTTCAGTAGTTTAGATAGATTAGATTAGGTAGGTAGCAGTAAATGACGATTGATATTAAAACATTAGGTAGACACCAAGGTTCATTCCTTTTGCAAGGTCTAAGCATTAGTAAAACTCGCAACGAAACAGATATGTTGCAAGGGACGATTATTGTCCGAGGTGGCGACTCTATTCGATTTGTCTGTTTTGATAATGTGATTGTGTCTCAGTTTAAAGAAAATGGTGTCACCACTATTTATGTAAGTGACGGTGACGTTACCATTCAAAACTATAATGAGAGTTTGTCAGCGAAGTTAGAGGGTATTCGTGGTTTGTCTGCGGACTACAACCCTTCTGAGTTTATGGAAGTCATTGACCCAAGTAAAAATGCTCATGAAATTGGCGCTTTGGTTCGTAAATTAATGACTGAGAAAGGTGCTCAGTTGACCTTGCACATGTTAAGTGACCGAGGAAATGAACTGAGTGTTGCTATGGCTGCTCAATATGGTGGTTATCATGACGGCAAAGTCGGAGGTTTGCTGAACCACATTCGCAAACTTTTAAGGTACGCAGAAGTAGCCATGACTGAATATGAGCTACTTCATACTATGAGTCCAGAAGAGCGTGATTTGGTTATTCTAGGTTTAGTAGTCCATGACTTTGGTAAAATTTTAGAGTTAAAAAACGGTGCTTACACTGAAATTTCGATTGTTCCTCACACTTATTTAGGAATTGAGATTATTTCTAAGTACAAAGATTTGATTGAAGAGACCTACAATGAAATGTTCTACCGTGAGTTACAAGCTATTATTTTAGAACACCACGGAGAGTTTGGGGAGCGCCCTAAAACAGTCTACGCTTATTTGGTTCATGTCATTGACTTGCTTGACTCAAGGGTATCCGGACTTCAGCGCAAAGTTGAAGGTCTTGAGTTAGGAGACACAACTAATGTCGCCTTTGATGGTTACAAATTGCAGTTTAACCGTTACGATGCAAGTAATACAGGGTCTTACCCAACTACACAGAACCAAGCGGTTGCCACTCCAACAGAAGAGTAGACTGAAACTATTGATAAGTTCGATTTGATGTGGTACAATAACACTAAGTAAACAAGTAAAGAGGATAAATAATATCCTCTTTTTCCTTAGTGAGATTGAAAGAGAGGAGACTTTTCATGTATGAAAGAAAACGGATAGTTCAGTACAAAGCGATTTACTTTCTGATTGCGTTTTTCTTTGTATTCTTAGCAATTTTAATACTATTTGCAGGGTATTTTAGCCCAGTGAAAGAAATTGCACCAGACAAAAACCAAGAGCGCCAACAGACGATTGCTAAAGGAGTAACTGATAAAGATTTATCGTTCGACCAACTACCAAGTTTGGATTCGGTATCCGAAAGTTCGCCAACAACTGACTTTCTCTATACCAAAGAATATCAATTAAGTCGTTTAGAGGGTCAATATAAGTTAGCTGAGTTAGATAGTGTCTTATCGAAATTAGGAGAAGAGTTTACCTTAACTCAACCAGTAGGTAAAGTTGAAGGTGATTCTACCTTGGTGACATTTCGCTCAAACAATTATGAGTTGACTTACTCTTTAACAAAGGGTTTGGTTGGTGTAGGTTATAAAGGTTCTGCAAAACTAGATTTGCTTGTACCGAAGTTGTTTAGAGGAAAACAAGTAGCTGAGTTAGAGAGTAAAGGTTACACTAAGATTGACACAACTAAAACAGGGTATCATTACTTTGCACACCCTAAGTTTCAGTTAAATTAGAAAGGGGTTTCTATGAAAAAACAAGTAGCTTTAATAAGTATATGTAGTATTGTCTTGAGTAGTTCTCCTTTTGTATTGAACTCAATACGCGTGTTAGCAGAAGAGAGCAAACCAAGTCAAACTCAAAGTATTTTAACAAAGACTTTAGAGAAAGAAAAAGAGGAAGTCAAAACTCACGCTGAGAAAGTAGGGTTCTTACCAAGCGTTCTCATGGCTTTATGGGTTCGTAACACCGACTTTGGCTTAAATCCGTCTAAGTTCTCGGTATCCGATTTCGTCTCGGAATTGGTAAAAAGTGACTCAGAGTTAGCTCAACGACTATTAGAAACAGGTAGTGCTGATGAAGCAGTAGCTCTCTTGTTTAAGTACAAATATAGTAGTGAGAGTGACTTTGTAGGTTCTATGAACTCAGCTTTGTCTCTACCTTATGTGAAAGGTTTGGATAAAGAGGTTTATTCTAAAGGAGTTAAACCTTTATACGACAAAGAAGTATTAAAAACAGGTAAACAACACAGATTATCATGGGTATCGCTCAACCAAGACGCGGATGTTCCCAAAGAACAACAAGAGTCTCAAGCAGATAGTACCTTGGCTTTTGAGCGTGTAGGAGAGAAGCGCCTAGCAGAGAGCAACAGTGTAGGCTTCTTATTACCAAATAAGGATAAGCAGTGGTGGCAGTTTTGGAAGAAAGGGTTGGCAGAAAGCAAGATAACCTTTGAAAAAGAATCAATCAACGCACCTCAAAATGTCCTAGCTATTGCACAGGTTTTTGCTAAAAAATTGGGGTGGTCTTTTGACGGTGCAACTACAGTAAAAACTTCAAATGGTCTATATGCAGTCGGGTCAGATAGTCAAAAAGTGCTAGTAAATAAATTAGGTAAAGTAGTAGCAGTTTGGACAAAAGAGCCTAAACCTTATGGTTTTAAAGGTGTTCAACAAATTATAAAAGGAGCTAATGGGTATCTCACAATCGGTTTGCGTTCAAGTAGTTTGTTGGAAGATACACCAAGTATAGAGTTTGCTTTGAATAAAGAAAGCAAAGTAGATGAAAAGCTCTTGCAGTTAAGTGCTATGGAAAAAGTAGTTGGGACGTTTACCTTATATGATGTAGGTACTCGCTATGTTGTAGTAGAAGATAGTTCAACAGGTTCTTACAAAGTCCTCTCAGAATTTGGAGGGCAAGTAGGTTCTTCAAATAAAGACGATATTAAAGGTGGTAACTTGGAGGATTTAGCGGTTTACACTCCAATTAAAACGGAGGTAGGTGTTTTATGGGTACAAGTGTAAAGAAAAGAGTTTTATCTATTGGATTACTATCTTTAACTTTGTTTACATTGGCTCAGCCTGTATCTTCAGTATTCGCAGGTTACAATAACGTTGAAGATATTACAGAAGATGGTTGGAAGACTATTCGAGGAGCAGCTAAGAAAGCAAAAGAGTTGGGTATTTCTGCTGAAGCTTTTGCTGGAATGATGGGGAACGCCAATGAAGAGTCTGCTTTCGATGCGACTTTGGAAGAACAAGGTAACGTAGCAAGCCGAGGTTTAGGTCTTTTTCAATGGACAGATACTGCGGGTAGTCCTCGAAGAACTCAATATGAAAATTGGGTAAAAGAAAAGGGGTATGATATAAAGGATCCAGCTACGGCAGGTGCAGCTTCTATTGAGTATATGGATAAGGAGATGCAAGGAAATTCAGACTTTGGTTCTGCCTTTTGGTCTAGTTATATTCATGGAGTTTGGGGTCGTACAGAATTAAACCAAACTTCTAAGAGTTATGAGGAGTTCAAGAAGACTACCAATGTTAAAGGTGCTACACATGATTTTGTTGCTGCATTTGAGAGACCGGCTGCTGATACTTTAGACAAACGTGCAAAAATGGCAGAAGGTATTTACAACAAAATAAAAGATGATTATGGGGTTGTAGATTCAGACTCTAAAACTAAAGCCACTACAGTATCCAACACTTTAAAGCAATGGTCTGAAGATGATATTCCAAATATGCCAAAAGATCGCGATTATGGTAAAGAAGAGCGTGGATTTAAAGAGCGTTTAGATAAGATTGAAAAATTAAAAGGTGATGAAGCTACAAGTATTGCTAAATGGAGAGAAGAGCGTGAAATTTCTCTACAAAAAAGAACGATTAAAGGTGCACGTTTAGTAGTTATGGTCTTGTCTATGTTAGCTCTTGTATATCCTTCCATTCTTTTGTTGGCTTATGTGGTAGACTCTTGGTTTGTTTATATTGATAGCCCAGCGATGAGGGTTGTGACCTTTAACTTTAGAGCGATTGAACAAAATCGTAATGGTTCAGGTGGTTTGTGGTTCGCAGATAAGAAAGAAAATGCGAAGTTGAAGACGAAGCGTTTGGGGTTAGGAGATACCTTAATTTGGGCTGCAGTATTTAGTTTAGTTGGAGTATTAGGTGTTTCCGGTATCATGTACGAGACCGCAGGTAGCATTTGGCAGTTTATTTCGGATTCTATTGGTTATGTAATCCGTGGTTAGAAGAAAGTAGGTAGTTTATTTGGCTATTAGAACATACTTAAAAGTAGGAGATATAGTTGAAGGTTCTTGGGAAGTCATAAAGCAGATTGGACAAGGTGGTTCTGCGACTGTATATTTAGTTCGAGACATTGAATTAAATCGTCTTTTGGCTTTAAAAGAAGTTCCAGTTAGAGGTACAAAAGAGGGTGAGAGACAAGCTAGAGCGGTAATTGCAGAGGTTAACTTGCTGAAGTCCTTGTCTCATCCGTCTATTCCTCGTATCATTAAAATGACAAAAGATGACCATTCACTTTTGATTGTAATGGACTACATTGAGGGTTATTCATTACGAGACTTGATTGCTAAAACCACTTACATAGATGAAAAGTCTATTGTTCGTTGGGGTTTAGCTCTGTGTGATACTTTAAAATATTTACATAATCGCAGTCCTAAAGTAATTTACCGCGACTTAAAACCTCACAACGTTATGTTGTCGAATGAAAATCATTTGTTCCTCATGGACTTCGGTATCTCACGTGAGGTCGGTTCGGATTTTGACTACAGTAGTGAACCAAAACTAGGTACAAAAGGTTATGCAGCACCAGAGATGCGTACAAAAGAATCTTGGTTCGATGAGCGCTCTGATATTTACGCTTTAGGTCGTACTTTGTATTTCTTAGCAACTCGAAATAGTCCTTCTGTGGAAGTCTTACAAGATGGTCGCAAGTTGCCGATTTTACCAATTCGACAATATGACGCTTCACGTTCGGTCGGTTTAGAGAAAATCATTGAGAAAGCAACTGCCTTTAAACCCCAAGATCGGTATCAGTCCGTTGAGGAAATGATTTATGACTTGAAAAACATTAATAAGATGTCTGAAGGTTATATTAAGAAAATTAAGAAGAGAGCCACAACCATTTACACCTTGTTTGGAACTTTAGTATTGGGGTTAGCCTTATTAGGAACTGGTGTCTTGTATTCTCAAATGTCTACAACAGACTCTTATAACCAAGCTTTAGCGACAGGTAAGACTTCGCAAGATATTGATTCTTTGTTGAAAGCAAGTAAGATTTTACCTAATGAAGTTGAACCTTACAGTGAATTAGTGAAGATTTACCGTTCTAGCGGACACTTCACAAGTGAAGATGAGTTTCAGTTGTTAGGTGCTTTGCAGTCGAATATTCCAAGTCTGAAAGGGAAAGAAGGAGCAGGAGACTTGCTTTATCAGGTAGGTCAGTTGTATTGGTTCTATTACCCTCAAAATGGACAAACTAAGTCAGTTCCTTGGTTTGAACAAGCAAAAGAGTTTGGAGTATCTGATAAGAACCAACATTTGCTTTCGATTTACTTAGAATTAGGTACATTCAAGAAGGGTATTTTAAGTTCTATTACGGATAATTCGGATAGCGGTATGTACAAGAAATATTGGTCTGCCTTAAGTGAATTAGAGTCTGAGATGGGTTCTGACCCTCAACTACAGTTGACATACTTACAAAGTGTCTTTGATGTAATTGACTCTTATTCAGGTGGTTTGAAGTCGGATGGGTTGACTCTAGACGACTTGACTTCGGTATTTGATAAAGCAGTTGCTTCGGTATCCACATACACAGGTAAAACCGATGCACAGAACAAAGCAAAAGCTGAGTTGCAAAGTCGAGTTGAGACGGTTCGTAATAAGTTGAATACAACTTATGGAAAACGCTAATTGGAGGTGGGATTTATGAACATTTTTACAATTTTAGGAATCCTACTCATTGTGGTTTCTTTAGTAGGTTTACTTATTATTTCAGCTAAATATGGGATTAAACCAACTCTTGATATTTACACAGGTAGAGAAAAGAAAAAGGTTTTATCTCGTATTGAAGCTCGTAGAGGTTTAATTGGTGCAGAGCAGACTGCTGAGTTAGTTGAGAAATACTCAGCTATGGAAGGGGTATCCACAAGTGGTCGCTCTTTCGGTTCGGCTCACACAACAGGCTCTTTAACACAAGACTTGTTTAAGAACCCAGAAAAAGTGGATGAATTGTTGGGGGTTCTCATGGAAAACAACTCAGCAACTACTTCAAATTTGGAAGTAGATGAGTCTATTTCCTTGAATTACCATGAGGAAGAATACGAAGAAGAGCAAACTGGTGTACTCGATTCTGATGAAAAAGAGACATTAGCTGAGAAAAGAGAGCAAAGACAAGTAAATGCAGAGATTAAGAAGTCTTTATCTCTACCAACTTCTACCAAGGGTATCTTCCAAGTGGCGACAATTTATGACAATATTGAACTTTAAGGCATAAAAGACTTGCATAATAAGTAAGTTGTGCTATAATGAAGTTTAGGTAAAGGGAATTTACTTCCCTTTTTCGTTTAAAAATAGCAGAAAGACTGAGGAATGTACATGTCAAAAGAAATGAAACGTAAGAAAGCTTTACGTTTGAGTATGAGAAGAGGGGTTGTAGTTGCAGCCACAGTAGCTACTGTAGCTACTGTTAATTCCGTAGGTGCAGAGGAACAAGGTGGTTTCGACCGAGTTTCACCTACAGTTACGATTGAACCAACTGCTCCTACAAGTAACAAACCGACAAATAACACTAGTGAAACTACCCAACCGGTATCTACTCCGAACTCGGAAACAATTCCAACACCTTTGGAAACACCAAAAGTGGGGGACGCTCCGAAAGTAGACACACCCAAAAACACTAATACAGAGTCTAAAGATGAGTCTCCGAAAGGTTCTGAACCTTATAATGAGACTTCTGCACCAAATACTTCTGAGCCTTCTCAGAATGCACCAGTTTCCTCTGAACAACCCGTAGAGGGTAATAATGAGGGATCAACTCTAAATACTTCTATAGGTGATTCTGGAGCTTCTGATAACACACCGAATAATTCAGAAGAAACTCCAAAGGCAGAAGAAACTCCAAAGGCAGAAGAAACTCCAAAGGCAGATACACCGGTATCCAACCCTTCTGAAGGTCAACCTAGTGAGACTCGAAATGAACCTACAACTCCTCCAACTGAGGGAGAAAAACCAAAAGAGGAAACTCCAACCACTCCAACACCAAGTGAGGGAGAAAAACCAAAAGAAGACACTTCAAGTAACCCTAGTGAACCTACCCCACCTCCAACTGAGGGTGAAAATCTTAAAGATGGAGAGAAACCAAAAGAGGAACCTCCAACAACTTCAACACCAGAAGAACCAACAAATCCACCTACTGAGGGAGAAAAACCTAAAAATGGAGAGACTCCTAAAACTCCTTCAACAGAAGATGAGAAACCAAAAGAAGAAAAACCCACTCTAACTTTTGATAATGAGGAACTTGTAAAGAAACAAGACAACACTTATACTGTAAGTACAAATGAAAAACCAAAAGTTAAAGTACACGTACCAGAGGGTATCCCTCAAGATTCTGTGAAACTTATTCAAACCTTAGTAAATGGTACAACTTATGAGTCTCATGGTATTGACGGAGATATTCTTCCAGTAAATTCTACTTTGGAACTCATTTATACTGATAAAGAAGGTGTTGAGCACAAAGAATTATTAGGGTCTGTGGTTAATAATACGAAGTATGATTATGTCACAGAGAGTTCAAAAACTACTTTAACTTTGACTCCAAAAGAGTTAATTGAGGGTGACATTTTACCTAAAACTCTTACGTTACATTCACTAGATAATAAGTATAGTTTAACTGCAACTTTAGATAGTGGGTCTTATAAATTTGATAGTTCTAGTCTACCTTATGGTGTTTATGAGTTCTTATTAGATTCATCTAATACTTCAAGCTTTGGTAAAACTTTTAAATCTGGAGTTTTCAGATTAAATGGTAAAGACTTTGACTTCATGCCAGATGCTTTACCTAATGAGCCTTCTCGCCCAACTCCAACCCCAGAACCTACTCCAACACCTACTCCAACACCTACTCCAACACCGGAACCTACTCCAACACCTACTCCAAATCCACTCCCAACTCCGACTCCGGAACTTACTCCAACTCCTACTCCGACACCAGTTCCAGATAATGGAGGTTCGGTTACAACTCCTACTTTACCACTTAATCCAAGTGAACCTAGTGCGCCTATTGTACCTACTCCACCAGTAACCCCAAGTGCACCAGTATTACCAGATGCTCCAACAACACCAACTCCAAGTCCACTTAACCCAAGTGACATTTTTGGACGAGATGTTGCTCCAGTTCCGGCTCCAAGTCAAGACCATGACAATACAAATGGTAATACAAATACTCCAAGACCGAATGATAACATTAACATTGGTGGGGTGTCTAACCAAACAAACTATGTTGATGGTCCAGATAAAATCACCATTGGGGTATCTGGAGGTTCTGTTCAAAATGTTAAAGCCACTGTGTCTTCACAAGACGGTACAACTGAGTTAACTGGTCGAGTAGTTAATGGTTCTTTCGTAGCAGATAATCTACCAGAAAAAGATGGGGTTTATACAGTTAAAGTACAAGTAACTGATGATAAAGGTCAAGTTTCTGAGAAGACTATTACTTATGCAGTAAACAAAAATGGTTCAACTTATGATTGGTTGAATAAAGATGTGAATGGTGCTTACTACCAGCGTTTAAGTGAGGACTTGAAACTTTCAGAACACTCAACTACACGACTAGATACAAGTAAAACTAAGTTCACCTTTACCTTAGATGGTAAGGTAGTAACCGTAGATGCAAGTTTGGTTAAAGTAGATGAGAAGAAAGAAGAAGATGGTTCTTACACTTACACTTATACCTTTAACAAAGATGGCTTCAAAGAAAATGGGGTATGGTCTATCTCGGTTGCAACCGTAGACGTTGACGGTCATGCATCTTCTTCAAATGCTTCCGTACAATTCCAATTTGTATTGGATAGTATTGTACCGGAGTTGAAAATTGAAGGTATTACTAACAATGGTAAATATAATGCTGCAAAACATCAATTCAAAGTCTTGGTAAAAGATAATATTGGTCTTGCACGTGTTCGAGTGTTAATTAATGGTAAAGTTTACGAATTTACTAAAGAGGAGTTATTGAAAGGTGAAAAAGTCCTTGACTTAGAGAACTCAGATACTCCATACGCTATTGAAGTTGAGGTAGTCGATTTAGCAGGGAATACAACCACTCAGAAAATTGAGGGTGTAGTAGTTACTGCAACCGCAGTGCAAGCATTCTTTGGTTCTGATAACTTTAAATTAGCTGTGGGCACATTAGGTATCGGTTTCTTCAGTGGTTTACTTGTTTGGTGGTTCGCTGCGGTTCGTAAACGTAAACGTAAGGAACAAGAACTTGAAGAACTCCGCAGAGGTGCACATATTGGTACTGAAGCTGAAGGTTTAGCTTCATCAAGTAATGGTTCAAACTCAGCAAGTTCAACTTCCGTTACAGGAGTAACTGAAACAGCTGAGTTAGAGGATAGTGGTTCTGTAGCTTCTGAGCTTTTGAATTCTATTAAAGAAGAACCAGTAGTAGTTGTTCCAACTATGAGTGATGCTACAACTGATGATAGTTCTACATCAACTCTGCCTTTAGATGAAACGGGTGTAGTTGCTGAAACTTCTGTATTAACAGATGAGTTCACAGGTGTTCTTGGAGAAGAAACTGCTGAACAAATTTCTGTATTGGCAGAAGAAACTTCTGAGCAGACTTCTATTCTCGATGAAGAGACTTCTGAGCAAACTTCTGTATTGGAAGAAGAAACGGCTGAACAGACTTCAATTCTTGATGAGGAAACTGCTGAACAAACTTCTATCTTAGAAGACGAAGAACACACTTCTGTTTTAGAAGATGAAGAAAAAACTTCTGTACTTGCAGAAGAAACTGAGGTTTTAGATGAGGACAAACCAAAAGGTAAGAAGAGAAAACCTCGTAGAAGAAAGAAAGCATCTAAAGGAAATTAAACTTTAGTTTGTGCGTTTGAGGGCTGTTCAGCGCAGTCCTCTTTTGATTTAGAAGGGATTTCATTTATGGTTAAAGATTTCGTGTTACCTTTGGTTTTAAAACGTTTGGTAAAGAAAACTGAGGGTTATAGTACCGATAAAATGTTAAGTTACTATGGTTCTATCAGAGAGCGAATTTACGCAAATTTAATGCTGATTATCATTGCTTTGTTTTCAACTGTCAACTATGGTTTTACAGTTGGTTTTACTAAGGGGTCATTATTTGCAGTTCTAGGTGTGATTATTCTAGGTCTTGCGGTATCTGTTTTTTACCACGCAGTCCTATACTTACAACTTCGCAACTATTTGAACTTTATGTTTAAACCAATTACAGACGACCTAGAACGCCCAGAGAACTATTTTAAGCGTTTGTTACCTAACAGTGAAGTTTCTATCAGTCCGTCTACTACAAGTAGCACAGAAGATAAATCTGAGCCTTCTGAAGTGGTTGAAACTGAAACACAATCTGAGATTGAAGGGGAATAATTTGTCGTATGTCTAAGGATAAAACAAGCGTTTTAGGAGAGTTAACGGTTGAAGAGTTTGAGTTAGAGTCTGCACCGATAAAAGAATCACTTTATACTCGTAGTCAGAAACCTAAGAAAAAAGAAGAGAGCGGTATCTTAAAGTTTTTGAGAGGTTTTACAGTATCTTTTATTTTCGTCTTTGCTATTTTAATGGTCTTAAAGTTAACTTTTAGTCCAATTAAGATTTCAGGTTCGTCAATGGACCCAGCTATGAAAGATGGTCAAGTTTGGTTTAGTACCATTAAAGAGTTCAAACATCCCAAGAGAGGAGATATTGTAACTGCTTATGATGTTTTGGATCGAGTTCGCATTGTGAAGAGAGTTGTAGCAGTAGAGGGAGACCAAATAAAGGTCTTAGACAATGGTATTTATGTTAACGGTTCCTTAGAAGATAACTCGACTGAGACTAAGAATATGGTGGAAGACACAACTACTTGGTTAGGAGCGCACAAAGGTTTAACTACGACTGTAGGTAAAGATGAGTATTTTCTAATGGGAGATAACCGAGAAAACTCAGAGGACTCTCGTAAGAGCGGTATCTTCCCTTCGTCCACAATTCGGACGGTTGTGACTCTTCAAGCACCAGAATTTGTTAAAAATGTTTTAGAAAAGACTTTAAGACAGTCAAATTAAGGAAAAATCTAAGATTTTTAAGGTCTCAAAAACGCTGATATATCAGCGTTTCCAGCATAAACCCTTATAAATCAACACTTTTTTAAAGAAATTTGATTAAAACTGTTGACAGAACTGGGTTTGTGTGATATAATGTTTATTGTAAGTTAGCCAAAAGGCTAACGAATAAAGAAAGGAGCCTACACATGGCTAACAAACAAGATTTGATTGCAAAAGTAGCAGAAGCTACTGAGTTTACTAAGAAAGATGCTGGACGTGCAGTTGAAGCTGTATTCGCAGCAGTTTCAAATTTCCTTGCTGAAGGTGAAAAAGTTCAACTTATTGGCTTTGGTAACTTTGAAGTTCGCGAACGTGCAGAACGTAAAGGTCGCAACCCACAAACTGGTCAAGAAATCACAATCGCAGCTACAAAAGTTCCAGCATTCAAAGCAGGTAAAGCTCTTAAAGAAGCTGTAAAATAATTTAGGTAAATGTAATTTATCTAACATAATAGTACCTACTTCTAATGAAGTAGGTTAGGTATCGCTTGATTGCAGTGGATTCCACTTGGCGGTTTGATTCCGTCAGATACTTATTGCAGTATTTAACTGCACTTTTATTTCCTAGCTTACGTAGGTGTGTTTTCTGTGAACACAGTGTCATGTGCTAGGCATAACATAAGCTTTAGCATAAAGTCGTATAGTTAAGGTTTATGTCTTAACTTAGATGGTCAAGTTAAGAATCTCCGAACGGTCTGGTTCGACTTTCCATTTACATAAAACAAAAGGTGTGTATCGAATAGTTGAGTTTAAGCTTTAAACCTTTAGCGCATTGGTTCGACTGTTCAAGGGTACGACGGGTCCAGATGACGAAGGATGAATGCTCTCTTGGGTTATTAGTTCTGCACCTAGTTGCAAACGGTCAATTTGCTGACTTTATGGGGTTGGACTCCTCACGTTTGTTTAGAGTTGAAATTTCGACTCTAATCTTTGTTTAAAGCAAAGGTTTTTAGGATAGGATAACTCCAAAAACCAATAAAACTTTGGTTTCCCTTCCTCTAGGGTATCCTTCAAAGCGCGGATGGCGAAATTGGCAGACGCACAGGACTTAAAATCCTGAGAACGTTAGTTCGTGAGGGTTCGATTCCCTCTCTGTGCATACCTTAATTGAAAAAGAAGAAGTAAACGCATAAAGTAATCCTAAGCGGACTATGTGTGCGGAAGTTAACTTCCGTTTGAAATTCGGTTAAGGTTTTCAGTATAACGGTTCCATAGCTCAACTGGATAGAGCACACGCCTTCTAAGCGTGGGGTTGCAGATTCAAGCTCTGCTGGAATCATTATAGTTTTAGGTTTTATATTGCCTACGTCATAATCTCCTTAAAACACATAGAGGGGTGTAGTCTTATTAGAGTTAATTCTAATTAGGATGAAAATGATGAACTTGTAATTAGTTTCTCGCCTGAATTGGAATAAATAGGGTTAGGGTATCGTTGATAAAGAGTAGCTTCCTTTTGAGATATTTTAAAGAGATGGTAGTAAAACGGATGTTGTGTGGAAAGTGGTTCTAAGTTAGGTTCGAAACTAGCGAAGGACTTAAGGACACGTTTTAGCTGATTGCAGACTACTATATTTAGAACCGATAGCTCAGTTGGTAGAGCACTCGACTTTTAATCGAGGGGTTTCGCAGGTTCGAACCCTGCTCGGTTCATTAGGTACTTAGTTAAGGGTATCACATCAAGGCTTGGTAGCTCAGTTGGTAGTAGCGGCAGATTGAAGCTCTGTGCGTCGTAGGTTCAAGTCCTACTCAAGCCATAACCATTTCGATGGTTTCTCCTTTAGATTCGGTAGCTCAGTTGGAAGAGCATCTGACTTTTAATCAGAGGGTCACTGGTTCAAGCCCAGTCCGAGTCATGTCAGGAAGTTTGTTTTGATTTATTTCATTGCGACTTAGGTTTAATAACTGTGGGAGGTTATTAAATCGTAGAGGGTATCCTCATATTCCACTATAGCTCAGTTGGTAGAGCACTCGACTGTTAATCGAGTTGTCACTGGTTCGAGACCAGTTGGTGGAGTTTCACTGTGAGGTGAAAGTTAAAACGTTTTAATTCTGATTACCACCTATAGCATGGTGCTTGTGTTTGAGTCATGACTTACATAGACGAGCCGGTAAATCAGCGGAGTTATTTCTTGAAATAACTGTTCGAATCCTTGAGGTGGTATAAATTAGGAGTATAGTAAAGAATTAAGTCTTTATGTATTCATATTTTAAAATCAAAGAAGGTTATAATAGAGGTAGAAATGACTATTATGGTTTCAGCATTTCCTTGTCTTGGAAAGACTACTCTTACAAATCAAAATAAGGATATTTACTTTGATGCAGAGCTTTATGAAAGTAGAGCAACTAAAGGAATGTCTGAAAGTCAACAGAAAGAATTTTTTAAAGCAAGTGCTTTAAAAATTAAGTTGATTTACGACACAGGTTATTATACTGCTATTTTTGTAACGGATGATGAGCGATTGTTAGAAGAGTTGCGTTTATTCGGTTTAACTATTGTTCATGTATTACCTAACCCGGGTAATGAAAAGCATTTACAGGAGTACATATCAAGAGTTATTGCTCGTTCAGGGTTAGACTGGTATTCAAATGTTCTTTCTGAGGATATATCTAATTTAAAAGATAAACTTTACACAGTACAATCAAATAATGAGCAAGTATATTTTGTAGAGCCACATAAATATATCGAACATCTTGTTCCTGAGTTGACAAACTTGTCCTAAGCACGACACAAAACTACTGGGAAAGAAAACTGTTATCCCGAACCAATACGGGAAAAAGTGAGGTAGATTGTTTTTATTCTACCTCTACCTCAAAAGGGTTTACATTGTAATTAACTAAATCGAGGATATAGCCAAGTGGTAAGGCAGTGAGAGATTAGTGACCAAGGGTTCGATTCCCTTTACGCAACTTTGTTGTCGTATAGCCAAGTGGTAAGGCAGCTGACTCCTTATGACCGAGGGTTCAATTCCCTCTATCCTCATTAACTTTTATATTATCGGAATTTAGCGCAGTTTGGTTAGCGCACGTGTTTTGGGAACACGGGGTCGTAGGTTCGAATCCTGCAATTCCGATGCCAAACGGATTTTATATTAGTAATATGTATATCCTTTAGACTCAATAATCTTAATAGGGTTGTTGAGTCATAGCTTACTGAGTTTAGTTGCAAGTGCTTTCTCGGTAGGTGAGATTTGTATCCTTTAGGCTTGGCAATCTGAAGAAGGTTGCTGAGTCGTAGCTTTAGTAGTTGCAAATTTTAGAGTCAGTAACAATGTCTTTCAAGGATTTTGTGAAGTCATGTCCTAAACTACTACTAAAGTGAATTTGGTTGATAAGTGAGTTTCGTGATCAGGACTTGCTTTCAGAATACCTCTTAATTTTATTCAAGCGCAAGGATTGTAAAAGGTTTTTGCGTTATACCACACTTTGTGGTGTTTTCCGCAGATATCGAATAATTTAAACTTTCACTAAATATTTGTAGAAGGTTTAAATTATAAGATATTTACAAAGTTAATGAATCAAATAGTTTCGTACACTAAATTTGGGTTGAAACAAGACATTAACTATTGTAGTAGGGAAACTTAATAAAAGTAAAACATGATAAGACTAAGATAGTCTTGGATTGTATAGAGGGTAGTCGCAGTCGCCCCAACTCCGACTCTTGCGCAGTACACTGCGCAAGAGTAAGGTGAGAAACAACTTCGGTTGGAAACTTTAATTTTGTTAAGGAATTAGAGAACTGTGGTTAATTCCATGACTTTACAAGTTTTTCATGGAACCTCTTTAAATATTTGAGCAAGGTTTCAATTCTTATGAGTTGTTACCTTCTCACGGAAGATTACCCAAGTCTGGCTATAAGGGAACGGTCTTGAAAACCGTCAGGTCGGTAAAACGGCGCGTGGGTTCGAATCCCACATCTTCCTTTAGGTTAAGTTTTAACCTAAGTAGACTTTTGGAATTTCAAAATTTTCAAGAGTTTCGTCAGAGATCTCTTTGTTGGGGTATCCACTTTCAACGGTGGTTACCTCATAGTCTAAGTAGGTTTTGATTGGTTCCCTCTTAGACTGTGGTTCTAGCGTTTAGTTAGACCTTCTTTTTCTAATTTATTTGGTGTAAGGACTGTCAAAGGTTTTTGCATCATTCCTCTCTTTGCATACTAGAGGGGTTAGCTTTCATTAAAATTCTCCTTTCGGGTAGGTTGCTAATTTTAATAGGTTAGCAACCTATAGAACCTCTATTGGTTCCTAAACATCGTCATTTAGAGAGTGACAAAGCCTACGAAAAATAAAGTTTAGGTGATAAAAAGAACTCTCGTTGTACTCTAAGTTCGCGACATGAAGTACAGAAGTTTGGTTGACTTCGGATAATAAACCATAAGGGTATCCACTGTAAAAGGTGTTTACTCTATAGCCTTATAAATATGTATTAAACGCAAGACAGTTTAGCATATCCCTTTAAGGTGAATTAAGATTTTAGAAGCATAAATTGAACTCTTGTTGCGTAGCTGATAAGTTGAAACAAGATAGATTTATGTGGAGTAGGTTAACCGTAAGACCTTAAGTTGAAAAGCTTTAAAGTTGATTTTATTAGTTTTTATAGCTAATAAATTACGGTTCTAAAGAACCTCCGTTGTACTCTAGGTTTGCGACATGAAGTGTAGAAGTTTGGTTTACTTCGGAAAACAAATTGTAAGGGTATCCTCTTTTCAAAGAGGTTCCTTTTATTTTGGAGACTTACTCAAGTTGGTGAAGAGGACGGTTTGCTAAATCGTTAGGTCGTTCGCGGCGCGAGGGTTCGAACCCCTCAGTCTCCGTTGATTTTTAGTCTGACTTACTGAGGTAAGTCTCTTTTTATATAGAAGAGGTATCAAGAAAATGCTGACCTACAATAAAATGTTGAAACTACACAACGAACTAGCTTCTAGTCTAGGTGAGTTAGAACAACACTTAGAACATGTACTTGGAGATATTGGGTATGAGTATGGTGTGTCTGCTCAAATTAAAGTAGAGGAGTGTAATAACTTAACTATAGGTTTTTACGATCCAACACGAGGTATGGAGTTTGAAGCTTTAATATCTGATGAGAAAGAGTTTAAACAGATGTTAAAATTTCAAACTGCTGAAGAACTGCTTCCTTTCTTATCACAACGAACTATTGCTTAATACTGTGCGGTTCTAAATGGAATTTAAGTTTTTAAAGTTTTGTATTGGTTTATGTCTCTTGCTTACCTTTGTTTTGTTCGTTGCTATTGAGTACAGTTTTCCGATTGATGTAGTTTCTTACGCTTCAAGCAAGTTTAATCGAACAGAGTTTGAGGTTAAGTTATGGTTACAAGCGGTATCCTTGTTCTTCCTGTGGTTCGCAGGTCTGTTCGGTTTACTTTTATTCGCAAAAACACCTACAAAATCTGAGAATAACACAAATAACCCTTGACATTTAACTGTCTTTCTGATATAATAGATTTATCTTAATGAGGGGTCGCTTGGATTCGACAGGCGATTGTACCTTTTAACCTCGTACCGAGTGGTGACGTAATCACCAACCTAAACATAACTGCAAATAACAATGCACCAGTTGAAATGGCTGCCTAAGCTTCGGCTTAGTTGTCACTCAACACAAGTAAAAAGTCGAATAGACAAGCGACTAAGATAAGTACCGGTATCTTTTAGTTGCTATAAACCTCGGTACTCGCAATTAAGGTTTCTCAACTTAGTTGTTAAAGAGAGATATAGCTTTTAGATTTGTACGTTTACTAAAGGTTGAATGTTGAAACGTAGCAGTGCGCAGTAAGGTTAATTGGAAAGGTCGTTTGGACGTGGGTTCGACTCCCACCGGCTCCATAAACTAATGAAAGATAAGGAAATTGAAATGTCTTTTATAACTAAAACTTTAGCAAAAGACGCTTTAGATGAATATCCTTGTAGTGTCCATATTTGTATCAATCCTTATTATTGGGAAGATAACGGTGCAATTTGTAGTTTAGGTGATTTTAAACCTACTGATGTAGACAAACTAGCGGAAATTTTAGACGAAGTTTCTGCACAGATATACGAAGAAACAGGTTTTTACCCAACAAGTTTAGATTGGTTAGATATTTTCCCAGATGATGAGTATTTACGTGTTGATTGCAATAAAGAAGCAGTTGATAGTTTGGAAAATCTTCTCAGCTCTTTATACTTAGATTTAATTGATGATTAGGGGGTGATTCTTAGATGGTTAAAGAACACTATCGTTGCAGTTTAGGAACTAAAAAGGTCACTAAGTGGGGAAACAGTAAGGGTATCCTTCTACCAACTACGGTTTTAGAAAACTTAAATTTGTCTGAAGGTAGTGAGGTAGAGTTTCTTTTTGAAGATGGGAAGATTGTTTTAAGAAATAAGTCTGAGCAGTTGGATATTCCAAACTATGATTTAGATGAACTTTTAAAAGAATATGAATCCTCAAGCGAAGTGTTGTAAGTAAATCCTAGTTGGTTTACTTATTTTTATACTTACAATTCTTAGATTTATTTGATATACTATATTAAAGAAAGAGATTTAAGGTGGTTTACTATGAAATTACTAAGAATGAGTGAGGGTTCTACTCTTATATACAGTGAAACTATTCGTTACTTTTCACTCCCTAAGAGCTACACTAGGTTATTAAAGATTTTTGAGAAATATGGGTATCAGTCTAAACATGCTGTGATTTCTTTGTTAGTTACTTCTTCTCTCAGTCCTTTATTTGGGGATTATAAGACTATTCAGAGCAATGAAAATGAACGTATGGGGTTCACGTTTGAGCAACTTGCTTCAAATCCTTTAAATGAGGTTTTAAATTGTGGTATTTAACTAACTTTAACTACAAAAACAACATCTAATGGGGATAAGTTTCTTTGGTTTGTTGTTATAGACTTCAATGATACTTATGAGTTGTTTACTCACAATTATGCTTCTATGCTTTTTGAAATCCCTATGACCGAAGAAACTAAATCGGAGCGTTTAAAACTTCAACGTGAATATGAAAGGGAACTTAGGTTACTGAAAGGGTATCACAAAGCACTCTAATCTTTCGGTAAGTTTTTAACTAATTTAGTAAATAGTGAACTTTTAATTAAAACTTGTTGACAAATATAATTAAGTGTGTTATAATATAAAACATAGAAGTTAAGTTTTTGCAGTAGATAGATTTAACTGAGCAGTAATGACTACAAACATCTGCACATATTTGTCTACAAGGGAAACATGGGCTGCCCAAATAAAAGTACACGGTCGATCAGTGCATCCAAATCCGTCTGTTGGAAAACAGAGACCTGCCCTCCTTAAGCACCATTGGTCAAGGGGTTAAGACACTGCCTTTTCACGGCAGTAACACGGGTTCGAATCCCGTATGGTGTATTGTCGGCAACGACAAGGGCGACAGCCAGCCCTCCAACTTGTGCACGAGTTGGAAGTTGCGCTAATGGTCTTACCTCTTGTGTAGGGGTATAGATGCATTAGTGGATTTACGGTGTTTTGTGTGTTGCAAGCCTTGGACAAAGGTCTAGTTAGTTATCAGAATTAAAAACACACGTGGCTTTGATGTTTACAATACACCAAGCGCAGGTGTCGTGGGTGGGACTCCCTCCGAAGTCATATTATTTATCAAAAAGAAAGGAGAAGTAGAATGAAACGAGTCAGAAAACTATTACCAGTAAGTCTTAGACGCTTGATTATCCAACATAGAACTAGAGTTAAAGACCTATATTTTGTAGTAGGTACTAAAGCAGTTATGGTGCGTAATCGACATACTGGAGAATATCTTGGTAATGTTTACTACAACGGTACAGAGTTTTACTTCTCAAGACAGTTGCTACATTATAGAGATAGTTTAGGGTATCCGGATTTTCTTAAATTTCAAAACCTCGTTCTTAGACCTTTGGAAGAATGTTTAGTTCTCGGTGGTTTTTAATTTTTTGTTAAGTGATAGAAGCATTTGGTGGTTGATGTGGTAAAGACAAGTGACGTCAGTTTTAGAGAAGTTGGTTCAAAACCGTCCTATCACATTAGGTCTCGTAGCGTAGTGGTTATCGCGCTGCCTTGTCACGGCAGAGATCGAGGGTTCAATTCCCTTCGAGACCGTTTGTTGGTTTATAAATGTGAGTTACACGTTTATGTGTCGAATGTGCTAGTGGTGCAAAAATTAGGTTCGAATCCTATATTCGACGTTATATCAAATTTTGTTTTGATATTTTAGTTAAATTTAGAAAGGTAGCTAACATGAAACGTTTAGTTATTTCCCTGATTGCAGTTCTTTCTGTGTTCAGCTTCATTTCGGTATCCGCAGATGAAGGTGAAGTTATGGGTGGTAGTCATTTACCCCCAGTTCGTAATTTTTCTACTGTGAAACCAAAGGAAACTGAAAAACCTTTGTATGCTGAGGATAATCAAGCTATGGGTAATACTCATGACCCTATCTTGAGTACCTATACAAAGCAGTATCCTTATGAAACTGACTATAGTGGTGAACCGATTTATTATGGTTACTACGACTATTATGGTTATTGGCATGATTATACAGATACTTGGGGTTATCCAATGTATTTGTATCGTGGGTATTATTACTATTATTGATAACATGCGCTGATTAAATTCAGCGTAGTTTCGGAAAGATAGCAAAGAGGTTAAACGCGGCGGACTGTAAATCCGCTCCTTCGGGTTCGGGGGTTCGAATCCCTCTCTTTCCATTGCTTAGATTTTATGAATGGTCTAAGCAACATTATGTCCTTCTCTTAGGAAAGAGGATTCTAAGTTAGGTGCGTCAACATCTAACTTAGTTTAAAGCGGAATGGTAGCAGTTGGTAGCTCGCTTGGCTCATAACCAAGAGGTCGTAGGTTCGAGTCCTACTTCCGCAATTAACATGTTCTAAATAAGACAACTAAACGGTTTCGTAATTAGAAAGACTTGATATTGATTTCAATGGATAATTATTTAAGTGATAATAATAGCTATATTCAAAGAATGAACCAAACTGCTGAGTCGAAGTTTAAGGTAGTTGAGCCTTTTCTCGGTGATTGGGTTACACTTTTAGATTTTGGTTCTGGTATCTCTTCTGAGTTCATAGTTGATGTAGTTTCTACGGGTGCTGATTACTATTCTTATGATATTTCTCCGACTGTGCAAACTACTTTATCTCGTATGGGTGTAAATGTAGTAACTAAAGATGAGTTGCTTAAGAGAGAACTTCAATTTGATGTGATTTATCTTTCTAGCGTTTTTCACGAAATTATGAGTTATTTAACTCGTCAAGAGCGCACAGAAACTATATCAATGATTGTAAATAGTTTAAAAACAGGTGGTTATTTAGTTGTTCGAGATTGGGCTAGTCCAGATGCGGTATCTGAGTCATTCACACTTAAATCTGTTTCAAAACAAAGTGAGCTAGAAATACTTACTTGGATTCAAGAACTTCAGAAAAACTCAATTATTGATACTGTTGAGATAGAAGAAGATGGTTCTATTGTAACTAATGTGAAAAATGCTTATGAGATTATGTTTCATACGGTTTGGGGTTTGAAGTCCTTGAACCGAGAGGCAAAAGAACAATATAACGTTACAACTGCACTCATGAAGTGGATTTTGTATCCTTGGAAAGACTGTTTACAGTTGCAAGGGATTTATCAGTATAAAGATCAGAGTTATTTAACTTATTTACAGAATTACTTTGAGTTAGACTCAGTTCCTTTTGATACAAAAATGGTATGTGTTTTCAAGAAGAGCTAAATTTTTTACTTGGAAATTATCGTCCTAAACAAGACATTAAACTGTTTTGTCTCATTGACATTAAACGAGCGTTGACTTTAAGGTGCTACCTCACGGTATCTTAGACGAGCTTCTGATTAGGGTTTTCGGTGTACACCGCGGGTGAGGGTTTAAAACCGAATTTACTTGTATTTTATTTGTAAATCTGATATAACATGGCTCCCTGTCTAATATAGTCATTTATGGAAAACGTGTTAAGAACTTCTAACTGCTTGTTCCCTGCTTTGTCAAAATAACTTTTAGGGGAGAACACATTTACAAAATTGAAGATATAAGTAAATAATTTTATGTTGTAGTATGGTTGTGGGTGCGATTAGGGGTAAGTGAGTTCTAGTTCGCACTATTTCTCAACTACACAAAACTGAGGTTTAAGTTTCTTTCTATACCAAAAAAGAAACTCTAGGTCAACTACTAGCGAAAACCAAGCAGTAACAAAGTTGACTGGGTATGCTCAATACTCGATAGGGATAGGCTTTGGTAGAAGGTCTATAGGTGGGAATCCTAAAATAAAGAGTACATAATTCCAAGATACTCGGAACCTAATGAGATTGGTTAACCGTGGGTGCTTTCTTCGAAGGGTTGGAGTCCTTCGACAAGTTTTCTAAGTGCTTGACCACAAACTTAGTGAGCAGATTTAGTTCAGTTGGTAGAACATCTGATTTGTAATCAGAGGGTCAGCGGTTCGAGTCCGTTAATCTGCATGGGATTATGGAGAGAATCTGCTTTTGTGGGTTCTTTCTCCCCAAGTGCACTTGGTGACAATATACCACCCTCGCTGTTAGGGAGATATGTTGTCACGATGTAGTCTGGCTACGGACGTGGTTGGCGCAAGTGACTGGGATGAGCGCTGTACCAGTCAGCTACATCATTTTTATTATTAAGGTATAGCCAAGCGGTAAGGCAAGGGACTTTGACTCCCTCATGCGTTGGTTCGAATCCAACTACTTTAGTTGTCAAGGACAAGACTATAAAATCACACATGTATTACATGAGTTAATATAAAAGTGTTACCTAGAGTATACTTAAGCGTTATAAAGTTTTTAGACTACCCAAAGGTCTAATAACAAGCTTTGTTTAGGGTTTTTGGTGAAGACCTCGTTGGGGAAAACCAATTATTGTCGGATAAGAGACTTTAAACCTTATCGAGTGTTGTGCGAGAGGTTTTCTTCTCGCCTTTTTGATATCTAGGGGGAGTAGTCTACGATGTACAAAGGGGTTGTTTTAGATGAGTCCATTTTGGATTTAGAATCTTGGTTACCTCAATCTGCGATAGATGAGGTGATTGAGTTAATTTTACACTTGGAAGAACAAGGAGAAAATACTTCTTTGGTATCCCCAGTAGAACCTTAATTTTTCAAGGTTTTTATGCTATACTTAGTTTAGAATATAGAAATACGAAGGTAGGACGAAAGATGATAAAGAACCTAATGAGTCAGTCTATTGAAGGTACAAACCACGATAACGAAGACATTTACAACGTTTATAAGAACTATGTTTGGGTTATGGATGGTGCTACAGATTTGTTTGATACACCTAGCAAGTATGGTTTCTCAGTATTTCAAGTCATGCAGACTTTAAATCAAGTTTTACCTAAAGAGTGTAAAGACTTTAGGGGGTTGAAAGATATTTTAGCTTCTGCAATTTCACAAGTAAGGGGCACTTATTTAACTTTTGATTTAGCTCATGACTATTCTGAGTTACCAACCTTCTCCTTTATGTTTGGTCGTTTTGTTGGAAATTTATTTGAATATATTTACTTAGGAGATTGTTACCTAATTTGTGATCAAGTAGATATAATTACGGACTCTTCTTTTGCGCCTTTTGTACAAGCAAACAGGGAAGAAATTGCACAGTTAAAAACTCTCCAAGTTCCTAACTTAGAGGTTGAAATTAAAGAAGTTTATAAACGAACTCGCCACTTAGCTAACCATCCACAAGGGTATCGAATTGGGAGTCTTGACCCAGAGTGTGTTTATTTGAGTAACCAAGGTTTTTTCCCTTATAACGGTCAAGAGCTAATGTTTATGACGGATGGTTTTTACAATTTTTATTCTAAGTTTGGTTCAGTAAGTCGAACACTCTCTAAAATTCAAAACTTACATTTAGAGAGTTCAGTTAAGTTAAATGATGCAACAGTTGTAGTAGTGAGAGGGTATTAAGTTGTTTATTCCTTTTCAAGAAGGTTATTCAATTTCACGTGTACCTTCTACTTATACTCCTTACTTCTCTAGTGAGTTTCAACAAGATTGGATTTCCACCCAATACCCAACTGCCTTTAATGGTTCTACTGTTAGGTTAGAGAATTTAGTTCAACGTGAAGATGGTTTTGTTTCCTTATCTTGTTCACCTTTAGACTTTTATTCTTTTCTGACAAGTAATTTATTGGCAGCACCCACAGAGATAACCTCAGACGCTTTTGACAATTACCTTACTTGCTCTTATTTAGCGAATGCAATAGTGGTAAGCATTTTGATATATGACTCAAACTCAGTATTGTTGGTTAACCGAAGTGATACTGTTTCTCTAAGCCCAAACTCAGTTGGGGTATCAGTTACGGGTGGAGTTACTTTAACTGACCTAAAATCATCTGATTGTTTGCGCTCTGCAGTTCAAATTGAGGTAAAAGAAGAGTTAGGTTTATCTGTTTCTTTTGCAGATATAACAGTTTCAGGTCTTTATATCAGTAAAGATAAACTTCAACCAGTTGCAATTTGTTTTGTTGAGGTGTCTGACTTAAACTCGTTATGTTTATATGGGGTAAATACAGATTTTGAGGTTCAGTTTTTTGAGTTTGTGTCTTTTCAAACTTTATCTAAACTAGATTTAACATCATCTACGGACACTACATATTTTCACTTGAATTATTTTATTTCCGAAATTTTACCTACAGTTGAAGTAAATTAACTAAAACCTTGATTTTTCAAGGTTTTTATGGTATAATTAAGAAAAAAAATCAAAGTGGAAAGAAGTACAGAAAATGAGATTTGATAAGAAAATAAAACATGATTACCTTAGGTACTTAGCTCAATTTGGTTCGCAAACAACTGTAGATGAGTATAAGCACCTTATACGAAAGTGCAATCCAAATGCTTTGTCTAACAGTTTAAAACAGTATTTACAACAATTTTTCTTTGATATTATAGAGGTTTCTATTTCAGAGGACAAACTTAAAATTGTAGTAAAGGATAGAGGAGAAGTAGAACTAGGAGTGATTACTAGCCACTACGCAGATTTCCCTATGCTATACTCGGTATCCACGTGCGATGCAGTCAAATTGTTGTCTCACGTTTGGTACAGTTTTGAAGATGGTTTTGATTTAGCATGCTTGACTGGTTATTGGGATTTCCCGGAGAAGTTTGAGGGTAGTGATGCTCTTCGGTTTGAGCAACCTATTCCTCAAATCACCTCGGTTCAATTAAGAACTCCGATTGAAGAAGTTTTTATTACGAATAAAGGTGTTGGAAAGCGAGTTTACCTAGAAAAATTAGAACATTTACATGAGTTGAGTAAAGTTTTGGATTGGTTGTCTTGTTCTAACTATGTAGAACTTCCTAATTCTGATTGGGTATCCTTATTGGAGGTTCTGCCTTACACTTCTGAGTCTACGGTTAATACTCAAGTTTGTGTTCGTCCTTTTATTACGGTGGGGGTTATTTAAACTTGGTTAAACTTTATAATACTCAAACAGTAGGAGTCCGATATTTCTCTGATAAGATTGTTGAACAAAATGAGGTTACTCTTGAAAATCCTACTTCAAATTGTAAAATTGTTAAAATAAAAGCAGATAGAGTTTGTAAAGACTGTGAAGCAGTTATTCCAAAAGGCACAAGATGTTATACTTTCAATCCTCATCTTAACCCTCGATATTGGGTTTGTTTCAACTGTTTGCCAGAACCTAATACTATGGTTGAGAGGGAGATAGGTAGAGTTACTGAAAACAATACTATGCTTTATTACTCTGATAGGTTTGGTCGTCTAGGTCAGAGAGTAGATAAAGGTAAGGCTACAAGTGAGGAACGGGAATATTTCCAAGAAAAGACTGAGGATGAATTAGAAACTTACCTTAGAGGTCTACACTATGATGAGTTTTAATAAAGGTTTTCCCTAAAACTGCCTTTTTAGCTATAGAAACTTACTTTTTCAATGAAGTTTTTGATTTTAGCTAATTTTCTATTGACAAAACTTACTTAGTGTGGTAAACTAAATATAGTATAGAGCTGATTACTTTATGCTGACAAATTTATATAAAGAAAGGTTTTTTATTTGACTATTACTTGTCTTTAGCAACACCTTTTCCAGATGTAGATTTGTGATGTTTCATAATTTCTTCTCTTTAGCAGCACTAAGGAGAAGGCGGAGATTAGAGAACTGTTGCTTCAATCGCAGTTGGTCTAGGTTTGAGGTTCGACTCCTCAAGTCTTCATTTCCAGATAGCAGTTTGGACAGAAAGAAAGCAGATAGTTGTCTGCTCTTTTTCGTAAATTGAGATAAAACTCTCAAAGCACTCTCAGAAGTCCCAGATTGCCCCAGTTTCGATTTTAAAGTTGAGGTCGATAATTTCTACCTCTCAGATAGAAAATTTGATAGAAAGCAAAATAAGAGGTTTTAAATGCTAAGTGAGAAAGACAAGAGAGTAATTGAGTTTCTAAAGGCTCAGAGGCTCTTCATGGCAGACAAGGTGCGGTATCGAGAATTAACTGAGTTGATTTCTGCTTTTGAAACTGGAACATATTCTGCCGATATGAGCGAAGAAGAACTACCACATAAAGTTTGGCTGAACATACAGATGGCTCTCGGTGGGTGGTTTGAGCAAAAAGATGAGTAGGAGGGTCTAATCTTGTTTTTAAATAAATCTGATATTTTAGCTCGATTGAGAGAATTAGATTTAAAGTCAGAAGGGGTATCCTCAAAAGTTGATGTGCTTATTATAGGAGGTTCTGCACTTGCTTTGTTAGGAGAGTCAAGATTAACCTCTGATATTGATTACCTTGGATCTCTCGATTATTTACCGAAAGATTATTTAGCGAGTTTGGGGTTCTCAAACAATGTAAAGACCTTCTTTGCTTTGTATGGTACTGATGAGTATAGTGCTTTAGAGCTAAACGGGTTTAAGAATTTAATAGTTAAGATTTTGTCTTATGAAGATTTAGCAATTATGAAACTCTTCTCAATTCGCACTAAAGATTTAGAAGACTTGATTCAGTATATTTTCTCTAAAATAAGTAGTTATTCTGAGTTGAAACAGAAGATTGAAACTTATAAAGAATACTATGTCTTTAATTCTGAGTTACCTGAGTTGAACTTAAATCAGTTAGATTTCATTAAAGACCGACTTAGAAAAGAGCAGAAAGTTATTCTAGTAGAGGATTCTTCTATTCGGTTAGTAGATTTTCTAAAATCACTTCGATTATTGACTTATACTCAGAAGACCTATGGAAAAGATTCTGTGTCTCACTGGTTAGATAACCCTTTAATTGAGGTTGCAACTCAAACCAGTCTGCTGGGGTATCTTTATGCTCACAAGGGTTTAAAAGTTTTAATTTAAGGGGAAGTTCATGACACTAAAAACATTACAAAAGCTAGACAAAGACCTTACTTATTTGATGAGGGAAGCTACACTAGAAGAGGTTTTAACTTTCCTTGGTATCCAATATTTCGATAGTAACCACAAGTTAGGTGATGAGCTTAAATTCGTTTACGAATTTGAAGATACAGGTACCTTGGCGATTGAGGTTTCTATCACAAATAAGGAAATGAGGTTTTGGGGTAATATACAAGAATCTAATCACCGTTTAATTGAGCGCTCCTTTTGGATCTGGTTAGATCAACATTATGGTTTGTTGTTTCTTCGCTTAATTTATTTGTTGAATAAACGGTATAGGTCTCACAGTTCTTATACCTATAAAATGAACATACAGGGTGAATGGTTCGACCTTGAAGTAAACACTAGTTTATTGGAAACTTTAGATAGTTTTCAGTTAAGCTTACTCTCTAACTATGATTTAGAAAAACTGTACTCATGAGCTATACACAACTCTGGAACACCCTCAAACACTATGCACACACTTTTTTAAGTTTCATGGATCAACACCTTTATGTTTTTATCGGTTTGTTGATTCTACTTTTTGTAAGTTGGTCTTGTATTTGTTGGAAGTTATTTAGACATGCACCAACCAAAGCAGAAAAGAAAAAGATTGTACAGTGGTTTTTAAACGGTATAATTATCTTACTTTCGGTATCCTTTATTTTGCTTTTACTTGTTATGGGCGTAGGTCAAGTCGTTTAGTGCTTGACTTATTCTTTTATTTGTGTTATAATAAGACATACTTAAGAATACGGAGAAAAACACGATGTCTATTGTTACATTTAAAGACTTCACGATTGAGAACATTACTGATACAGTGCATGAAGTGCATGAATTTCAAGGAACGTTTGCAGACAATCGCACAAACATTTGTGAGATTTTGATTGAGATTTCAACTGAGGTTGAGGGTAAAGCTATTGATTTGAAGATGACCATTAAACCACAGGAGATAGGTACTTATGACTCTTATGGTGATGATAGAGATAAAGGCTTCGGTATCTCCACCGAGGTTTTCAAAGACTTAATTTCTCATGCTTTGAATGGTGCAAATAGTTTGACTTTGCAAGACTTTGTTCGTCATTACTTTGAGAAATTTGGTCGTACACATAGTGTTGAATTAAATTGGGGTAGCTATAAGTATTTAGGTCAAACTCTCTTGTATTTACCCACTGAAGACTCTAAGTCTACAAACGCACTATCTTTGAAACAAGTTATTTCTGAGGATATTGACTTAACTAGCTCATCTGTTGAGGTGGTTCAGTTTACACTAAATGATTTGGACATTGACTTAATTAAGAAACTTATAGAAGGTCTTAAACTCAACACGTTTCAACGACATGATTATGAAGAAGCTTTAGATCACTTACAATATGCAAAAGAAGCGGTAGAAAAACGAAATACTTATGTTTACTACAAGTCTTCGTTAGATTTGTTGTTAAAACTCAAATCTAAACACTTTTGGGGTATCTCTCCTTTGGAGCTTGTTTGCAAAGATAATTTAGAGCGTGGTGAATTGAAGCATTTGTTCCCAACTGCCATTAAGAAAATGGCAAATGATAACATTGTCTATAGTTTGCAAGCTTTGTTAAGTGAGGTAAAATAATATGACTGTACCGAAAATAAGAGTGTGGGACGAAGAACTTCAGTTAATGGTTCCAGACCATTATATAAGCCGACACCGTAGTGGAGAGCTTTATGAAACGGTATCTCCTTTGACAGATAAATCGTTGCTTATTGCAAAGCTTTTGTCTCCTAATAATGTCATGCAGTCTTTCCACGTGTTCGACAATTCTGAGGATAAGGTTGAGATTTTTGAAGGTGATATTGTCCAGTTTGAAGATTATAATCCTCAAACAGAAGATACGTATTACTCTCTCGGTATCGTAGAACGTTCAGACTTAGGTTTAAACATTACGAATCGCTTTACAGTAGAACTTGAAGATTTACTATTAGGAAACCAACGGCTTGATGTGAGAGTGGTTGGTAATATTTATCAAAATAAAGATTTGTTGGAAGGAATTTAAGATGAAGCTTAATTTGAAACAACTGCAAAAATTATATACAGAGGGTCAGTTAACCGACTTTGCTCTGAGAGATTTACCAACTTACCCAGATTCTTATACGATAGTTGGTTTACATGAGTTAATAAAGTTTGAGTCTGAACTACGCAAGCAATTTCGTGGAGTCTTTGTAAAACAAGGAGTTAATAACTATCAGTATGATTTCGAGACGGGAACAGTTTTTCTTTACAATGACTATATAGGTCATAGAGACTCAAACCATTACAAGGTTTCTGTTTCGGAACTAGTAGAAGTTGTAAACGGTACGCGCTCTTTGGACGAGTTTCCGATTGACTCTGATTTGGACTTGTACTGGTTCTTAGAAAACCAAGAGAAAGAGGTTTTGGTAGGTTTGTTTTATAAAGCTTTAAAAGGGAAGTAAAGGTATTTATGAACGAAACAATGAATTACAAAGTTTGGGACACCAAAACAAAGCAGATGTTCCAAGTAGCAGGAATTGATTATGTACAAGGAGAAATATATCCAGTACATGAAGATGAATATAAACGGTTCATCCCACTGTCTGAGGGTATCCTCTTACCTCAAACTCCTTTCGTAGACTCCAAAGGGCAACCCTTATTTGCAGGACATATTATTGAAGTGGTTGATACAGTGTACTTTAGTGATGGTGGTTTTTGTGAAAACCAAGACGAAGCTTATGGTGAAACTCAGATTGAGAACTACTTTGCTTTGGAGTTTAACGGTTTCGAGTTCTTACTAACAAAGAGCAAATATGGTTTATTGGAGGAATCAGCTTTGTGGTCTTCTATCTATGAAGATAATATGAGAGTATTGAGTGATTTTCTACAGTTGTCAGATGATTTTACGATTGTGGGGAACCTTTATGAAAACGCTGATTTGATTAAAAATAAGGAACAGAAATAATTAAAAGGTGGTAAAAATCATGATGCAAGATTTAATTAAAGAGTTGTCAGAATACATGGACACGGGTTATGAGCGTATTGCACGTAAAACAAAGTGGAAATTGTATTTTGAGCGGTTAAAAGCGAATCATGTTAAGGAGATTTTCAGAGTAGATTTCAAAACAAACACAATTAAGTATTATTGTGTAGATCACTCAACTCCTCTAGCAGATGTTTTGCTGTTATATCCAACAGATGAGTTGCAATTTTCAACGGTTAATGAAATTGTAGACTATATTTACGGAGCTTAGTTTATGATTACAAATGAACTAAAAGAAATGCCCCTCTTGATTGCTAAAATTGAAGAGTGGTCTAGGGTTAGGGGTATTGACAAATTACCTTATGAAACCCAACGCTACAAAATCATGGAAGAGTTTGGCGAACTATTCGGAGCTTATTACAGAGGTAATTTGGAAGAGTTGAAAGACTCTCTAGGGGATATTGTCGTTACTTTGATTATCTATGTGCAGCAATTTTCAAAGGATAAGCGTAACTTCTTCGAAGAGTATTGGTGGATTGACAAGGGTGAGTTTAATTACTTAGGTTTCCACCTAGACCAAATCGCTATTTCGACTAATTTAATTTGGTCAGGCGCAAGCGGTATCTGGGTTTTGCGAGATGTTGTTGCAGATTTAAAACATATTGCGAAGCATTACGGTTGGGATTTAGTTGAGTGTGTGGAACACGCTTGGGAAGAAATAAAAGATCGTAAAGGTCAAGTAGTAAATGGAAAATGGGTTAAGGAAAAGGACTTAAGAAATGCAACAACTTAAAATTTTCACCTCTGACTCTCCTTACAGAGAGGGTTGGAAAAGCGCTGACGATAAAGCAAACGAATGGTTAAGAGAAAACCCAAATGTGCGAGTTTTAGACATGCGCTATCAAGCCAATGTTTCAGGTTTTGCTGACAGTGGGGTATCCGGTTCGGACTTCCACGAAGCGATTTGTTTGCTCTACGAAACGAATGAATAAACTGTAGGAGATAACTTATGTTACAAACAAAGATTTTTCTAAGTGATACAGATGGTGCCCCTTCAGATTTTTGCAAAGCAGCAGACCAATTTAACGCTTGGGTAGCTGAGAATCCTCATGTTGTTATCAAAGATGTGCAATATCAACACACTTCGTCACTAGATAATTACGATAACAACTACATTTTGCAAGCTAGTTCCATTATGGTTCTCTTTGAGGTTTCAGAAGGTGCAGAGGTTAATTCTCGTAATGAGTGGCATTCTGTTTGGGATAGACGCTCTATGTTTGAGAAAGAAATGCAAGATGAGTCTTGGATTGCAAAGCAAAGACAAACGGAGTTTACCTTCCCTTTGGTTGGGGACTTACCTAGCTTATACAAACCAGTTCTTGTGAAATTATCTGATGGTTCTTATTTATTTTCTCAAGTCATGCTTAGTGTTAGACACGGTAACTACTTTGAGGGTATCCTCGATTGCGAAAGATTTTCTTGGCAGTATTTACCGGAGTAGAAAGGTTTAATTTATGGACAAAGAACAATTAGTAAAAATAGACCCCAAAAACCTAGAATATTGCTCGATTGAGTTGAAGTCTTTACTCAATAAGAAGTTAAAAGATAAAGACTTAAAGTTAGAAGTTTTTATTTATTCTAATTCAAATAATCAACTAAACGTTGAGGTTGAAGAAAATTCATGTGGTGGTGCTACTGTATGTGAGGGGTATATTTGGCATGATGCTACTATGTATTGGGAACGCAAAAGCTCGCTCTTGCCTTTGCATGAGATTTGTAGACTTAACCATAATCAACTAGCAAAAATCAAACGTTGGACAACAAAGTACATGGAAGAATTGGCGACTTATTATGAAGACGAATTGAAATTGAAAGGAAATTAAATATGGCTTGGAGACTTCACGATTTAATTCATTTACATTTGACAGAAATTCGACTTTCGGATTTAGAAACTACTGAAAATCTATTAAGTTTATGTGATGATTTACTTGATCCAAATGAACGAGAGTTATTGTTTACATTTAGTCCATTAAACCAAGAGGTATTTGATGTTTTCAATGAGATTGTTCGTTGTAAAAGTAAGTACGTTACAACATTAGGGCAAATTGTAGCTTTTATAAACTATTGTAAAAAAGACCGTTCTAAATACGCTTTCTCAGTTTTAGCTAGTGATTTGTCACTAGAAGACTTACCAAAATTGAATTTGTCTGATGATTTATTAATAGTTATAGAATTTGAGGACTAAAAGCTATGATAGAAATACAAGAAAACAAACCCTTCCGTATCAACTTCAAAAACAAAGACCAAACCATTTTTATGGTTCAAGACCAAATTTTGAAGATTTTCTTTAGAAATGACTTTGGTTGGTTGTCTGTACCTGATGAGAAATATAACCGCACGTGGTCTTATATTAAGAGTAAGGGTATCACCTACATCCCAGAGTCCGAACTTCTCGAACTTTCTAAACAGTTCACAAATGGTTCAGATTTGCTACTAAATAATTAGAAAAGGAAATATTGTATGAATTTAACTAAACCAGTAAAACTTGGAATTGCTATTATCACAGGACTTGTTTTACTTGGACTTTTCCGTTTAACCGCAGTAAAACGCATCCCTGCAAATACTGTTGGGGTTAAAGTGAGTGCCTTTGGTGGTGTTCAAGACACCACACTCCAAACGGGGTATCACCTCCTTGTGCCTTTTATTGATAAGGTATATACCTTACCGACTTCGGTACAGACTAAAACAATGGAGAAGATTACAACCCAGACCAAAGATGGTCAGTGGTTGAATACCAATATTGACGTGAAGTACCGTGTCAATAAAGAGAAAGCCATGACTGTCTTCTCTAACTACACAACCTTAGAAAATGTTAATAATAGTGTGGTATCCCCCGCAGTCCAACGTGCGATTGAGTCGGTCACAGGTAGTTATGACATTTATGATGTTCTCGGTAATAAGCGTACTGAGGTCTATGAAGCGATTGATAAGGCTCTTAAAGAGAAGTTTGAGTCTTATGATTTAGAGTTTGTTTCCTTTACCATTACCGACCAAGACGCAGGTGATGAAATTGAAGCGGCAATTAAAAACGAAAGCGTTAAGCAGAAAGAAATCGATACCGCCAAACAAGAACAAGAAAAAGCCAAAGTCGAAGCGGAAACTAAGAAAGTCCAAGCTCAAGCCGAAGCTAATAACGCAGTTATTAAAGCGGAGGGTGAAGCTAAAGCAAACAAGGTTAAGTCCGACTCTATTACAGATAACTTGATTCGTATGAAAGAAGCGGAAGCAAGAGAAAAGCATGGTTGGGTAACGGTCAATGGGACAGGTAGCACTATTGTGCAACCCTAACCTTCGGTATCCCTAAAATGAGCAAGACTTCAAAAGTCTTGCTTTTTATATTTGACAAAATTTTATTATTTTGGTATAATTAAGAAAATAACGATTTAAGGAGTTAATTTATGTATTCTGAAGGAGTTGACCGTTTAACGGTCTATGGTTCAAGTAATGTAGAGTCAAAACTGCAGAAAAAGTTGCATGAGGATACTTTATATTCGGTATATTTTTGTGAAAATGATTATCCATTGTTCAAGGATTCCGAGATAGATAAAAATTCTACAGTTGACAAAGTTCTTAATTATCTTGATTATAGGTTTGCTATCTTAGATTTCAAAGGTTCTAAAGGTGCTTGTAAGATTAGTTTAGTTAATACTGACTATACAATTAAGATTGTGAGTTGTTCTTAAAAGTTAAAGGAAAGGTAGTTGACTATGGTTAATTGGTTGTTAAATAAGTCTCACTTTGGTATAGTATCAAGTATGTTTGGTGTAGTTATAAGTCTTTGCAGTATGGTCTTACTAAATTCAATAGTAAGTGGTAATATGGTCTTTACAATTTCAATGTTTGTTTCAGTTCTTGTTTTTGTACTGACATACTTTATTTTAGAGACTTTTACAAAACAAGAGTTTGTTTATGAAAAAGATTGGGTGTTGGTATATAATAGAAAGACTGACTTTTCTGATGTGTTTTCGTTAACTTGGAGAACAAGTTCAAATAGTCTTGTTAGCTTAAATCCTAATACTATGTTGACGGAAGATTTGTTTGAAGAACTTAAGAAATATAGTTCAGGAGAACTAGTTGGTAAGGTTACTCATAAACAAAGTGGGAAACAAAGTTCAGCTTACGTTATAGTGAGTGAATTGGTAGATTTAAAGAATTTAGACAGTTATTTAACTAAGGTTGAATATAGAAAACTCAAAGGGTATCGAAATCGTTTAGGATTTTTAAAAGGTAAGGTTCAAGAATTTGAGACTGTAAAAGGTGTTTTACGTTTGACTTTTGAGCAAGAGAAAGCAGAGACTATTTTTGATTAAATTGTTTCTTTAGATTGGGTGCAAAGGACTGAGTAGATAAGGTTTGAGAAACCTTAGAAAGTGGTGAGTTTTAGATTATGGAGTTAGAACAAACAATTCAAAGTTGGAGGTCTCATTTAGATATAGGTTCTAAGTGGACGGTTAAAATTTTAGGTAGTGACTATATAGGTCAGATTGCAGATGTTTATTACAACAGTAAGGTAGGTTCCATAATGGTTGAATTTGATGTCTTAAACCACTTTTGGGAACTGACTTATAGAGTACCTGTGCAAGATTTCGTATCTAAATACGGTGTAAAAAGATTAGGGGTAGAAGATGGACAAACTGTTTGATGAATTAGCAAAATCGCTAAATGTAAGTACAGACTTAGTACAACAATTCGTGGGGAACTACCCACAACTACGCTCACAGTGGCAAGTATATAAGGTTTTAGATTTATGGAATGATTTTCTAAGCTTTGCGGTATTTGTGATGTTAGGAATTTCAGTTTATTTAGGTTTAAAATACCATTCAGATTTAGGTTATACTTCTGAGGAAGACGTGAACACTATTCGCAAACGTTGGTTAAAGAAACTAGCGGTATCTGTAGTTATACTTTGCATAATCGATTATGCTTTACTTTCTCTTCAAACGGTTTTAGCGCCAGACATCACAATGCTATTTGAAGTTTTAAAACAGTTGAAGAAATAAGCTTAGTTAGAATGGTCAACTCTCGTAGAGGGTTGACTTTTCTGCTATTTTGTGTTAAAATAATTAGCAAGAAACTTATTAGGAAAGGAGTTTCCAAGTGTTACTTTTAAAAACAAAACGCACTTACAATGATTTATTAAATTTAGCTTTTCGTACTTTGCAAGAAGATTTAGGTTTAGCTAATAAGATTACCGTTGTAGGCGCGCACGCTATTTACTCAAACTATTTTGCAGGTCTGATTGACCTAGCAGAAGAAACAAGAGAAACAACAGATTTGGATTTAGACTATTTCGGAGAATTGTCTGAGCTTGATTACTTTACATTTCAAGACCGTTTTGCACTGAGACTCAATGAGTTAGGTCTAACAGTATCTTTCAAATCGATAAAAGTCCGTGAGACTTCGGTAACATATAAGTTCCAAGTAACAGACGGTACTTGCGTAACTCCTTGTTTGAAGCTTGATTTTAGCTCAAATCTCGGAACTTGGCAGTACGAAGTTCTTCCGATTGAACACTCTTTAGCAAGAAAAATTCAAATGTGCAACAAGTACATTGATCGTCGAGCGAAAGATAAGGTTGATGTTTATAACATTTTAGCTTATAAATTTCCAAACGATTTAACTAAAGGTGACTTTTTAGATTTGCTAGGTCATTATGATTGTTCTTTTAAGTTAAATCCTCGGTGGGCACAATCAGACGCTATAGAGGTCGGTTTACAGTCCTTTAAGAACTTCAAACCAAAAGATGCAGTCAATGGTGTATCCCACAGAGTTTGCTTGCTTTACATTCGACATTTGCTTTTGAGTTTAGCTAGTTCTGATGTGCCAAACGATAGAGTTTTGTGAGGGTTTGGAAGATGCCTACAATCAGTTTAACACGTGAGATAAGGCTAACAAATGAAGATGCTTTAAATATTGTTGACTCCAAACCTTCTAGAAATTTACAAGCAATTTTGAAGTCTATTGAAACAAAAGGAACTACACAATTCAAGGAAAATAAACTCATTTTAAGAACATTAAGACAGTTAGAAAGCTAGGTAGTAAAAAATGCGAAATTACGTTACACAACATGACTCATGTGGTAATGAAATCGTTCTTACAATGGATGATTTGTTAAGGAGAGTTCATTTGTTTAATAAAGACCGAAGGATTCAAGACTGGGAATTAAAGATAGTTGTTACAGGCGGTTCTGAGTCTTATTCTTTTCATGTGATTCTTGTAGGGTATGATTGTAAAGTGCCTTTTCAAGTTTATGCAAGTTGCGATTGGGGTTTGAGGGGTTACTCAGATTTATCTCAGGAAGAAAACACTATGTACCATCAAGCTTGGAACGTTTGGTGTCAAAAAGGTTTAAATCGTACTTTATTTAATTTTTAAATTGTATGTTAGACAACCAATAAACAAGTCCACGACTTGTTTTCTTTGCGTTTTTGTGCTATAATATGAAATATCTAATAGAAAAGGAGAACTTCCTCACTTGAGAACCAAAGAAGAAGTCTACGAACTCGTCAAATCTAATTTGATTGACCTAGATTCGGTATCCGAAGTCGCCACTCAGCGAAAGTACATTCATGATGAGATTAAGACTTATTTAACTGAGAATTACTTAGGTTTCGCTACAAGTCCTTCAGTGAATATTGAGTTGATGAACGCTTTAGACGAGGTAGGTTGGCTTGATAAAGGTACATTTACCTTAGAGGGTCGAGTAGTTGTTCCTATTCGCAACGCAGATGGTTCTATTGCAACCTTGGTTGGTTGGAGAAAAGGTTTCCCTAAGTATTACACGATTGCAGACAAAGATTTCTCTAAAGAAAGTCATTGGTTCAACTTAGATAGAGCCTTGGATAAGTCTTTCAATGGAGATAAGCGGTATCGGGGTTCTGTCGTGGTGGTTGAAGGTATTTTCGATGCTCTTCACTTGGATGCTTATGGTGTGCCAGCTATTGCGACTATGGGTGCGGACGTGAACGCTTATAAAGGCGCAATCCTTAATTTGTTTGATAAAGTGATATGTGTCCCAGATAATGATGAAGCAGGACAAAAAGCGTTGCTAAAGAAGAAGTGGCAAGTACCTACTAATTCAACTTTCTTGTATGTAGAAGAAAAACGGTATCAATTTGGAGAAGGTCTTTCTTTTCAAGTAAAGGACATAGACAACTTTTTAAGTTTATTTGGTTCTCAGATACATGAGGTATTAGTTCCTTTGGTAGAAAACAAGGTAGCGGTAGTGGAGAGGTTGAGTTTATGAAATCACTAGAAGAAGTGCAAGAAGATTTATCTCTTAAACGTAAAGAAGTTCCCATAGGTTCTCTTTGGCGACATTTAAAGACAGACAACCTTTACACTGTTAAAGACATTGTAATAGTGGAGTCTGATTTAACTCTTGCGGTATCCTATAAGCGCCTTGGAGATGCTAATCGTCTACACTGGATCCGTCCATTAGATGAATTTTTAGATGGTCGATTTAAGCGAGAGGTTTTGTTTAAAGATGAGGTAACAGAAAGATGAGGTAACAGATGGAAGTAACTATAGAAGATAAGATAAACTATTGGAAAAACTGGATTGGTATTGGTTCTGAGTGGTTGACTGTCGATTTTGAACCGATAGCAATAATGGTTACAGACATTGTATACAGCAGTGATACAGACTCGTTTGAGGTAGAATATATCTCTGAGGACAGTCCTCATTCGATTAACTTTAGTCCAGTAGATCAATTTGTAGATGGTCGATTTATTCGTGATTATAAATAGACTTGAAAGTGAAAGTAGGTAAAACATGAAAATTGTAAAACGTAACGGTCAATTAGAGGATTTTGACGCTAATAAAATTTATGGTGCTTTAATTAAAGCAGCTCAGTCAGTTTATGTAGTAGGGGATGACCTAAGAAACAACTTAGCTCGCATTGCAAAAAGTGTTGAAGTAGAGTTAGAAGAGTCTCACTCTGAAAATATTACCATTTCTATGGTTCAAGCTTTGGTAGAAAACAAACTCCTCTCAAATGGATATCTCCAAATTGCCGAGCATTACATTTCTTACCGTTTGCAACGTGACATTGACCGCACAGATTACAAAGATAATGTAGTGGTGCATTTGCATTTGGAACGCATTCGTTAAAAAAACTATAGAATAGAAAAAGTAGTAAAAAGTAAAGAAAACTCTTGACACACCTTACTTTTTGTGATATACTAAATAAGTAAAGTTGATAAATACTTTACCGTGATCTATTTTTAATAAAGTAGCTCACTTTACCGTTAGGTAAGCACTCCTTATATTATTTAGTTGTGGTTGCAGATTGTAAAGGTTTGCAACTAATACCTACAATTTTGTAGGATGTTCAATATTTGAACAAAACTTCTTAATTTTTCCATACTTGATTCTCCTATTAAGTAGCGCATATAGCAGCTTTAATCGGTTGTTATGTGATAGGTAAGGTTTTCTCATCCTTACCAAAAGAAATCTTAGAATTTCTTCTTTTCTTTTTGAGTTGTAGATTGTAAAAGGTTTGCAACTTTTAGAGGAGATTGGTTCCCTCCTCTTAGAATGTTTAATGTGTGACTTTGTTTGCTCATTGATGTTCTCCTAGTATTTATTTTGGTTCAGGGCTTTGAATTGTAAAAGGTTCAAAGCTCATTGTGAGGAAAAGTTTATTCTTTTCTTTCACAAGGGTAGTTAAGTTTATCTTAATACCTTTTCTTTAATTGTATTTTAAAGGTTAAATAAATTAAGTAATCTTTGTATTCATTTGAATACAAAGAAAACCCACCGTCCTTGGTCTTTGAGACTTATTTATCTGACGAGGTTTAAAAACTTAAATTTAACTTTTAAATGTAAACCTATATCTTATCTTTATTTAAGAGAGGGTTTAGGGGTATCGTAGGATGCCTTTAGCGGAAACAATAACTTGCTTTGCAAGTTATTGTGGAGCGTTAAGAATTGAATGGTACATTTATATCTGTTTTTAACATTTGTAACAACCCTTTGAACCTATTAGGTCACTAATTATAAAAGATTTGTGATTTATGGGTGAATTTTGGTTCACCAATTTAGATAACGCATAGTTGTCCCTTTCTTTTCAAACCTAGAGATTGTAAAAGGTCTTTAGGTTATAGGAGCTAGTTTTTAGGTTTATTTTCCTAGCTCCGAGTGGTTCTCGTTGAACTATTTCCTTTCCAAATTTTTTCAGGTCATAAGTTGTAAAAGGCTTATGACTTATAAGTAAGTTTAGCTTACTGAAGTCCGTAAAGGACTATAATTTTGTTTGACTGTCGTGAGGATAGGCAAAGCCAAGAGAGACGCTACTTAACTATAGTTAAGGGTATTTTTTCGTTGGCTTTTTATGTATGGTTGTGAAACCAAACAGTTGGTTTTATGAGATTACCTCAAAAGGCACAACTATCGTTAGGTCTGAATGATAGACTAAGATTTTGTTAATTTGTTGGTTAATTGATTTGGTTGCTTAGTAATTCCTCTTTCAAAAAAAAATTTGGTTACATACTGTTAGTTGAACTAGCAGATTTCACATTACTAAAAAATACTAAATAGAAAGCTTTACAAAAGAAACAGAAAACTAACGATAGTTACTAATTGCTTAAAAATGCTTTAAAATTGCTTAGAAATTGCTTTAAATTGCTAAATATTGCTTTATTATTGCTTAGAAAACTTGAGGTAAAAACAACATGGTAAAAATTGATATGTCTAAGATTTCTGCAGAACAAATGGCTCAAATGCAACAAGTTCTTGCGAAAGATACTGCCGGTGCTAAACGTTCTCCACTCACTGAGCTTGGAGAAGAACTCGGTATCAAAATCTTCAACCGTGCGAAGGATGGTTACACAAACCAAAAACTTTTGGTTTACATCCCTCGCATGGGCTTTCCAACTGTTGATGAAAAAGGCGATTTAATTCCGTTCCGCGTTCCTATGCGTTCGGTTACAATGAAAGCCTTTAACAACGGAGATAAGGATAGCAACTGGAAAGGTTCTATGCCTTACTTTGAAGAAGCGAAAGAAGAAAACCGTATCTTTGCACCTTGGGGTCAATCAGGGAATAACGAATACCTTCGTGATTACATTTCTGCAGCATTTGACATGCGCCGTGCGAAAATTGAGCTTGAAGTAGCTCGTCAAGGGTATTCTTCTGTTGCTGAGTTGGTTGCAAACGAACCTCAGTACAAAGAAGAAAAAGACTTCACTAAAACGTTTATGGAATATGTGTTCTTGCAAGTTCAAAGCAACTCAGATATGTGGTTCCCAGTAGTGGTTATTCCAACTACAAAGGACGCTAATGGTAAGTTCACAACTACACCAGAAACAAAACCTTTGCTTGATGAAGCTGGAAACCCAACAACTGTGGAGAAACAAATTCCTCGTATTGATAATTATGGTAAACCTATCTGCGATAATGATGGTAACCAATTATTTGAAACACGTGAGTTTGCTCACACGATTGAAGGTGAAATGAAGTGGCATAAGCTTACTACAAAAGCCTTTACTGAAAAATTGGTGAAAGCTCTTGAGTTGCAAGCACAACAACCGGGTATCACTGAACTTGGCGGGTTCTTCGTTCTCTTCAACTATGAGATTGATGAACAAGCACTTGCCAAAGCGAAGAAAAACGGTGGTGCTGCTTACGAAAGTGAAGATTCTAAATCAGGTGCTTCATTGAACATTCAAGTAATGCAAAAAGTGGCTCCATTCACTGATTTGTATGACTTGACTGAGTACCTTGGTCTCCAAGAACAATGGGACAAAGAAGCACAAGCTCATTACAGCGCTCTTTACCTTGTACAGACTGTTCGCGCTTGCGAATTGCTTTCTGACGAAGAGGTAAATGAGAAGTTGGATAAACTATACGGTGGTCTTGACAAAGTGAAAGCTGAAGTTGAGAACATTCAAACAACTGCTGAAAACCTTAAAAAAGGTGTAGCAGCAGGGGGGTCTGCCAACTCTATCACAAATTCTGCAGCTAACCGTCTAGGTGCGAATGCAGGTCAACTTCCTCCAGGTGTAGATGTTGATCCAGCAAGTGCTTTGGACTTTGGGGCTGAGGAATAATACACTCCAAACCTAAATTAAGAGTTTTTAGCCTTTAGACTCTCCTTAATTGGTAGAGGGGTATCTCATAAAACCGAGAAAGTCAAACTAGTTTGGTTTGGCTTTTAACAAAGAATTTATTTTCTTTGTTTTCTCTAAGTTCCTAGTTGTTTCTAGGAATTTTGCGAAGATAAAGAGGAAAGGAAGAATAGAATTGGCAACAGTAGTAGATGAACTATTTGCTGACTTGCAGGTTAGTAAGGGTGAGAGCAAAAGTGAGTTGAAACAAACCTCACTATTTGAATCAGAAGAACACCGAAATTACCTAGAGGGTATTATTGCTAGAGGTCAGAAATCCAAGCTATTGGCTTGGGAGATTGAAAACTTTGCTCAGTATGAGAAAGAACGCTTTGAGTTTGGTTCTCATTGGGTGTTGTTATTAAAGGCTTTCAACTCAACTGGGAAGTCCAATGCTTTAAAGGCTTTGGAATACAACCTAACCACTAAGGGTATCGGCTTGCAACTGGCGAAAGGTTTTATTAAACATGGAGCGTTAGAAGCAAAGATTACAACCTTTTGGTCGGGTGGGTTAGAGGTTGAGTATTACTTAACTCGAACAAGTTTAAGTCCTCGCTCTACGTTTAAGAACGGATATAGAGTGTACTTGAATGAAGACGGCACTCGAAAAGAGGTGTATAACACCCTTGTAGATGGTCGTTTTGTAAAAGTTGGGGAAACCCCAAGTTTCTTGAAGCGCTACTTCAACTTAGCAGAGGTTGGAGGTCGTTATTTGAACTTAATGAGGGGGGCAGAGGGTCTTCCAGTTTTGGAACAATCACCAGCTTCACTCAATAAGATGTTGTCGCAAGCAGCAGACTTAGAAACGGCAGAGCAAGCGATTAAACAAATGACAGATGATAACAAGGAAACGTTCCAACAACTAGAGGTTGTAGAGGGTCGTATCCGAGTCTATTCTCAGGATATTGTAGAGCGTAGACACTTAACAAAAGAGGTTATTCGACAGTTAGAGAGTCAAACAAATGCTTTTGAACAGTTGGAAAAAGGCTCCAAGGGTATCCTTACAGTCGCAAGCAATTTAAAAGCTATGTCGGAGTTGGAAGGTACAACTACGATTGATGGAGTTGATTTAAAAGCACTTAACCAAGTTCATTCTATTCAGACTAAGTTGAAAGAGTTTGGTTCAGAGGTTTCCTTACCTCTTGTTGAAACTGCTAATTTGAGTGATTTAGCAACTCTTGATAAGATTTCAAAAGGTTTGACTGCGTTAAACGAAGTTGAAAGTTTCGGTCAAGCTCCAAGCGTTTCTTCAACTCAAGTTTTGGAAGTTATTTCAATTTTGAACTCAGCTATTGAGGATTTGAATATTGCACCTAGCTTTGGGATGATTGAAGAGAGCAGAAATGATGAAGTTTTATCTCTCTTGGCTTTAGAGTCTCAGTTTTCAGAGTTGAGTAACTTGGACAAACAGTTAGAACTTGAAGGTTCAGAGAAAGAGTTTTGCTTTAAAGAAAGCGAAGAACTCTTACAAGAACTAAAAACCCAAGGGTATCCCGTTGGTGTCTGCTCACACTGTGGTCATCTTTCGATTACAGAACCTTTTGAAATTGGTTCGACTGTAGTAAGTCCACATGAGCATAGCTAGGAAGTCTCAGATTGACTCAGATTTGATTTTAAATTAGTTGGGGTCTATTTATGTGTCTGAGTTTTAAAATCGAATAGAGAGCAAATGAGAGGGTTTTGAGAGGTTTAGTTTATGAGAATTTTATGTGGTTTGAGAAGACACACTTATAAAGGAGTCAGAGCCTTTCTAACTGATGAAATGAATTATGGTTTGCAAGTAGTTGAGGTATTCCCAAAAGATAGGGGAAAGTCCTCTTTTTATGAGGGAGAATTAAATGCCTTTGATTACTTTGAAAGAAAAGGGTATTTCATTTACCTGAACGCAGTCCACGAAGCACATGATGAAGAGGGTATAAAAGATTGGCTTACTTTGTATAATGAAGTAGAAGAAGTTATTCTCTAATTAACTCAAACTGAAAAGATAGAACTAGGAGGTTTTAGTTTTTGAAAAAAGTAATCGGCAACACCTCAGTTACTTTTGGTGACCGCCACATTGAAAATGTGTATAGAGGTCAACACATCAACTACCAAGAGAACTGTTATTGGTGTATGGACAAGACGCTGGAGAGAGTCCAACTACTCGAACCAGAGTTATATAATGAAACAGGCGACTTTATTGGAGTCCGCACAGGGGTGTCTTGGCTCTCTGGTGACCGCATTATGTTGAGTCGCACCATAAAATTCTTAGACTCAATTAAAGGTCACAAGGTAATTAACAGAGGAAACCATGACTTGCATGGTTCTGAAGAGCGTAACGATTATTTGTTCTTGTCGTCATTGGGTTACTTTGACTCACCAGCGCATTTGGCAGAAGAGGATAAGCAAGTAGGGAGAGTGATGTTAGAGTCACCTGACTTGATTGATCCAGATACAAATGAACCATTAAGGGTGGTCTTCCACTATGTTCCTTACGGGAAAGAGTTTGAAAAATTGGATATTGTGGATGGTGTTACTAATATTGCGATAACCCACTACGATTTCCGAGTAGGTTTGACAAACTTTACAAACAACCCGGAAGCAATAGACTTAACAACTCATGAACCTTTTTATGGAGTAGACCTAATTTTGAATGGTCACATCCACCAACCCAGTGAGTTGAAGTCGTTCAAAACTGAGGGTGGAACTACTTGTGCTTTTATGAACCTTGGTTGTATGGCTCGTCCGAAGCGTTCAGAAGACTATAGCTTTGTATGGTGTGCAGTAGTGAAAATGCGGAAAAACCCTCACACGGGTTCACTAGAGGTTCACTTTGACCCACAAGTGTTTGAATTAAAACCACCTTCTGAGATTTTCTTGGAAGATACAGAAGGCTCGGTAGCAGAACAAGTCAAAGCAGAAGGGAAACAAGCTCAACTTTCAGAAGCCTTAGAAGGCTTGAGAGACTTCAACTGGGCAGGGGTATCCCTCTCAGAGCGCTTAAATCTTATGGTTTTAGAACCAGAGATTAAAGACTTAATTAAGCATTATTTGGCGCTTAATTAACTGTTGTTTTGTTGTGGAGATAATTATTGCAGTGGGTTTGTTGATTAGTTTTCAACTCACCTACTTACTAATTGAAGTTGTAAAGTTTTCCGTAGTACATGAGAAACGAAGAAAACGAGAAGAAAATAGGAAGGACATAAAATGTCAGTAGAACAAACATTGGCTCGTTTGGAGTCGTTAAACAAACAAGCATTGGAGCATAACCGTAAAGAGCAAGAAATTCGAGGGTCTAAAAAAGCACGTGTTCAAGCGATTTTGAAGGAAGTTGAAATCCTCAACTCTCTTGGGTATCCGATTAAAATGGAACTCGCTAGTGAGACGGAGTTCACAAAAGAGTCGATTGAATCTTACAAAGCACTTGCAAGTAAGATTTTGGCTGAGAAAGTTGCTGAAGCAGAGCGCTTAGAGAAGTTCTTTGAAGCGGTAGAGAAGAAAGACTATGACGCTATTAAGGAAATCACAGGAGAAGATGTGTCTGCGGTTTCTTATGATGTTGAAGTAGCAGATAGTAAAGAAGTCAAAGCAGAAGCAAAAGAGATGACTGCTCAAATGTTGGAAAACGATGCGGTTGTTGATATTGCTAAAGGTGACTCTCCACTTATTCCAGAGCCTACAAAGGAACTCAAATTTGAAGAAACGGTTCCAACTAAGGAAGAGCAAGCGGTATCCCCAACTACCTCAGAAACTCCAACAAGTGTAGAAACTACACAAGTTGAAAATAAATCAGCTACTACAGACACAAGCGCAGTTGATTTGTTAAGTGGTGTGTTTGGGGGTGCAACTCCAACTGAAACTGTAGAGGTAGAAGTTCCTAAAGTTGAGGAAACGCCTAAATCAACACCAAGCGCAGATACAAATCCATTTGCAGGGTTTGACACTGCTTCTTGGGAACAAGGCTTCAAGTTAGATTAAGGAGAACTGCTGAGATATGTTTTTAAAAATTGCATTTGACACGTTAGCAGAAGAAAGTCGCTTGCTAATTGACACAGTAAAACGCTCTATGATTGACCCTAAGAGCAAGAATGTGGTTATGAAGGTCGAACCTAGCGGTGTGGTATCCTTCCTTGCCCTTACAGATATTGTGGTTGCAAAAACAAGTGTAACCACTTCTGCAGTAGAGGTTACAGAATTTGAAGGGGAAGAACCAATTTACTTCCAAGTACCAGCTCTTACTTTAGAGAAGTTGATTTCAACTTATGCAGCTAGTGAACTGACTACTCCATTGAGTGTAACGTTCCACCCTCTAACAGATATTGAGGTAGCTATTACTGTCCAAGAGAGCTTGAAATTACCAGACAAAGATGAAGAAATTCGTAACTCTTCTCTCATTGCAACAACTCCGCCGTTCTACATTTCAGATTTGTACCGTTTGGAGTATATTAGTGTTGCAGACAATGAAGAAGTTCCATTTGTAGAATTAACAGAACAACAGCGTGAGGATATGATTCAAACCTTGAATGATTTAGCTCCTTACACTCCAACAACGAATGAAATCCACAATGATTTGATGTTTAATCCGACTACCAAAGCCTTGGAGTTCTACAAAGACACTTATATGCCTAGTGTTCAGAACAATATGGATTTCTTCTTAGAAGAGGGTGGTCTTCGTCCAATGAGTTTGATTGCTTTGAAAGACTTGTTGGCTAAGGGTCTATTCTCGTTTTATAAAGATGAAGAAAAACACTTCTTTGTCTTGAAGCAAGGTGCTACTGTAATAGGTGTCCTCTATGATGTAGATGTGGCTTACCCACCAAACTCTCTGGATCAACTTGGAGATTTACCTTGGGTATCCTTATCTCGCCCTCTTGTTGAAATGTATTTGAAACGTATTAATGCTTTAAGTGGTCTCATGTCTGCAGAGCGTATTCAAGTCATTATTTCTGATGATTTGAAGAATGTAACCTTCAAATATGGAGATTTAGACTTGACTGCCCCTATTGAACACGTGCATAAGGTAACAGAAGGTAACCAAGCGAAGTTGGAGTTAGGAGGTTTCCAATTTGGACTTTCCCCAGTTTACTTTGATTACTTGTTGTATGGTAAAGGTGAGTTTGCTGACGATATTCGCTTTGGTTTTGCTGGTGCAGGGAAGTTTGTCTTTATCAAGAGTTTTGACTCCTCTAACATTTGGTCTGTTGCTATGAGTAGTAACTAAATCTAAGTAAGTGAATAGAAAAGGAGGGTTTCCTTGGTTTCAGAAACATTCGCGAGTCGTTTAGGTGCGATTAAACAAGACTACTCCTTGAAAGAGGATAGACTTAGAAAGCGCCAAGATGACATTGCACAACTAGAAGATTTGCGTACTCTCTACTTGAATAGAGCGAAAGCCTTACAATACGTTGTTATGTTGAGCAATGATGGTACAAAAGGTTTGCGTGACTATATGGAGGGTATCATTAACCGTGCTTTGGCTTTGGTCTTTGGAGAAAACGTGTATAAGTTCTCTTTGATTTCCGACTTGAAAGCTCAGAAAGTTCACTTGAATTTATTGGAGTTCAAGAACGGTCAATGGAACGAATTAGTGATTGGTAAGCAAACAGGAGACGGTATGGGTCAGATTATTGCCTTTCTGTTCTCTGTAGTATTGACTGAGATTACCAATCACCGTATGTTGTTTGTCGTAGACGAGTTGATGGGTGGGCTTCATGAAAAAGCAGTAGAACTAGTGCAACGTTGTATTGCTGAGTTTGAAGGTCATGGAGGTCAATTCACTATGATTGAGTACACCTTTGAGGACTTTGGTAAAGAGTTGATGTTGGCTTTCGACAACAAGAAAGAGCGCACCAATATTGTGGATTCAAGAGAATATCCATTGTTGCCGGAAGAAAAAGAAGTTGCAACTGAGATTGCTTAGATATAAAGAAAGAGGATTTACTTAGCGGTATCCTCTCTTTTTCTTTGCTTGTTTTCTTTCTTTTTGCTAAACTAGAAGAATGAAGAAATGAAAGGTGGTTTGAGTCTTGGATTTGAATGAAAATAGGCTTTATAGAAACAGAGCGGACTTCAACAAGGTTGTCGTAGTCAAAGAGGTAAGTGGGAAGGAAGTAACTTTCCTCCACGCACCGCCAATAAATAGTGACATCCATTGGCTAATACCACCTCAACGTGAAACTTTGTCTTTGAGTAAGTTTAAGGCTTCATACAAACCTTTCAAGTAGCAAAACCTTTGTGGCATCAACCCTTGCCAACCAAATCGAAAATGTAACAAAGTCGTAATATGAAATTGCGACTTTCTTTGTTATAATGATTTTATATTTTGAAAGTAAAGGATTTTCCAGTATGAAAAAGAAAGTTTTATCGACATTATTATTAAGTACAGTAGTGTTAAGTCAAGGTTTAACAACCATTCAAACAGTAAGCGCAGGGGTTTTAAACCCTCATGAGGTAGTTGATGTACCACAAGCAACCCCAACCTCTAAAGGTGTATCAACCTCTGCCATTGCAGAACAAAACCAGAAAGTGGAACAATTAACTGAGAAACAAAAAGAAGCAACTTCTCAGTTAAATGATGTACAAAGTAAGGTTACTGCCTTAGAAACAGAACAAGCCAATTTACAAGCTGAAACTGACCATTTGGAGTCAGTATCTAAAGACCTAGAAAAAGACATCAACAACTTGTCTAAGAACATTGTGTCTCGTCAAGAGTCTTTGGAGAAACAAGCTCGTAGTGCGCAAACAAGTGGTTCTGTTTTAGACTATGTGAATGCTGTCGTCAACTCAAACTCTATCTCTGACGCTATTTCTAAAGTTACTTCTATGAACCAAATTGTTGAAGCAAGTAACAAAATGTTGGCACAACAAAAGAGTGACAAGGAAGACATTTTAGCGAAACAAGAAGAGAACAACCAAGCGATTAACACGGTTATTGCTAACAAAGAAAAGTTAGAAGATGATGCGCAGGCTCTTAATTCTCGCAAAGCTGAGTTAGAAGTTGCTAAGTTGAACTTAGAGGTTGAAAAAACTGAAGCAGAAGACAAGAAAGCTGAGTTAGTAGAGCAAAAAGCAGAAGCAGAGCGCCAAGCAGCTAAAGCTTTGGAAGAAGAAAAAGCTTATTTAGCTCAAAAAGAGAGTGAAAAAGCAGTAGTAACGAACTCTGCCAACACTTCTTTAGAGCAAGAAGTTTCAGCGGTATCCACTCCGTCAGCACCAACTACCTCAGAAGAGGTAGCTCCAAGTTCTGAACCTCAAGAGGAAGTAACAACTCCAACACCAACTCCGACACCAACTCCAACAGTAACTCCTCCTAAGTACAACACAGACGCTTCAAGTTACCCAATGGGAGAGTGTACTTGGGGAGCTAAAACACTAGCACCTTGGGCTGGAGATTATTGGGGTAATGGAGCGCAGTGGGCTACAAGTGCTGCTGCCGCAGGATTTAGAACAGGTTCTACCCCTCAAGTTGGTGCCATTGCTTGTTGGAACGATGGTGCTTATGGTCACGTTGCGGTAGTTACTGCGGTTGAGTCTAATACTCGTATCCAAGTTTCAGAGTCAAATTATGGTAAGAAGCGTTATATTGGTAACCACCGTGGTTGGTTTAACCCAACAACAACTTCGGAAGGATTTGTCACATATATTTATCAAAACTAAGAAACTAGTGAATTTTATCCAGTATACGAGGGTATGCTGGATTTTTTGTGGTTTTCTTTTGGATAATAAATAGAAAATCTTGAAAGTTGAGATAAAATACATGTACGAATTATTAAAAGGTTCGCAACCTGTATCAACTCAAAGCCAACAAGGTCAAGGAGTTGTACAAGGTAAAGTAACCAATAAATACGTTGAAAATTTTGAAAGGCTCTTGTGTGCAGGAGCTTATAAACAGTTAAAAGAGAGAAAAGACAAGGGAATTACTGAGGGTATCATTTCGAAATTCTCGCCTAATAATGTTCGTAGAGTGATTCTAGGTTTAGATGGTATTTATGTTCAGTTTTATGTTTCCCCAGTAAACTTTAAAGCTAAGGAGCAGTTTGTACCAATTACGTTTACAGAGCAGTTAGGTACAGAATTATCAGCAGAAAGTAAGTCTACTCCGATTACTAAAGTATTGAGGGGTGATAGTCGCTCTCTCTTTGGTTCACGTGTCTTCTCAAGTGTAGAAGAGATTATTGTCTTGAGCAGTAGCCCAAAAGTTCAAGGGTATCTGCTTGATAACCACGGTCTTGATTGGTTCTTAGACCCAAGCAGAAAACAAACGGTAGAGTCTTCCTTTAAGCGATTGAGAGCAGTTGGTTTGGTGGAAGACAGTGTGACTTGTAAAGAGTTTGTAGAGAGTCATAGAGAACAAATCAATGACCCTTATGGTCTCATTTTGAGAGACACAGAATTGAACTATGTAGGCGCTCTGTTTAATGATGACTTGTATTATACCCACACGGCTCTCCGTCCTCAATATTATGAGATGGACGAAGAAGGTGGTGCTTTGTGGAACTACTTCCAAGAAGTGAAGAAAGAAACGCCTAAATCAACTAAAACCGTGGAAACTAAAGATATTGGAGATGGGTTCTTAAAAGACTCCGACTTAACTTTGGTTACTAACTTCTTAGGCTTGGTTCATGTCCTTGAGGGGTATCAATCTGAGATTTCCGCTCAATTTCCAACTTTAAAAGAGACTTTAGAGGTTGGAGAACATAACAAAGCTCTAGCAAAAGAGTATGTAAACTCGATGGTTGCTTTTGTGAAAGAGCATAGAGATATTACTTCTTATCCGACTCCTAAAGTGTCTATTACTTCTGACACAACTTATTTGAGAGCAGTTTCCGTAGCTAATTACCTTTTGAAGAATAAAGACAAGGTTGGGTTGAGTAAAGGTGTAGATTCCGTATTCGTGGGGTATCTTACTGCTTTAACTACTTGTTTAGAGTTAGCTTTGGAAGATGTTACTTTTGACTTTATGAGTTCAGAGTTTGTTTCAAGTTATAAGAGTGGGTTAGAGTTGTATTTTAGCAACGTGTCTGATGAGACAGAAGAAACTGAGGAAGATAACTCAGACACAAGTGAAGAGGTTTCAGAAGAACCAAACGAAGAAGACAAAAATAGTGAGAAATACCAAGGTCTTTACGATAAGTTAGTTAGCTTCGGCTTTGACTTAGAAGGTGCAGAGTTTAAACCTTTAGCACGTGAGATTACCTTAGAGGGTGTAGACTTCTTACCAGAGAGTGTTTTAGAAACAGTAGGTGAGGTTTCGCCTTTATTTGCAGTAATCAGTTGGTTATCAATGAACTCGGTTTACTCTTTTGATACGTTCTTTAACGAAAAAGAGTTCTTCCAATTAGCTTGCTCTTTGAAAGAGTTGGATTTATCAGATGAAGAAGCAATTAAACTAGCAAGTTTCGGTATCTTTGGTTTAGAGTCAACTTCTATTTTTGATGGTTACAATGAGTTTATTGATAAACACTCTAAACTAAAAGAACAGTTTGCAGAATTGGATAGTTACTTTGCAAATGAAGGTAGAGGTTCTGAGTTTAAACAAATTAGACCTTCCTTTAAAGAGTTTGCAGAGCGTTTCGCAAATGAAGTTTCTGTGGAGCTATTGACTGCGCCTAATTATTTAGCAGTAGATGTTTTGCGTTCTGCTTATGGCTTTAACGGTTGGGGTGTTCCATTGCCGAAAGTCTCTCAACTACCTAAATTAAGTAAGCTTTTAACCGATTTGGTAAATACCACAAGGGTATCCTACCGTTTTCGTCGAGACTTTGAGAAGTTTGAAAAAGAGCTTGGAGCTGATGTTATTAGTTGTTTGAGTAGTAAACACTTAACAAAAGAGGGTGATTTCCTAAGTTGTACTATTGACCCTCATACTTTTGTGAAGGTAGTAAGCAGCCTTTTCAGTTACTACCCACCAAGTGAAGTAAGAGATATTAGTGGAGTCTTTCAAAAGGCTTTAGAATTAGTAGAGAAGAAAGAAGGTGAGATTAGTGAGTAAAGTACAAGATCAGATGGAGAAAATCTCAAATCAGCTCGGTTTGGGGTTAGACAACCAACAAATCGTAGATGTGGTCTATAGTTCAGTTGAAGAATTAGTAGAAAACGGACTTGAAGGTTCAGATGAAGTCGTTTATTTCTATGCTACTTGTATGTTAGCTTGTGCCTTCGGTCAACTTTCTTTGGATAGAAAAGCAAGTGGGTTCACTTTTGGGTTTCGTGATTTAAAACCAATTTACACTCAATTAGAGTCAGAGTTAGCAGTTCAATCCGTTGAAAACCAACTAAAAAACCAGTTAGCGGTATCCGACTTGCGCTCTAATTCTTTGAAAGACTTGAAAGCAGAGCAGTTAGAACACTTCCTAATTGATGATATTGCGACTGTTTCAAAAGCTTTAGATTTAGAGTTTGACCCCACTTCGGTATCCTCAGAAGTCAAAGACAGTTTGGTTTCTGTTGAAGATGAGACTTTCGCTAGAAAAATAAAGGCTTTAAAGTCGTCAAGTAAATTGAACGCTGATGTGGTTTCTTTGGTTGACTCTTTGCTTGATATTTATGATTTTGCTTTTGAAGCAGGTTATGAATTAGATAAATACGAAGGGGTCGTAGTTGGTCTACCTGATCTGCCTATGGTGATTATCCAAGGAGAACAAGCAGTCCAACCAAATTATACTGCATCTTACTATGCAGGAGAAGCTATGTTTTCTCCTCTTCGCTCTATTTCGGTAAACACTTCAAGACAAGTAGACTTAAAAGAAATTGTAGAGTCGAGTAAACCTATTTATTACCCTTACAAGATGTTGGAGTTTGCTTTAAGTCGTAAAGTAACGGTTCAAAAAGATGATTTGAACTTCCCTTCAGTTCCTATGAAGTGGAAAGGTTCAGATGGTCAGCGTGAATCGATTAAAGATTACTTAACAAAGAGAGCTTGGGAGTATTTGGTGTTGGTGTGCGATACTTACCAAGATGGGTATTTTTGGTTGGATAAGGTTGCTTACTTCGGTAAAGGTGCAACAAGACCGATTACCCCAACCGACAACCAAGTATTTAAAGATTATCTAGCTAAGTTCAAAGCTACTTTCTCAACATTTTCTATCTTGAAAAACCATGTAGGAATGATGGAAGACGAGAAATGGGCGTCCGCTGAGTGGGTGGTATCAGCCCCAATTTCGGAGTTGCAAAACAGTGAGTTCAATCATACTAGTGCTTTATACACTGATGTTTTTGATTATGGTGGCGACTTTGAAGCTCCTTTAGTCAAAGACTTTAAAGATGTTCAAGTGAGTCACTATTCTCATATTGCAAAACCAGAAATTGCAGAGAGTGAGCCTTTATTTGCCTATAAAGCTTTAGAGTCCTTACAACGTAAAGGTGAGAAACTGACTTATGGTTACCAATTACTAGGTAAAGGTCTTGATGGTCGTATTTTAACTTCGTCTAATGAATTAACGGCAGCAATAAATGCTGGAGCAAAGTTGGTTCTCGCCTATTGGGCCGGTTCTCGCTCTGGCAAAGGGGTGTCTATTTCTAATGGTTTAGCGGTATCAATCGCCAATGGTCGCCCAGTGTTTGGTGGTGATGGGAAACCAGATACAATGGTTCCTTACTACATTGCTTTTGGTGGAGCTGATGAAAATGGTATTCCTAAAGGTTATTTCATTCAAGCAGGTGTATTTAATAAGTCTGCTATGCCAGTAGTCAACAACATTTCTGAGCAGTTGGACTGGGATAATAACTCAACGATTATGGGTTGGTTTGACAAGTCTATTCCAAAATGGTTCAGTGGTGTAAGTAGCTCTCAAAAGCGCTATACAGGTGCTTGGGGAGATATGGCTTTCTATCGCCACATGTTGCTTGTTATGGGTATTGTCTCACTTCGAGCTACTGTAAAAGCAAGTGACGTAGCTCTTTACGAAAAACTAGGTGGAGATGAAGGTATCCTTGGAATTTTCGACGAGGTAACAAACTGGTCGAACTTATTTGGTTCTAAGGCTCTCAGCTCGAATGGTGGTTGGTTCCAAAGTATTATGTCTGACCCAGAGTTAGAAGAACTTGTGGATTTAGGTCAAAATTACTTAGGTGGTTTGCTAAAAGAACAAGCAACTCGCAAATTTGAACGTGCTTTAGAGAACAAGTCTGATGAATATAGGAACAGAGCTTATTTGAGAGATTTGTATGATAAACTAGATGAAAGCATGCAACTACTGAACAAACTGAAAAAAGCTGGTTTCCAGAATGAAGAGAGTTTACGTTCAAGTATTTACATTGTAGGTCAAAGTTTCAATATGGGTGGTTTTGATAAACTTCCTAGAAACAAAGGAAACGATGCATCATCATTTAAAGCAGCTTGTGATTATAAGAACGGGGTTGTAGATCCTTGGTTGTATACTTTGTTGAACTTAGATACTGGTTTTATGGTTGGTTACAAAGGTACTGAGAAATCTCAATATTGGTCTAGTCAAAACGGTTCAGACTCTAAACGATATCTCACTTCAAGTTCTCGTAGATTTGCGTACTTTGGTGGGGTTGATTTCCCAACTATCCGAGATGAAAACCCACAAAATAAAGGTTTGGCTCGCTCGGTTAACTCTCAAATGGAGGGTGGGGCAGTTTACTTTAAACCTTACTTGATTTTAGGTGACTCTCAAGGTTCTTGTGTCACTCAGTTGGAGAAGAACTTAGGAAGTAAAGCAGAGTCTATTAAATCTCGCAACTCAAATCCTAACAACCCTAATGAATGGGATGAACGCATCGGTGTTCTAGGGTATTTGAAGGCTTTAGGTTCTAGTGATATTAGTAAGTCTTTTGTTCGAGCTAGAGAGATTGCTGATTTGGTTGTGGCTCAAATGGGTTATGAAGGTTCTTATTTAGAGTTCTTGTTAGATTTAAGGCCTGAGTGGAACTTCTCTTGTGAAGATGTTGTTATGGCTTTCACCAACCAAGACGCTTATTTAGCTAAGAAGAAAGAAACAGTTTACTACAAAGTAGATGAGTTGTTAACAGAACTCCAAGAGTTTAAACAAAGTGGTGGAGCAACTGAACAGATTTCAGAAGGTTCTAATGTTGTAGACCTCCGCCCAGAGTTCGCGACTAAAGAGGTAAAAGCAGATGAAGTCGAAGAACCAACTTCTTCTCTTGATGAAGAAGATACTTCAAACTTCTCAGACCTTCACGAAGAAAATATCTCAGAATCTACCTCAGAGTCCCCAGTTTCGTCTGAGAGTGATTTTAACTCCACAGTCGATAACTTAGAGGGCGAACCTCAAAAGTGGAGCAGAGAGCAATCTGAGACTTCTGAGAGCGTACAGGCGAAAATACCTGATATAGCTGACTCTGTAAATGTTGCTTCTGCTCTAGCTAGTCAGCTAGGGGTATCCGAACAAGCACTTATGTCTGTTTTGCAGTCTGCTTTTGGTTTGCAAGGTTCTAGTATTCCTAAAGTAGAGACACTTGTGTCTACTGAGGAATTGAATGATAGAACGACAATGAGCCGAGTTGCTTCAAATCAAGCAGGTGTAGTCATTAAAGATGACCAAGACTTGAGAGAGTATTTGTTAGAGGATATTTACACTTACTTTGGTGATTGGAGTAGAGTTCGTAAGATTGAAATTATTGGTCGTCAGTTGTACTTCAATGGTTTACTTTATGAACCAGAGAAAGAGGGTATCCAATTTAGTCCTGAAGTTTCCCCATACTCTATTTCTTTATGGAACAGTGGAGGTTTCGGAGAATTATTCGATTGGAAACTGATTAGACAGTATTTGAACCCAACTTCTTTAGTCTTTGACTCTATGGACTATGCTTATAGAGAGTTTGACCTTATGGAGTCTAGTAGTTCTAAAGCAGTTGTAGAAACTGCATTTAAGCGTTATTCTATGTTGCAAGACTTACAAGTCGGTACATACACCTTTACAAGAGCAGAGGTTGAAGAAATGATACTTGAAAGACAACCGTTCTTATCAAGTTATGACCGTAGACAACAAGTTTTCCGTAGAGGAAATAGCAAAGGGAAATCTTTCCGTCAAAAACGTTGGCAGAAAGCAAGAGAACACATGGCTGAAGGTCATACTGGTAGAGCAGTCGCTTCGGCTATAGGTGCAGGTCTTGGGGTTGGTTTCCAAGGAGCAAGTCATGTCGGTGGTTTCTTCAATAAGGCTGCAAGAGTCTTCCGTCAAGCAGGTTCTTCTGTAGCTGAGAATTGGAAAGAAATGGACAAGTCGAAACACTAAGGGTAAGGGTATCCGCTTTTTCTCTTAGGTTTTCAAAATGTAGTTAAGAGAGCTAACGCTCTCTTTTCTTTTTACCTTTTTGCTAGTTGATTACTTGACATTCTTACAACTTTTTGATATAATAAAACAAATTAAATCAATAGGAGAACCTAAGTTTGAAAGTAGAAAAAGAAAAGGTAGAGCTAACCTCAGAAACTCTACCACAATTACTAGAGAAATTATATAAGTCACAAAATCACGTTTTGGTTCGCATTAACGGAACGGTCATTTTGGATTTATTAGACTTAGATGGTTTGAAAAAGCTTTTAATTACCAAAGGGTATCCTTATGTTACCGTGGTTTCCAAAAGTTATGGGTACGAACTCAATGTTCCACCGTCAATAGAAAGGTAGGCTTGTTATGTTCATTTTAAAATCAGATGTTTCAAAACCCTCTAAGCTAAAGGGAACCTCTTTGGTTTCGCTTTGTAAACTGTCAGTAAACAAATCGTCTAGGGAGAATATCGCTCGATTTAGCGCTTTTGTAAATTCCCAAACAAGTGAGGTATCCTCAGTTTCCTTAAATAAACCGGAAGCTTACTTCCATGCAAGTGATATGCTTATTTTCTTGCAAGGGTTGGTTGGTCTTCTAAACAAAGGTATTCACATTGAATTGTCGATTTACGGTGATGAAATTATCAATTTGGTTGGTCGTTTTATTTATGATAATCGTATTTCAGACAGTGAAGTTGAGTTGCACTTAGAATTACCTCCTAGGTTAGACGAAGAGCATGGGGAAGTAGATATTGTGCGTTTTGACTCAGAAGGTTTCTTGAAAGAACCTTATAAAATTGGGTATTTTGATTATGGTTATTTCAATCATATTTAATAAATTAGAAAGATAGGTAAAAGAAAATGTTTATTATCAAATCAGGAATTTATCAAAAACCAAGATTGAGAGGTAAGTCACTTGTAGACTTATTTGGACTTTCAACTCGAAAGTCTTCTTTGGAGAATTTAGAGTTGTTTACAACTCAAATTAAATCTCTTATTCAGAGTGGTGAGCTTGGAGGTAAGGTTGTTAATTTCCCTAATATGACAAGTTATTTCCACCCAACACACCTCAGAGAAGTTTACGAATACTTGCGGTATCTCATTATGGAGTGCGCAGTCATAGTTGACTTTTCAGTTTACGATGGTACTTTGATTAACTTAGTTGGAGAAAGTATTTTACGAGGTTCAGTTTCAGATGACCAAGTTCGTATTCAACTTGAACTTGAAGATGGTGGGAGACGAGAATTGCGCTTTGACGAGCAAGGTCGTATCCATAATTGGCCAGTTGCTTATTTTGAACCTAGCGCTCCATTTGATTTAGGTTTGTGAGGTAAAAATGACTGTTACAAATTTAGTCCAAGAAATATTTGACGAACCGAATATCCAAAGCCACGGTTCGCTTTGTGATTTTACACTTCAACGTGGGTTTAATACACACCATGTGCGCATTATTTCAAGAGATTCTAACTACAATGTGTATGTTTTTAAAGTTATCGAAGTCTTGCGCAAAAGTGATAAAATTGGTGAAGTTAAACGTACCAACTACTTTAAAACCTTGGAAGAATTAGATTTGCACCTTAGAAACATTAGAAAAGGGTATCCCAAGTTTGAGTTCCTTCCCAAATTTTAAGTTTAACTAACTAGAAAAGAAAGAAGTCCAATGTTTGATTTATTTAAAAATTTAAAGTCTAAATCCACTTTGTCTGAAATGAACCCTAAACGGTCATATAGCAAAGCTGAACTTGACACTTTAGCTTTGCTTATTAAAAACAATTCAGTGCGACAGAGTGCCTTTGAGAGTGCTTATGAAGAAGTTGAAAGTAAGTTAGAAACGCATAACTTAGTTCAACAGAACGCTCAAAAACAAATTGAAAAATCAGATAAATTAGTAGATTTGACGTCAGAAACAGAAGAGGTTGTTACGAAGATAGTAGATGAGTTGGTCTCTCAGACTGTAATTTGGGATTCCGAATTAGGAGATGTACTAGCTTTACCAACCCCTATTCAACACTATGGGAAAGAAGTAGCTCCGAATTTAGAAAAACAACTTGGAGTACAGTTCACAGGGTATCTAGCAAAGCAAGATGTTCCCGAACCTAGTGGTAAAACCTTACTAAGTCTTTACAAACGCTACATTGAGACTGGAAACATGCACCTTTATCATACGTTCCGCCAAGGCTTAGACATTTTGGATATTGATGAGGTGCTTTATCGCTTATTGCATTTAGATCCAAACGCTATGTCAAATTGGTTACTTCCAATTAAGCAAGTTGTAGATAAAACTAGGTTTTTCAAAATCCCAAAAACTCGCATTATCAAAGTGCCGTTAACGTTATTGCAAAGTACACGTGTCTATGAGTTTCAAGATTTAAACCCTTTAAGCCTTGAAATTATCAATCAATATGCTCAAAAAGTTTTCGATTTAGACTTAGATAAAGACTACTTTATCAAGACGGGAACGTTCTCGTCTAAGTTTGACTTTAGAAACGCCAAAGTTACAAAAGGTCAAGAAGTTTCAGAGCTAGGTTCTTACTTGTGGTTTATCCAACACCAAGCAAGTCAGTTCGCTTCACCCTTAAATAATCGTGTGGTTTATGGAGTCTCGTCAAACAATGACTGGGTCGTAAGAGAGTTCATTGATGACGTGGAAAACAATCCTACAATCTACAATGGTCTGCCTTTGCACACAGAGTACCGAGTTTTTGTAGACTTCGATACAGAAGAGATTATCGGTATCTCTCCTTATTGGGAGCCTTCGGTTATGAAAGAACACTTCTTGGACTTAGGTAGTTTAAATGATGTTCAAAAGCAACACGATTACATCAACTACATCAACCATGAAGAAACTTTGATGAAGCGCTACGAAGAAAACAAGGACTTAGTAGTATCTGAAGTTTCAAAACTGCTCAAAGATTGTAAATTAAAAGGTCAATGGTCTATTGACATTATGCAAAATGGCTCAGATTTTTGGTTGATAGATATGGCCAGGGCTTTGGAATCTGCTTTGTCTGAGTGTGTGCCAAAAGAAAAATTAAAACAAGCTCCTTTACCTTTCATGATTGAAGATGGTTTGCTTGAAGTAGGAGAATTATGATGTTACATAGACTTGAAATTTATAAGGAGTCTTACTCTTCCATAAAAGATAAAGCCTCCGAGTTCAAATTGAAATTGTTACAAAGGGTTGAGAGCGAAGATTTGTCAGCAGCAGTAGACTTCGGTATCAGTTTCATGCGCTCAGAGTTTGAGTTCGCAGAGTTGGGTGCTGATGATATAACTGTAGGTAGTTTTATATGTTCTGACCCAAACGGTTTAGAAACTTCTGTAAAAGAAGAAGCTTTACGTTTACTTTATCAGTATTTAGTAGGCGATTTGTACTCTTTTATTCCAATTACCTTCTACGACAAACGAGTTTGGTCGAAAGTTACTTACATTGTCAAATATGAAGAGTTAGACTCGCAGGGAGTAGGTGTTTAACTGTGGTTTCAAAAGAAAGAAAATTTTTAAAAATGGTTGACTTATATACTCAAGTAGTAGAGTCAGGCTTAACTTGGGGTTTTTCAGACTATGAGGAACTTGCTGAACATAAGCGGTTGACTGGTTTATTTGCAACTCAAATTAGTCGTCAAAATGATAAGTACGAACAACGTCACACTGCAGACTTAAAGGCGCAGAGTAAAGAATTTGGCTATGTACAACCAAGTAACGTAGTTCCTATTTTCAATGATGAGGTTGTGGATTTGGATAATACTTACAAATATGTAAGAACAGGCACTCCAATTAGAGAACCAAATAGAAGGAGAAGTTACTGGTGAACTTAGAACAGAGAAAACAAATTGAAACAAGAGTAGAACAATTAAATGTGAAACTAACCGAACTCGGTATCCCTCAACTTTCGTTCCATTTTGACATTGAGGGTGAAGTGGTTCAGTTACTTTACAAATTGAGTTCCTGTAACTTCTATGAGTGGATAGGTTCCGTTGTAGACTCCACACCGTCTGAGATTTTGGATTGGTTGAAAGTTCAAGAGAGTCAGTTTTACTTGTACAAGCAACTGATTTCTTATTTTGGGAGTGGTTTTGCACATGCAATTATTCCAAATGACTCTACGGTAACTTTGACTTTAAGTCACTTGACTTATGTTTTCAGTTACGATAGAGAGCATTTAGTTATTTATGCTTACAAGAATTACATTGGCAAAGACTTAGCTAAGTCAGGTTCTAAATTGGGTGAATTGAAGTTAGAGAGACTTGGAATGCCCCATATCCGAGAGCCTTTAGGTACTAAGGTTTCTATGACTAGAGTTTGTCCTGAGACGGAAGTAGTGAAGCATTTAGATTATATTATTAGCACGTTTAAGCAGTTTGAACAGATGGTTGTAAACCAAAGCAATTAAGAATTGAGGGAGAGTATGTATTTAGACGGAAAACAACAAGTAGAATTGAAAGTTGAGCAACTTAATCAGAGACTAACTGAACTCGGTATCCCTCAACTTCGCTTTGAATTTGAACCGAAGTTAAGTTTGATTAGATTGACTTATCAGAAAAAGCCTTGCTTTGATGTCATTGATTATGAAATTAGCGATTACTATGACGATCTTATAGAATGGTTAAATTATCACGAAGGTAACTTGTTCCTATACCAACAGTTGGTATCACATTTTAAAGGCGCATTCGCTCGCCTTATCAAACTTGATGATGGCAGTTTAGGTTTGACCTCAAATGGTTTGACTTATCAATTTGGTTACTTGAACGGTCAGTTACTTGTAGTTTGCTCTAAAAACTACGAAAAAGACTTACTTGAGTTGGGGACTAAATTTGATGAGATGAAACTTGAAAGAGTGATTGTTCCCAAGGAAAAGAACCTTATGTGGACAAAATGTAGTGTAGGAAAGATGATTCATGAAACAGAAGTTGAGGAGACTTTGCTTAGAATTGAGTCTGATTATAAGAACTTTGAAGATATGTTTGTATATCAAACGGCACAAATTACAGATAATTAGAGGTAAATTGTGAAGATTACAATTCCAAAATAAAGAAAGAGAGATGGGTATCCTCTCTTTTTGTTTGACAAAATAAATCAATTTTGATATAATAGAGAAAATAGAAATTGAGGTAGTAACTATGAGTAGTATTGCAAAAGTTGTTGAAACGTTCAATGATGGTCAGTGGGTCACACTGTTACTTTATAACGAAATTACTAAAATGGGGTTTTACTACACCTTCGCAACTTCCGACTTAGTTTACAAATGGTCTGAGATTTTGAAAGACTTACGTGAGTTAGATACCTCTAATCATCCAAAATCTGCAACTGTCATTAGTCGTCCGTTTGACACTGTTGATGAACTAATTAGTTATTTTGAAGATAACTTGTTATAGTGAGGTGTAGGTATGGAAGTTAAAGAAAACACAAAACTAATCACATTTAGAGAGTCGTATCGTGGAGAGACTTATGTTGCTTTTGCAGAAGACAAGACTGAAGTGTATGTATTTAAAAAGTTTTTGAATTGGGTTTCTTGGTATTCTCACTCATTTTCTAACTATTTTTATGTTTTAAATAAAGATAACCTAACTAAAATTGTAAGTGATTTTGAAACGTTTCTGTCTTTAAGTGACTCTTTTAAATATTGTGAGTACGGCTCTGAAGAAGCTGACTTACAAGTAGTAGCTCAATTTTATAGGGAAGACGGTCGCCTACCTACTAACTTGCATAGAGGTAGCAGAAGTCGTTCAATTACTGTAGATTTTGAAGTAACCATTCCGTCCTTACAAGATGGTAACATTCTACACGAAGATTTAGCACATCGATACTATACTGTGGTTATTACAAACTTAGAAGATGTACGGTACTTAGAAGATTACTAAAGAGAGGTATATCCTCTCTTTTCGCTTGACTTAATTAAATAATTTTGATATAATAGAGAAAATTAGAAAAGGAGACAAATGTTATGAAACCAACATTATTAGATTTTAACAAATTGGAGTCTATGGTAATTCGTGGAGATTATCAAGGGTTTAAAGGTCATGGGGCAAAAGGTAAGGGTTATTTGCAACCTATACACAATGGACAACGTAACCGTAAAGCATTGTTCAATGATTTAAGAAAAGTTTTCGCTCGCGAATTGGGTATCTATTCTGAGTCTGACCTTTCACCTCGTCAAAAAGAATACATCAATCGTATTTTGAACTTGAAGTTGAATGAAACAAATCAGTTGAAGTTAGAGAGTTCTAAGACTCGTCAATTAGCTTTTGTAAGAGCAGTAAGAGATTATGTATCGCAAGGGAAGTATTTTTATTTCATGTTTGGACAAGAATTGACGCTTATGCAATTAAAGAAGGAGATTTGAGATGTCTAATCTATCTAAATTTCGACCAAATAAAGAAAATCAAGGTGTTGATATTAAGACAGTTCGGTGTGACACATATTCCTCTAGCTTTGAAAGTTTGTACAATACTTACACAACATACTGTGAGGAACATCCTAACGGTTCTTGGTTCCCAGAGTTTCAACGTGGGTTGGTTTGGACACAAGAACAGAAAGAACAGTTGATTTTATCTATGCTCAATGGTTTGCCTATTGGTGCGTTTTACCTAAACGATTGGTGGTTTGACGAGGATGAAAAGCGTGCTAAAATGGATCACGTTTTATTTGATGGTCAACAACGATTTACTGCAATTTTGGATTTTCTTACTGGAAAATTTCCTATTACCTTTGAGGGTAAAGAATATTATGTAACTGATTTGTCTTTCCAAGAATGGCTAAATATCAAGCGGTATCCAATCAGCATTGTCCACTCTTACATTGAAGCTTGGAATGACTTAATTGACTTTTATGTTTTGATTAATAAGGGTGGAACACAACATACAAGTGAAGAGTTTCAAAAGGCTTTGGATTGTAAGGAGTAAAGACATGAAAAAAGAAGAAGTAATTTTAACTAACTTAGAACAAATAGTGGAACACAGTGAGGTTGAAGGATTTTTAACAGTTGGTAGATACTTGAAACAAACACCATCAAATACATTACAGTATTTACATACATCCTCGGATGGTTCTCTTTTAGAGGTTGACATTTATGCAACTGTGGATGGTCAGCTGCGAAAGTCGGTATCTTTTGAAAGTTTTGAGCAATCTAAAGGTTTCCCTATGGAAGTTACTTTAGCTGATTTAGAAAATGCTATTGAGCGCAGTAAACACCAAGCTCCTTTGAGATATAGAGGAATTTGTGCAACTAAGTGGGAAGAAATCAAGTTTTTGATTGGAGAAGTATAATGCGCACAAAACAACTATTAAAAGCAGTACAAACTGTAAGTTCAGATATTCAAACTTTGTTGAATTACTTGGCTTTAAGTGAGGAACATTATGGGACTCACGCTATCGTAGACCCTTTTGGAAAAGTTTTGTTGGAACATAAGTTTCACATGACGGACAAAGGTGAGATTATAAAGACAGTAGTGCATGAAGACTTTGTTGAACATTCTGTTAAACCCATGAAATTAGCTAAGTTGACCTTAGAAGAATTGTTAGCTATTGTTAGTTATTCGAAAACTCAACCGCCATCTGATGAGTACAAAAGTGCTTTTGAAAACAAGTGGGACGAGATTGAGAAAGTCACACAACTGAATTTAAGTTTAAATGATGTTTTGAATTAGAAAGTTAGAAAAGGGTTGAATATGTTAGAACAACACTTAACAAAAGACCAATTTACATTAGGTCAAGAAATTTATGTAGACCACTATGAGAATAAGTCTCGCCCTCGATCTATTTATCCAGATAACCAATTTGAAGTGGGATATGTAGCAAAGATTGAATATAATTTAATTAAAACGACACTAGGAGACTTTGAACTATCTAGCGGTATCCACCAAGTAGACGAAGGTTCTTTTGACTTTGATGGAGAGCTTTTCTTGTCTGTAGACGACTTGATGAATAAGCGAGACCGACTTTTAGCCTTTGCAGCTTTGAAGTCTGCATTAGAAAATGAAGAGAGTTATGGCAGCTCAGTTCGAGAAATTTCCACGGATAATTTAGCTGATTTTGCTTTGAAACTATGCTTTGATAAAGGAGGTGTTTAGTATGAATCCAACTATTTTAACTCAAAAAGAACAAGAACTACTTGAAAAATATGAGCCTTTATTTGCAGCTCAACACTTTACTTTATCGGTATCCAACTTAGGAGGTACCTCAAATCATTGGAAAATTGAAGATTCTATTTTTCCGAATTTCGCAGGACATAGATTTTATAAAGTCTTTGAGTTGGGTAAGTTAGCTGATTTTGAATTGTAGTTGGAGTTTTATTTGTATTGTGTAACTTCCTATAGGTTTCTTGAAAGTTTCGCGATTTGTAAGAATGTAAACTGGAATGCAAACTTTTTGGACTATACTAATTCCAACTATACTTTAGTTGCTTTATTTGATACTGAAGGTACTGATTTTTATGAAATTGAAGGTACTTTTAATTTTGAAGTAGGGTCTGACCTTGTTACAGGACGAGTAGTTGCTACTTTACTTTCTAGTACAAACATTCAACTAGATTTACCAGATGGTACGCCTCTAAAGATAAAAGGTGGTGCTTTTTCAAATATACAGTCGGAGCTTATACGGTATATAAGTAATAGGAAGATTCTATTAAATGATTTAGTAGTAAGAGCTATTGAAAAATTAGATTTATCTGTGAAACGTTACATTAAAGAAATTGAATAAAGGAGACTAAAATGAACTCAACAAAAATTTGGTTCTCTTCTAACCTTGGGGATAGAGAGCGTTTTTACAACACTTTGAGAGTAACTAATGGAGTATCACATTCCAAACTGCGCCAATATGGTAAAGTTGAAAATTATAATTATGGTGCAAGTCCACATTATTACATTGACAACATGAAAGAACTACATGGTCTCATGCGTTCCCTTGAGCGCAGTGAAAATCCGTATAAAGTTAAAGGTTTGTGGTTGACACCTCATAGTAGGAAGAATGAATTTAATTTGTTCATTGAGTTTGATTTAAGTTAGAAAGAAGTTGAAATATGGACACAATTTTACTTGAAACATTTCCGTACTCTCAAAAACAGAAGGGTGCGTTTAGAAAGCTTTCAGCTTTTATCCAACAAGCATTGGTAAGCGAAGATTTTTACAATTATGGTAAGCTTAACAACTATGAATTTGATTTTAAGATTGAGGGTTCAATTAATCCTATGGCGGACGGTTATGTTTACCTTACTTATGTGTATTTAAGAGGTAAAGTAGTCGCAGTAGTTCAAGCTTTGGCACCTAGCTTGGTAAAGGTTGCAATTATTCCACCTACGGAAATTGAAAAAGTGATGCACAATTCAGCTCACTTGGATTTTACAGATTTAAGTGATACCGAAGTTCATCTTTGGTTTAATGATTTACTACCTTTAACTACAAAAGAAGTAAGACAAGCTTTGCAATTTCCATTTGGTTTCTCTGCAGGTTCTGAGCAAATTACGATTACAGGACTTAGAGGTAGTCAAACTGTTTCCTTGGAATTTCAGCTTGGGAAAGGAATTTGATAATGTTTTGGTTAGGCTTTTTATTTGCTGATGAAAACCGTCAGTTGAAAGAATTGGAACAACGCAAGAAAGACCGTCAAGCAGAACAAGACAAAGAGACGCTGGGTTTTATGGTTGACGAATTGCGACCACAGTTGGACTTTATGAAGAAGAACAACTTGGAGAACTTGACTTTTACTTTGTTAGCTCCTTCAAAGTTCAACTATAGTTTACTTTCACAAGCACTATCAAAAATCGGCTCTAAAATCGCGTACACGCGACTTGAAAAGTTCGAAGGTAAATTCCTACTCACTCTCTACAAAAATCGCCCAGAAGCGATTTCTCGGCTTCACAGAGCATATATTTTGAGACTTCTCTTGTGGTTTGTTTTTGCTTTGGTGTTCACAGTTCCAGTTTATATGTTTTCCAAAACTTATTTGGATTTGTTGCAACCTACTTTATTTGCTCCAACTTTGTTTGATTACCTACTAGCAGTTGTTGGGGTATCCATTATTTGGATTCTCGCCAATATTAGTTCTTCCTTGGCTTTTCGTCACTTTAAATTGGCTGATGAGTTCAAGAACACGATAAGATTTGATAAGGTGGTAGAAGATGATTGATTTTATTCAAACCTACATAGATGATTTCAATGAGTTTTTACCAAAGACTTATGTGAGTTCACCTATTTCTCAAGCAGTAAAAGACAAGTTAATTGAAGTTATGTCTAAGGAGATTAAGGAATTTATCCATTATAACCAAGATGGGAATTTGATGGATACTTCGATTGTAGTTGAAGATAAGGCTCCTTTTGACCTAGGTTTGCTCCCAGAGGTTTTAGACCTATTGGGTTGCAACTTCACCTATTACAAGTGGGAGAAATTAGGTTCGGTACATGAGTTGACTTTGTACTGCGACAAACCCCCAAAAGACAAGCGGTATCAAGTAAATCTTGCACTTTTCGTAGGTGGTTATATTGCTTCAATTTTGCTTGCATTTGCTAGTATGGGTCTTTTATACTATTTCTTTTATTTGTTAGATACATATAGTACAAAACCAACTGAAGTAGTTCAACCTCCAATCTGGTTTGAGATTTTCTCTATGCTTTTCATGACTACTTTAATGGTTTCAATCTTTATTGAAATTTATCTATGGTTATTTAGAAAAACTTCAGTATCTCAATTTCTCCGTCGAGAAGTTTACTTTGATAAGCTTGAAAACATTGACAAACCAAGTATTTTGTGCTAAGCTAAATTTATTCAAATTTTGAAAGGACAACGATATGAAATTGTTTAAAAAGCGTTCTTATTCTGAACTGCTTACTAAATATACTCTGCTTTTAACAGATGAGTCAGCCTTTAACGAAGAGCGTAAGAAACTTGACCTTTTAACTTCCATAATTCAACCAGAAGTCGAGAAGGCAAAAGAGCTTGATATGGTTGACTTCACAGTTGATGTGACAGATGTAGATACTATGGAGGATGACTACTTGGGTATCGTCATGGGAGAACTCGAAAGTCCTTATATTTACTGTAAGTATTTCAAACTGAAAGGTCGTTTGTATTTGACTTGTGCGAAAGAGAAGTCTAAAGCCTATAAGAGATTAAACCATTTAGAAAATTGGATGCTTTTAATTTCTGCTCTACTTGCTTTGGCAATTAGTCCTTTAGTTCATAAATTTATATTATTGGTATTTAAGGATTCGTATGATCCGTCTGTACCTTCTCCATTTATTAATGAGGGTGCTTATATCTCAGGAAGCCAACTTCAAATCTATGTAAATACGCATGGTTTTGTGCCAGCCTTTACTTTCTTTGGTAGTTTGTTACTTGCTATGGGTTTGGTCTTGTTGTTCACTAGATACAGTAAGTATAGTCCTTATAATAAAAATGTTCTCCGTTGGTCTGATGTAACAAAACTATAAGAAAAGAGCAAGTTTTTGCTCTTTTTATATTGACTTTTTCTATTTATTTTGATATAATAGAGAAAACTTAGAAAGAAGAGGTTCAACTATGAAATAACCTAAAACATTTACGGATTTATTTACAACTACGTTGATTCTAATTGAGAGAAACCCTCTAGTATTAGACTTTAATGGGGTAGAGAGTGTTTTACAGTCACAATTCGGTCACCACTCGGTATCCTTACTTGACTCTCAAGTTTCCGAAAAACACTTCAGTTTATATGGTGGGAACAGAAATGATGACTACTTACTTCCAGACAGAGAAGTTCGAGTGTATAGTATTCAAGTAGGGAAAGGGGTTTTTCGCTTGACTATTAAGAATACAGATAAGCAAACAAACAAACAATAAGTTTTATGTTACAGAGTTGTTTGCAGAGCGTCCAGGTATTTCGTTATTGTCTATTCTTCGAGAGAAATTGCAGAAGTTAGGTTAGGTGATATAATGAAACTTTATATTGTTAATTTGAATTTTGTAGATACAATCTCAGGTACTTTCAACGCCCAACATTGCGTTTGTTTATCTACGGATAAAATATTGATGGAGTACCTTGCTCGTAAGTACAAGAAACGCACTAATACGGATTGTTTCCCAGCGCAAGTTTATGGGTTTGAAACGTATGATTGGGATGACTTACAGGAGAAGTTTGACTTAACTCCACAACAAGTTCAGGATTTTCTAAATCGTATGGAAGATAAAATGCTTGTAACTGAGTTTGAAATGAACAAATATGAGTTTAATCTTGCTAAGTTTATAGCACAGTATACAAATTAGAGGGGTAGTATGTTTATGTTCAAAAAGAAGTTAATTTTAGCAAGCTATCCCCTAGTACACTTAGGTTTATTTGCTTTTACTTATTGGCTTTCATGGTTATTTGTTACTGCTGCAAAACTCAATCAATTAGATAACATTTTACTTGTAGTAGGGGTATTGGTAGGTTTTATTTTACAACCTTTGATTTTAGATGACTCTTACTTTGAACTGTTGCTTTCAGCTTTTTCTAAGCAAACACAACAAAAATGCAAAACCTACTGTAGTTATTTAGATAAAGTTTCATTGGGTTTGTTCATTTCGTTAGTGGTATCTGTCTTTATCGGGGAACCTTTTTATAGCTCTGTAACTGAGTTTTTGCTCTATATTGCATTTGGTTTTTATGTTAGCTCAAGCGCAGTAATTATGTTGTTTTTAAGTAAAGAATAGAGGAGGTTAAAATGATGGGTGGTTACGTTTATGTTCAGTGTTACGACTGCGGTTACAAAAGTTTAACTCCTATGTTTATAGGTGAAACTGCAGAAGGTATAACTTGCTCTAACTGTGGTTCAACTGATGTTGAAGTAGATTAGAGAGAGGAGATTTTACGATTTGAGTGAACTATTTCAATTTTACAAAACCTTGAACTTCGGTCGCAAGGTTCAAGTGCTTCGGACTTTGACGCTTATACCAACTATTGTCTCTCTTTTAGCTTGGCATATAGTACCCAACACTCAAGTTCGATTTTATTTGGAAACTTGGGTAGGCGCTTCGTTGATTTTAGTTATTGCTTTGCTAATAGTAGAGATTGTTTATGAGGTGAAAACTTATGACTATTAAAGAACTATACGAACTAGCGGCATCCTTGAAAATCGAGGATTTTGAGCTTTACGCAAGAGGTAATGACGGTGAATTTAGTTGCTTTTATGACTTAGACTTTGGTGAGTCTAAGAAAAAGCAAGAAGTTTATTTATATTAAGAAAGGAAATAACAAAATGAAATTACAACAAGTAGCAACTGTTCTCGGTATCCGAGATTTTAACTTCCCAACTGAAGAGGGAGCAGACGTGCAACTAAATGCGGTTTTCCACAGCAAAGTAACGGCTTGCACTCCAGACCACAGACCACTCACAAGCGTAGTAGAGACTCTATACCTTCAAACGGAAAAAGGTCTCCGCTTGTTGTGGACTGCGCACAAAGACCGAAGATACATTAACCGCAATTTTAAATCTTATCGCTAATAATTCACTTGTGGTATCCCAAAATTCAAAGAAAGTTGAGGGTTTTCCTTGACTTTTTATTTTGTTTTTGATATAATAAAAGAAATAAATGAGAAAAGAAAGAGGATAAGATTATGACAACAAATGTGGATCAAGAGATTAAAGAGTTAGAAGCAAGATTGAATTCTCTAAAAGCAGAGCAACAGTTGTTGCGAGCGCAAGAGAGTTTGAACAAAGAAAAAGCAGCAAGCTTGCTTGAAGATGAAAGTTTGGCTGAGTTCCTTCAGCAATTACAAGAAAACCTAGCAAACGCTGATTTAGGTCTAGCTTTAAGTCTCAATTACAAACAGAATTGGGTATTCTTGGTCAAAGATGACAAATCAAATGACGGTCTTTCAGAGATTAAAGTTCTCGACCTTAAAGACAAGTGCATTTTCTATGGGTCTGTAGAGAGTTACAACGACGAGATTACTATTGAGAGTATTCGGAATTGGTTAGGAGGTGCTTTGGGGCTTGTTGGTTTTCTAAAGCGAGTTAAGTCAAGATTGACCCAAGACGGTCTCTACGGAGTTTCCTTTACCTATTATGATAGTGCTTTTAGCACGCTTTACTTTACATTGAACCATTTTATCTTGGATTCTTATGAATGTGTTTTAACAGCAAAACATCCTTATACCTTAAACCTGAGTCAACAACTCAATTTTGAAGCTGAGTTTTCAAGTATTTATTTCTTAGGTGGTGGGGTATCCTTGGTGACCCAAGCAAACTCATACTATATTCATGATGAAGACTACATTGGGAATTTTAAACAAAAACTAACCGTAGAAAGCTCATTTACAAAACTTACTGAGCTAGATGAAGTAGCAAAAGAATTGCAAGATAAATTGGCTACATTTTATGAAGCGATTGAACCTAAGTTTGAGTAGCTTAAAGGTAGGATAAACTAATGAAAACAACAGAAGAACTAAGAAAAGAGCTTGAACAGTTGAGAAGAGAAGAATATGGCGCTTGTTTGGATTTCTCACATAAAATTAAACCTTTGGAAGAGCAGTTGAGAGAAGCAGAGAATGGTGATTTAATCTTTCAAAATGTTCAAATTCAAAGTAAAATAGACTACGTTAATGATTTACTAAGTAATAGTGGTATTCCACTGTTTCTTGCGCGCAAGTCTGCTGTGATAACTCTTACGGAAGAAGAATTTGCCTTGGAAAGTTACAAGCAACTTGCTTTTTATTACGGTAAAGGTGATGTTTTTGTACCAATTTTGGTCTACACTTTTGAGGAAGTTATTAAAGGTGATGAGTTGTTAGAGCAGCTGTCTAGCGTGGAGCAACAACTTGATTTATTGAAGTTCTTGTGTGATTTGGATATTGGTGTTCCACCTTATTTTGAAGGTCAACTTGGAAGAGAACTTTCACTTTATGTTTACAGTTCTAAACTACCTCGTATTTTTGATTCCCAACTCTATATTTCTTATGAGTCTCAAGTAGATCGCTATACGGTTAAATTGGAAGGTCAAATTGAGTGTTTTTGTGATGATTCGATCACTTTATTACCTTACACTAAAGACTCAGATTCTAAAGTCACTCTTCAATTCAATAAAGTACAAAGTGCAACAGTACAAGCATTGCAAGAAGGTGTTTCGTCAACTGATTTGCAGTCAACTTTTGACTCTCTAGTTTCTTGTTTGGTAGAATTAGATAACGAAGATAATGATAAAGTAACTGTACAAGTCACATTGGTTACTGAGTAGAAAGGAACATTTTTATGAAACAAAAATTGAAACAATTCGCCACTTCTCAGTGGTTCGATTTACTAGGTGTAGTAATGGTTCTCACCATTGCAATTTCTGCAGGGTATCACACTAAATGGCTCAACCAGTTAGTAGATTGGGGTTCTTGGACAGTCTTCGTTCCTTTTGGTTGGATTTCTGTAGGAAATGTAGCGATTTCTATGATGTCCACTAGATTTACTGGAAAATTGAGTAAGTTAGGGAATTATCTAGGAATTATCAATGCTGTTTTGTCTGGATTGATTGACTACATTTTAGGGAACAAAGCTGCGATTATAACGTACCCAGTTACGTTTTTGATTTACTTAGGGGCTATTTATTGGTGGAATAAGTCGCAAGACGGTAAAGCTAATACTATATCCAAAGCTCGTTTAAATTGGATTGTACCAGCTCTGGTGGTTATTTCTTTTGCCTTTTCGTACCTCACTAATTACATTGGGTATCAGGGAAACATGAATCCACTTGCTTACGTTACAACCATAGCTTTTGCTCTATCTTTGGTAGCAAATGGACTCAATGTTTTGAAGCTATCAACACAGTGGAGCTTTTGGTTGTTCTACAATTTTGTGCAGTTAGCTAAAGCCTTTATTCAAGGGAATTTTGCTAACGTAGGTAAGTATCTTTTCTATATTTTGAATAGTCTAGGTGCTTTGTTTGTGTGGAAGGATAGTGAATAAAATGAGTGCTGAGTCAGGTAAACACTTAGAAGATAAAGTAGTTATTTTAGGTAGGGTTGCTGACGATTATTACATAGATGGTAGTAAGTTAAACTTCTTGTTGGGACGTCTTTCCTCACAACCTTCGTCTAATGTCTGTCGTTGATTTAACTACTAGAAAGAGTGGTTTGGACTTCTTGATTGAGTACAGTGATATGGTTCAGAGCTTTCGTAAATATGGGGTTGAATGGACTTTGGAACACAATGAATTGGCTCGTAACTTCGGTAAAAGAAAGGGGTTTAATTGATGTTAATGGGAAATAACTCTACAGAGCAACAAGAAGCACTTTCACCAGAGGTGTTTTATATGCACTTAGGTAAAAATAATGTTGAGTACACCTTCAGCTCTATGAGTAGAGCAAAGCAAGTTTCAACTCTTGTGGGGATAGCAGAGAGTTTAGGATTGTCTCACTCTCAGAATTTTGTAGATACAGTAGCTATTCCAGTAAATTCTAGTTTCTACATCTCGCAAGATTGGGATGGAAACCTTTACATGGTAGGTAAATATTCAGATTTTACCTATATTTCATCTAAGACTGTAAGGGAGCTTTTATCTGAGGGGTATGACTTATAGTTAGATGGTCTTTTAATTCTGATAACTACAAACAGAGATAAGACTGAAAGGGAACAGATAGAGTCATTAAAGGCTTTAGGAGATAAATACCCTCTTGGTTTTTCTAGGTTTAAACCTGATGTTAAAGCTCAGTAAATGATTGAGGAGATAAATATGACAACAATTTTCACAAAAGCAGACATAGAGTCAATGTACATCACTCTTGAAAAATTAGGTTCAACTTTTGAGGGGAATAAACTTCAGTCTAAACTAGATGTCTTAAAAGCTAGAGGTTTTTACGTTGTAGATGTTTCTTTGGTCTATAACTATGTAGGTTCAACTTTCCTTGTAAATACTTACCTCATTCGCTTTGTAAAACCTAAATACGAAGTTCGAATGGAGTCTCAGAATTACGATTCTGAAACTAATGATTGGACTTCAACGGGTTCTAAGTCTATAGGTCTTTACTCTTCTCAGGAAGTTGCTCAAAGTGTTGTTGAAAACAAGGAGAAAGATGGGTTTAAAGCTACTATGGTAGTTCACAGTCCTTTAGATTTACCTTTATAATTAGAAAAGTCCGCGGTATCCTCAGCTTGCGAAAGAAATTTAAAGAATGTAAAAAAAGAGAGATTTACCTAACGGTATCCTCTCTTTTTCTTTGACAAATTTTATCTTTTTTGATATAATAAAGAAAATAAATCAGAAAAGAAGGTAAACTAATATGGATTTAATTGACGCTATAGACACTCGCTTACTAGATTTACAGAGTGAAATGTCTAAATTACAACTAATGAAAGAGATAGAACAAAGAAAACAAGCTCCCCAAGTTGAGCATCAGTTTCTAAAATTAAGTAAGAAATTACAGGAAAAACTTGATAGCTTGAATTCCACTTTACGTTCTAAACTGCAGATGGAAGTTGTAGTCAACCAATTTTTAGGTACATTGCAGTTGGTTCAACATTGTTCTGATGTTTCGTACACTATTGCAGTTTATTCTGAAACTGAAGTGCGAGCTAAAATGGAGAAAATATTGGGAACTGCAATTACTATGAGTCCTATTCAATATTGGTTTAATGATGTTTCAGGCTTAGTAAACGCTTTGTCAGTTCTACTTGAATTAACAGGTGGTAACTTTTATAAATTTGATTTAAAATACGATTTTACAAATTCCTTGCTTACATTCAATTTTAATCAATTTCAAGTTGTTGTGACAGATTTTTCTAGTGTTAGTCTTGGTCGTGTTGAAGTTTCTAAGGAAGTTGCAGGTTCACGTGCTATGAAGTTTAATCTAGGCTCTGAAGGTTTAGTGTTGGATTTTTCAAATTCTGTTAATGAGCTTATTACTGCGAAGATTACTGTCCCTTGTAATTTTTACTCTAATTCAGGAGTAATAACAAAAATAAATGAAGCTATGGAAAAGATTGAAAGTTTTTTACATAGTGCAAGAATCCAAGTATAAAACTACCTTTGGGTATCCCAAAATTCTTTAGGTTTTCTTATATTTTAGAAAGGAAAATAGGAATAAATTTATGTTAGGAGATTTTATCAATTTTGAATCGTTCTTAAACCCAGACAAGAAGAATTGGGATTTCGATCCTGAATCAATTTTTTACAACGGTTCTGAACCTACAGTTACGGTTTCTTCAAAAGCAGTAGCCTTCGACATTGAGACTACCTTTGATAATTCGCTTACACCTACTGTTACTTTATCCTCAAACGCGCCTTTGACTGCGCCTTGTGATATTTGCCACCGTAAAGTTAGGCAGTTGTTTACTTTAAGTCAAAGAGGTTTAACTTTCTTTGTCTGTTGCTATTGTTACAAGGAGAGATATAGAAATTGCAGTAAGGTCACAAAAAGCTTTGTAGACCCAAGTAAATTACTGATTAACCCACAACCACAAGTAAAATGGAATGATATTTGTACCTTTGGTCAGCAATTTACTCCAATATTAGATAAAGCAAGAAAAACAAATAGAAAGAACAAGAAGGTTTAAATCAATGAATTTTACGGATAATTTTTTGAATGAATTTCGCAAAGTAATTAAAGAAATTTTACTAGAGGGTGACTTGGAACGCCTAAATCTCGCAAAGCAGTTTCTAGGTTTTGATAATAAAGTGTTTGGAGACTTTTTGGCTCCTTTGCTTAAAGAAGAACAAGAGCTAGTAATACATCACAACCTTGCTTACTCAGATACTCCACAAAACCTCGTTGTGGTATCCTCCGAAGACCATAATTCTTTGTCTCATGGGGAGTTTCCGTCCTCAGAGTTCTTAGATAATGTAGAGTATTCAGAGGTTGCACTTCCCTCGGATGAACTCCCAACTCAGACCTCAGAACCCACTTACAAGTGGTGTCCACGAACTTTTTCACAAGATGCAAGAGGTAGTTTGTGCGGTATTGTTCTCTTGACAGAGCGTGGTTTTGAGATTGAAGATGTGGAAACTGGAGAAGTCCTATACGATAATAATTTTGAGGTGTACAAACGGTTTGATTTGAGTCACGGTCTTGTGATTTCCTTTAACCTTTCAGGTCCGTGTATTTATGATATTTCTTATGAAACGACCTTAGAGCCTAAAACTGGTTTTACTTACGTTGAAAATTGTCCACTAAACAAAGATGAGGAAGGTTACTATGTACCGTCTGACTCAGAAGGTAAGTCTCTAAGGGATTACGGTTCTCGTTGTGGGGTCTTCAACCTCAATGATTACCTAGTGAAGACTTATCGCCTAGCGACTGCACACTCAGTCGATTTGGTGATTAAAGCGGGAGAAATCCCACGAATTGCGTGGGTTCATAAAGACAATCAAATTAAACCAACCTCATCTTCTTCTTCTGCGGTATCCTCAAAATCCAACAGAACCCTTGCCAAATATGACTTTGACTTAAAAGGTAAGAAAGTTGCTATTATTGGTTTACCCAAGTCTCGAGTAGAGCGCTTTAACTCATTGGTTTTAGATGAGAAGAAAGCAGAAGACCTTGAAGTGATTGCTTCTAGTTCGCACAACGATACAGAATTGGTACCAGATAAGTTGAAAGACTTTGACATTGTGATTGTTGTGAAACGTTTTGTAGGTCACGGTACGATTTACCACTTGAAGAACTTACTAGATGGTTCTCAAGCTCAATTAGTTAACTCTTCTTCACACGGTTTAGATGGACTTGAAAGAGCCTTGTACAGAGGTGTCAAAGGGTATCCATCAGAAGAAGGTGCAACTGTTGTGGATTATCCACTTCTTTAAATTTTCAAAAAAAAATAGGAGGGCTTAAAGTTCTTCTTTTTTTTTTATTTGCCATTATTTTCAAGTTATTTTCAAGATTTATCTTATTTTCTTGACTTTTACTAAACTTTGTGATATA